GGGGGGGGGGGGGGGGGTATAGTTTCTATTCAATCGGATGCGTCTTATTCAAGGTTTTATGATCTAATGAAACAAGGATTACTTCAAAATCCTGGTGGACTTTTTTTTAATTGGAATCAGAAAAATATGGAACACTATTGTTATGTTAGAGAGTGTCAATCGGATAAGAATCCATATCATTTTAGGGCAAATTGTTCATCAATATCACAGGAAATAATCTACCCATACTCAAGGAAAGCAGTTTCTGCATTTTCCCCCATTTTTGTATATTTTGATAAGTGAGTGATTAATATGAGAAGATATATATATATATATATATATAAACAGCAGCTGAAGTCAGAGGTGATGGAAATATGACCATCACCGAAAATGTAAAAAATAAAGAAGATGCATTATCTTTAATAAATATATTAAGAGAGAATTTTAACTTAAATAATAGAGATATATTAACTTATGAAAGTTCTAATATAAATAAATCTTCTAGAAAAATTCAATCTATAATGTCATTAAGCTCAGATGATTTTAAAAAATATGTATTTGTTCCATCAGAAACAGGAGCAAGTTATCGTCATGGATACAAAAATGGTAAAAAATGGTATGAATTTTGGAATATGAATTTAAATAATTATGGTGGAATTGAAATTTCAAAGGGTTCAACAGCTTATTATTATATTGGGAGAGGATTAACAAACGCTCAAGACAACAAAGTAGATCATCATGAATCTTTTGGAACCAAGGCAGATCCAAGTGTATATTCCATAACAACAGCTTTTGGGCATTATTATATAAGTGATATAACAGCAAAGGGATATTATTATGGGTTATTGACAAATGATAGTTCATATAATCAAAATTCATATACATTTAGGCCTTGTTTTAAAATATAATTAAAGGAGGTATACCAAAATGACTGGTGGTATTGAATTTGCTAAGATGAAGACTTGTGTTCTTCCACAAGTTTTAAGTAATGCATTCTATGATGTTACTTCTAAATTAATGGGTGCTAAATATATTCCTGTTCTCTATGTAGGTTCTCAGGTTGTACATGGTACAAACTATTACTTACTAGCAGAACAGACTATTATGAATGCTGAGAAAACTAAGCATGTCGTAAAGATGGTTATTAATGTAAATGAGAATGGTAATTCTCTTGTAGAGATTGGTAATGTGTTTTAATATATAACAGAGAGTACCACATATTGGTACTCTCTTAGATTTTGTTTTATTATATATGAGGAGGTATATATTATGGAAGTTAAGTTTGTATCATATGATGGCTCTTATCCCACTTTATGTATGGGATTATTGGTAATGGATATTAATGGTAAGAGATACTATTTTGGTAATAAATATATAAATAAGACAGACCATGATCTATATCCAGTTTTCTGGGTTTCTACTGGTGGTATAGCTCATAGTGATGACTATAGTGATATGTGGGCTATCGGTGGTGATTGGGCATTAGATATGGGTGAAAATGATTTAAAAGACTATCCAGAAGAGATAAGAGATATAGAAATATTTAATAAGATGATTGAATTGATGAATGAGAATATAGAAGAGAAACCATGTTGTGGTGGATGTATTTAAAATAAGAGAGTACCACATATTGGTACTCTCTTAGATTTTGATTATATATTATAGATATGATAAAGTGAAGAGTTCATCATGGTGGTGGACTCATGTTGAATATGAAAGGAGAGCTTTATCATGTTTAAACACATTTCTGTATATCAGCTTGCACTCTATTTGAAAGGAGGATTAAAACCAAAAGATATAGAAGACATGGCTATATTTTCGTTTGGTAATCAAGAGCAAATAGAAAAATATGAAGAATACAGAGACCTGTATGACACAAATAATTATTGGAGTCGAATTCAATTCTTGTTATTTATGAATCCTGATCTTAATAAAAAATGCGGAGATTGTTGGTGGTATCATTATGATATCAGCGAAGATGAGGAAGAGTCCTCATGGGAAGACCCAAATTATATGCCAGACATGGCGGATAACTACTCAGAAATTTCTACTAACGATTTAATAAAGAATTTAGAAATAATATTTGAGATCAAACGTCGAAAAAAGTATTGGGTTGAAATAGCTTACCCTGAGGAAATAAAAATTATCAAAAAAGGAGGAAGGTGGAGAAATAGAGGAAAAGCACTCAAGATGAGTGCATAAAAACCTATAAGAGAGCTTCGGCTCTCTTTTTTTTGTAAAAACTAAATCACTTATATACTATTATTAGGAGAGGAGGTGTAAAGATGAATAAAGTATTCATAGTAACTCATTATAATTTTGTAAAAGAGGAGGATAAAGAAATAATAGGCTCATTCAATACTACAATAAGTGCAATCTTATTCGTAAAGTATTTAATGAAAGAAGGAGTTGAAGGTTATTTTGATATAGAAATGGTTGAACCATTATCTATAAAAGAGAATGTTGATAGATATATGGATTCTAAATCAGTAACTGTTCTTATTGCTTCTACATTACATGCAGATATAGTAAAACGCGGTCAAATATATCTGTTTGAAGAAGGAAGAGTAATAGATTTGTTCAAGGATAATATTAAAGCAAAGGAAGAAGATAACTAATGGGCTATGGAGCTAAGAAGAAAAGATACATTGTATTGATTTATTCATTTAGCTATGTAAATAAACGTACAGAATGTTTAAGGGTAGAATTATTTGATACAATAGAAGAGGCTAAAGAATTTAAAAAGAAAGCCGAAACAGAACCTTATATAGCTAGAAATAGTAAATTAGATACATCTGTTAGCATATTAGAAATTAAGTCAACCAATTCTGATACAGCATTAAAAAGACTTAGAGAAGAATTCCCTAAGTCAAACGTTACGCTTGCTTACTAATTAAAAGGAGGAAAAATAAAATTGCTTAGTTTGAAGACTTTGGAAAAATTGATGAATCATAATATTGAAGGTTTGTATATCTTTAAATGGCAAAATGGAGATATAGAGGATTTTATCGACTTTTCAGTTGAATACATTTCTAAGAAAATTGATATTGAGATGAGTACAGAAGTTGAGGAGAATAATATTATTCAAGAGAAAGAAGATGCACAACCATGCTTTATTGTACAGTAAATGTATCAACAGGAGATAAGATAAATCATATATATGGTTTATCTACAAATAAGGAGCTTTGTATTGCTGTTGCAGATTTTCTTTGTTATGCAATCAAACCAGGAAAAGAGGTTTATAACTATAAATCTCATGGTTATTGCTTTAATCGTCCAATAGAAAAGAAAGCAGGATTACCTATGGTAATTTCTGTAGATACTGATAATGAAAGTGAGGTGGATGATTTAGTATTTGCTGGCAAATACACTATTGAACAAGAGTACGAATATCCCACATTTGCATAAATAAATACTAGGAGTTGGTTACATAATGCAGATAATAGATATAGAAGTTTCACTATCAGTTCCAGTTAAAGTTGGAGAAGAAACTATAGAGTTAGGAGAATTATATCAAAAGAAAGATAGGAGTGAAGAAGAAGAAAAAGTATGTAAGGATTCTTTCGAATCCTTACAGCAGATTTTTGACAATAGGTTTTGGTATTTCAAATTCATGCCATCTGGATTTAAAGATAAATATGACTTTTATAAATTCTGCACAGATACTTCACTAGTACCATTATGGTTTAAATATAAAAAGATTCCAGAAAATACAGACTTTGTTATATTTGATGAAGATAAAACTATAACTTTAATACTTAGGTGTTTAAGTTACAATGTAGATGGATTTAGAAATTCTCATAAAAGATCTTTAAAAACCATCAGTGCACAAGATATCGCACATTTTGATGATACTAAACAATTATATGGTATCAGTGTTGGCAAACTCATCTATTCATATCTAGATCTATTTAAGAAGATGATCTCTAACAATTCTGGATTTAGGCGTATGAAAGAAGTAAAGAAAGGGCTTGAGTTCATAAACACTCATGAGATAAATGTAACTGAAATTGGTTATGGTAGAAACAGTTTAACAGAAAATGTTACATTAAGTCTAAGCGATAGAGCTCAGGATGCATTATTGACTAAACAAATGAGATATCTTGATATGTCTATAAGCTTTCCAATGATATTTGATATCAATAATATAATTTATAATGCAGATCATGTTGATGATTGTGATTATGAATTCTTATATCCATATTGTCTTGAGCAACTAGGGTTTAGAAGTGGTATTTTGAGCATAACAATCACACCATCTAGATACTCTAACTCTTCTGATGAAGAACTTGAGTCATTGAAACCTAAACGAAAGATAATATTTGAAAGTGGAGTCAGAAAAGAAATTAGAAGAATACTTAATAAAAAACCAAATGATGTCTTTCATGGCTCACCAGGTATCTATATAATCAAAGACCTTCCAGATCAATCAGATACTCAGAGAAACATTGAATATTTAATTGAGGTTCTTTATAGAAGAAATTGGATTGCTAGTAATCAGTTATTTAGAATAGGTCATAGTAGTGCAATCATTTCTAATAAAAAGGCTTTCACTAATAGAAGATCTTTCTTCATAAATCACTATTGCTCACCAGCAAGTAATCTCATCATTGAGATAAGTAATATCCATACAGATAATAGTGATGAGATACAGAGAGATAGTGAAGATGAGAACAATAGACAAGATACAGTATATACTGAAGAAAATTTAAGACAAATATTCTATGCTCTTCATAAACATCCAACTGTTACTGTATTCTTTATAACAGACTCATATAAAGTATCTACTAAATTAGAAGAGATAATCTATTCTGACAATTTCTATCCTATCAATCTTATGGGTAGAATAAATCTAGATGATGTTGAAGAATACAATACTAAGAAACACGAAGACATGAAAGAGCATGTTATTGCAACATTGGAAAGAAGAGGATATGATAAATCTAAAATCAAAGTACCTGAATCAATTATAGAAAGTATGACTAAAGAATATAATCCCTTGTTTTCTAGTGACTACTATAAGTCAGCAAATATTATATCTAACATGAATATCATGACCTCTTATAACAATAAGATCATTAAAGAGATGGATGGGTTTAAAAAGAAAGAACCTAAATCTCCTGAGAAAGAACTTAAATCTATGATTGGTCTTAGCGATATTAAAGCTACAGTAAAAGATATAGTAAACAATATTGTTCTTAAGAAAACTCTAATGGATAGAAATATACCATTAGAGAATGCATGTATGCATATGATGTTCTATGGTAATCCTGGTACTGCTAAGACTACTATAGCTAGACTAGTAGCTAGGATACTAAAGAAGAAAGGAGTATTGAAAACAGCTAAGTTCAAAGAAGCTGGAAGACAAGACTTAGTAGATCAATATGTTGGTTGGACTGCTAAGAAGGTCGAAGAACTAATTCAAAAGATGAGAGGAGGAGTATTGTTTATTGATGAAGCGTATTCTTTGGTAGAAGATAGAAAGTCATTTGCATCTGAAGCTATAGATACACTGATTCAACAGATGGAGTTGATAAAGAAAGATACCATCATTATACTGGCAGGTTATCCTGATAAGATGGAAGAACTATTAGATATGAACCCTGGGTTTAGATCTAGAATAGCATTTCATGTTAAGTTCCCTAACTATTCTAAAGAAGAATTGATAGAGATACTTAAGCTTATGGCAGATAAGCAGAAATTAATTCTTAGTGAGGAATACTTAGAAGAAGTTTCTAATCAACTTCCTAAGTATATGGATTCTAAAGATTTTGGTAATGGTAGATTTATGAGAAACCTCTTAGAACAATCTATAATGAAATTATCTACTAGATTAGCTGCTAAGTTTGATGATTTCTCTATAGTAGATACTAAGACTCTTACTACTCTTACTAAAGATGATGTGGCATTCGATCAGATTCAAAAGAAGAATAAGAATGTCATTGGATTTGCTAAGTAAAGGAGAAATGTAAAATGAAACACAAAATTCTATTGGCATCTAACTCTAAAGGAAAGATTAGAGAATATAAAGAAATGTTCTCTTCTATTCCTGATATAGAATTGGTGACCATAGGAGTAAAGATTATAACTATAATATGACTTTAGCTGATTTAACTCCAGAAGATAAACATAAAATATCTCATAGAGAAATTGTGCTGAAAAACTTTATGATGGATATGAGGATTATCTGTTAGAAATCGAATTGCATATAATTTGTAAAAATATATATTTTCAAATATATATTATTGTGGTAAGATAAAGACATCTTGATATCAATTCAAACCCATCTGGTTATCGCCGGTAAGAGGCCAACGGTACTTCGAAGGGATCGGATGTAACCTTGAATTGATTTACAAAGTATCAAGATCTTATCTTCTCATAGGATTAAATTTAAAAATTTAATTAAATGAGAATTCCAGTCTTTCATCCTAGGCCAACGGATGAAGCTGGGTGAAGTGCTTCTGTAAAAAGAAGACGCCTGAGTTTTATACATTTCCTCAGGTCCGGATATCTAATAAATATTCGAAAGATATCCACCCAAAGTAGCAGTGATCGCTGATAAGCTGTGAAAGGATAGCTCTAATACCAAGCTCCATCTTGAGCTAAATATTAGTAGCAAAGAAATGAAACTAAATTGTATTTATACAGAAAAAGAAAGAGGCATGTAGCTTAAGTAAGCTTTGGCTTACCGCTTTCTTTTTTTATTAATTTCTAACAAACTCTTCCACCTTATTATAAAAAGGAGGGAGAGTAATGTGATAGAATGTAGAGATCCAGCTAGTCTTACTAAACCAGATGAGAAATATCTTATTGTCGCTACTCATAGTGGTAAGTTTCATGCAGATGATGTCATGTGTTTAGCTTTAGTATCTCTATTTAGTTCTAAGCCTGTAGTGCTTGTAAGAACAAGAGATGAAAATGTGTTTTCAAAATGTCACATGGTATTAGATGTAGGAAACAAAGACTTCTATGGGAAGCATCATTTAAGATTAGATCATCATCAGAATTTGGAAGACTATATAGTCAATGGACAAGTAAAACCTGGTACTAAAGATAAGTTATACTACAAGAATGGCTTAAAGAAAGCTACTTGCGGTAAACTTGCAGATTGGATGTTCTTAGGAATATCCAATTCTTTTTTGGATTTTCTTAGATCTAAAGTATTATACTGTTTAGAAGCAAAAGACAATGGAGTATCTATTATTGGTAAAATAAATAGAGATATTAATGGAAATCCATATCCATTAGGATTTGTTTCTCTTATGAATCCATCTTCTCAAGAATGTAAAATGCATGGAACAAGTATAGCTACTAGAGCAGGTTTCATAAAAGCAGAAGAGATGACTAAGAAAATTCTTACTAGAATAATAGAAGAGTTTGAAGCTAGAGAAAATAATAATAAGATTCTAGATGAGATGATTAAGGAAGTATCTTCAAAAAAAGTAAGATATTTTATTAATGAAGGAATACCAATGTCTAATCTAGAAGATTATATAAATTCTTGGAACAACTCTGTATCTAATAAGAAAAGAATCATCTCTTTAATGCAAAGAGCATTTGGAGAAGATGATTTATGGATAGTAAAAACTATAGCAGGATATAATATTCCTATTGAGTGGAGAAACAAAGACAGACTTTATCTTCAGAAGCATTCTGGATATACTAGTATACAAAAAGTTATTTTTAATCTAGCTGTATTTTCAGATAAAGCTGAAGCAGAAGATTTTGTTAAGAAATTAGCTAAGAAGAAGTAAAGAACAGTAGGCTTTTGCCTACTGTTCTATTTTTGTCGTTTCACATCAGAATAATGGGAGGTATATATATGTTTAAAATAGATACTCTTATAGAGTCTAATGATGATGTAGATTTAGTAAAATCATTTAAAGAATATACAGTCATAGACGAAGAAACAGGATTTAAAAGAAATCCTATAGTAATATCAGAAGATGATATTTACATAAACTTTGATAAGTTTGTTTCCAAGAAAGAACATGTTTTGCTTATAACTGGTTTATCTGGTGGAGGAAAATCTACACTTGGTAAAAAGATAGCTGAGAAATATAATGCTTATTACGTTGAAATGGATGTTATTGGATTTAAAATTTGCATGAAACCTGAGAGAATTTCTAGATGTAATTGGGAATATATTGAGTCTCAAGATAAAATGTTAGCTAAATACATGAGAGAAAAAGGTTTAAAACCAGATTTCATGATGAAGTATACATTTGAGAATTATGATAATAAACTAAAACATGATTGGGAACAAGATCAAGTAAAATATATTAAATGGCTAATAGATGATCAAAAAGAAAGAGTTGTTATAGGTGGTGGAGCAGTAGGATTTTTCCTTAAATATCATCCAGAGTATGCTGAAAAACCAACTATATTTAAAGGAACCTCTTTATTTAAATCAATACTAAGAAGAATAAATCGTAGTGGAATAAGCAGACTAGCTAGTATTCCTGTTCTATTTTCTCAATATAAAAAAATGCTTGGAGAAGTAAATAGTTCTAGATATAATGTAATGAGTAAAAATAAATGGAAATATGTAAGAGAAGCAACAGATATAGAACAAAAAGATGTTATAGTAAGACTAGAAAAGTCTTATTATGAGATGCAAAAAGAAAATCATAAGAAATATATAGAATTGCAAAAAGAAAATCTGAGAGGATTTGCCAAAGTTCAATACCAACATAAGATGATGGTTAAAGTATTGATGGGTAAAAAGATATCTGATCTGGGAAGAGAAATATGGACTAATAAAGCAGGACAATGGGTGTTAGAAGAGATAATCAAAAATACTACTAATGTAGAAGATCAATTAGCTGTTATAAAGAGATTTTGGAAAAAAGATAAGTCTAATTCATTATTAGGATATAGAGTAAAGATACAAGATTGCTATATTCCTAGATTAGAGATTCCTCCTATGAGTTATGAGATGCTTAAGAACTCATATGATCTTAGCGATGAACTTACATGGCAAAATGGAATAACTCCTCGCTTAGGTATGTTTATTAGACTATTTCCAGATTGGATGAAAGGAAAACCTGGAGCATTAGAAAAAGAACTATCTAGATTTCAAAGTCTTATACCAAGTGTTAGATATAAAAAACATGGATATAGTATACCAGAAATGATAGACTATATTACTGCTATAAATAGAGAGTATAAAGATAAGCTAGATAAATATAGAGAAGATTATCATAACTTAATGAAAGACATAGAAATGTATGAATCTCAATTTGAACAATTTACTCTTACTTATAATGCTGAAGAGATAATACAAGTATATATGCATGATAGAGAAGTATTGTGTAATTCTCTTGTATTTGCTTACAAAGAGTTATGTAAGAAAGCATATGAATCTAATGTTAAGATAGCAGAAGCAGTAAATGAAGTATATCAAAAGATAGTAAATGATAGTGTCATATCTAGAAATGATTGGGGAGATTAATATGTACTTTACTAGTATAAATGAAGATAAACTAGTTGCTAAAGAGAGAAACTCATTAGATGATTCTACATTTGGAATACCTTCTCAAAGAAGATATCCACTAAATGATAAATCTCACGTACTAGCAGCAATAAGAATGTTTAATCATGTAGATTCTGCTCATGAAGCAGAACTAGCAAGAAATATAAAAAAGAAAATGAAAGAATATGGAATCTCTCCAGATCAAGTAGGAGAGAACAATAGATTGAAGAAATATCTATAAGGAAGTGAAAATCGCCATATGAGCTATTTAAAAACAGGTACTAGTACAGATGATAAGCAGATAGAGGAATTTTTTGATATTGCAATTTCTGAGTTTCAGAAGTCCCCTAACATGCCTAAATCTGATGATGTAAAGGCAAAAAATTTCGGTATATTTAATCCAGAGAAGATTAAACATGATGAAAATGGATATCCAGTATTCACTGCAGCACAAAGTGAGATATTAGATTTCATTTTTAAAGGATATTTATATGGATATGTGCTTGGTTTAGTAAATATGGGTGTTGCTATAGCATTAGACAGATTCTCTATTGGTAAGATACAAGAAAATCTTCATAATAAAGAATTAATAAATTATTTAGATAAACAAGTGGAAGATGTGTATGCTAAGCATCCTAATTATAGAAAGTGTACTAGAGAACAATTTAGAAAATCTAGTATGTTTAACTATTTCATGTCAGAATTTAGAGATAAGAGAAAGAAAGATTTAGCAAAGAAATTATTTAAGGAATTTGCTGATAAAGCTATAGAGTATAATCTAATGCCATACTTACTTGATAAATTCTTTTCTAGATATGGAATAGGTGTAATAAAACCTCCTATAAATCCAATGACTGGTAGAGCTGGAGCTCCTGGTAGAGTAATCAAAAAAGGAACTATCAAAACTCTCAAATATCTATTCACAAAACCATTTAAAATTCTATGTAATAGAATGGGATATAGTTTTGGTTTAGGCTCTGTATATGAACAAGCTATAATGTATAGAGGAACTATATTATTCATAGGATTAGATTTTGGTCCTGCTGGATTCCAATTTGTTAATCTAAGGGTATTATCTATTAAAGAAAATGGTAAATTAGTACAATCTCAAATAAAAGATGTTCCTATGCATTTAATGACTCCTTCTAAAGATTCCTTTAGAGATATTATGAGAAAGATATTTAGAAAGTCTAAGAAAGATATTGAAAAGGAGATGAGGGAGATTGGAAAAGGATAATGAATTTAATCCTATTATAGATGGGATAATTCAAGAAGCTATGATAGATATAGCTATGCAGAATGAAGAGTTTAAACAATGGCTAATAAATAATGGATATGTTACTTTATCTGAAGAAACTCAAAGTCAAGGATATCTTAAGTGGAAACAGGCTACAGCTACTGGTATGAAAGCCACATTAGATAAGTTCTTAGCCTATTCTAATAAGCAGATTAATAAGAATAGACAGTTCTTAGAGCAAAACAAAGAGATGATATTGAACTCTAAGAAGTATCCAGTACAAGGAACTACTGTTATACAAAATGCTCCAATTTATGAACAAGCATTACAAAGAGTTTCTCGTCCTATATCTAATGGATTAATAGGTATTAATTTAGAAAAAGTAGAAGTATCTGGAGAACAAGAAAATCAGGTATCTATGGGAGAAGCTCAAGTACAACAACAACCACAACAAGCTCAAGGAGGTACTGTATCTCAAGCTACTGCTAATAGTCAACAGACTACTACAGAAGCAGAGAATTTGTGGTTAAAGAAAATGCTAATTCCTGGATATAGTGGTAAAGTTAGTTTTGTTGAAGGAGCAAAAGCATACTTCTATGGATCTGATAGTAGAACTAATATGAATATAAAGATGGTTCAACAGTTACTTCCTAAAGCATATCAGTATTGCTATAATTATAATAGAAATGCTCATTCTACTCAGACTGATTTGAATGGGATTATTTCTTTTGTGAATAAAGACCCATTAACAAATCAACAACAAACTCAAGCTGCTACAGCACAACAAGCTCAACAAGCAGGTCAGCCTAATGGAATGGCATCCACTAATCCCACTGCCAATACTGCAGTGAATGCAGCAGTAGAAGCTGAATATTTCTTTAATAGATATGGTTTACAAGAAGTAGATCAAGCCACAGTATCTACTGTAAATAGACCTATAGCTCCAGCAAGATCTGTTAATACAGCACAACAATCTAATCAAACACAACAAGTATATACTCAGAATAGAGTAGATACTACTACAAATCAGCAAGGACAAAACACCAAACAACAAGATGATGCTAATACTAAGAAGAATGAGAAAGCTAAAGAGAAACAAGCTAAATCTCAAGCACAATTACTTGCTAAGAAAAAACAAGCTGCTGTAGAATTAGTAAGAGATGCATTTAATGCCAAACTTACTGCTATGGGATTGATATATAGAGACTTTATAAAGATAATGGTAAATCATGTAAATTCATATAGACAGAAGTGATTGTCAAGACCTATATAGGTCTTGACAAACTTATTTTCATTTATATATTATATGTGTGAAAGGAGGGTGTAAAAATGGATAAAAATAAAAGCGTATATGAGAATATACTCAATATAAGTGTATATCTCATATATAAAGACTATGTTAATTCTGTAACACAAAAAGCTATAGAAGAAGTAAAAAGAAAGGATGATAAAAAATGACACCGCTATTAAATATGATATTCGAGTGCATACTCGATCCAAACCATAAAGTTAATGTAGTGAAAGGAGAGATTAAAGAAAAAGGCACGTATCTCAAAACCGCTTCTGATCTTGCTACTGGTAAAGAGAAACATGCATTTGATGCGTACTTTAAAAACAAAGCTAAAATTAATAAGGATGTTGATGAAGCATTTAAGGAGGTTAAATTCCCATGGTAAAATTTATAAATTTAGAAGCGGCTATAAATGAATTAGAGAAAGTTCATAATAATGTGGACCCATCTGATCTTTTCGAAAAGGACCTGTTCGATACCACTGTCGAAGCTCTAAAAACTTTATATGCAGCTAATCATCACAAAATGATAAGCGATTCAGAGCTTAGGCAAGAAGGATTAAATTTTGTAAACACGTATTTTGAAGCATATCAAAATATTGGTTTTGTTTACAAAATGTAATCCTTTATTTGACAGGCGCTACGCCTGTCTTTTTTTATCCAAAACAAATCAATAAGAATAGGAGGAGAGATAAATGCCAAGAACATATGCTTGTTGTTATTGTAACCAGAAGTTTAATCGTTATAAACTTCCGAAACATATGGAATCTCATGAATCAGAGATTCCAGAAAATTTAACACCGTATCAAGTTGCTTATGATATTATAAATGATCATCCAGATCATCATGGAAGGTGTACTATATGTGGGAAAATCACAAATTGGTCTTCCAAGAATCAAAAATATCACAGAATTTGTCGAGATCCTAAGTGCGCTCAAGCAATAAAGAAAACTTACCAAGAACGTATGATGAAGGTTTATAATAAACCTCATCTGATGGATGATGTAAATCATTTAGAAAAGATGTTAGCTCATAGAAAGATATCTGGTAAATATAAATGGTCAGATGGTACTGAATTCACATATACAGGTTCATATGAAAAGAACTTCTTAGAGTTTTTAGATAAAGTAATGAACTATGAGTCTAGAGAGATTGTATCTCCTGGTCCTGTATTGGAATATGATTATAAGGGAAAGAAACATAAATGGATTACTGATGTTATGATTCTACCATATAATCTTATAGTAGAGATTAAAGATGGTGGGGATAATAAGAATGGTAATAAAGCATGGAAAGGTACTAGAGAGAAAACTATTGCTAAAGAAGTAATGATTACCAATCTAGGTAAATATAACTATATTAGATTAACTAATAATGACTTTGCTCAATTTTTAGGTATAATAGCAGAACTTAAAATGCAAATAGTAGATGATACTGTATCTCCATTATATAGAATACATGAGAATACTAGTTTAGATGAGGGATTTATTAAAGATGGATTTATGTCAGTTATATCTGGAGTGCAAAAATTCAATAGAAGAATAAATGATTTAGAGAAGAAAAATAAACAATCGTATTCTAAACCACAATCACAACCAAAACCAAAAATTACTGAAAAGGCATTAAAACTAAAAAACAATATTCTACAAATGAAACCTTCTTATGGATTAAATTATGAAAATTGTGTAGCTTTAACTTCTGTTATAGATTCTATCCCTGAAGATAAGTTGGTTAATTATTTATATAAATATGGTGGATATTCTTTTTCTGAGTTGATGGAAGATCGTGACGAATCTTCTGATAAGCAAATTAAACAATTTTTCAAAGGTAAGAAATTAACAAAAACATTATGTGATGAAGGAGAATTCGATCTATTTTTCTATTGCTATGATACCAAAAAATGGTATCAATATCATCATGAAGATGAGCCTTGTATATCTATTAATAAAGCTATGAGCTATAGTACTATGAAACAAGAATTTAAAAAATCTTATGAAATTGATGAATTAGATGAACAATCTCTTCCAGAAGCTGTAGATAAAGAAATAGAATATCTTCATGAAGGATTTTTAGATACTATTAAAGGTTTAACTCCAACTACTCAAACAGCTATAGAACATATTAAAGCTCCATTAAATGCAATGATTACTGGAGAATATAATGGCAAAAAATTAGATAATGTCACAAGATTTATAGGGGCTTCTGCAGATGCATTGACTTCGGCAGCGATATATCTTCCTGCTGGAATACTATTAGATGTTCTTTTAATTGCAACTGTTGGATGGTTAAGATTCTTAATGAGAAATGAAAAAGAACTAAAACCAGAAGATTTACCAAAAGTAAAACAACAAATATTAAAAATACAAGAATCTATGAAAAAATGCAGAGATGCTTCTAATTATAAAAGATATAATGATCTATATTGGAAATTAGATAAACTAAAAGCAAAATATAATGTTTGTGCTAAAGCCAATGGAATAAAACCTTTACCTAAAGGATCTATTAAAGAAGAATCTCTTCCAGAAGCTATAGATAATCCATATATGCTAAGAGAGGCACAAGAGTGGGAACATCTAACTCATATGTGGAGTAATGCTATAGATGATATAATTGGTAATGTGACTAATTCTCCATTTGAAGTTAATAAAGGTTCTTATATAGACCATGATCCTGAAACAGGAAAAGAAGTCTGTGTAATGAGAACTATTAGACCTAAAGCAGAACTAAAGAATAGAGAATATAGAGATAGACTAAAGAAACAGATGTATCATCTACAACAGAAGATAAATAAGGCTTATAATGTGCATCCGTCTGTAATGTTTATTCAGTATCCTATAGATAATACTAATCTTACAGAAGGTCTCATTATAGGTATAACTAAAACATCAAGATAATGAATTGAATATAAACTTTACTGTGAAAGGTGAGATAATAAATGGCAACATTAGATACTACTAAATATAAATGGGTCAGAGTTTGGTCTCCTGGTGGAGTTGTTATTAATTACCAAGGTCAGACTGGTCTCTCTAAGCCAATGGCTCTTAGTGTAGAAACTATTAAGAAATATCTGGACCAGAGATCTATTGTAGAGGAAATCAAAGATGATGAAACTACATTACGTCTGACTCTAGATAACTATGATAAAGATAATGGTGGTCTAGCTGTAGAAGATACAGTTATTTTCCCAGCTGATATTGAACAGATTCATGCTGACGCTAGAGAAGCTGAACAGCAAGCTAGAATTGATAGAATAAGTAAAGAATATAAAGAATATTTTGAGATTAACGATGCTAAAGATATCGTTCTTCTTACAATTCCTACTATTGAACTTGTTGTAAATAAAGGTACTATTGTAGAAGATGTTAAGCTGCCATCTAAGGCAACTGCTACATTAGATGACGAATCTGAAGTAGAATTAAAACTTACTTGGGATACTTCTGACTTTGTTGCTAATACAGTGGGCGAATATGAACTGATTGGTACTCCTGTACTTACTCAGCGTATCTATAACTCTGGTAATGAAACTGTAACATTTACTCTTAAAGTAATTGAACCTCCTGCTGCTGAACCTGCTGACCCAGATGAATAATTTTTTAAATTAAATAATCAAGCTAGGCTGTTAATTCAGCCTAGCTTTAGATTTTGAACACAATTCTATAATTGAAGGAAGGAGGATACCAGATGCAAGACTGGAAGTTTAGAATATCAGGCAAAGTTATAATCCCTGGTATGGAGAATCAAACATTAAATGTATATCCAGAGAATATAAAAAGTATAGTAAGAATATCTGATTACATAGGAAGAAATGAACCTATGATGATGGCTAGAATGAATCTAGATAAGAACTTCTTTGATATCATAGTTAAGAATGCTAAAGATGCTACTTTATATCTTAAAATAGATAAATATAATGCCAACGAAGAATTACAAAGCAAAACTACTATAAAATATATAGAAGAAGAATTCACTATGGTAGTATCTAGTGATATAAACTACAATAAAGATCTAGATTATATGAAAGCTGGAAGAGAGGCTAATGAGAAAGCTAAATTTAATCCCAATGATAATGCTAAAGATAAATATAGAGAGCTTATTATAGGATTGATGAGTAAGAAATCTATAGATGCTAATAAAGTGGTTGCTAATAATGTATTTAGAGATACTGATATGATGAGTATGGCATGTACTTATATGACTGATCTTCATTTATTATTAGAACCATTCGATTATAATAAAACCAAAGATCAATTTATAATGCCTCCAAAAGATACATTATCTACTACGATAGAATATCTTAATTCAGTAGAAGTATTTTATTCTACTCAGTATTTATTTTTTATAGATGAACCATATTGTACTTATCTTATTTCTAGATCTGGTAAAGGAATACAGAAGAAAGATGAGAAATATAAAGATGTATTTATTCAATTAAGAAAATCTACTGATAGTATGATGGCTGCTCCTGGTATGTATGAAGATGATAAGAATCAAAGATATGCTGTAGATGTACCAGCAGTTAGATCTAAATATAATATAGACCATGATTCTGCTAAACTATATAGTGAATTACAAGCAGTCATCAATCCAAATCAATTGAATAATGTAGATAAGAGTAATGACGTACTAAAGATACAGAATTATATAAACAAAACGGTTGGTACATTCAGGCAGTATGTACATAACTTTGCTAAAAAAATAGGTAATATAGGAGAAAGGGTATCTGTACTTAAAGGGAATTTTACTTCAAAACTATTGGATGAAGTAAATCCAAAATCGCAAATAATAAACAGTATACAATCTTATTCATTAAATTCTGAATTAATGCCTACTCCTACATCTGTTGGTGTTACTGAAGGACAAATAAGTTTTGATGTAAGTCTAGTTTCAGGGGCATTTACATCTGCAGTTGCTTCAGCAGTATCATCTTATGTTTCTTCTGCTTTTTCTCAAATAGCAAATCTAGGAACAATGAATGGTTGTTTTACTAAAGTATCTGATGATCTTATACCAGCATATTATAAAGCAACTAATCTAGATAATTTTCTAGGATCAGTAACTCATATTAATGCTCAAGATGTTATAGCTAAGACAACAAAATTAGGTTCTGGTATAGGATCTGCTTCAGATAATATAACTAGTTATTTTTCTTCTAATGTATCTGGTAAAGTTAGCACGATATCTAATACAGCTTCTTCTGTAACAGCAGTTTCTAATCAAATGCAAAGTGCTAAATCTACAATAGAGGCTATACAAGCAGGATCTAAATATGGATTAGTTATGGATCAACATTCTGGAGCAGATACAAATCTTAACTATGTTAAAGAAAATGCTGATAGAGTTACTAAGTGGAGTAATGAAATAAATACTGCATGTGATGCTATGAAATCTACTGTATCTGCTTGTGGGTCTATTGTATCTGACTATGGTAAATTTGCTGGTAATGTAACATCATTTACTAATGGATTGAATTCTATAGTAAACGTAGATTTAAAATCCAAATTTTGTAATATAGTTCCTATGGTTAATCAAGTACAAGGTCTTGTTAATACAGTTAATAAAGTAAATAATGCTATGCAAGCATTTTCAAGTATATCCAGTATTTTAAGTTCCGGTACTCTTAATTTAGATGCTCTTAAATCTATATCTGAAAATCTTAATAAAGTCAAAGATATAACAGCTATAGGAAAGACAGGAATACCTGCTATAAATGTAGCATTACAACTAGGAAATCTAGCAAATGTATTTAAACCTGGAACTAAATTAATAAAGACTAAGAATGATAATCCTAATCAAATAAAAAATATAAAGTCTGAAATAGAGACTATGGTTAATCAAGTATCATTCAGTAAACCAGGATTAGATCCATCTGTATTTACTCCTAATAAGAGATATACAATAAAGAACTTTGATGGTCATTCAGAAAAAGATGGTATATTTATATTAAATAAGAAGATAGAAACATATGTAAGAGAAGGAGACAATTTTATTTGTACGCTTACTTTATTTTTCTCTAAGATATTAGAAGAGTCTGATACAAATAAATCAGAAAATAACGCTAAAAATGAATCTGCTACATCTAAATCATCTGATTCTCTTTCAGCTTCACAAGCATTACAAATGCAAAATATTATTATGTACTAAAAAATATATCCCTGATGCTAATAGCATCAGGGATTCTATTACATTAGTTTATCTATACCAAGAGGACAATCTTTGAAATACTTGCTGTTAATATCCCATAGAGTTTGCATATCAGGTTTCTGGGCTATCCATCCAAACTCTTTAGATTCTGGTAATACACTATATTCAGCTAATTGATGATAGATATCTAAACACTTATATCTATTCTGTATATCTTCTAGAGTGATAACTTTATTTCCACCATATATAGCCTTGAATCCTTGATATATTTCTTCAGGACTAAAGTTACTATGAAAAGATGCTAATCCACATATAAGTTGTAATGCTCTTTCATATGACAATAATGGATATATACCATACTTAGCAGGATATTTTCCTAAACCTCCTAATATCATATATGGAGTCATCCATGTAGGATTTAATGGTTCTTGTACCTCTACATTTTTTATATATCTTATATACTCATTAAGACAATTATTATAGTTGAAACTGAATGAACAGTCCAGTCCAGTCATTTTATATTGCTTAAAGAATACAACCACATTAGGCATAACTGCTGGCAACTGAAATGCATATGGATCTCTAGTTACATAAATACAAGGTCTATCAAATCCATTATTCACTAATTGTCTTATTATATCAAATGATATAACAACAGGACTAGCAGTTCCTATCTTTAGAAACATATCTGGAATAGATGGCATTAGAGTATTCATAAGATCCAATGCTGCTTTTATATTATTTAAAGAATTAGGATTAGTTGTCATTCTATTCCTATATTCGATATACCAGTCTTTCTCATATTTTATATTGTTCTGAGAGATATTGGGAGAGAATATAAAGAATATATTAGAATACAATCCCCTCTTTCCAAGGAAGTTTCTAAAGTGTATTCCCATATTGATAATAGCACTAGCTATTCTTATTGGGCTTCCTTGAGCTGTAATTGTAACCCTATATAGATCACTTAATAATGAGAACAGATCTATATACACATTAACATAGTCTGATTTATCACCAGTAAATTCTTTCTTAAATAATACATCTAAAGTATCGAACTTTATGTAGTTCTTAAATACTAGCAATTCTGGTGATGGTTGTTCTGTTTCAAACTCCATTTTACTACTCCCCTATTTGATTAATGAAATGATGGTGTATCACTCATATCTTTTCTATGATAATCACAATCATGTCTACCATGACAGTAACATTCTACTTTATATTGATCATTGAATAGTTCATGATTGAAACAATCATCACATATGCCAGAGAATGGTATTACAGCAGGATGAAATTGTTTACTACCGCAATGCACACAGGTGAATGGTAATACTTCTCTAGCATGAATTCTATCTAGACAACTTTGACACCAATATTCTCTCATCTCTCTAGGATCTACACTGAACTTCTCTTTACATATAGAGCAGATAGTCCAATATTTCTTAGTTAATGGAGGAGTTTCTTCTTGGTCAAACATGCAATTCTCTGCCATACAATTACCATAAAGATCTATGTATTTACATGCTTCTTTATGATACTTACATTCTTCAAACTGTACCATTTGTCTATCAGCATTATCTCCTTTAACTTCTTTAGTACCATTTTTATTGAATGCAGCTTTTTTATTCTGTTCATATGCCAAAGATTCTGTATTATCAGAAGTTCTAATAGTACCATCAGGATTAGTTATACCATCAACACTAGGCATAATAATTCATCTCCTTTTAAAAAATATACTGATGGGAGGCCGAACCCATCAGTATATACTTTATTCCATACTAATGAAACTAGCAGGATCATAATAATCCTCATCTGATATTTCTATTTCAGAATCTTTAGCTTCATTAACCTTTGTTTTACCAATAGCCTTAATTAGAGCTTGATCAAAGTCTTCTCTATTCTTAAGGTTATTAAGTATTACATCTGTTTTACCAAATCCTAATTTAGTCATTGTATGAACTAAGTTATGTGGACCATCTTCTGTTAAGAATGAAACACCTTTAAGAGGTTTATCTCCATTCTCTTCAACTACCCATTTTCTTAGTTCTAACTTATAGTTTTCTCGACCACCCCAAGCTACTTCCCTAAGCATAATAGTAGAATTATTCTTCTCATCTACTAACTCATTGATACCATCTTTCTTGATATCAAAAGTTATTACTCCATCTTTCTTAAACATAGATATCACCTTTTTAAAAATAATTGAGTAGGGGATTTCTCCCCTACTCAACTGTTGCTCTTGTGATAACTAATTAGTTGCAAACTACAATACCAAGATTGTTGGCAGTGCCGAAACCAAACTTACGAATCAGAGCTTGTACATCATCAGCATCTACACGATAGATGAACATCATCCAATTCTGATTGATATTATAACCACCAGCAGTCATCAGATTATTTACAATAGGATTGCCAATCTGGATGAGATAGCTATATTTGGTGTGTTTATCATCAGCATAGATACGACGAACCAGTTTAGTGAAATCAATCGTAACTGCAAAAGCAGTAATGCTACGACCAAAACCATCAGGAATAGATTGTTCAGCAGTAATAGCATCCCAATTGATTTTACCAGTCTTCTGATTAATAGCTTGAGACGGAACAAATTCACTTAAGATGGACTTACCTTCCTCAGTAAGTTTGAACTGCTTGGGACGAGTACCATTGCTATGGATGAAGTTATAAGCCTTCATACGAGTAAGAGCACTCTTATTGTTGTCAGAAGTCAGAATAGGAGTGATAGCCTTGAATGGACCATTCTCTTCATCATAACCCATTTCAACATCAGTATGCTGACCATCATCAGTGAAATAGATAGTAGTCATAACACGACGGTTCTGGACTACTTCGATTTTGCTACCATAGAACTGAGGGAGAGCTGGGCTGAAAACATTGTTAATCAGCTGAGCAAAGGTGTCAGTATCTGCAATAGCAGTCTCTAACAGTTTCGGGAATTCAAGATTACCCAATTCGAGTTTTGCTACGCTCTTCTTTGCCTGTTCCTGGTTGCTGTTGTTGTTAATTTGTGACATGTTAATGTCCTCCTCTATAATTATAGAATGTTTTGAGTGTATACTGCAGCGGCCTATCTGCAACACTCGCTTATATATTAAAGTGTTTCCACTCTAATACCTTAATTGGTTTTCTTCTTGGTTAGAAATGTTTTTAATTCATCTACAGATAATGCTGTTTCTTTGTTTTCTATAGCACCTTCTATTATCTGTCTAACCACTGGTTTATTTCTATATATCAAAACATAGATCTTGTTATCTTTCATTGTCTTAACAAGTACTATGTTGTCTTTTGGGTTTTTAATTCTTAACTGATCTAAGTTTACATAATCTGTATATTCCATAGTTCTTATAGATACTGGATCTATTGTACTATTAGAATTATGCATCTTATCAAGTGTTGTTCCATGATCATATGTCTCTATTATTCGTAAAAGAGAAGGATATTCATTAAGACCTTTATTCATTTCATAGATTGACTCTATGAAATGTTCTCCTCTTCTATTTTCTGGAAACATTGTGTCTGGAATTATATTCATCACATTGCAGATTGGATAACTCATCTTCTCTATCTGCTTAATGAATCCCAACAATGATTTAGTTGTAAATACCTTCTTATCTATACCTAGATTATAGATACTATTTATACTCATAGATAGATTTCTTAATATTTCTAACCATCTCTTTCTATCTATGAACTTGAATAAATCTACTAAGTTATCTTCTTTATATCCATATACAATAAATCTCTTTTCTTGATGTACTCCTTTTGTAAAATCTTTTTCTTTAGGAATACATATACAACAATCTTGATCTAATGGTACTGATAATGCTGATACCTTTTCATGCTTATTCACTTCCTTTACAGCTTCTATACTATTTGACTTCATATATCTCAAATACATACCCAATATATCCACACATTGGAAGTATGTCATGAACGTCCCATTCTTATATGTAGGCTCATACTCATTGACTGTTATCACTAAAGATCTTCTTATATCTACATCTGTTATATATCTTATAGCAAATGTAATATCTGGTTTAATAGTCGTATAGAATTTATGTAAGTTTATCTTATCTATAGTTATTCTCTTAGATCCTTTCTTTACTACTACATTATCTGCATCTTCTTCTAATATTCTTATATCATCTGGTAATGGAAAATCTTCTTTGACTGTTTCTGATAGATAGAACTTTCTACCTATTAGACTATTCATGCCGATCATAAGAAAAAAATCTCCCTTCAGAAATAGAATTGATAATAACTGATAGGACTTACATCCTATCAGTTATTCATATTAATAGTATATGCCTGAAATTTATTTTACTTTACAGAAAATCTATTTAATGTATCACTAAAATCTTTATAACTTACTCTATTAAATCCAGTTTTATCTACTGTTGTAGAATTGTTAGACTCTAATAAAACTTGCAAATCTAATTTTGGCATTCTAAAATATCCTTCTTGTAAGTGAGAAGTATCTATATTTTTACTAGAATAGATATTGAGTATAGAATACACTTTAGCTCTATCATAGTCATTTGCTTCTCCTCTATATAGTATATAACTGTATACAGGCTTGTTTGGAAGAAGATTTATTTCTTCTCCTCTAACAAGAGTTATTAGACAATGAGCAAGATGAACATAAAATAGTTTATCATTTGCTATAGCAGGACAATCTATATCTAATCTATCACAGATATCTTTGACAAAATTCTTAGGAGTATAATTCTTCTCATTCATTTCTTTAATACCTAAAGAAATCTTATCATAAAGATCGTCTGCCATTGGTAAGAAATATACACATAAGAAATCATCTTCATCATTCTTAAGTTCCTTAATTGTTATCTTTCTTCCAATTCTACCTCTAGTAAATTCATATAGTGTATCAGATAAAGGATCTAGTCCTATAGCTATTCTAGTAGCTAATTCATTATTAATAATAGTATGGAGGAAGAATATAGATATTCCTTTAGTGTTCTGAGCAGCTTCTTCTGTGATTACACCATTTCCATTTATATAAGATAAGTCTACAAAGTATCTATTAGTAAATACTTCTTTAGATAAAGCTTCATTAACTCTATCAGAATAGACACTTCTATCTTTGTATACTTGTTCATCTAATATACCAAAGAGTACTTTATCTGGTTTTTCTGATACATTTAGTTTATAAGTATTAACTCCGTAGCATCTCATCTTAAAATCTTCGAACCATACTTTAGGAACTTCTAAATGATTATCCTCAATCTCTTTAGGAGTAAAGAATGATTCTTTAAAATATCCTATTGGATATAATTCATCATCATCTCTTTTCAATAATCCTTCTTGTATATTTCTAGCATACGACTTAACTTCTCTAGCTATAATAGAATTTCCAGTATCTAGATTTTGCATAGCTTCTATAAGATATAATTGCTCTAATATATCAGTACTTTCTTCTATAGCTCTAAGATAATAAAATGGCTTATTCCAAGATTCAGATAGTCTTAGAGAATTTACAAAAATTCCATGATAGTCAGGGAAATTCTCATTAAATGTTTTATCTGACGGAGAATATACTTTAGGCAGTTCAGTATTCTTAATATCAGAGTTAGTAAACTTAGCTTTTAATCTAGGATATCTGTCTTCATTCTTAGATCCAAAAAGACTAAGTGATTTTTCGTTTGCTACTAGTCTCTGATCATAACCCATCATATCCCATATAGCTTTATCTCTTTCTAATTCAGATTCAGAACTATATGATTGTTTGAATACAATCATATTAGGATATTCCAGTCTAAATCTATTTACTTCTTTATCTTTGAAATCATCATCAGTAAATCTAGCAGGCACATTCAAATTACTTAACTTCATACAAAATTTCCCCTTAAATAATATCATCAAAATATATATCTTTCATCTCATGTACTGATTCTGTTCTCTTATGAGTAATTTCATTATACCCATAGAATCCTTTATAATCTTCAAAGATTAGTATATTTTTATTATCTAATCTAGACAATATCTCTTCTGCTAATGCTCTAGCTCTTGGATTTAATATAGGAATATGATTCTCTAAAGTATTAAATGGAGATTTAGAATCTGGAATATAGTCACTATCCTTTTCTCTCTTTTCTTTCTTAAAATGTTCAAATGAAGTCATTGTATCTTGACCAGCAGAACTTATAGCTTTACTCATTTTATCCAATTCTATTTCTTCTAACATTGGATCATATTTAGCTTGGTCAGGAACTAATAATTTATGACCAGTGAATACTTCATATATATAGTTCTTATCATGCACTGGTCTATATTCATATTTCATATTAGATTCTTTTAAAAGAGAATCATATATTTCATCTGCTTTAGGATTAAGAGAATAAAATCCTGTAATATAATCTTCTCCTAATGCTGTAGCTACTGTATTCTTTATTACTTTACCTCTACCATCTATGCTTAGAGAAGTACTATCTTTATCTAGAGATTTGGATACACTATAATCTCCCCAACCACCACTTAAATCTTTATCATTAGATAAAGAGTTTACTATCATATTACCTCTTCCAGTACCAGGACCTACCATAGGATTCATAGAGGCTAAACCCATTGCTTCGTTCATTTTAAAACCTCCTTATATCAATTACATAAAAGTTTATCTAAGTAATTACACTAAAAAACACTGGTGGGATTATCCCACCAGTGTTAATTTGTGTAATATTACTATTACCAAGTTTTACCTAAGATAAACCACAATCTTCCTTTAGCCTTAGCACTTTCAGACATTCCGTCATATCCACCAATACGTCTAGCATAGTCAAGACGAGCAAACCAATTATTACTAGTTCTATAGAATGCTCCTACACCCCAACCTAATAGAGAGGTATGATCATTATCACTCTTGCGTAAACGTACTTCACCACCATCTAAATAGCAGCTTAATGTTAATCCACTAACAGGTGTATACCAACGCAATTCTGCAGTTCCTAAAATTCCTTCATCACCAGAACATTCTCCCTGAGGATATGCTCTTACACCTTGAGCACCACCTAAATAGAATCTTTCAGAGCTATCAAGATTTTTACTTGCTAATTGACCTTGAGCTCTAAACAGAATATCAGTACTATGGCCCAATGATTGAATTGCAGTTATATCTGCATTCCCTTTAGTGAATCCACCAGAGAAATGATTAACACTATCCATCAATTCTGCATCTGCTGAATCAGTTCCCATAACACCATGAGTCAATGTCATATTATAATAGAATGATGATTTCTGATGTTGGTTTATAGAACCAGCTAATCCCATATAAACAGAATGGGAATGACGATCACTATCCCAATTTGGATTAGAAATGCTATCTTCCAAAGATCTATAATTATACCCGTATAAAACATCTAAATTTCTTTTAGATGTTTTATAGATAGGAGTCTTTCCATATATGGATATAGTATTAGCTTTACCTTCCATACCTATAGATGCTAAATATGAATCTATATCATAATTCATATGACTAATTCCAATACCAATAGTAGAACTACTTCTTCCAACATTCATCTCATAAGACATATAAAAGTTCTTCATGAGTTTGTTAGAGACAGAAGCTCCTATTCTAAGTAAATCCCCCTTATGACTGATATTGTTTATTGTTTCCTGTGCAGCATACTGATATCTGCCAGAATATTTGCTTCCATAATTACTTACATAAGCTATGCCTTCATCTTTTTTATGGTCTCTTATGTTTATAGTAATAGCACTAGTTCCTGTAACAGATCCAGGAGCTAAAACAGTACTAGCTTTAACACCAGGAAGGTCATTTAGATTATGGATAGTAGTTTCCAAAGAATCAGATTTGATTATATCACCAGGACGTAAGCCTTTAGCAATACGTTCAGCAACTTCAGTATCAAGTTTAGATTCGTTATTGATAGTAACTTTATCTATATTTCCTGGTAAGATATCTATTTTTATCTTACAACCAATTATTTCTTGCTCAGGAATATATACACTTGCAGCAGGATATCCTTTACTACGAACATAAAGAGTCATCTTCTTAATCATTTTATTAAGAGAAGCTAGATTAGTATTTTTCTTAACATATGGAGCAGCTATCTCCAACAACTTGTTTTCATCAATAGAAATATCATCATGGTGAATAAATTCTACTTTATGCAAATAGAAAGTAGTAGTATCTGTTCCTTTGTTATTCATAGTGATATCATTATCAATAATAGGGTTTCCTTTTGTTGATGGTAAATCAATACCAGGATCCTTTAATACTGTTGCAGCACTACATTCTATTGGTGTAAGCAATAGCAATGTAGTAATAGCTGCCTTTGATAATTTTTTGTTCATTTCAAAATTCCTCTCCTTTAATTAAAAATTTATTAAATATAGTGTTGGTTAGTATATTGAAGTTGAGTATACCTCCCTCAACTACTACCAATAAAATAATATATCTCTGAAAAAATTTTTAATAAAGAGAAGAGGAGAATTATCTCCCCTTCTCTTTTTATCAAGCAACCAAAGTTCTTTTAATCTCTAAATTGAGTTCCATACTAGGAATTGATTCAAGATTATCAGAAATCTTATTCAATTCCTCATTCATCACTTCTACCTCTTTACTAAGTCCCCTGATAGAATTCAATAGCGTTTCGATATCATTGTTCTCCATATCTATTTCCCTCCTATAGATATATAAAACTTTCAGTGATTGATTAAACTTCTCCCCATTCAATCACCTCAATAAAATAGTATATATCTATAAAAAAGTTTACTTGTATAAATTCATAGATTTCACACTTAAATAATCAAATAAAGGGGTGGTGAAGTTGCCTGTAACATTTGATGATGAAGCTAATGTAAGAGATTATCTATTAGCTGTGAATGATATCAATAGACCTAAAGTAGTAGATATGAAGGATATAAAACCTAATAAATATAATTCTGCTGTTACTATGATTAGTAGACTTATTCTTATTAGAAAAGGAACATATCCTGATCATCCTGATATGGGAATAGATATTGTAGGAAGATATAGATTTGCTTTTGAAGAAGAATCAAGAACTTTAGCAAACGAAATAGAAACTCAAGCAAACAAATATCTTCCAGAATTTTATCCTATTAAGGTATATTGTGAACTAGTTCAAGATAACGAAAAACATAAAATAAATATTCATATAATAATAAATGAAGTAGAATATTTATTAGTGTATAATATCTCTGATAATACGTTAGAGGGATTATTAGAGTAGAGGTGATAGTAGTTGAAACTAATTAAGGTGAGATATAAAGAAGGTCAAGGTCATCCAACAGATCGAAATTATTTTATTATGGATTTTCGATTTGATGAAAACACTATGATCTATGTAGGGGAAAATGATCCACCAAAACAATCAAAAGATTTTTGGAAATCTGGAGAATGTCCTGGTATAATTACCACTGACTATTCTACATTTAAAGATAGTCATCATGGTACTATGTATAATGGTAAATTAGATTCAGGAGCAGTGGAAGAATTACTTGATAAGGGTATAGAAGAAGCTAAAGGAAGAGCTAATGAAAGACAAAAGAAAATAGGGAGCTCTTTTAGAAAAATAAAACATTTAAAAAGAAAGAAGAAGAACTAGGAGGTTTAGTAATGGCTGAAAAAGAACAACTATCTCTTTCTGATCTTGGTTTAGAGAAAGAAGAGACACCAGCACAGAAAGCAGAAAAAGCAGTAAAGGAAACAGTTCAAAATAATAACAATGGTGTTGCTGTTAAGAAAGCAACAGTAACTGATTTAAAAGATATTCCACAAGTAGTAACTTCAAGTCCAGCAAAGAAACCTTTGCCATATGCTCCTAATAAAAATGGCATTAAACCAGGAACTTTTGATTATGCTAATGCTAAAGTGATTGAAGATGTAAACGAGATTGCAAAAATAAAATATGATCCTTCTGATGATTATGTAAAAAAGGTTAGAAAGAATCAACAAGATTTATTAGAATTAGCAGATAAAGGAATTGAGCGTACTGTTAAAGAAATGACAGCTCCTGATGGTAGAATTACTCAAGCTAAGCATGAATATGTAAGAACTAAATATGAAGAGCTGGTAAACAGATCAAAGAAGAGTAAACAACTTGCATCTAAAATAAAATCTCTTCAAGATATGATGGATTCTGATGCTAGATTTGATGATTGTACAGATTATGAGAAACATGGATATATTCTCTGGAATATAGCTCATGATGATACTGTCGAAACCAATGATGATTACTTTGGTATCAAAGCAACTAAAGAGGCTAAACAACAGAGATCTATTCGTAATTCTCATGATGCTAAATTAGAATTGGATAAAATGAATGAAGAACCAGTAGATGATATTTATAATGATGATCAGACTGTTGTAGTTTCTTCTAATGATCCAGTTCTTCCATTTAAAGATACTACTAAGAAAAAAGAAGTTAAGAAAGAGGATACTTCTCTTAAACTAGAAGATCCTACTAATCTTGACTCTGATTTAGTATTAGATGATGAACCAGAAGAAAAAGAAGATGACAAAGAAGAATCCACTTCTACTCTCAAAGAAGAGAAATCTGAACTTGAGTTAGAAGAAGATGATACCGAAGATGACTTCCAGTTATCTGATGAAGAACAGAAGAAGATTCTTACTAATTATAAAGAGCAATTAGAAGTTAGTCTTGGTATTAATAATATTACTAACCTTAAAGGATTCACTATCTCTAATAAAAGTATTAAACTTAGCAATGCTCTTCAGGGTGGTACTTATAAGAAGACTGCTACCTGGGGATTACAGTTTGCAGGTCAAGCTATTGAAATGACCCCTCTTTCTGGTGAAGAACTAATAACTCTCAATCCACAACAGACAGCATATGATACTGTAGCAGGTTTAAGAACAGTATTCTCTATTATCTATCGTCATATTGCAGATGCTAAGAAACCTGAATTTGAAACTTGGTTAAAACAGATTTCAGATTATGATGTAGACTCTTTGTTATTTGCAGTCTATGTAGCTAACTTTAAAGATACTAATATTGTCACTTATCAGTGTCCTAATAAGAAGTGTCAGAATGTATTCATCAAGAAATTAAATGTAATGGATATGCTTAAGTTCCCAAATGATGAAGTAAAAGAATCTTTCTTAAAAGTATTAAGAAAAGATACTCAGGGAACTAATCTCTTTAGAGCTCAACCTGTTGCTATCAATAATAGATATGCATTTGGTTTTGTTACTCAGTCTGCATATTCTTCTCTATTTGAACCTGCAGCTCTGTCTGAAGAGTTCAGCAAGAAGTTTAAACCTATTCTTGATATTATGCCTAATATTGATACAATCTATAAGATTGATCAAGAGAATAGAACTCTCTTACCAATTACTTTTGGTGAAGCAGATACTTTCCAGAAGACTGTAATGAGAAAAGTTAAAGGTATTGCATCTATCATGAAGAGCTTTACTCCAGATGAAAGAGCATTAGTAGTTTCTGAAGCAGGTAAGATTTCACTTACATTTAGTAGTGATAAGATTGGTTATCATATTCCTGAATCTAAGTGCCCTGTATGCGGTGAGCATATTGAAGAAACTGCTACTACTCCTCTTGATCTACTTTTTACGCGTGCCCAATTACCGATCATAGCAGCCTCTATTCAAGAGTGACAATGATAGTGGATAATTCTAAGGGCAAAACAACATATGAAGAAGCTTTGCAGTATGATGTTGGATTCTTAAATTATTTATGGTATAAAACTATCAGAGAAAATAAAGCTCGTTCTAAGGATCCAAAAATGCAAAAAATGGCTGAACTGATGGAAGATGAAATGTAGAATAACGAGGAGGATATCATATTATGAATCTCTTAGATTTTCGTAGTAAAATAATATCCTCTGATTCAGATAGAATAGAAACAGATGACTTTTTCTCTGAAGAGGTTACAATGTTTAATATCTTAAATGGTTCATTTAGAACAGAAGACATTGAATCTATCAGAGTAGACAAAACAAATAGAAATGTTTCTGTAGATATATCTTCAGAAGATATAGCTAAGAATGCCGAATTCAATCTAGATAAACAAATTGTTCCTGGAAGTTATGTTCCTCTCTATAGAGTTAATGTAACTAGGAATAATAAAACTCTTAACTTTACTTTAGATGAAGTATAACAGAAAAGTTACCAGAGTACCTAATTGGTACTCTGGTATCAATTTTTGTAAAGTAAAAATTTTTTCAGTTATATACCATTCCTATGAGTATGAGTTCGGGAAGGAATAGACAAAATGAACATCTTTCTTTTTTTATCAATATATTATATATATGAATAAATATAAAGGAGGTAATTAAAAATGGATGATTCAGAAGTTATTGCTGGAGTTTACTCCGAAGATGAATTTGGTGATGATGAAGATTAATATTTAATCACCAAATCAAAAAGAAATAGAACAGGGATAAACCCTGTTCTATTTTTTCTACAGAAACAATATGATAAGCAAATTTAATCTTACAGAGGTGTCGAATATGGCAAATTCTAAAAAACCAATTAAGCATTTAAAACTAGAACCATTGGATGCTAATAAGTTTATCAAAGTAAATAAGCTTAAGCTTATTACTAATCCAGTTTACTTTGATAGAACTGGTATTCCTACTTCAGATGGTTTATTATCTAATGAAATTTTTGGTGTTACTTCTAATGATAGAACAGAGATATTTGCATATATTGAATTAGCAGGTGAATCTTTTTTGCATCCATTAGCATATAAGACTTGGTGTAGATTAGATTCTAATGTTAAAATGTGTGTATTCGAATTAGATACTTTTAGATTAGATAAAGAAACAGGAAAACTAGTACCAGATCCTAATGGTGGTACTGGTCTTAAATTTTTGAAAAAGATAATCAAAGATGTAGATTTTAAGAGAACTCAATCTCTAAAGAGAGAAGTTAAGATTAATTTCTTAGAGACTTATAAAGACAAACTCTTTATGGATAATCTCATTGTTATGCCTGCAGGATATAGAGATGTTAATACAGAACAATCTAGAATGGGTGTAGGTGAGATTAATAAATTATATGATAACGTCTTAAGAGATGTAAATGCTCTTAAAGAGTCAGAAGATTATGGTCTTTCTATGAATGGAGCTCTTAGAGGAAGAATTCAAGAAGGATTAGTTGCTATTTATGATTGGATTTGTTTTGGTAGATTTAATGGAGTAGATTCTCCTGCTACTGGTCTATCTAGAAAACTAGGTCTTATTCGTAGAGCTGGTATGAGAAGAACATTTGACTGGGGTGCTAGACTTGTTATTTGTTCACAGAATCTAAGAGTAGAATCTCTAGATGATTTAGAAATAGATACAGATTCTATTGGATTACCATTAGCAGCTTTATGTGCTAACTTCTATCCATATATGATTTATCATATTAGAAATTGGTTTGAAAACAATCTTTCTATGGTTAAATACATGCAAGTTATGTATATGGATCCTAAAGATAAAAGACCTAACTTTTCAGCAGATTTAGTTCAATGGAGAGAAGAATTTTCTGATGAAAGAATTAAGAAAGAACTAGATAGATTTATGCATGGTTCATCTAATAGATTTATTCCTATAGAAGCTCCATTATCAGATTCTGTTAAGGATAAACTAAAACCGAATGAGAAATATTATTTAGTTTTTAAAGGTAGATATATTGATTCTAAACAAGCTGTAGATGATTATAAAGCAGGAAAACAAGTTGATATTGAATCTTATCCTTTGATTGAAAGACCAATGACTTGGGCTGATCTTATTTTTAGAGCAGCTAAAGAAATAGTAAAAGATAAGATGACTCTTATTACTCGTTATCCTATGGATTCTTATTGGAATCAGTTTCCTGCTAGAATAGTAGTATTATCTACTATTGAAACTGAACCTATGATTATTAATGGTAAACTATATAAAACCTATCCCAAGATTAGAAAATCTGATATCTTAAAGAATAGTTCTAATAAATGGATAGATGTTGCTACACCAAATAATGCTAGACTTGGAACATTTGGAGCTGACTTTGATGGAGATACAATCAGTTCTAAAACTCCTTTCTCAATTGAAGCAAATCAGGAATTATATGATATTACTAATAGTAAAATGAATTATATTGGTCTTACTGGTATAAATGAGATTACAACTTCTAAAGAAGGATTACAAGCTCTTTATAATCTTACTTTAGTATTACCAGAAGATAGAGATAAGATGTCTAAACTTACATTAGCTGACTTTGGTTATTAATCACATTCAAGTAAATCAATATTATGCTTAATCTTTAATTAGAGAGGAGAGCTTAGAGTCATGCAATATATTCCTATTTCGGAAGTACAGCGTAGAAAGCACACTTATAATTTTCCTTTTTTTAATGAATCGTATCCATTATTTGAATCTTACCAAGATATATATAACTATGACAATATAAGATATTCTGTCTATAAGTGGGATCTATATTCTAATAATGCAGAAAAGAATATTAACCAAGCATTATCTTTATTAGAGATGGTGTTTAAAGAAGGAGCAGATTATGAGCAAGAAGAATTAACTCAAATGATTAGTGATAGAGTTATTTCTCATCTAGGCTCTCCTGTTATATTTAAGAAAATCCTTCCAAAACATACTGGAATATCTGAAAGTGCTAAAACTTCATTAATAGAATCTACAAATAAACTTATTGAATGTGATAGAGTACTAGAGAATCACTCTCTAGTATCTAAGAGATTTAATATAGATAAATTTGTATCCCGTAATATTATATATGAAGATGCATTTACTGAAACAGTATATACACTTTGTTCTCTTATTGATACCTATAATATGGATATGAAAGCCAAGTTTGCTACTAGTGCTGAACTTGCTTTATATTGTATTAATGAATCAGGAGAGAATATTCCAGAACAAAAGATCATAGAATCAGTAATAGATTATTTTGCTATTTATCATAGAGATAATGATATGCAGAAGTTTGCTGATAATATTTATACAGCTACAAAGAAAGATCCATTTATTCAGGATTCCATAGTAGAGAATTATCTGAATTATCTTATGGATGTGAATGATAAGATTCAAGAAGAGCTACAGAACTTTGATGAAGAAGTTATTAAAAAATATAATGATGATAATACTTCTATCTTTGAAGCATGTAAAGTATTAGATGGTTCTTTAAGATCTTTATGTGAATTAGCATTCTTAGATAAAGCGAAAGAAGTTATTACTAAAATCAAATTAGCTCCAGCCAAATCAGTTGCTATGATAAAAGAAGGTGTTAGAGCCTTATTAGTTCCTACTAGATTACAGGATATAAAAGATGGAACTAAAAATGCACTTTCTTTAATTTTTTATGCTGTTATTACTCTTGCTTGTATTCCCTTTGGTAGTCCAGTAGCTGCTTTATTAGGTGCAGCATCTAGTATTATCATTGCTAAGCATATGGATAAGCAATATCTTAGAGAAGCTATGCAAGAATGGAGAGAACACAAATATTCTGTAGAGAGAAAGATTAAAGAGTGTACCGATCCAGATAAAAAGAGAAAATTGAAGCAATACTTAGAAGAAGTTGAAAAGAATATTGCTATTCTAGAAAAAGAATATGATAAAACTCGTGATAAGACTTTACCAGAACTTAGAGTAGAACATGAAAAGAGAATAGCATCTCCAGATTATAAGATTAAATCTTTCCAAGTGAATCCTCATGGTAAAGAAATAGGAACTAAGACTCCTGATGATATATTTAATCAGGTTAAGAAAACTGGTACTACTGATACAAATACTATAGATGATGATGATGAAGAGTAAGGAGGTGAAGAAATGGGATTATTTGAACAGATGATCTTAGGTGAAGCAGCTCCTAAACAAAAACCTTCTCCTATGGTTCAACCACAAGAAAATGAAGAAGAACCTCCTGATTTTACACAGAGAGAACCCGATCCAGAACCAGATCAAGCTCCTGCTCCTCCAGGTCAAGAACCAATGCCTCCAGAAGAAGGTGGTGGAGAAGAAATGTCACCTGAAGAAGGAGGAGAGGAAGCTCCTCCAGAAGAACAAGGAATGGAAGAACAACCTCCTATGGAAGGAGATCCTAATGCAATGATGGGTGGAGAACCATCAGATGCAGAAGAATTGGATCAAGCTGAAGGCGAGATATTTAAAGATATCAAACCTGAACAGATGAATATTAAGATAGAGGAGCTAAAGCAGCAGTTTAAGAAGTTTAATTCTGTTATAGTTGCTGCTATGGAGAAACTAGATGATGTATCTCATACTACATATGATGATGCACTTCTAGAGTTCATTGCTAGAAAATTATTAGAGCTTAAAGAACTCTCTAGAGATTATCTACTAAAGACTTTCAATACTAGAACCTATATACAGAATCAGGTAGAGTTACAGAGAATGATAGTAGCATTTAATCTAGTAACCAATTTAATATCTGAAATAAGACAATCTAGAATTAAGAGAAAGACTGCTATAGAAGAGAGAAATAATAAGCTCTTTAAGATAAAAGATAAGACTGAAAAATTCCCAAATCAGTACCCTAGAGGGTTCGAAGAAGCCTGATTCTGAAGCCCTAGAATATTAATATATTCAACATATTGATAATCAGAGAGGTTTATCATAACCTTTATATTATATTAATGAAAACTAACTCAACGTTTGATAAAATTTCCTTTAAGTTGAGATAGATCCAAAAAGGAGGAAAACTAAATGGCAGTTGTTGGAACTTCCGCTGCGCAGGAAAATGAAGTAGTACTGCGTGGTTATGAAAAAAATCCAATGCATAAACTTGCCGAGCAATTCTCCGATATTGCTCAGGCTGGTTTAAGTGAACAGGTTGATATTTTTAGTGAGCCAGGTAAGTTCTTTATGTCTAACCTGCTTTCTAATAAAATGAAAAATTTCTTCATGCAGGAGACTTATGATGTTAATGATCCTGACATGACAGCAGATGCTGTAAATGAACACAACTCTATGCTTTCTGCTCTTTATGATAATGACGTAAAGGGTCTTTGCGAAGCTGCTCCTTTGGGTGCATATAACCCAGTAGTAGGTATCACCTTCCCAATGCATAAGAATCTTCTTATGACAACAGTATTTGATAAAGGTGCTATTCCTAAAGACGTAGCAGCTGGTCCTCAGTTCACACTGACCATGGAGACTCGTACTCTCTATGCTCCAGATGGTACTGAGATTGATATGTTCCTGGAACAGAATAAGATTAAGGACATTGTTGAATCTGCTATTCCTCGTAAGGATATTATTATGGCAGTTCCAGAAGATCAGCAGACTAATGTTCTTAAACTTCTTGGTGCTGTTAATCAGACTATTGCCAATATCTCTCGTTCTACCAAAGTTACCAAACTAGTTTGCCCAAATGTATACTGTGAAGCTGGTGATGAATACTTTGATCCAGTCACCAAAACAGTTCAGGTAGTTACTGCTGGTAATGAAGGTAATAAAGCAAAAGTAGTTGCTATTGAACCAATTCGTTTTGTATCTAGCTATGGTCAATATGATAGAACTTTCCAGAAGAGAATCGACTTAGTTCTACCAACTAATGCTAATGGTGGTACTAAACAGCTTATCTTCCAGATTGCTGGTTCTATGCATAAAAATAGATTTACTTTCCTCTGCAGTGTTCCAGATACTGAGGTATCTCACCTGATTCTTTCTGCAGCTCTTGATGTATCTAGCGCAGCATATGAAACTCCAAAAGTAAAATGGTCTGCACGTACAGACTTCTTCGAGATTCCAGAGGCTCCGCACATTACTGTGACCATCAGCCCTGAAGAAACTCGTGATATCCAGGCTATGTATAACATTAATCAGCTTACCAAGATCATGTCCATGATCAAGCTGACTCTTGTTAACTATAAAGATGATAAGATTCTTGAAAATCTTGATGAATCCTTCCTGAACCTCCCAGTTCAGAATAAGATTTCCAGTGCTTTCAACTTCGTACCTCCTGATGGGTTCCTTGGCTCCCATATCACTTGGAGATATGAAACCTTCATGGACCACCTTGATACTCAAGTAACTAACATGCTTCAGATTCTTAATGATGAGAACATGACTGTTACTATCTTTGGTCGTCCTGAACTGATTCGTAAGATTACTCCAAAACAGTATACTTACAGCACTCCTGCAAGCATTGGTCCTGTTATGCTCGACTACAAGAAGACTATTGTAAATACTTCTGATAATCGTGTATATCAGTTCATCAGCTCCAATAAACTTCGTAACGATAATAACCTGATCCTGATTCTTTGCCCACGCAACAGCAATCGTATTATCTATAAGATTTTCGATTATCAGCTCTATGTTGGTAATGAAATTCGCGACACTGTAAACTATCAGCTCCCAGCTGTAACTGCATTCGAACGTTTCTTGTTCGTTCAGTATCAGCCTGTACAGGGTCGTATCAGAATCGTTAATCCTTCTGGCCTTAAAGAAGACATTGAAAACAACGAGCCAATTGGTGATCGTGCTCTCAATGACTACACTGCTAACAAGCATGAATATGACTTTGGTGGCAAATGGGCTCCTAAAGAACAACTTCCTGGTACTACTAGAAGTGCTATTCTGCCTGCATCCAACGCGGCTAACGAATTCAAGGATGTTGCTCCACGTAACAACCAGTACGTTTATGCTCCGAACTATGCAGTTGATCAGCCTGACAACTTCTAATTTGGATTTTAATATAAATAAAAACTTCCCAGTAGAGCAGAAATGCTCTACTGGGTTTCATGTGTTTTAGTAAAAAGAAAAATAAATATATATTATATGAATGAAAGGAGAAATAAGAAAAAATAACTTAGAAAGGAGAGAAATGTAAATGAAAACAAAAGACAAAAGCATTTTCAGAGAATACTTTTCTGAATTTGTAAAAAATCATTTGGTGCATAGTGATAATGAATCTTTGAGACGGATTGAAATATATGGTATTTTTAAATGCTACTGTGAGACAAAGTACCCATCAGTTCAATTTGCTTGTCACTACTCATCTGTTTTTAGAGCAATAATAATGGATTCAGAATTCTTGAATTCAGAGTTATTATCAAGTGATAGGTTTTACACTTATTCAGTTTCTGTAGTTGGTTTTGAATATGATCCAAAATTAGTTCAAAGAAATATTGCAGAAATAAGGAGCTACGAGAGACAAAAGCCTTCTAGTGTAAAAAAGAAGAAAAAATCTCTTGGAGATAATGTTCCTGAAGAGTTGTTAAGTTCTGATTTTAATGCAAAAAATCTTTATAAAATATTCTTTGATTATTTCATTGATTCATTGAAACCATCTAATGACTTTTCTAAAGTTTTTACTATTGAATCGCTATATGAATTTTATGGTTTGTGGATAAAACATACTTTTCCAAATAGCGAAAAGTATAAATATACATTCAACACATTTAGAAATTCATTTGGCTACATTATGAGAAAATTAGAAAAGAACTTAGGTGATGATTATATAATTCATTCTTTTCAGAATAAAATATATATGTTCATAGATTTTCCGTGTTTGCCTGAATTATCAGAACAGTGTAAAATAAAGAATCCATTAGATAGAGATCCAGAGTACTTATTTGGGGGGAAGAAAAAAATGGTAAAAAGATCAGAAGCACAAAACGTATTCAATGACTTTACCCAATGCATTAAACCTGGAGGTGATAACACATTTACCAGGATGCAGCTTTATGGTATTTATGAACAGTTCAATGATATTATGTCAGAGGTTCCTAGCGATACAAAATATCATAGGAATACTTTCAACCAGAAACTAGAGAAGCTTGATATTCCTTGTGATTGTGTGACTAAGATAACTACATACAGAGGATTCGACCGTGAGTATAAGGAATATTTATACCACTGTGATATCATCAACTTTAGTTATAACAAGGATTTATTGGTCAACTCTATAGCAATGTATAGAGAAGAAAATATCATGAGCAAATTCAAGAAGAATGCTTCTAAAATTCTTGATAACTTAAAGAAGAATGGCCCTGTTAAGATCATTCAACCTGCTGTTCAACTTCAACAACCTGATCCAAATTTTCAACAGGGTAAAGTAGATTTGCAACCTCTTTATCCCACTCCTGTTCCAGTTATTTCAGATACAGAATCTGCAAATGACTTATATTCTAAGGTTAGGAAATATGGGGATTTCCATGCCAAAGGGGATAATAATAGTGTCTTCCAGTTTATGGAAGATGAAAATTACAGTAGGTCATTCTCTAAAGATGAGTATATGCAATTTAAGAAATTGTATGTTGCTTATCTTAAATATTGTAATAAGAAAGGATATCTTCCTATATCTCGTGTAGGATTTAAGAGTATTATGGAAGATCATACTTATGTTATTGAGAAGAGGGGAGGAACTTTATTCATCAATGTAAATAAAATCACTCCTGTTGAAGTTGGTAAAGAAGTAGTAGTAGATTCAGCAAAGCCAGAAGTTGTTGAACAAGTAAAAGAAGAGAATAAAGATATGGAAATTGAAAAAGCAGTAGAAATTCTTGGCGGTCTTAAAGTATTCAACTTTAAGTTCAAGCCTATAGAAACTCCAGATGTTCCTAAAGAACGTCTTCAAGAGATTGACCATTTTGTTAGGGATAACTTTATGCGCAAGTATACTCAATATTCTGAAGATGGAAAAGCTACTTACGACACTAAGAAGCTTTATGCATCTTTCAAATATTATACTAAAGATAAAGATATCACTTTCAATCAATTCAGATATGTGCTTTCGCATATACCTGCAGCTAGGCTGACAACATCAGAAGATCACACAAAAGAATTTTCTGCATTAATTCCAGAATTCTACTTCTTAGCTCATATACATGATAGAGATGTAGAAAATGGAATTCCTATTACAGTCGATAGATATAATACAAGAGTGCTTAAAGCTAAAGCAGAGATTATCAAGATCTATCAAGATCTTAAAGAGAATAATGGTTTTGATGATCCTGTTGTAGTGGAAGAGCCTGTTGTTGAAGAGAACAAGAAGGAGAAAGAAGTTGTAATACAGCAAGAACTTTTACATGAGGTCAAGGAAGAACCAAATGTAAACAAAGAAATCCAAAATAAAGAAGAGGTGATTGATACAGTTCCGCATGAGACTGATAATGAGGCACTTACCTCAATAAATTCAGCGATGGAAACTATTGAGCATGATTATGCTGGCGTTATACGCAAGTATAAAGCCTTAGAATCTATCAAACAAGTAATCAAAGAGGAACGAGTTAAGGTTCATGTTGATCTTAAACCGATTTTTGATATGCTTGTCAATAATGCTTTGACTAAGTTTGAAGGCATGAATCCGACTTTCCCATCATTTGATGAGGAAGTAGAAGATCTTAAAACTAATTTAAGAAATCTTTCAAGCTTTGTAAAGAAAGCATAATTAAAATTAGAACTGGTGGAAACACCAGTTCTTTTTTATTATTAGGGGGTAAAAGAATGGAAAATCCAGAAAAGATGGCAGGGTTACAAGATTTTATTACTAATGCTTGTAATCAAGATGCTGGTACGAAAGTGAGGTTAGCCGATCTATATAAGTCTTATAATCTGTTCACTAAGGAGATATCTATGCAACCATATTCTAGAACTACTTTTAGAGAGCACATTAATCATCTATTTAAGATTAAGAAAGATCCAGAAACTAATACTATGATAGTATCTGGAATTAAACCTAAAGATGAACAACAGAAAGAATTTAAACTTAATCCAGATGAGGTTGCTAAGGCTAGTATAGAGGAGGCTAAATCAGATATGATAGTAGAAGAAGCAGAGACTAAAGTATCTCCAGATGAAGAATGGGCAGAAAAGATGAAAAAACAAATAGAAGGTATAAAGAAAGAAGATCTAATTACTGAAATCCAACAACCAGTAATGCCTAAATTTAAAACTAATGATGAGATTAAAGAAGAGTTGGCCACACCTTTCTTAATATCCTCTTCTAATACTAAAGCATATATAGACAATCTTAAAGAACAAAGAAAGCTTATAGATAAGAAGATATCTGTTATGTATAAACTAGATGCTCTTAAGGAGATTACTGATAAGCTATTCTCTGGTACTATGACTAATATGGCTAATATAAACAATAGTAAAGATATAGATTCTCTTTCCTCTAAGATCTCTGATGCTATTAGAATCATTGCTGATGTAAAAATTTGACAAGGAGTTGCTCTAGAGGATTTCTCCTCTAGAGCGTAGCATTTTGGAAACCAGTTAGTTCTGAACTATTATTTTGTTCTGTGTAATTTCTTTTTTAAATCTATTGGTTCCATAGCAGAGTTAGAACCTATGCACATTGCTACTTTCTTTGGTTCAACCCATTTCTTAGGTTGAGGATTAACTACTTTATTAGCAGTATAATCATTTAAAGCTCTTGGACCAATGAAATCTTTATCTTCCATATTAATACCTCCTTATATTTTATGTATCAATTAACAATATATTAGTCGAATCCAAGAGAGATTCGTCTTAAATATTCACCATAATTCTATTTAAAGGAGGAATTTTTCATGGCAGTAGGTGCATGGGAAATTAAGTTTTCTACAAATTATCCACAGTTGGTTGCTACTGCAGTCAGCAAAGTAACAGAAGGTCTTTTAGGTGCTGATTATAATGCTGTTGCTTATCTTGGCAAACAGATTGTAAATGGTACTAACCATGCTGTTCTTGCTGAACAGACTATTCTAAATGGTAAAGATACTAAGAATGCTGTAGTAATAGTATTCAACGAAAAACCAGGTTCTCTTGATGTTTCTCTTAATTCCATCAATACCATTCTTAAAGGTGGTGCTGAATTTGGTGGTGTTAAAGTAGATGTTACTGCAGATCTTACAGAAGAAGATAAAGCAGTATTCGCTAAAGCTAAAGAAGGTTATGTTGGTGCTAGCCTAGAACCAGTTGCTCTGCTTGGTAAACAGGTTGTTCGTGGCCTCAATTACATTTTCCTCGTTGAGATGAATCCAGTTGTTTTGAATCCTATAAAGACATATGCTATGGTTACAGTAAATCTCTTCGAGAACGTTGCTACCATTACTGACATTAAACCTTTTGATAATGGTCAGAATAATGGTGGCTTTGGCTATGCTTTTACTTGGTAATTAGTTTATCAAGAATTCTTTACTTGTTTTTCTTAACACACACGTTATTGTTAGAACATATAAATTGCACCTAGAGGTTAATTCCTCTAGGTGTTTCTTATTTGGTTTACATTTCAATAATGAGATCATCTAGTAAGGAGGATATATAATGAACGATAATTCTAGACTCAATAGATTAGAAGACTTGTTTGATGAAGTAAGTGAATCTATTGGTATGATTAAAATAGACCATAGTTTAAAAAATTTAGATAGTCTGGCTCAATCTTTAAACAAATTCTTCGCAGGTACAAAATGTAATAGAGTAATCTACACTTATAATCCAGATAAGATTCCATTTTGTGTAAGTGTAATGCCAATAGTAGATGCAGATGATGTAATTAGAACCATTCAATCTGATTATAAACTTATTGTAAAAGAATATAATGTAGAATTGGATTCTAGACTATTTGAAGAAGATGTAAAACTAACTGATGATGAGATTACTGCTTTGGTAATTCATGATATTGCTGCTATGACATCTGATTCTTCTCCAGCAGAAGAAGTAAAAAGAGCTCTTGATAAATATCTACAAGATAATCATGAAGTATTGAAACTTTCTGATTCCATCCATTATAAAGAGATGCTTTCTTATGGATTTAGAGATGCTATGAGAAAAGTTACTACTGCATTTGAGAAAGCAGAAACTACAGATACTGATATTACATTATTTGAATTACTCCCACCAACTTATGCAGGATACTATAGATCTGGTTTTGAGAAAGTAGAAAAACAGTTATTAGTATATAATGCTGTAGCTAATACTAAGTTCTTGGTACTCTCTTGGGTCATGAGACTATATAAAGATGTACTCCATAATAGAATAGCAGCATTACATACTATTGCTAAATGTATGGAAATGACCCCATCACAACTAGAGAAGAAAGAACTATCTAATCTTGCTAGAAGATTAAATAGAATTGATGATGATTCTCTATTAGAATCTACTTTACTTACTGAAGCAAGAAATAGTTTATATGATAAACTTACTATGCCATTGGAGAAATGTGATGATACTTGCAGTAATCTTAAATTAAGAGTTGAAAATTGTGATGATAATGATGAAGCTTGTGATCTAACTCATTCTATTAATGGACAACTTAGTTTAATGGATGATTATGTTAAAAATACAAGTATGAATAAAAATGAATACAACCAGTGGAATGATATGTTCAAAAGTCTAGTTAAAGCTAGACATCAACTTACTGGTTCTAGAGCTACATTTTTTGCTAAACAACAAAAAATGTATAATACTTGGAAAGGTCAGGTGGATCAGTAAATGGAACCAAAAATAGATGGGATCTTATTACAAGAAGCATATTTTGGAAAGCAAAAAGAACTGATCCAAATAGAGAATCTTTTTAATATATTAAGGAAAAATTTATCGCCAAAACAACAATATGACCTTTCTAAAGTAAAGGCTATACTAAAATCTAAAGAATTAGAAAAAATAGAGAGACTATTTGCTCAGTTGTTTGGATTCAATGAAGTATTTATAGAGATTATTGATTTAGGTGGACAATATAATTTATTTGCTACTCCAAAACTTCCAGCAAAATATGCAGAAAAAATATTTAACAAAGGAGAGCTTGTTTCTACAAAAGAAGTATATGATTCTATAAAACTTACTAATAGAGGATATTTTATAGACAAATCTAGATTTCCATTAGATATATACATAGGTATTTGTATACCTGCATTTTTTGATAAAAATTTAACAGATGAAGAATTGACTGCTGCTATATTACATGAAATTGGTCATCATCTTTATGATATAATTTCTAAATCAAAAATTGAAAATATCGGTAAACTGATAACTGGTAATATTCATCAAAATCCAATAACAATGAATGATGAACAGTTTAGTGATAAAGTGGCTGCTATGTATGGTTATTCTGCTCCATTGGCTTCATTTTTAAATAAAGCTGGAGTTAAATCATTGGCAAATAATGCCAGTATTGCACTTTTTACATTTCAGAAAGAAAATATTAAAAAATCTGATGGTATTCTAAGAATAGTATATACAATAATTGAAATAGATGTTGGTATGATATTTCTATTTGCTTTGTTTGTTCTTAAAGATATCCTAGGATTTTTAAATTTACTCGTAATGAATATTCCAATATTAAATAAATTATTAGCTGTTACTGGATTCGTTGGTGACCCACATCCGGCTGTACCACATAGACTTATAAACAATATAAATTATATGGAAAAAGAATTAAAGAAGGCAAAAGTAAACAATCCTAGATTAGCTAAGAACATTCAAAATGAAATTAATGAAACCAAAAAAATAATGATGAATGCTATAAACGGAAAATATTCATTTGATAGTGAAGATGATGAATTACTAAGTCATAAAATAATGGCATATTATGCAGTTCTTCAAGCTGTATCCCCTATATCAATAATATCTAATGTAACGTTTAGAATAATAAGTACTCTGTTTACTATTGATAAAGGAGAAAGAGAATTAGAAGAGAAATCTAGAAATAAAGGATATTTTAATCTTTATTAAAAAAATACCAAGGCTATATTATAGCCTTGGTATTTTCATTATTGATCTAATACATCTCTATCTAATTTATTCAACTCCTTTCTATTTTTATTCACTCTCTTAACACTAACTATATCATTTATCACCTCCTTTATTGTATATTCTTTGGGAACTTTATAAATTAACTTCTTAATTCTTCTATTTGCATATAATTGAAACCAATGTGCAATTGCACATATCAAGCATTCAATTATCATACAAAATGTTACACTTGGACTTGCAATTTTGGTTATCGCTACCAATAATGCTGCTCCAAATAAAGATGCTAACAGTCCCCATGTATCACATTTAGCCCTGAAGATTGTCAAAGCTGAATCATGAATGCAGTTATTGATGTTATCCATCTTCACCGCCTTCATTAACTGAGTCCCACATATACAAATCATGTTGTACACTAGGAATCTTAGTTCCGGATTGCTTTCTCCAACACATGCTATGCTGAAGAAAGATATGTCAGTCAAAATCATTATTTTCATAAAATTCTGACTAATCCATCGAGTAGCTATTATACTCTGTTTAATAAAAGCCACTCCAACTTTCGACAATCGGAAAATTATAGTACATGTAGCAATGTACTCCGGTGTAAGATGAGCCATGAAGAAGTTTACTATCACCGGACTAGTAAACCCCATAACAAGTGAGATAAGTACCTCGTTTAAATATAACGCGGCTCTGATGGTTAAGTTACCATCTTTAAAGAAATATTTAGACATATAAAACCAACTCCTCTCTATGTCTACTAAAATAATATATGACAGAAATGAATTAGTTTTACAATTTAAATATATATTATATAGATGAAATAGTGTGAAATTTAGAACTATTTCCCAACTCCTTATTATATATCCTTTCGTTTGGAGACTAGGTTAATTTTATCCTAGTCTTATTTTTTTAGTAAACCAAAAAATAGAGATATACTATATAAATGAATCAGTAAAGCTTAAGCTTTACTGATATTCTATTCTCTTTATGGGATTAGTTATTTTTTCTTTGAAGATAAGCATGTTTAGGATTCTACTATTCCTAAAACATCTTATTGATACAATCATCTATATTATTTAAGGAGGTCATATTATTATGGCAGCATTTGAAGGTTTCCAAGGTTCTAACGAATCCAGATTTTCTCCGACAGTTTATGGTTACTCTTTCAGTAACTCAGAGTCGGTTGTAGACAAATCCAATATTCAGTTTTCTATGTGGAAGACTACTATCAAGATTTCTATTTCTCCATTGATTGATACCGGCACAAATGAATGGAGAGTAGATCGTAAGAATGCTATTTCTGCATATCTTATTCCATCTAAAGCAATGATGTTTGCTGATATACTTATGAAGTATAAACAAGATCCTGAGAAATATAATAACTGGGGTGTTGCTTCTGGCTCTGCATATATCTCTGTTATTAATCCAAAATCTATCAAACCTAATGCAGAAGGATTTGCCATTATTAATATCCGTCGTATTTCTACTGAAGGTGTAGTAGAAGCATCTTATTCTTATGAAGTCAAAGCTGGTGGCACATATAATGCTGTTATTGGTTTTGATGAAAAGAAAGGAACATTCTCTCAGGACTTTGATACTTATGCATCTACTGAACTTGATTTGATTGCTATTCAGCTTATGCAATATGCTAAGGCTATGAGTAATGCTGTAGCATTTACAGTAACCAATAATCAATATGATTATCTTGATAAGATTGCTCAGAAAGTTGGTGCAGACTTCTCTGGTGGATATGCCAAGACTTATACTAATCAATCATATTTTAGTCAGTCTGGTGCTCAGCAACAGCAGTCCGTTCAGCCTCCAATGAGTGCAGGACTTGAATCTCTGATTGGACAATAATCCAAATAGAAACTTTTGTAAGTAGAGTACTTTTCGAGTACTCTACTTATTTTTTCGTGAGGAAACATTATGCTTTCAGATTTAATACATGGAAGAGCATCTATAAGAGTAGATCCTAATAAAAAGGGAAGAGAATTTAAATATATTCTTTGTTCTTTTGAAAGTCTATTTGATATAGATATTGGTTGTGTTGCTTATATCTTAATTTCTTTTAAAGATAGTAAGTATATCAAACCAGAAGCATATAACTATACTCCATTATTTGTTCAATATCAATTAGTTCATAGAGACTCTATTAATCCATTATCTATCATCTTTAAAGATGAATATAAGGACCAAATAGATAATCTGTATAATGAATTGCTAGATAATAAGAAAGATGACATTATCAAATTATCATATCAAACTTATCTAGCAGTTTTAGTAGATCAATTAAAGATAATGGGTGGATATACTATTGAAGTTGAATGTGAATCAGATATTGAAAAAGAAAAAGTATCTAAATTAGGTTTAACTCCAGTAGATTACCAAGAAAACTTAGATAAGTATTTTACTCTAATTTTAAAATCTCCAAAAGATTTAAAAGATAGGTTACTGTTTACCGGCAAAACTGTATATCTATGGAATACTTCTATCAATTATTTTGATATGAAGAAAGGTGTAGAGAATGAAATACTTACAGATGAGATCATAGCTCTTATGGGTCAGAAAAATGTAATAAAGATGATAGACCCTTATCAATATACAGAAGAGCTTGATGATAATAAGGAGGAATAACAACATGGCTTTTAATCTAGTCACAAATGTAGTAGATGAAACTCAATTAAGACAAGCTCAACTTAGAGCTCTTGAATTATTTGCAACTACTGTAAGAGGCACTTATGGTCCTATGGGTGAATATACTGCTTATAGTATGCAAGATCCATCTAATAAACTTAAAGCTATTGTATCTTACTATACTAAAGATGGTTTTACCGTATTAAAACATGTAGATACTGATAAACCAATAGAATCTCTTCTTAAAGATGATATTCGTACTATTTGTACTCATGTTATTAAGACTATTGGTGACGGTACTACATCTGCTACTATATTATCATATCTTATCTTTAAAGGTCTTTTGGATCTTCAGTATCAGAAAAAACTTCCCAAAAGAAAGATTATCAAAGCATTCAAAGAAATTATTAAAGAAGGTATTGCAGAAATTGAATCTAAGGGAAGAGAATGTACAGTAGATGATATCTATAATATCGCGTATACATCTCTTAATGGTAATGAAGAGATGGCTAATATTATAACAGATATTTATAAAGAGAGTGGTATGGATGTATTTATTGATGTAAGCGCATCCAATACTAAAGATACTGTGGTTAAGACTTATAATTCTCTTGCTTATGAAGCAGGATATATAGATCCATGCTTTATCAATAATGAACAAGATAATACTGTAGATTACCGCAATCCTCATATCTATGTATTTGAATCTCCTATTGACACTCCAGATATGATTAATACTCTTAAATTGATTTTCATGAAAGAAGTTAAAGATCCTATTGAAAAATATCAGCAAGCATTAAATAAAGGCAAACAACCAGATATTTCTTTGTCTCCAGTATTGATTATTTGTCCTCATATTTCTAGAGATGCCAATAGCTTCATTGATCAACTCATTGTAGAGTTTACTAATATGAAGATGGCTCAACGTCCTCAATTCTGTATTGTATCTAATATTGATAACGACAATGGATATCTTTTAGATATTATGAAACTCACTGAAGCTAAGTTCATTAAGAAATATATTGACAAAGAATCTTATGAAATTGATAAGAAAGTTGGTCTAGCTCCTAATGAACTAAATATTAGAACATTTGCTGGTACTGCAGAACGTGTAGTAGTAGATGCTCTTACTACTAAGATTATCAATCCAAAACAGATGTATGATGAAAATGGTGAGTATACAGAGTTTTATACTAACTATATCAAACAATTAGAAGATCTTCTTAAGAAGTACGAAGAAACTAGAGAAGAGATTGTTAAGATAGGTAAGCTCAAGAGACGTATCAATATTATCAAAGCAAATATGGTAGATCTCTATGTAGGTGGTATTGGCACTACAGATAGAATGGCTTTATCAGATTCTGTAGAAGATGCTGTTCTTAACTGTCGTTCTGCTGCTGCTGATGGTGTTGGTTATGCAGCAAACTATGAAGGTTTAAGAGCATTCAATAAGATTCTTACTAAATATGATGCTGAATTTAAAGCAGCAGAAGATAGTAAGCAAGCTCTTATTAACAAAGAAGTAGCAACAGTTATAGCTAAATCTTACTTAGACCTTTGTGCTCTTATCTATGTACCTTATTGTGATGATAATATTGAAGATGCTATGAATATAGTAGTTCTATCTTTAGCAAATTCTAATGAAAATAAGAGAAAACCGTTTAATATTTTGACAGAGGAGTATGATGATCTTGTGCTCACTTCTATCAAAACTGAACCAGCTATCCTCGAAGCTATATCTCGTATTATCACTACTCTTTACAATACTAATCAGTTCTTGGTTCCTGATCCAAGATTCAATATCTACCAAATGGATAAAGATGATGAAGAGTATAAGAAACAAAAAGAAGAAATGAATAAAGTAGAACAGAAACCTGCTCCTTCTGATGGAATGAAAAAATAAAATTCTAAATTAAAACGTACAAAATAATAGTGCGTTTCTGCTATTTACTCTTAACTAATGTGGAGTAGCTTTGGTCGGCTACTCCACATTTTAGTCAAAGAGAAATTTAGAAGGTGAATTGTAATGACCAAACTAACATTTGATAACTGGATTAAGAATCCAACAGGTGCTAGACCAATGATGGTTCAGCAAAGAGAAATGGCTAGACAGATTTATACTGATAAATATAATAAAATGATGCTGGCATCTGCTGGAGCTATGAATTATACTTTATGGAAATCACAAAAGGGAGATAGATTTATTGTCTTCTTTACAATACCATCAGAATCTACCCAAAAAGTATTCTATGATGTAGTTATTGAATTCTATACGAGAGATACAATAGAAACTCAAAAGAATAATCTAAATGGGTATTATGTGAAATTCTTTTCTAATGATCCTAACTTTACGTTTACATTTGCCTATGTATATAACAAAGAAGGATTAATAATTCAGGACCTGAAAAAGAAACTATCTGCTCAGTCTATTACAGATAGACCTAAGATCACCAATCCTAATAAAGTGGTAGGATGGGTAAAAGCATTTTACTTTGCATACTTGTATATGAATGACCATGGTCTATTCAATAAATTGAATTGGTTAAATGCATATACTCTACAATCTCAACTTACAACTTGTATTAATAATGTAATGGATGCACAAAAGAAATTAGTCCAAGTTCAATCTCTGAAAGAACTCCAAGATTCTAAAAAGAATCCAAAAATTCCTAATATTGGAAATACCAATGATTTAGAATCTCTAAAATATAAAGCTAAAAGCACTAAGAATGTAGATAAAATGAAGAGTGTGATTAGCAAGATATCTAGAGATAATGTTAAAAGAGCTAATAAAGTCAAATATTCAAAAAGAATAAAATGACATTAGGAGGTTTCTAAAAATAGGCATATACTATTAAATTGGTATAGGGAGAAAGTAGCATTAAGGAAGAAGGAGACACAAGATGAACTACAAAAATGCCAATGAACTTCATAACGAAGGTATAGGGGATATTCCTTATGGAGATGATAGATTCTATAGACCTAGAATCAAACTTAATCGGGCATTATACAAAGAAGGAGAATTGATACCTGTAGTAGATTTTGTTGACCATAGTATCTTTAAAGAAGGAGATATGATAGCAAAGCATGACTTTGCTAATGCTCTAAAAGGTCAACCTGCACCTAATGTTGTTTTTAATGCAACAAAACCACCTATTGATCAATGGCAACCAACATGTGCTGAAGACATGATCTTCACACATATTAGAGGAGCTATCATAGCACCAGTTCACAAATTTTTTAATATGTCAGATGACGATAGAGCAAATGACATGTTTGACTATTTCTATGTGACTGCTAAGAGATGTTATAATTCTGATACTAAAGTGAAACCAGATGGAGAAATATCTATCGGATTTAGAGATCATTGTACCAGCTATCTGAACTATTTTGAAAAGTACTATGATACAGATTTGCAGTTGTTAGGACTGTATAAAGAAATCAAATATATGATAGATTGTGTTCCTAACTATTCTTTAGAAGCATTCAAGTCTGACCTTTGGAAATACTTTATCAATCCAAATATGTCTTATGTGGCTTGGAAACTGAACTATGCTTTGGATAAGATGACCTTGGAACAATTCTCCTTAGATTTGAACTATAAGAACAATAAGTCTCCAGTATTAGAATACTCTCCTTTCCATGCTAAGATCATGTTAAAGGTGTCAGTTCAACAGAATATGATTATACCCCTTCTGACTCATTTTATAGTGAAGAAGAAGTATGATCAATCGGAAACTAAGAATATACTTCTTTCTACTTTTGATTTGTTGTTTCAAGCAGCTGATCTTATATATGGGGTGGATCTCAATTCTAAGATCCTTGAAACAACATCTTCTAACGTTGAGAAGAATGTATCAAACAATTTGACTCTTTGGGAAATGCAGACTATAAGAGCAAGAAACACTACTACCCATTCTATGGAGACAGTAGAAAATATAATCATGCAGATAATTCCAAAGTATACCTATTCAAAGAACATCATTCACTTTAATTACAATGCTATCAATAGAGATATCAAATTCAAAGTAACTGGAGTACCATATGAGTTTGGTTTTGTTATGCTATCCTCTTCTATAAGAGATGATGATAACAACTCTGAATGTGATAAGTTTGAAGCTCATTCTGCTAAACTGAATGAAGCTACTATGATTCAAACACTCACTAATTGTCAAGAAACAATGAAGAGAATCATACTCAAATATGGTCCATTTGATGAGAATGAAATCATGTTCTATTATAAGAGAATGTGTAAGAATGGCAAGTTTGTAGTTAATAAACTTCAGAATGTGCTTATTACATATCTCTTTGCTAAAGAGTTTGATGATCCTCAAGCAGTTAAGATTGTAAATATAAAGAACTATATCATTCTTTGTATTACTGCTAGAAGAATGCTTCAATCTTATAACATGTTTCAGTTACCATTCATGATTGGTGGCAAAGTCAATAGAATTGTTACTAAGAAGAATATTAATAAGAAAGAACTTCAGAAGATCAAAGCATCTAAGTTCTTTCCATTGATTCATGAGAAGTATAATAATGAGAAGATAGAGAATGATACTATATTCTCACTCATTGCTCAAGTATTATCTTCTGAGTATGAAACTATTGACTACTATCATAGAGAGAATGATGGTTTGCAAATCAATATCATTCCTGATTTAGTATCAGAGGAGTTGTTAAGACTAGTGATGCTTATATGACACAACAAGCTAATACTATCCAGGATCAACTCAGGGAACAGCTCAAGCAGCTGTTCCCTGATTATAAAGAATCTGGAAATAGAAAAGAATTTATGATCAATTGCCCACTATGTGAAAAAGAAGGAAGACCTGACCATGGATATCATATGTATATCTCTTTAGGATATGATGATAAACCTCCTATGTATAATTGTTTCAAAAACCATAATCATAGAGGTGTATTAACAAAATCCTTTCTAGAGCAAAATTCTAGATATCCCCAGTACATGGACACAGGTGTTCTTTCTCAAGTGGCAAAACGTAATTCTGCCTTGTCAGATTTAGGCAGGTACCGGCAAATTAGACAAGGGAAATATGAGTTTTATGCACCTTTGTCAAATAATGAGATAAAAACTAATACAAAATTAGGCTATCTTAATAAACGTCTAGGTTGCAATCTATCATTGATAGATTTGCAGTCTCTTAAGGTTATATTGAATATAAAAGATTTTTTAATATATAACAATATAACCAGACTATCTAGAAGTCAGTATACAGTAGATCTTCTAGATCAATACTTCATAGGATTTCTTACAAATAATAACTCTACTATCATTCTAAGGAATTTAGTAAAGGAAAGAAACAAGTTACCAGAAGTAGTGCGAGATAGATATATCAAGTATTCTATAGTAGAAGGGGGATTTAGTGGATATTATACCATTCCTTCTACTGTAGATATCTATAAGCCAGTTAATATTCATATAGCTGAAGGTACATTTGATATATTATCTGTATATATCAATCTATGTGGGATGAACAATGTACAGAATATCTATTCTAGTATTGGTGGTAACTCTTATCTTAATGCTATGAAATATTATATTCTAGAGTGTGGTATAATAAATCCTATATTCCATTTGTATATAGACAATGATATTCCTAATCAGTTCTTAGAACAGATTAGAAGAGTTATAAAACCTCTAAATCTACAAGTCTATATACATATGAATATAGCATCAAATGAAAAGGATTTTGGTGTATCACCCGAAAGGATAAAGCACTATTCTTACACACTATAGGGAGGGAATCACAATATGACAGCTATGAGAAGTGATGAATTACAATCCAAAGCATATATACCTTTTACCATTTTCCATAAAGCTAAGAAAGTTGATGAAGATGGCAATGTCATCTCAGTAGATGACAAGATTAGTATTAAGGATTTAACCTCAGTCCAGTTTGAGCAGGTTAAGTCTGAGTTTGGACAGGACTTTGATAGAATCAAAGATGTATCTATCAATCTTAAGATAAATGATATTTCTCCATTAAGATTATTCGAATATGATCAAGATTATGGTTATCTTCGCCTATTCTATATGACCTATACTGATAAGATCAATGTATATCATCCAGAATCTTCTCTATATATAGAAGAGAAAGATCGCATTGATATATTATGTTTAGATACTGGATTTGATAAGACGTATTCTACAGATTCCACTATCTTCTTAGTATCTGATGTGGTTTCTCTTGATAAAGAGTTTGAAAAACATATTGGATTATTAGAGAATACATTTGAAGATGGAGAAATCTTTGATGGTGAATGTATGATTGGTTTAGAGAGTCTTTTAGAAGGAAATCTTCCTGAGTTTGAGATTCTTTATATGGATGCTGCAAATCAAATTTATAGTCTTGCTGATATAGCAAAGGCTGATTACCAGCACTTCAAGAAACTTACAGATCATAATCATCTTGAAGCTGTGTTTAGACAGTTTGATTATTCTAATCCAACTGTATTCAAGAGAGGAGAATTCTCTTGGTATAATCTGTTCATGAAGCATATTCAGACTCAAACTAAAAGTTTATCATTAAGCTAACATTATATTAGTGGTGTGGTGGCCACACGTTGTTAAGCAATGGTGATGTTCCTTTCGGTAAGATTCCCAGTAGCTGTAATGGCTACTGGGAGTCTTATTGTTTTTGTAAAAATCTATATATTTACATGTATATTATGGTTGTGATGATAGATAAAAATGTTTAAAAATGAAAGGAGATTATCATCATGGAATTCAAGAAATTGTATGCAAAGGCTTTGTTAACACTGCCGTATGAGCAGTATATGAAACCGAATATTATTTCAATGTTGGCGTATGCGTATGTGTGGCTTAAAAACCAAAATCAGTATTATATGATATTGTGCACGTCACAATATTATTGTACTGAAGCCAGCATAGAAGAAAGAAAACAGATGGAGGATATTTATGCATCTGTTTTATAAAATAATCCTGGGCTAAGCCCAGGTTTATTTTTTCACATCAAGATAAGCAAAACTCTAAGAAGGAGGTATAATAATGGGTTCTTTTACCAACAAGCATTACAATGAAACAGTACAAAGTTTAGTACAAGGATCACAAGATCGACTTAAAAACCCGTACTATCTTTTTTCTAATAAATCACCAACAGCTGTAATGTATTATAATATAAATCATAAAATGTCTACATTAGATCAAGGAACTAGACAAGTATATGATCATATAGGAGAAAATTCTCCTTTAAGATTTAACAAGATTATAGATTTTCAGTTATATGGTATTCCTAGGATAGAGATAGATTATAATGTTGGAGAATATGGTATAGAATCTCCAGTAGAAGGAGAAGCACTAATTCTTCCTAATACAGTAATACCATGTGTAGATGATATGTTCACTATCAACTATCTAGTTGATAAGCCAGTTATCTTTAGAGTATCAAAGGTATCTATAGATACATTGGATACAGGATCTAACTTTTATAGAATTCAATACTTTATAGATCGTGTAGATTTAGATGCTCTTAAGTATCTTAATGGTAAGCAGTTAATAAATGAGTATGTATATAAGCCTGGTAATATAGGTTCTAATTTAGTATCTGTTATTGCTAAAAAGGATGCCGATATTATAGAGAAATTATCTGAGGCAGCTACAGAAATTCTACACTACTATGCTGATCTATTCTTTAAACCATCTATACAGACATTTTGTTATCTCTATACAGGGATATTTATCTATGATCCGTATTTGATTGAGTTCTTAATTAGGAATAAAGTATATGCTGTACCAGACAATGAATATTATATGTATATTTCTCAAGCAGTACATACTCCTAGAACTTTCAATATAGAATATGAACACACTATCTTTAGAGATATAGAAAAAAGAAATCCTAAATTAAGAACTAATTCTTGTTATATGGTTCCTTGTCATGATCCCAATAGTTTACTTATGAATAGAATGGAAGACTATTTTGAATTATCTATTAATCTTAAGAATAAACCATTCTCTCCTCCTATCAATTGGTTGAATATGGAACTATTTGATAGAATAGTAAATAATAATCTATACGACGTGGATGACCCAGATGCTCCTATATATAGAAATATCATTATCAGGTGGATGAATGATAAATCATACACTGTAACTGATGAAGAGTTAGAGAATCTTATCAATCTATCTTATCATCCATGCAAAGATCTATTCTATGAGATTCCTATTTTGTTATTTATTCTAAATGATATAGTAACTGGTTTACAAGTAGATCTTACTAACTTACCATCTAATGGTAATGGTGCTATTGGTAATACTTCTGCTATATCTACTACAAATGCATTAGCAGATGATATTACTGCCGATGAATATGCTAATGGTGGAAATTGTAATAGAACTTGTATGTGTCCTAGAGGAGATACATATGAAAAACCAGGATCAGAAGATTCATATTTGACTGGTAGATAAAAAAAAGAATGGAGTTGGTATACCAAGCCAACTCCTGGGAATTAGAAATGTTAATTTGATTGGGGACCAAGTTATGTTAATTGATTTTGTGTATAAATTTAAGGAGGGTTGTTCACCTCTTTCTTTTATTTTACTCTATTAACTATACTAACAAATGATGTTAATATAAATATATATAAAACTTAACATAACTTGGGAACATTTCATACCCTAAATTAAACCTTCTACCTATTTCCTTACATTACCCATGGGGAAATATTGCTTCGGTTTCATATTAATAATATATAATTGAAAAAATGTTTATTTTACCAGAATAGGGCAATCCCTATTCTGGTTTAGCGTTTAATATACGTTCTAAGATTAGTTAATGTACGTTTCTTTTTTATTTGGAATATGTTATATGATGAAAACAATGTGTCTAAAGATTTGGTCCTAATACAATTACTTAATGCCACCATTGCATCTAAACTATTCATAAAATCTTCGTCACTATCAATATCTTCTATTAATTGTTTGAGAGCTATGAATGCTGATGCTTCTTTTCTAATAAACTCCATTATCTGATCATAAGGAGGGTTTGCCATGTTTTGCATCTCATTCATTGTATTATCAGGATTAAGGATTGCTACCATCTTATTGCCCTCCTATATTTTCTATTACAAGATGGTCAAGTTAATCTATAAAACAGTATGATAATCAGACACCTTATTAGAAGGAGGTTTTATTTGTGAGTGCTGTTGTAGACCAAATCATGTTAGAGGACATGTTGAATGAAGATATGGCAGATATTGCCATAACTGGTTCTTATAATGAAGCAATAGATACATTGCTTGTATATGATGAAGAAACCAAATCTTATGATCCTGATAATGGAATGATGTTTCCACCTGAAATTAAAGATTATAATGAATATTTGGATGAGGTGAAATAAATGCAATTGGTAGATGTAAATATTGCAGATGTGATGTCTGAAGGAAGTTATGATGAGACTTTAATGGAATCTGCAGATATGTTTATTGTTGATCAACATATTGACGATTTTAGAGAAGCTACTTATGATTTAATGGGTGGTTCTATATCTTTTGATGAAGCTGTAGATCAGATACTAGATGTATAACAGTAAAATAAAAATTATATCTTTAAGGAGGATATATTAATGAAAAAGAAAGTAGATGTTTATTGTGCAGCAGCATTTGTAGTAAATGGTGCTCCATTTGCAGGCAAATGCCTGAATATTGTTCTTGATGTTGAGGATATTCGTACGTGCTTGTTAAATAAAGCCTTTGTATGGGAATTGACTCCAGAAGGTAAAAGAATCCCTCTTGATTTTACAAATTATCGTCTTAACAATGGTGGTGTTGTTGATGATAAAACAATCGTGTCTAATGATGCTAGACTTAGAAACAATAATGTTACAAGAGTGATTGTGGATCCTGAAACATCTAAGGTTGTTAAAGAAACTAAAGTTGTAATTGAGAAAGTTGAAAAAGAAAAACCAAAAGTTGTTAAAGAAGAAAAGAAAGAAAAAGAAGTAATCAAGGAAGAAAAGAAAGAAGATGCTAAAGTAGTTGCTGAAATGGATGTAACTGCTAAAGTAGAAGAAACCAAAGAAGAAAAAAAGTTAGATAACAACTTTAAGAATAATAACAATAATAAACACAACAAGAAGTGATAACATAACCATAGAGGATGGATTCCTCTATGGTTTACATTGCAGTAATATATATTATTGTAATTGAGGTGAATTTCATTGGAACAAGAGAATCTAATTGGATGTATCCTATGTGAAGAGACCTCTGCTAATGTTGAATTTAAAGTCAAGGGAGAAAATCGTAATGGTTTTCTTATTGCAGAAGGGATACTTCAGCAGGGTAATGAAATAAACAGAAATAGAAGATATTATCCCACAGAAGAATTGGTAGCAGCTATTAATTCTCCTAGATGTAAAGAATTAGTAGAATCTGGTAACCTTAAAGGCGAAGCTGGTCATCCAACTGATACTTCTCTTTCTAGACAGGCTAAAGTAGATCCTACTTTAGAGCAAGTTTGGTATCAGAAACTTTGGATGGATGGAGATTATGTAATGGGTCAATTTAGAGGTACTAATAATGAATTAGGTAGATCCTTTAATGAAGACCTAAGAGATGGGCAAAGACCTTCATTCTCTCTTAGAGCTGTTGGTTCTTTGGTTAATGAAAATGGTAGAGCTACTGTAAAGAGAATGCAGATGATTACATATGATAGAGTTTATTTCCCATCTCATTCTAAAGCATATACTACTAGACTAGTTACTACTGAAGCTGCTGTTGGTGTACCATCTCATGAACAGAGATATTATGATATTAACAAGGATGACTATTTCTTTGTAAAGACTGATGAGATTAATAGATTAGCTGAACAAGGCAACTTTGTAGATTTGTCTGAGAGTGTAGTAACTCCTCTTAAACAAGAAGAAGTTAAGAACTATCTGTTATCTGAATCTGCTAATCTTAAACTTGCTTTAGATACGTTTGATTTACTTTATGAATCTATGGAAGTAGCAAATGATCTAGGTACTATGAAAGTTAAGACTACTTATGGTGATACTTTATATCTAGATACAGAGACTGCTCTTAGAAAAGAAATGATACACGAAATCAATAACTATTTTTAAATGCACTATCCAGTAGAGCTTAATAGCTCTACTGGTTTTTCTTTAGCAAAAACAAATAGATAAGATGAGAAATGAGGAGGTACCACTATGGTAAAAGAAGGTAGAATTTATGTAATTGAAGGTCCAGATGGTTCTGGCAAAACTACTATGGTTGGTCATCTTGTTGAAAGATTGAGTAGTGTTGGGATACCATTTGAAAGTATAGCATTACCCAATAAAGATTCTAGTATGTATGACCAAATAAGATTAGCATTAAAAAAGAGTTATGTAATCATAGATCAATTACAGAGATACATGCTCTATAACATGGATGACTGTTTCTCTAAGATTATAATTCCAAAGATTCAAACTGGTATGAATATAATCTTAGATAGATGGGCTGTATCTACTATTATCTATAATATGATAAATAGAGGTAAGCTTATTGAAGAGGTATACCTTACTTCTGATGGTAGTATAGATATGGAAGGTATAGTAAGAAGAGGATCTTGCTTTACTTGGCCTAATAAAATCTTTTACCTTAATACCCCTAAAAAAGTTTTAATAGAAAATGCTATTATAAGATCTGGAGTAAAAAATACAGAGATATTTGATAAAGAAGATATCGTCGAAGATTTATACAACGGTTATCAAGATTTTTATAAAGCTATCACAAATCCTATGTATAAATTTGAGGGACACAGAATTTATGAATTTAAAACTTCTATAAATAAGGATAGACATATGATGATTGATCCTAATCCTATATATTATGCCAATCCTTTTGATCCTGGATTATATATCTCTATGGAGGATAAAATATTTGATGAAATAGCAAAGGATGTTGGTGTGGTATGAAACTATCATTATCTATTAGAATACGCTCAAATCTAGAATTGATCAAGATCTTTTTAAATCATATTAATAATAGATGGAAATTGAGTACAGGAAAAGTTGTAGGATTTGCTCTGTCTATTTTATTCATGCTTTCAGTTCCTATATTATCAAATTATCTATATTCTCCTGATACAGAAACAGAATCTACAATGGTAATACTTATTTGTTTTATGGTAGAACTAGTAGTATTCTTGCTTATGTACTGTAGTTTTAATAAAACAAAAATAGAAAATGTAGGAAAAGAAATTGGGTATACTACTAAAACTTTTAAGTTTATTCTTTCTTCTTATAATAAAATAATATATAGATATGGATTACTAATACCAAAATACAAATATTTCTTTACACCTATAAGAAGAATAGAAGAGTTAGATTTAATAGTAGCCAATCTAGTATTGATAAAAATATATGAGCTGTATTTTAAGAACGTAGATAAGTATGGTCCTAGTACAGTTAGATATATACCTGCTACTGTAGTAACTGATCTTATCAATAATAAGGAATTCAAAGAATTTTATTCTGTATTATTCTTTGATCCTAAACTTAAAGGAAAGAAAAACCATTATGATGCATTAGTGGTTAATGTATTAGATGCTGTAGTAACAGAATTATATACAAAAGATTGGTTTACTGAGTACTATGATCCTGATAAGATAGATATGATTATAAATACAATACTAGAACAATGGTCTTATTTAGCTATTCAATATAATTTAAACATAGAGGATTATATTATAACAAAAAATTAAAAGTGAGTAGGAGAAATCCTACTCACTCATCTTATCGTAAAACTGTTACATTATAAATTGGTTCTGAGTTTAGATTTATATAAGCAGTATATGTATCTCCAGATATATTGCTATATCCACTGTAATCAAATATACCTCTTGCTATAAACTGAGACATTTTGATTATATCTGTATTATTGATAACCATATTTTTATTTTTTATCACATTGAGTTCTTTGTAAAGTCTATTCTGAATATATAATTCTAGATTAATATTATCAACTAATGGATATTTAGTAGCATATACATCTTCTTTGGTTAGGATTGATAAACCATCTAATACCTTTTCTTTAACAGAAGATATATAAGGAAAGAGAATTTGTTCTCCATTATAATAATCTCTTTGTAGATAATATGCTTGTAATACTATATCAGGTACTTCATATGGGCCCAAATACTTTTTTAGTATATCGTCATACTTAGAAAGATAATTAATAGTATTTATGTTGTTTGAGTACTCTATGTATCTCATATAATCTATATCATTATGCCTATTTGGAATTATCTTTTGATTACAGTGAGATAACTCATGAGCTACAATGAATAATAAACCTCCTCTTATCTCATTATCCATCAATTCAATATAATTAAACTTTTCAAATACACTATCAAGTCTAATCTCTATATATAACATACACTGAGATCCAGCTATTTCTATTTTTTTAGCGATATCTGGATTAGGTTCTGTCAAAGCTAATCTAATAGCTGGTGCAATATTATTGATTTTACCATTTAATGCGTCATAAACTTTCTTGACGTAGAGTATGCAATCTCCATAGGTTAGCATTATTTCTTTTTCTCCTTCTTGACTATTCTTATACCATCTATATCTCTATCAAATTTATTTCTATAAAATTTTATTTCTTCTATTGATTGAGATGATCTTATTGTATATAGAGCATTTCTAACATAATAGTCTAATTGTTCTTGAAATTTCTTTGGAACTTTTACAGTGTCATATACTTTCTTTATATGACCCAATGCTATTAGCTTAGCAGCTGGTAATTGTTTTGCTAATTTAGATATAGTTTTATTTAATTCTTCATATGTAAGTTTTTTACTAGCTCTTGGATCATTTTTAACAGTTTCTATTGTAAAATCACATTCTTTCTCTAGCATCTTCTCAGTTTCTTTGGCATTTTTTATGACTTCTTTTAAACTACTATCATTCTTTGGTCTATATGCTAGCATTGCTTTATAAAGTTTTCTAGCCTTCTCACCTCTTTCTGATTTTTCTGAAAGATAGTTAAACAATATCGGTTTGATTTTATATTTTCTTACAGTTGTATCTGTGGTTTTTTGAAATGAGTACCATTTTATAGATTTATCTCTTTCTATAAGAATTCTAATATTAGCATTAGAATAAATGGCGTCTTTATTCTTTGATACTGCTAAGTAAATTCCATATAGACTAGACATATCTAATCCTACATCATCGGGTTGTAACATTGCCATAAAATCATCGAATTGTTTTCTTTTTTCAAAATCAATTGCCATATTAATCCCCTCCATAGTAATAATATATTTCTATAATTTACTTTAGCACACATCAGTAACGGATTGTCAAAAGGAGTGTGAAACATGAATGATCCAAATGAAGTAAGATTAGTGGAGAATACTCAAATAGTAAGATATTATCAGAAATCCACTACTAATACATCCTTTGTTGAGATGAGTAACTATCTTAAATCTGTTGGTATAAAGAACAATAGATTTATGCTTACATTATTAGATCCAGATCTAGCAAATATAGATCCTCATGATCCTAATCTACCATTAATATATAAACAGAAAGTTCTATGTGAGATATATAATAACTTTTGGTATTATCTAAGAGAAGTTGTAAGAGTTCCTAGTGTTGGTGAACCATCTAAGTTTATTCTAAATAGAGGTAATATGGCTTTCCTCTATCTAGCTACTATGAACTTCAACTGTTATCTTATGCAGCCTCGTCAGACTGGTAAGACTATTGCAGCTGTTGCATTCTATCTATATATCTATAACTTCAGAACTAAGAATACTATTATTCCTCTTCTAAACAAAGAGTTCAAAGATTCTAAAGAAAACTTATCTCGTATTAGAGCAATGAGAGATTTGTTACCACCATATTTGAGATTCGATTCTGTATTCTCTATTATTAATGGTAAGAAGAAGAAAGTAACCAATACTGCTATCTTGATGAAACATGCAGTCAACATGAATGAGCTAAGAACCTATGCTAAAGCAAGAAATGATATGCATGCATCTAACCTATTACGTGGTCAAACATTCCCATTACTCTGGGCAGACGAGTTTGCATTTATACCATTTATGAAAGTAATCTATGCAGGCATGATCCCTGCTATGTCTAAAGCTACAGAAATAGCTAAGAGAAATAATGTTCCATATGGAATTCTATATACAACAACACCTGGATTCTTAACTACAGAAGAAGGACAATATGCATATAAGGTTCTGTGTAATGCTAGTAAGTTTAGTGAACAATGGTATGATTTACAATATTATCAGATTAGAGATATAGTAACTTCTAATAAACTTTCATCTTTCATTCATATAGAATTTAACTATCAAGAGTTAGGTTATTCTGAGGAATGGTTCTATGAGAGATGTAAAGAAGCAGAATGGGATTGGCTTACCATTAGAAGAGAATATCTATTAGAGTGGTCTGATGAAGCAGAGAACTGTCCATTTACTAAAGAAGAACTAGATATAGTTAAGAAATTCTGTAAGAAACCTAAGAAGACTATATTAATCTTTAATAGATATGAACTTAGAGTATTTGAAGAAATACCATTGAATACTAACCTAGTTCCTAAGTATCCACCTATAATTGGTGTTGACGTATCTGGTGGTGTATCTAAAGATAGTTCTGCTATTACTATTATAGACTCTAAGACTACAAGAGTCTTTGCAGAGTTGAATTGCAATGTTATTTCTCCTATAGACTTAGCTAGAGTAATAGAATTCATAGTACTGAATATGATGCCGAATGCTATAGTAAATATCGAATCTAACTCACTTGGTTTATCCGTGATTGCCAAACTTAAAGAAACCAAAGTAAAGAGAAACCTTTATTACGAGATAAAAGAAAAGGTGTTAGAAGAATCTACTATAGATGGTAAGATATACAGATCTAAGAAGATAGTTAAGTGCTATGGATTAAACAACAACAAAGATACTCGTGAAGAACTCATAGATCTACTAAGACAGAGAATGAATCTCCATAAAGATAAGTTTATCTCTGAAACTCTATATAGAGAACTTAGAGGATTAGAAGTAAAGAAGAATGGTAGAGTAGAACATTCTGATTTGGGTCATGATGACCAGATATTCTCTTATCTAATGGCTATCTATGTATGGTATGATGGTAAGAACTTAAGAGAAAACTTTGGTATAGAAAAAGGAGCTATTAAAACAGAAGAAGATGTAGATGATGTATTAGAAATGGCTACTGCTGCTAAGAATGATATTATCACTAAAGATCTAGCAAGAGTAACTAGACTAAATACAGAAGATACAGCTAAACTTGAGCAGCAAATAATGATGATGAAAAAAGCTCAAGGTATAATGTATAGTGACTTTGTAAAACAGCAAAGAATGATGGAACAACAGAGACTGATGGAAATGCTAAAGCATGATAATATCAAACAAGCATACGCTAATAAGTTTGGTGTAAATGCTGAAGATATATCTGTTGAAGATAACTATACAAATGGTGTATTACAGAATCTTCCTCCTTCTCTATTCCTAGACTTCAATAAAAATGAAGAAGAATTAGATCAAATGAGTATTTATAATAATTTAAACGCTTATGACTATAATGCTAACAATAGCGAATATGATGATAGTAGCTTACAATGAATAAGTATTCCTGTATGGACACATCCATACAGGAAACTTTATTTTAGAAATATACTATATAAGTGGAGGTGAATTAGTTGGAAGTAGCTGTTTATGATATGAACCAGATGCCAAAATATACATACTTAAATCTGGTTCCAGGGGAGGAGAAAGATAAACTAAGGTGTTTAAAGGCAATGAAGAGAATCTCAAAATCTAATTTCTATTATTGCAATACAAATACACCTGAAAATATCTTAAAGATCCAACCAGTAATGAAAGGAGAGAAGTATATATTAGAAATGCAACTAACACTAAACAAAGAATCTTTTGTAATGTAGAGGGATAATATAATGAATCAAGAACAACGTCAAAGAAACAAAGTCACTGCTTTAAATCATGTAAAGAAAATGGAGGAATTGTATAGATACCACATAGCTCATAGTATACAATATTCTAAAGTCTATGCTGAAAGTCATCAGTTTAATACTGAAATAGGAAAAACTAAAGATCAAGTAAAAACAGAACACATACTTGCTAAGTTAGATTCAGTATCAGCTGTAAAGAAATTTGCAGAAGAAGGGAAAATTTGTGTACTGAACTTCGCATCATATAAACATCCAGGAGGTGGATTTATTACAGGAGCAATAGCACAGGAAGAATGCTTGTGCCATGAATCAACATTGTACAATGTTATCTCTAGTAATCCGTTTAAACCATTCTATCAGTATAATAATGATCATCTTAACCATGGTCATTATAAGAATAGAGCAATCTATTCTCCAGATATATTATTTGTAGACCATAATGAAAAGGCAGTTTGTGCTGCTGATGTATTAACATGTGCTGCACCAAACTATTGTTATCACATTAGACAGAGAGTGTCTCTTAAATCAAATCTTCAAGCCCTTCAATCTAGAATAGAATTCATTAAGAAAATATTAATAAGTAATGGTATTACTATTGCTATTCTTGGAGCATATGGTTGTGGAGTATTTGGTCAAGATGCTTGTACTGTAGCAAAGATGTTTTTGGATACTTTTAAAGCAGATAATGGATCTATTCACAAAATAGTCTATGCTATTCCAGGTGGTCCAAACTATGCTGCATTTAACAATGTATTTAAATACGGTAGATAATTAAATGTCTTTAGACAAGAATGTAGGAAGGGGTTATAATACCCCTTCTGCATTTTAATATTTTTTATAAGGAGAGATTGTGTATGCTAGACTTTTTAATGAATGACAAAGAATATGAAATCCAGGCTAATGGACAAGTTGCTACTATCTTATCACAGTTTAATTCAGATTATGTAATGGATGTAGTACGGAATACTTTATCAGAACAATTTAATCATTTTGATACAGTTCCTAAACCAAATATTGCTGAATCATTTGAAACTTATTTTAAAGAGCTTCTAAGAACTTATCCTACAGATGAAACAAATATTCTAGAAACTCGTCATCAGACATATACTGATATTAGAGATATCATTTGTAGACAGTTTGCTTTAGGATTTGTAAATGAAGATGATGTTGATATGTATTCTATCACAACTCTTCTTTATGATTTTTTTGTGGCTAAGTTTAATTTTTATATGGTAAATTTCTATTGCAGATATATTGCTGCAGAGAAATCTGCTCTATTCATGAATATGGGATTAGAGAAAGCTTCTAAAGAAGATAATTCTAGTATGAATTATGCTAGACATGCATTTGGTGATGATGAAGAACTAGCAGCAGTTATTGCTAATCTTCCTGTTGTATTAGGAGCTCTTAAGAGTATTGAGGTTCCTGATAGATATGTATACCAAACAGCTTATGGCAACAACCAATTATTAATAGATCTTCTTGATTCCCATATTCAGCCTAATACTTCTATTTTCAATATTTATAACTCTATTTTATTTAATCCTGTTTTGTATCCAATAGTAGTAACTCAAATCAGAATAAAGATTCAGATGCAAAATACCAATATAGATCCTACTCAAATTAAAGGAGCCTTTGGAAAATGATCACGGTTTTTTGGTTTATAGTATTCATAATCGTTGCTGTTATTGTATTTAATATGATGCTTGAATCGTATAGATTTAATAATGGTATTTGTCGTAAATGTGGTAATAAACTCACACCAAGAACAGGTTTAGTTAATGGACAAATAATTTATGAATGTGAAAAGTGCCATAATATAGTTACAATTAGTGGTGGTAGAAAGGTATAGGTGATTAAAATGTTAGAACCGATCTTGATTTGCTTAGCATATTTTTTAATTCCATCTGATATAGCAAAAGCAATGATCTTTTTATATTTAGTATACAAATTATATGCATAATTAGGGGATGAATTAAGATGAAAGAACTGGAATTAGATAAACCACAGCAGAATATGTTTTATAAGGCTATTAATCCTGAATATGGGAAACTTTTTCAAGATGTATTCGATGCTGGATTAGATGATAGAGATAGATTGATGTTGGAGATATATGAGAAGTCTAAGGATGATGAATCCTTAGACGAGAAGAAAAAGAAAATTATTGCTGGCTGTTATTTAGCTCATATCAATGCTGTATGTGATGGATGTTTCTGTGGTCCTCTTATGTTTTTCTATGATAAGAAACAACCTAACTTAAAGAAATTTTATGGTGAAAAAAGACTAGTAAGATGTGTAGACGATTTATATACAATAGTAAAGAGATCTGGATTTGATTGTAGACCAGAATTAATGCCAGAACTTACTAAATCTCTTCTGGCATCTTATGGTTATTCTACTAAAGTACCATTCATAGAAGATAAAGATGCTATACTAATGATTCTCTTATCTAGATTTGCTAGAGCTATATCTCCAACTGATTATAAAAATATATGGTTTGTGGTAGATATGATTAAGAATATATCTCTTAATGCATATGCTACCCCAGATTATCTTAGAAACAATATGAAAATTCATGACCAAAGAATGAATCTAGCTAAATTTATTATTACAATCTATAATACTTATTTCAAAGATAAACCTCTTGTTCCTGATGTAGATAAAGCAGAAACTCCTGAATCTGCTGAGAGAGAAATCTAACACATCAAGGTAAAGATTTTTATAAGGAGGTTTAAAGAATGGGAAATAGTTGTCATTGCCCTTGCCCTCCAGGATATACTCATATATTAGAGCATATGGAGTTTGGTAATTGCATTCCTAATCATATATTCGATCCCAATCCACCACAATATTATGGTAGTGGATGGGTTTTTAATCCACCAGAATTTCATACCTTGTATAACCAGATTTCTAACTGCCAACCTGGTATGACATCTGGTTTATATAATCCTAATGGTCCTCTTAAGATCTGTCCTGCTAAATGTGCTGCTACAATGCTTACTGGTGTTTCTACACAAACTAAGATTGTTCTCTCTCTTACTTTTACTTATACTAATGATAAATTCAATAAGACTGTAGATATAGAACAAGGAAAAGTATATACATTTACTTATCTTGAGAACGGCACTATTAAGAAATGTACTGGTCTTGTTAATAATATCTACAAAGTAAACTCTATTGAAGAGGATGCCAATATCTACAAGATCAAGATAGATTGTTCTGCTAACTATGCTAATAGTGTAGTAGTGATAAAATCTGATCAAGTAAGAGATGTTATTCTGTATCAAGAATATGCTGAAGAAGATATGACTATTGAATCTTCTTTACATAGAAATGGTACAACAGCCGCAGCAGTTATTAAAGATGCTGTAATCAAAGATGCTTCTATTGATACTGCTGGCAATATTCTTAAAGGTACTATTGTAGCTGGTACTATTACTAATGGTACAACTGTAGATGGTGTAGCTGAAGGCATGAATGATCAAAACCATAAAGTCTATGTTATCAATTCTATGACTACTGGTGGTATCATTCAAGATGGATTCATTCTCTATGGCATGCTAAGATCTGGAGATGTAGATGGCCAGAAAGATGATAATACTGGTATTATAGAAAATGCTACTATTAATGGTATGATTGCTAATGCTCTTATCATCAATTCTGAAGTATTTGGTGGTAAGACAGAGAATGGTGAATATATCAATCCAGTTATAGAAGATTCTATTGTAGAAGATGCTCTTATAACAGGAACAGATATGGTTACTACTGGTGGAATTACTATTGGTAATATTACCACTGGTGGTGTAACTGTTGGTGGCACTGCTCAAGGTGGATATGCTAGTGGTTTAAAGAATGGTATTATATATCATATAGATGGTGGACAAACTGTTCCTATTACAGGAAAACAACTTAGAACTACTGGTGGTGTATTAACTGGTGGTACTCTTATGGGTGGTCAGAAAGTAGGTAATATGACTATTGGTGGAGTTATCACTGGTGGTACTTTAACAGGAGGTAAAACTACTGGTGGTGTTACTAGTGGTGGAACCTTCTCTACTGAACCTGCTACAGAAATAGCTTTACAGAATTTAAAAGTTGAACAAGTAAGTAAGTCTGGATCGACTGCTGTTACATCTGTTCCTAAGAAGGCTAATATTCAACCACCTCCGCCAATAACAGATACAGCTCAGATTGGTTTGCAGATGAATTAATATAAATTTAAAATATGAAAGGATGAATTCCTAATGACTAAAGCGCAATATCTTGCTGCTATGGCAAAATTTAAAACTAAACAGGACGCTTTTAATGCTGATACCTATGTGGCTAAAGTAGCTGGTAAACAGCTCTCCACAGAAGACTATACTACTGCAGAACAGACAAAACTTGCTGGCATTGATGCTGGTGCAGAAGAAAACGTAATCGAAAGTATTACTGTAAATAATGGTCAGCCACTGACTGTTACTGGCAAGAGTGTTAATATTGACCTTTCTGATTATGCTAAGACTTCCGAAATTGGTTCAGTCTATAAGTATAAAGGTTCTGTAAGCACTTATGCTCTGCTTCCATCTACTGATCTTGCTGTTGGTGATACATACAATGTTGAAACTGCTGATCCTACAAATGGTATCAAAGCTGGTGACAATGTTGCATGGACTGGTACAGCATGGGATGTACTTGCTGGTACAGTTGATCTGTCTGGTTATGTTGCGAAAGAAAATGGTAAGGGTCTTTCTGAAATCAATGTAACTCAGACAATGGTAGATAGTTGGAATGCTGCAGCTACTGGTGAAGATGTAACTCAGACCGAAATCAATGCACTTTTTGGTGAATAATTGAGTTTGCTGAAATAATTAAAATCTCTAGAAGCTCATGCTAGCTTCTAGGGGTTTTATTTAGGAGGTATGATCATGCCTGAACAACAAACTACAGTATATAAAAGATGGCCAAAGGCTATATGGGAATTATTTTGCCAAGAGTTTGCATCTTTCTTTTCAATGGCAGTATGTAATCTAGTTCTTATAGATGGTGTACAGATAGATAGCTTAGACCATGTATGCCATTTTGGTGTATGTAATACTGAAGCTAATATTGCGGCTAAGACTGTTTCTATTCCTCAGTTCAACCTAGTCACTGGTGCTAGAGTTACTGTTAAATTCTCTAATACTAATACAGAATCTAATCCAACACTAAATGTTAGTAATACTGGTGCTAGACCAATTATTTATAAAGGATCTTCTATTGCTGCAGGAGTATTATCTGCAGGTATAGTTTTGGATTTTGTATTTGACGGTACAAATTATTTGGTGATTGGAAATCTTAATATTTAATTATGTGAGAGTGAATATGATGAAATATAAACCCTTAATCATATGGGGGGGGGGTAATAATTATCAATCTCTTCCATCTATATGGATAAATATATCATCTGTTCTAAATAATGATTGGAGTTATTATCCTCCAATTATTGTTTAGGAAGGTGATGCTAAAATGGTAGAGTTAGAAAAATTTACATTTGATGATCAAACATTAAATGGAACTCATTCAACAGGAACATTAAGTGTAACGGGTGGAACCTCTATATTTGCACAAACCTCATATACAAATACAGGCTATTGTTTGAGTACAGGTGAAAATAATGCATATAGATTTAATCCTTATTCTCTTTTAAAATCTGATGGTGAATATTTATTAGAGTTTTATATATATTTTGTTAATAGTGGTAGAAGTGGAAGCCATGCATTTGATCTAAGATTAGGAGATTCTTCTAGTTATGTTTCTAATGTTTTTGGCTTCCAATATATAGATAATACTACTGGGCGTTTATGGGTTAATCATAAGTGGCTTGCTGAGAATAATGTTACTTTTGATACTAAAACTTGGTATAAAGTAAGCATAAAATTTAGCAGTGATGGAGCAAATATGAATTTTATGGATAAAAATTATACTATTACAACTTATGAAAATCCGATAGATATAGCAGGAAATTATGCAGAACTGTATATTGGTAGTAATTATAATTATATCTATATAGATGATCTTGCTTTATATGAAATTGTACCTCCATCCAATATATTTATTAATATAAAGATTGATGAATAAAATACTTCCTCTAGGTTATACCTAGAGGATAATTCTTTGTCTATAGTACAGCTAGATAAGATGATTATATTATAGGGGGTATTGTCATGGTATTAAGTACATTTAAAGAGTTTAGTGAATTCTTAGAACAAGTAAAGATTAATGTAGATGATTATATGTTGGATGATTCTCCACAATTAGATTATCCAAAACAGGCAGGTAGAATGTGGTATGAGAATACTAATCTATGGTCAGTTGTATTTTCTGATGGTCATTTAAAACCAGCACAGAAATATTTAGAGAAGAAATACTTTGATAAAGCAGCTGATACAAGATTATTTACTGAGTGTTTTATTCCATTATATGAAATGGGTAAGATGAAGAAGAAGTATGTTATGGATTACTTTTATAAAGCAGATCATAGAAAGTTAGATATGGAATCTATTCTATTTCAATCTATAGGAGAAAAAAGAGGTTTGTTTAGAGAACTTCTTACATTCTATCAGAAAAATCATATTAAACTAGAAAGATCAGATTGCTATGGTAATTTAGAAAATGGATCTGGTTTGATTACAGCAATATCAAAAGGATCTAAGAGAATAACCAACTTATTACTATCTAATGGTGCTGATCCTAATATGAGAGAAGGATTGCCATTACTTATTGCAGTTAAGAATGGTTATTATACTATCGCTCTAGATTTATTAAAGCATGGTGCTAATATCCACGATAGAAATGATCTCATATATAGAACCTTTTTAAAGAATGAAGATAAGAGATGGTGCCCAGCAGGGGAGGAACAATCTCATAATACTTTATTATTGGCATTTAAGAATGCAGAATGCAAATCAGGAAGGGAGAAAGTAAACAATGGCTGATAATGGCTTACCTTCTTTTATTAGACAAGAGAAAGACTCTCTTGTCTTTAATGGTAAAGGTCAAGAGATGCTTGCCTATATACCAGAGAAGTTCTTTGAAAGAAATATAGCAGAAGTAGAAGGAAATGTAGTTAATCTTTTAGGTATATTTCCCTATACAGTTCAGGATAAGAAGACTGGTAAAAATATAGGATTAAAGAACTTTAGATATCCTACTCCTATATATACAGAACCATACAGAATAGACAAAGTTAAACAGATTACTCTTACCAAGAATTCTATGCCTGAAGATTTTAGAATATTTAGATATCAAGATGGAGATGCTGTAGTATCTAATGTTCAGACAGTACAGTTTGTTGGTAATGTAGAAAAAGTAATCAATATGTTTTATATCCTAGGCTATATTCCTAATACAATCAAATATACTGATCTGGTAGACTATATCTTTGAGACTATGCATATCAATGGTAATGATTGTGAATTGAATGCTCAGATTGTTGGTATTACTATATCTGAAGTATGTAGAGGAATAAATGATATATCCAAACCATATAGATTAACTAAGACTACAGATGAGAATGCATATAGATCTATATCTATTAAAGAAGTATCTAAATTTACTTCTGCTTATACTGCATTGATCTCTGAAGACTTTGATGAATCCTTAATGTATGCATTAATGAATAATGATCCTAAAGAAACTCCATTGGAAAGAGTTCTTGTTGGTACTGATAATACTTAAATAATAGGTTCTGGCCACTTTCCTTCTTGAACATCATTATAATCGAGAGCTTTTGCAATAAGCTCCAATTATAATAATAACTAAAGATATTACTATAATAATTCTTTTTCTTCTTATAGTGTTATAGTAAATTCTTACAAAAGGAGGAAAAATCAATGGCAATCCCTGCTGTGAATATTATTTGGGATGATCAGTCTCAGATTAATGACGTTAGTATTTTAACTGAAGACAATGTTGATCGTCCTATATTTATGACAGTTATTACGGCAGACAAGGGGCCTGAGGAATGGAAACATAAAGTCTTTGGTCAAGATTTTTATGATTACTATGGTAAGACTCCATCATTTTCCAAACACGGCCAGGCTCTAATTCAGGCTGCTAATATTATTGATGCCGGTGGTTATTTGACAATTAGACGTATAATGCCAGATAATGCTCAGTTAGCAACTATGGGTGTATATGCTGATCTTAAGTTTAGCCAAGTTCCATATGCTCCTGCTAGCAATAATTATATCCCTACATGGGAAAATAATGATACTCAGGCTACTGTCTTATCCATGACTGACCCAGCTCCAGGTCAAATGAATTCTGCTGGTACTGGTCCTTTGTGGACACAAGTTATGACAAATGAGGTTACTGTAGAATTTAAATGCATTAACTATCAGATTCCATATGTAAATGGTGTAGCTTCTCCAAATGATCCAGCACAATATGCTAATTTGCTATACAACTCATATAGCAGCACTGGTGGCGTATTATCAAATAACCAAACATATCCATTATTCTTGATTGCTGATAATGGTCGTGGTGTGTCTAACAAGAGATTCCGTATTTCTCGTGATACCACTGCATCTAAACCAGTTCAGTATGTCCGTTACTTCTTAGAAGTAATGGAAGGTGATGATACTTTAGAGACAATGGCATTTACAATGGATCCAGATGTCATTGAACAAGACAGAAATATGTCTTTGCAGAATGTAATTTATCAGAAATCTAAACAGCTTCGTTGCATATTCTTCGAAGAAGAATATAAAAAGATGTGTGATAATATTGCTTCTTTGCTTAACTGGTCTAGTTCAACTGTTTCTACAACACCAATTTCATTAAGTTCAGATGAACTTATTAGAGCAGATCCATTGTTTGGTACTGACTTCTATGCTAATACTATTCCAAATCTTAATGTTATTAATCCATTAAATAACATCTTTGGAATTCAGCTTGAAGGTGGTGCAAATGGTTGGGAAAAACCAGATCCGCTCAATCCTGCTAATACTATTCCTACAAATTTCCCATTAGAATCTATTCAGTATATACCTAAAGCTTCTGCTGCATTCTCTGGTGGTAGTGATCCAGCTACTGATTTCATTGTTCCTCCAGATGATGTATTTGATTTTGATAATAATAGAATTGATGCTGTATTTGATGCTAACTATCCAAATTCTGTAAAGAGATCAATTGAAGAACTTGCAGCATTCCGTGAAGATTTTGTATATTTCCGTGATATGGGTCTTGGATTGAAAAATACTGCTAGTATTGAATATGCAGATAAGGCAAATCTAAAGAATAGATATTGTGCTACATATGCAAACTCTTATGATATCTATGATCCATATACTCGTAAACAGATCTCTGTAACTGTTACTTATGATCTTGCACGTCTATTTGTTACTCACTTTATTAATGGTAGATCTCGTCCATTCTGCGGTATCAAATATGGTGTTGTTATTCCTCAGGATGATTTTGTTCCTGGTACTCTTAACTTTACACCAAAACGTACTCCAAATGCAGATCAAAGACAGTTATTTGATGATCTAAGAATCAACTATATATCTTTCTATGATGGCACTATTTTGGCTATGAATTCTGAATATACTTCTCAGACTGAATATACTCAGCTGAGCTGGATCAATAACGTTCTTGCTGTACAGCAGGTTATTAAAGCTATTCGTGTCCTTTGTCCAAAGATTCGTTATAGCTTCCTTGATGGTGAAGATCTTGAAAGATATAAATCTGATATTAATGAATTAATAATTGATAAATATTCTAGTCTGTTTAAGTCATTCAAGATTGAATACGTTGAAAATGGTATGTATGATTCTAATAAGATCATCTATGCTATTCTTAAAGTTCAGTTTAGAAACTTTATTCAGACTGAAATATTCAAGATTACTGCATTACAGTCTTAAGAGAAAGGTGAGGTGAAATAACAATGGCAAATCCAACTCCATCAAAACAAAATAATATCTTTACAAATACTATGGTACCAAGAGAAGTAACCTCATTCACTCTTATGCGTGGTGTTACAGATTTTTCTAATCTGCAACAGTATGACTTATATGAGACTGGTTATAGTTTCCTTGTATGCCTACAAATTCCTAAATTCCTGAATAAAGCCAAGAAACTAAATACTCAATACGAGACTTTAATTAACTCTTATGGCCATATTATTGAATATGATTTTACTGGTGTTCAAGGTATTGAGGATATAACCACTGAAACTGGTGCTCTTACTAATAATATTGATACTCTTAATATTATTACTAGAGTAACCGAACAATCTGGTGCTAACTTCTCTATGAACTATTTCGAAAGATCCGGTTCTATTATCACTAAGACTCATGAATTGTTCCTCCGTGGTATCAAAGATCCAAGAACTCAATATAAAAGATATCTTGGCCTTATTACTGGACCACGCGGTAATAATGAAACAGATAATGGTGATAGTTTACAGGCTATGGAAGCTGCTTATCAGAACGAGGTATTCCATTATCTTCTCGTTATAACAGACAATACTGGTTTTAATGTTGAGAAATCTTATATCCTTGCTTCTGCTCAACCTTCTCAAGCTAACACTTCTATATACAATGTAACTAAAGGTGAAATTGGCTTTAGCCAGATTGCAGTTCAAATGAATGCATTCCCAATCACTGGTAGAATCGTTAATAATAAAGCAGCTACTTTGTTAGATTATATCAACAAAGCTACTTGCTTTGATGAAATGGAATTTGGTTATAACGTTCTTGGTGATACTAGTGGTATTGATATTGATAAGATTGGCAAGTCTATGTCAGTTTCTAAAGTAATAAATAGTTCTAATGTTATTGCTGATAAGATCACTGGTAATACTACACCACGAAATTATTAACTAATATATAAACCCCATTTTAGAAGTATTCCCTAATAAGTATCTCCCAAGGTCGTTGCTGGCCTTGGGAGAATTTATGTCTTAAACAGTTTGATAATCGGAATACTCTAGTATTGGAGGGAATACATTGAAAAAGAGAGAAATAGATTTTTCTATGATGAATCCTAAACAGAATATTAGGATTGCTAAGAACATTCAGAACAATATAAATGATATCTATCAGAATACATATTATTCTGATAATAAGGATTCCTCTTATATTGAAAATATCAGAAGAAAGATGGACCTTGATCTTAACTATCTTCAAGATAAGAATAAGATCCGTAATAATGGTGTAAATATCTCTGATCTGTATGCTAAGACATTAGCTAAAACAGATGAGGGAGTTATTAAAGAACTTAGAGGAGCATTGCAGGATGAATCCATGATTACAGATATCATGGATATGTATTCTAAGAATGCTATTATTAAAGACTTAGATAGAGAGATAGATGTAGTATGTAAGTATATGCCTAAATTAGATCAGGCATTAGATATTAAAGCAGATCATGTTATGAGTGCAGATCATTTTAATGATGATCCATTAGAACTCACAATAAATAATAATGACTCTAATGCATCTACTAACTCTAATCCTAAGTTTGGACAGAAGAAAGACTTAGATTCTTTCAAAGAGAAATATGATATTTATAATAGAGCAAGAAAGTGGTATGATAAGGCTTCTAAGTATGGTGAGTGTCCTGTATATATTACATCATATAATAAAGCATTACAGAGAATAATGCAAAGAACTGGTAAATCAGACTTATTATCAGAATCTGCTATTACTGAAGCAGTAGATAGCGTTTCTGTTCCATTGAAGTTTTCTTATACTATTCCTATTAATGAATCTATGAACGATTCAGAATTAGTAATAGAGAATAGTGGAGCTATTAAAGAGGGATATACTGATATAGAGGTCGAATTAAACCCCTCAGGGGTAATACCCAGTGTAGTTACACAGCAAACTACTCTCAGACGTGTTTTGCGAGAATCTCGTGGTGTATTTCAGGCTAAGGGCGTCAAATCTGACGACACATTACTCAGTAATGTAGGATATCTGAAAAATATGAATAAAGAATTCCAGAAATTTGCTAAAGAAGGAGGTTCTTTAAAACAACCTACGGCATTAGTAATTGATGGATTCTCTGATAGAGAAAAAAAGAAAAAGGAAATTGCTAAAATAGATGTAGCAGGAGCTGTTATTAAAATTCTAGATAGAAGTATGCTTAAGCCTTTATATATTGATGATACTTGCCTAGGATATTACTATATTGAAACTTCTGGTGGTATGAAATTTGAAGAACAGACTACATTCACATCTACATTAGGTGGTTTAAGACCTAGAAGATCTACTAGAGATAGAGAAGATTTGGATAAGAAATCTCAAATAGATGATGTATTGATTAAGATTGCTAGAAGAATATCTCAGAAGATAGATGCTAACTTTATCAATGCTAATCAGGATCTTACACAAGAGATTTATGCTATTCTTAAATATAATGCAGATCATGGTGCTAATAGTAAAGTAGGTAAGATTAGAGTAACTTTCTTGCCTCCAGAAGATGTAGTAGTTATTGCATTTGATATCAACGAAAATACACATAGAGGTAGATCTGATCTTTATAAATCTCTATTCCCTGCTAAATTATATTCTTGCTTGTATATCTCTAATACTATTGCTCTACTTACTAGAGGATATGATAAGAGAATTTATCAAGTAAGACAGACAGTAGATACCAATATCTCTGGTGTATTGATGAATGTTATTAATCAGATTAAACAGTCTAACTTCAATCTAAGACAGATTGAGAATATGAATAACATTATGAATATCACTGGTAGATTTAATGACTTAGTAATTCCTCAAAATGCTAATGGAGAATCACCAATTAACTTTGAAGTATTACCTGGTCAGAATATAGAGATTAAAACAGACTTTATGAACTCTCTAGAAGAAATGGCAGTAGATCTTACTGGTGTTACTATAGAGATGCTTAATGCTCGTAAGGATGAACAGACTGCTACTCATATTACTATGACCAACTCTAGATTCCTTATGAAGATTTATGCTAGACAACAAGCATATCAGAAGTTCTTATCTCTAATCTGTACTAAGATATATCAGGCAGAATATGATACTACTGATACTATAGAAGTAAAACTTCCGCCTCCTGCATTCCTTAACTTTACAAATGTAACACAACTTCTTGGCTTAGGTGGAGAGCTAATCAATAACATTGTTCAGATGAAGATGGGTGCTGAACAAGATGAAGAAATCAAAGCAGAGTTTATTGGTAAATTGATGAGATATTATTATGAGACATTCTTACCAATGGATGAAATAGATAAATTAGCAGATGAAGCAAAAATAGAAGTAGAAGCAAGAAGACCTTCTGATCAAGTTGCTGCAGCTAGTATGCCACAACAAGGTGGTACTGAAGAAATGCCAAATACAGAAGAACCTCAAATGGGTGGAGAAGAACCACAACAATTTTAACACTAAACTCCCACTGCTCTGTTTCGAGCAGTGGGAATCTATAAGGAGGTATATATTAACAACAACAAGCAAAACAGAAAATGATACCGGCATATCATCATCCATTATACTATTGTCAAAAAAAATGAGGGACCTTTTTACAGGTCCCCCATTTTTAATGTGGTGCTATATTATTAGCACCACTTGTCATCTTCTTCCTCCTCCTTTCCTTTTTTCTCGGCGCTGGAAGATTTTACCAGGTATTTCTTTGCCTTGTCAGAGATTTCTTTTTTGAATTTTTCCTCCCTCTTTTCTTTCTCCGTGTTTGCTGCTACCTTGTTCAGATGAGCAAGCATCTTAGTAATGTTCTCAAGGGCTGCGTCCTGTTTCTGGATATGCTCCTCAATAGCGCTGATACCCAAGTTTTCCTTAAGAGTATTCAGCTTCTGCTCACGTTCAGCTAACTGAGCATCTGCTTCTTTTTCTGCTTTTTCTTGCAGATGCTCAAACTGTTTTTGGCGGTATTGGTTTATCACCATACCGCCTACAGACGTGACAATATCCCAAGCCATCCACTTTACATTTGTGGACGTCTTGTTCTGCTTAACCAGATCTTCCTTATTCACTTTTTCAGTGAATTCGGCTAAGGTATCCTGCTGCTGCATTCCACCTGCTACCAGAGTTGCCAGAACATTTGCGATTTCGTTTGCGTTTGCCATGATAAAGATCTCCTTTCAAATCAAACATGTAACACTTAATCTCTAGTGTTACTTCTCTTTATCACGACTATAATATACGTTTGAAAAATTCGATTTTTACAAAAAATAAGGTATAGGGATTTCTCCCTATACCTAGTATTATTATTTCTTAGATGGTAATGACTTTTCTTTTGATTCTATAGGGGTATTAATCATAGTCATATTAGATTTACCATTTACATCAAACTTAGTACCAAAGAATTTAGTCCATAGTTTAGCCAAGTCCTCAAATTCTTTTGTATCTAGCTCAATCTCAAGTTCAATCTTCATATTTACTCACCTCACAAATTCTACTACTGTCTTTAATTTTTGTTGATTCATATTCTGCATCAGAGCTTTATCCCTTTCATCTAGCTCATTTACTTGTCTATCTAATTCTTCTTGAGATAACTTAATCTTGGTTCTTTGAGTAGCATAAGTTTCAAATACTCTTTGTTTAGATCTAAAGAAAGCATTAATAGCTTTAAATCCTGTATCTACCACTTCTATATACTTAGTATCTTTAGCTCTTGTTCTACCTAAAGACTGTATAGCTAACTTAGGAGATTTAAATGGTTCATTAAGAACTATAGTCATTTCTAGTCCAGCCAAATCTAATGCTTCTCCGGCAGATTTGGTAGTAGATAAGATTATCTTATTATCTAATTGAGCTCTCTTCATTTCTTTAGGAACAGCGGATGTATATATACCTATAGGAATATATGGGAAGTAATAATGTAACCAGTTATATGTGACTCCTATAGCATAGTTTGTTCCTATATAGATTAATACCTTACCTTCGGGAGATGTATTAGTTCCTATAATCTCCATAAGCAATCTAAGTATCTTAAAATAATTGGGTTTAGTTACTAGATAATCAGTATACTTATTTCTATTGAAACCATACATATTTTGACAAGCACCAATATCAAATGGAGTAGGATTAGAGTTGAAATGAATAGATATATACTCAGTATGAGGATCATTCTCTTCATCGAATAGACTTAATTTAGGTACTTTCTCATAACATCTTTGATATATTCTATCTTCATCTCGATCTGATCTCATAGGAGTAGCAGTAAGATAATAGGTCTTCCATACATCAGAGAAATTGTCTATCATCATAGTATTATCAAAATATAGATGAGATTCATCATATATCTTAATACCTATTCTTAGCATCTTAAAGAGATCATGTACTTTTTCCCATCCATTTGTTTTAGCATAAGAAGATATAGTATCATGAGAAACTAGATAAAACTTAATATGCTTAGGATTATGTAATCCATTCATAAGTTTTACTATAGATGCTTTTCCTGCTATAATATAGATCTGATCTTCCCTTACATCTGTATACTGTAGTATTCTTTCTTTCCATTGCTGTATCCAGTCTAAACTATATGTAATCATCATAGTCTTTACTCTATAATATGCAAATACAGCTATAGCAACAAATGTCTTACCAACTCCAGTATGCAGATTTAAGAATATCTGAGACCTTTCTCTATTACCACAGTATTGATCAGCACCTACACAGAATTTTAATGCTTCTACTTGTCTTTCATCTCTAGGTTTAATCTTCATTTGAATCATAGAGAGTTTATCAAATGGATCTGGTTCATATTTAATAAACAATTCTCCACTAAAGTTTCTCTCTATAGCAAATTGATCCATTCCTGATGGTAAGTAAAGATCTTTGGTTTTACTATCATAATACATACCAAAAGGTTCTCTTCTAAATCTTGCTTTATTCCATATAGAGAACATCTTCTCTAATATTGGACTATCACCTATATCATAGTTATGAACTATGGTACAAGTATGTCTTCGTTCTACTTTAATCATTCTTTTTCACCATAGCTTTAAGTTTGTTAGGAGCTTGACCTACTATTTCATTGAATTCCTTATTGGCTTCTTTAAGATTATCACTACCAAATATATTGATAGTTTTATCTTTCAGTACATAGAATACATAGATTCCAATACCAAAAGCTAAACTAAATACTAAGATAAACAAAGAGAATTGCTTAACAGTTTCTACAGTCATACTAAAACCTCCAAATAAAATATAGGAGATGGGAATTCCCATCTCCTAATTGTCAAACTAAAATTATTTATTCATCTAATCTATGCTTCTCGTATCCTTTAGGTCTTAAAGCATCCATGAAAGCTTTACTATCAACAATCTCAGGATGACCAGGAACAACCCACATTACTGGACTAGTTCCTTCAGGAACAATCTTCTCATGACACTTATCCCATACTTCATGATCTACATTCATATATTTTACAGGTTTATGCATATAGAATGGATCGAAGCAAGAAGTCTTAGTCTTCTTATAAGTCATGGGTTTATGAAGAGCTCTAGCAATATCCTGATATTTGAGAGATACTATAACAGATCTATTGTTAGACAAAGCTTCCTTAAGAGTTAATACTTCATAAGGCTCATTGTATCTACTCCAATCAGGCATCTCAAATCTATCATAAGCACTTCTAATCTGATTTGCTATAATGATTTCAAGATGTACAGAACGACAGTGAATCTTCCCTCTAATAACAGCATCAACAAGCTTCATAATAAGCTCATCAATATTATACTGCTTAGTTATATCTTTCTTATCAATAAGATCAGTAAAGATATCCAATGCTTTACCAAGGTCATTATTCATCATCTTAAGATAGAACAGCTCCATATCTTGAAGTTCCATTAATGGAATTTCTAATACAGATTCGCTAAGATTATCTTCAGTTTCAGGAGAATCTTTAAGTTTATCTCTAATTATAGCAGTAAGAGCATTAGAGAAATACATTCTAGCTTTAGTATCATCCCCAGATTCCTTATCTATAATAGAAGATATAGCATATTCAGTTCCATCAGGAGACTTGATAGTCATATCAGTGATATACTCATTATAGATCTCTGCTGTATCATCAGTAGTATCAAACTGACCATTGGAATAGAAGATATGCTTAAAGAAGTCACCATCATTCTCAAGCTGTACATCTTCACCCTTAATGATTAAACTCCATCCATCAAGACTTTCTATAGTCGGGAAAGTTTCATCATTAAGAAGAATAGCATTAGTATCTACTCTGAAGAACTTATAGAAATCCAATACCCAATTGATTGCTCTAATAACTGTCTCTAACAGATGCTTAGCAGACAATCTCATCTGAGTATACTGAGATGTGATTATCTCTGTAGCAATACGACCAACATTTATATCTCTATTGGTTCTTGCTAACTCACCATAACAATGTCTACAAATACCTTTACCCATAGCAAAAGATTTGCACATAGCAGGAGTTCTAAGGTAAATCCACTTACCTATAAGATTAGTACAATCTTTAGTAATCAAGAACTCAAAGCCATTTAATTCCATACGAGCATATCTATCAATGAAATGCTCTAACACTTCTTTATCTTTAATAAAGATATGAGCAAGATTATTTGTATGACAGTCATAATCCATATCTGGATTTAAGAAAGTATCAATATTATTCAGACCTAAGATACGAGAGAATCCACCAGAGTCTCCTACATTCTTCTTAGAGATAATCTGTGCATTTCTTGCAGAATAAGCATCAATGTAGAAATACAGGAGATTGTCAAGACCACCAGTGATATAGGAAGTATTTACAATATCATGCAAGATACTACCATGACCATCAGGTTTGGTACCAATATTAAATGAATTTTCTTTCCATTGACGTTTATTGATACCTTCTTTAGCAGCAAATGGATTTCTTAAGCAATGTTCATGTCCCATGATTTTCTTAGAATCCATAAGCAATTCTATAGCTCTATCTGCTGCTTCCAAACCTCTATCTTTTACTTCTTCTAGAGGTATATTAGAATAGTCTTTATGAATCAAGTCATCATATTCAGGACAAGCATCCATCATCTCTATAGTATCTTCCAGATTCAATGTATTAGCAATATAGAAAGAAAAATCATCCACATCAAGGAAATTATAGAGACAATCTGCTATGATATTATTCATAAGCACATTGTCCATATTCTCTCTTCGTTCTGTGATAAAATGTTTGTCAATAAATTTCTTGATATGACCACTATTAGTATGCTTAGCAAATACTAAATGCCATGGCTTAATCTCTCTATCTCCATTGGCAATAATAGCATACCAGAGTATAATATTAAAAAAGTAATCGGTGATGCTAAGATCAACAGAATCTCCATTACCGAAATCAACGGTAATGAACATATGTTGTACATAGTCAGTCTCAATTCCATCCTTCATAATACTGAGAATTCCATCATAATGGTTTCTCCAATTCTCTATGACTATATCTTTTGTATGAATAGTCATCTTTTGTTTTTGAACCAGCTCAGTGTACACATAGTAGTTGTTCAGATTCTCCAACATGCTGTTTCCTCTCCTTTAGAAAAAATTCATAAAATACCCTTATTGATATAATGTGCTGAAAGGTATTAAAAGTTATTATCCTTTCCTCCTTTCTCATTTATATAGTATATCTCTGTTTTTTAGTTTACCAAAAAAAATGAACTTCCTTGTTCATTTTATCTAAATGATATAGTGACGAGTATATTGCAAGCTGATTTTTTTTGAGTGTTTTTTATGGCAAGATATATATTATTGGCTACACATATATCTTAGTTATTGAAGGGATTATAGGTGGGTGTCATCCTTGACTCACTATATCATTATAATAATATATAATTGAAAAATTTTTTACTTAAACAATATTGCACCAGTAGAGTCAACAGACTCTACTGGTTAGAGGTTTGTAGTAAAAGAAAGCAGAATTAAGATGAGAACTGAAAGGTCATATACTTATAGGGGAAAGTACATGATAAGAAGTATAATAGTTAGGGGTCTATCATCTTCTTTATTTAGATGTAAAAACCTCTCTAGGGATTTCTCCCTAGAGAGTTTATTTTAACGAACAACTTTAGTCATATCAAATGCTCTTGGAGAGAGCTTAATGAGTTTCTGTTGTGCTTTCTTAGCATCTCTACGAACCATGTTATTGTACTTCTTATAAATTCTATCAAGTAACTGACGTTCCTTAATACGATTCTTTCTAAGAAGTTCAAAGTCATTATCGCCTTTTTCACGAGCCATTTGCATTGATGCAAGCATAATACGACGATCAAGGTCAGCCTGTTTGCTCATACGAACAATAGCTTTACGACCAACTACACCTGCTTCTTCTAAATATTTAAATTCATCAGAATTTAGATATTCATTTCTTTCAGCTTCATTCATAGATGCTACTCTATCTACAATCAAAGCTTCTAAGAAAGCAGCAGTATCAGTAATACCTTCTCCACCTTCTACGTTTTCATAAGTTTCATCCAGACTATCTACTGTCTGGAGATCTGCACTTTCATCAAGATTTCTAAATAATGGCATTGTTAATTACCTCCTATATAGGAATTATTTGCTATAGCAAACACAAGTATAGTGTTTTATTGTAATGTTTTAGAAAGAAAGTTGTAGAGTAAAAAATTTTTTAGATATATATTATTTTATTGAGTAGCAAAGAGAGATGGTAAGAGGTAGAGGCAACCACCTCTCTACTCCTATCAACTTTACATACACACTCCTCTACCTCTTTTTTTAATAAACCATGATTTTCACACTAAGAGTAAGAAGCAGAATTTATCTGAACAAGGAGAATAAAATCATGGTCTATTATTATGCTGAAAAGATAGATAATATTGTTTTAGTTACAGAATTCGTATTATCTGCTAAATCCAGTTCTTCTAAATCTTATGCTTATTATGATAACCGTAGGTTATTATTTGAAGAAACTTTAGTATCCTCTATTAAAAATAATAAAATAGAAAGTGTGGTGAATGATATTCTTAAAAGACTTATTAAGAGGATACTGAATGAAACCAATAAAACTTTTATTAGTGATGAATTGGTGAATAAACTGAGATGCTATATTTTAGAGACATTAGAAACAGAATTGGAGGAGAATAAACAATGGATGAAAAAGAAATCAATATAATCACTGGTTTTAAGGCTTTCCCAAGATTACATTTATATATGCAGACACATAGAAAGATGTGTAATGACTGTCATGTAGACTTTTTCATCATATTGAAGAATGAAAAGAGATTTCTTCACAGATTCTATTTAGTAGATGCCCTAGGATTAGGAAGATATGATCCTAATAAACTTAAGAAGTTTATTAATTGGACTAAGGATAGTATGGTTAAGTATACTGAAACAATGTTATCGAAGAGTTCAGTCGAATTAAACTCCCAAGCATGGGATAACATTAGTATGACCTATTATGAGGTTATATCTAAAATATGTGAGGAGAATAAGTAAATGAATGAGGAAGTAGAATGGAAAGTTTATGAGAACACACCCAAAGGGGAATTTATTGATCGGTATAGAAAAGATATGTATGAGATATTACATAGATCTCTTCCATTACTTCAACCATTTGAGTTAGAAGAAGGGATAAACTATTCGATCAATAAATCATATCAAGGACACAATGTAGTTATAGATAATAACTATACTAAACGAAAAGCTGAAATTGACCTATTAGATTTGGGAAATCAACTCCTAGAAGGTAAGTATATAATGACTACCTCAGGAGTTTTGTTTCAGAAACATGATATGGTCAAGAATCCTTTTTATAACTTCATCCAATATTTAGTAGATAAACGAGATGAAGCTAAGGAAAAGATGAAGACAGCTCCTGGAGGAAAAGGAAGCGAAGAATGGAAAAAGTATAACCTACAACAGCTGAACTATAAAACTTCATGTAATGCACTTTATGGTTGCGCTGGTAATTGGAGTTCTGTATTCTATAATCTATTCTTGGCTACAGCAGTAACAGGTCAAGGAAGAGGATGTATATCAGCTTCTATAACCATGTTTGAAGGATTCTTGGCAAACAATGTTAAGTTCCATAATCTTAATGAAGTTCATACATTTATGAACAATATTTGTCAAGATCAGAAGAAACCAGAAATGCACAAATTCTATGATTATGATTGGTTGGATAGAAATGTAACTATAGAAGAAGCATTCTTAAAGATAATTCATAATTGTGATTGGCCATTCTCTGATCTAGCAAAGAAACAGATATGGAATTACATGAATAATTTATCTCAAAGAGAACTGAATGTAATCTATTATAAGAACAATCTATATGAATTCTGTAAGAATAAAAGAGTTGTGGATTTGATCATGACTATTCTTACTAAACTTAATTCTCCATTCCTAGATCCTAATAAACCGAATGAAGAGGTTAAAGAAGAACTAGAATTATTAAAAGAACTCTTGTTTGAGTATGTTTATTATCGTCATTTATGGATAGATAAACTTGATAGAGTTTATACTATGATGAGAGATGTTGTTCTTATAACAGATACAGATTCTTGTATTGTATCTCTAGATGAATGGTATAAATTTGTTAAGCAATATACCATTGGAGTTCCAATGACTATCAAGTATACTTATGAAGAAATTAAGGAACATGAAAATAGAGTTATACTTGAGATGAAGAAAGCTGAGAGAGTAAATGAGTATGATTTCTATAATGATAAACTAGTAGAAGCTAAGAGACTTAAATATCCTACAGTTGTCATTGAAGAAGATAATCTTAGATACTCTATAATCAATATAATGAGTTATATTGTATCTCAGCTTATATTGGATTACATGGTATTATTTAGTGAGAACTATAATACCTATGCTCCAAATAGAGAATGTCTCTTAATAATGAAAAATGAGTTCTTATTTAAATCAATGCTAATTACATCTGGTAAGAAGAATTATACTTCTCTTCAGCTAATACAAGAAGGAAAATGGATACCAGAAGATAAACAATTTGATATCAAAGGAATGCCAATCGATAAAGTAGGTATACCAGAATCTACTGCACAAAGATTGAAGAATATATTGGAATACAATATCCTTAGAACAGACTTTGTTGATCAAGTAGACATAATCAAATCTTTAGCAGCACTAGAAAAAGAGATTTATATATCTCTAGCAAATGGTGATAAAACTTATTATAAACCTGCTAGAATAAAATCTATGGGTTATTATGATAATCCATTTATCATTCAAGGTATCAAAGCATCAATAGCGTATAATGAAATTAAGTCTAAAGACGAGGAAGCCATAGACTTAAACGAAAGAAATACTGTTTTGATAATCAAAGTAGTACTAAATAAGAAGAATGCTGATAAGATTGCAAAAGATTTTCCAGAGCATTATATAAGATTAGCTAAGTTATTAGAAAGAAAAGAATTTAAGAATGGTCTTACTTCTATAGCTATTCCATTTAATGTTCCTACTCCTAAATGGGTTGTTCCTTTCATTGATTATACTACTATAATCCAAGATAATATTAAAGTATTTCCAGTAGAAGAACTTGGTATTAGTAGAGAAAACAATGCTACGGTTACTCATTCTAATATTGTTACTTTCTAATACAATTACCCTAGGAGATTGAATTCTCCTAGGGTAAATTTATTTTTAGTAATATACTATTTATAAGAAGGAGTTGATAGAGATGATACAAGAATTTGAAAAGATCATAATCGGTGGAGTAGAAACAGAAGTAAGAAGTTATGAATCAGCATTAGCAATTTATAAGAAAAGAACAGGAAGAATATTGAAAACAAAAGATTATCTTAGTGCTTTATTCTTTAATCTAGGATTTAATATGATGCCTAAGAACTTTGATTTTATAAATAAGAAAATACCAATAGAAAATATAGAGTTCGAATCTATGATAGACTATAACAAAACTATTCCTATATATATTCGTATGAGTACTTATGATAATACCCTATATGATCTTTTAGAAACTATAAAATTTTGGTGTAAAGGCAAAATTCATAGTGGATTGATATTAAGTATAGAGAATACTTATAAAGATAAAGTTACTGATAAAGAAAATCTGTGGAGTAGAGAAAATAATTTTGATATCAAACGACCAGCTATAGTTTCAGAAAAAGCAAAACAATGGTATGGTAGTGATATAATAACTTCTAGATTATATAATCTAAATCCTAATATAAATGAGGATTATTTTGATAATCATATCCAGAAATTTGATACCATATGTAAAAATGTGCATATAGAAGATCCTTGGATATTATTTATAATGGCTTTAGCAGAACCAGATTCTATAATGTCGCTCATTAGAAGAGTAGAAATGGAAACTATTGAAAGAATTGGTGGTGATGAATATGTTATGAATCTATCTCCAGATATGGTGATAGATGATTTTCAAGCTGTATTTAGATGCTATTCAAATCAGATATATCAAATTTATAGCAGTCATGGTATTCAAGGTTTAACCAATTTTGCTACTTCTGTAAATAACTCTAAGAATATATCTAGAGAACTAGCGCAAGAGTTATATAGTGGATATGTTATTCCTGCAAATGCTTTAAATGCAGCACAAGAAGATCAATCATTTATAGATACATTTTCTATGCTTACATTAGAACAGAAGAAAACGTATGTAGCTGATCTTGATATTAATAATAGAGAAAGAAATATCATATCTATTATATCTAGATATGTGGATATTTCTAATCTTAATAAAATGCTTAAGAAGCATACCGTGAATGATCATGGATTATATATAGATACAATGAAAAATCTATATATTCTTATTTCCCAAATAAATATCTATATTCCAAATTATATTGCATTTCTTAGTGAAAAAATGGTATTGTCTAAGAATCTATTTATAGATAAGAATAACTTTGGTCTGTTTAATAAGAACTTTGATAATTTTATCTTTATAGATGAGAACTATAATATCTGTATGTGTGATATAGATAAAGTAGGTAAGTTTATTAAAGACAAATATCACAAGGACGTTAGATTAGTGCCAAAAGAAGATATGGGGAATAAGAAACTGGAAAAGGAGATACCTGATTTAGTGTTTGAATATGATGAAATCATGAAGCAAGAAGAGATATCTCATCAAGTTCCAGTCTATACGGATATACTCCGTATAGATGAAATTAAGAAAGAAGATGAGACTTATGGGTTAGAAGGATTGATTGTGGAATGAATGAAAATGAAAATAAAGTGGGGGATTCTAATCCTCCACTTAAAGAAGTATGCAAGTTTACCAAATCTATATATCCTGATTTAATAACTGGATATCCAATAGAGTATTATAATATGTATAAATATATGACTGATACTCTGATGTGGTTACATGATTCAGGTATAATAGTGACATTCAATCTATATGCATCTGGTAAAATAAAACCATCTGTTGGTACTGAAGTATATGGATTTTATCATACTAGGGAAAATAAAGATAGTGCAATAAATATCAATAGAAACTTTTCTTATTGCATTTGTATAGAAACAACCAAGCTTTTTAATAGTAATCATGGATTAACAGATTCTTGTAGAGTTACTTTATTCTCAGAAGCCTTATCTGTATTTAAGTATACAGCAGTACCTAAAATATTAGATTGGTATAATAATCCATCTAAATATATAGCTGCTAATCCTAAAGATAAAACAAAATATTCAGCTAGTTTTAAAAAGGGAATTAAAGCAGAGAATGTAACTGCAGTGCTATTAGATAAAGATAGAAAAGCTTCTATTATATTCGAAGCTTGTCCAGAAAATGATGGAGAAGGAGGAAGTACTGGTAAACTTAATATAGGATTGCATATTGCTGATCAGTTTATTTATCTTCCCTGGAATAAAATGTTTGAGTTTATTCATATAGTAATAGATATGAATCATCAGTTATACGCATCTACTATGTTATCATTTATAGGAATGGCTCCAGTTGGTATAGGAATGGAACCAGAATATATGGCTAAATATAGTAAATTAAAAAATCAACCAAAGAAGCTAAGTTTAAAGGATACATCTTATTTTGCAAACTTCAATAAGACTAAAACCTTAGGGGATGCTGTTAAACTTGCTAATAGTATGGTTACTAGTACTATTGAAGAAAAATTTAGAAAGGAGCATGATTTAGATGACAACAAAAAGTAGCAATGAATATATTAAATATACTAAAGAAACCATAAAGAAAGGAGCTAGAGCAGGAGTATATAATACCAATCTTGATGTTATGGACTATAATTATTTGATAGGCGACTTTGGAGGATCAACAGTAACTTTGATCAATATAAAAACAGGTATGATTCATACTTGTAATCCATCTGATATTTATATGCCAGGAGGCGAATCAAAGAATTATCTTGATTACGATCAAGAAGTTATGAAAGTAGGAGATAAAGTATGTTTTAGAGCAAATGAAAGCAATGCTTTATTTGAGATTACAAAAGTCAATCCTGTAGAACAGAGTTGCAATCTTTATTCTAAAACTGGAACAAGACTTTATGATATTCCACTAAGCTATCTCAGATTTGCTTATAAAACTGATTCTGTAAAAGAAGAAGAGAGCAAAGTAATTCAATTAAATAAAAAAGTAGAGGAGAAAAAGAATATGTCTAAAACTAAGAAAGATAATGCTATCAAGAAAGCTTTTGATGAGAAACAAAAAACACTACTGAAAACAGCAGATAAGAAAAAAGAAGATGAAGGAGAGGATTTTGAGTTTGGTGATATCACTATCACAATAAAGAAGAAAGGTAAAGGTATATTGGTTAAATGTAAAGATGATATGTACTATGGAACAGCATTCATAGACAATTATCAAGGAAATGATATGACTTCTATTGCTTCTGCTATTCAATCTGCATTTGAAAACTTCTGTGATGAAGATAGAAGAAAAAGAGTCAATATGTTTGTTCCAGAGATAGGAGAGAACTATCTTCGTTATTCTATGATTAATGAAGAAGATAAACCCAATGAATCTAAATTAGAATGGGTTAATTGGAATGGTTCTTTTAATTGCCTTATGGATTTAGAGATAGGAAATGTATATAGAGATGGCCATGAAGCTAAATCTGATTTCTATCGTCTGAAGAATATTATGTTACAGAAGCAGAAACAAATTATTGAGAAGCTCAATAAAGTTGATATTGACGAGGAGGAATAATCATGGATAACAACGAATTCAAAATAGGGGATATTATTAAAATTTCCAATCCTATTATTAAAAAGCATAAGAAATTCTTAAACATGGTAGGAAAAATAGTATCTTTATCAGACACTAATATTCCTGCTTTAGATGTTATCCCTACAGCATTTATTAAATTTCCATATAATGTAAATGGAGATTTTGAATTTCTTATAGAAGAAATAGAACTTACTGATAGAAAAAATTATAACGAACCAGAGCCAGTAAAGAAACCTGAATTTGAAGGACATAAATTCCACAAAGCTACTCAAGATGAATTGAAAGCAAATGACGTCCCTATCATTCCTGATGGAAAAGGTTTTAATAATATTAGAACTGTAAAATGGAATTTGGGAGATAATTATCCTTGGACTGAACGTGTTTATGCTGATAAGAGTGATCATCAGTTTATCAAAGATTATGTTCTTGGAAATGTATTTCGTCCCTATAAAGAAGGAGATCCAGAGATCAATATTGATCGAGAACGATCAGTCTATAATAGAATCTACTCTTTATATAATAAACAATTAGACTGGGCCTGGATTGAACGTAAGGTCTATAATAACCATAGACGTACTTGCTATGATAAAGCTGGTAATGCAACCTTCAAGAAAGAATGGGATATTACTAAAGTAGCTTCTGGTTGGAAAACTCAACTTGGAAATACTAAGAATATTCTCTATAGTAAGTTTGGCAAAGAAAGATTCTATTATCACTTTGCTTTCTGTGGAAATAAATTCCGTATTGTTAAAGTTCTCTTCCCAATTGAGCAGGATAATGATATTGTTTTCGAAAGAGCTTGTATGGACTATGCTCTTGGCAATTTCTTTATCAGCAAAAAGGATGCTAAACGTAGTCTCATGTTCCAGAAGATTAAGACCTTCTTCAAGTATGATGAAATCTAAAAATATAATGTGGACATTATAGTATCCAAGCTAACCTTTACTTTGCCATAGTAAAAGCCCACCCTGTAGCCTTAATTGGCTACAGGGTAAATTTTTTAATTTATCGTAAGCATAACTGGTTGATTTCTATTAGAAGCAGATACATAAGAAGATTTAAGCTCTTCTATTATCTGGTCTCTTTGTCTTGCTTTTTCTTCCAGAGAAGCAAGTTTTAAATCTATGTTGCTGAAGGTTGTTTCAAGATTATCATACATTTTTAGTTGTTCATATAAAAATGTAGCAACATCTGCTATTGCTAGTTGTTCAAATGTTTCCATTTGTGTAGGTGGAATAGTCATTAAATTATCAGCATGTTTTACTAAGAGATTAATTGGAATCTCTTGATTTTTAGGTAAGAAGTTAGAGTTTATAATAGCATTAAGCTTAATCTTATTAGGTGGAATGTAATCTAGATAGATACCATTACTAAAAATAGATACATGATCTGCTACCATCTGAGTATCAATAACTGTATCTACGTCAAATCCAGTAGTACACATATCATAAGCATTAATAGATCCTGCTCCATATAATAGACCAGGATATCCTAAAGAGAATGCTCTCCAGTCTATATCTTGTATTCCCAATATAGTCATATGATCACATATAGATTCATCTATTAGATAGTATTTGCCTTTTCTATTCTGTGGTCCTAATATATAGGGAAACTTATTAGGAAAGAATCTACTAAAAGTATCTAAAGTTTCATTACAGATTACCTCTTCAGCCCATTTATCTTTAGACATGTATTCTGGCAAGTTAAGTTGTTTGGTTCCTAAACGACGCTCTATCTTATTAAGAAGGAGAGTCATTGAATTAGCCATTGTCATGATATATCCTCCTCTCTATTAAATGATTGTCGAGGAGTACAAAAAAGAACCCCGAAGGGTTCTAAGAATTATCACTTACTCTGTGCTTCTTCGTATTTAGCACGAGCAATAATAAGTTCCATAATACCTACACAGTCAGGACGTGCATCCTCGTCCTGTAAAATCTCTTTCGAGATTACTGTGTTACGAGAACTGAGCATATGGATTGCATCTTCAGTTCTCTTAAATTTATATCCCTTATTTTTTAAATAAGTGATATACTGTTGGAGTTCTTTCTTAGCGGGATGATCTTTGATCGTCCCTTTCCATGCAGCTACAGCATACATGAAATAAGTACGGATCTTTCTCTCTTTTTCGAGAGAATCCTCATACCCGTGTTTGCGGAATTTGCGGTTGAGCACTTCTTTCTGTGCCCAGATGTATTCCTCGCCTAGGTTGAAGTTAAAGAATGCCATGATAAAGTCCTCCTTTCTTTTTAACATGAGCTCACCACCATGATGAGTCTCTGACTTTATCACGGCTATAATATACATTTGAAATTTTAAACAAATACAAAAAAGAACCCCGAAGGGTTCTAAAACATTATGCTATAATCTCTCCAAAATCTTTCATAAATTTTCTATATTCTTTTTCATCAGCAATTAGTATATACAATAAACCCATTCTATAAACTTGATCTATTTCTCTACGAGTTTCAATTTCAGATTTGATTCTAGTAATAAGTTTTTTAACAGATATTTTTGTGCTTGGTTGAGATTTTATAGAGGCTGGTATAAAGGAATCAGTATCATTAAATAAATGATCCAGTTGCTTAATCATATCACTAAGACTATCATAATGAGCAGATTCTATGCAGAATGAATATTGATCATATCCATATTTCTCATATTTCTTTGCAACATCATTTAAATCCTTATAACCTAATTTCTTAGCTTGTTTATCAAACTTAGGATTTAAACCAGTAAATTCTGTTTTATTCCAAATATCTAATTTTTTGATCCATTGCATCCTCATTTCTAATTCAAATAAATCTTCACACACGGGAGCATAGAATTCAGCATAATCTTTATGAACTCCATAATGTAAAGATAAGTCTTTAAAAGACTTATAACCTTTTTCTTTAAGCTCTTTATATATCTTCTTCTTATATTTCTCTTTTTCCTCCACAGATCTTTTTACAGTTTTTCTTTTCATTCGTTCCATTTTATCTCTCCTCTTTATAAACAATTCATTATATACTTCATACTTATAATATATAAATATAAAAAAGAACCCCGAAGGGTTCTGTAGAATTACCATTTCAAAATGCTAATATTACGCTTGTTGGGAAAGCATCAGCATCCTCTAATATTTCTTTACCAAGTCTTACTTTATCTGGAGTATAAAGAAATACTTTGGATTCTGTTATTTGACATCTGTATCCCCTTTCTTTTAAGTACTTAGCACAATCCTCAAGAATTGGTTGCGCAGGATGATCCTTAAAAGAACCTTTCCAGCCTGCCATAGCATGCAGGAAATATTTGGATACCAGTTCTCTATTCTCTTTTGTATCATTTTCTGCACATAACAATACATTGCAAAGTAATCTACACTGAAGATATATATACCTTGCATTTTTATGATGGAAATTAAAAAAGCATCCATCCATTATAATCATCTCCTTTCACATCAATAATATATATTAAAAAACCCCATGTGCTACAGATTCTATACTGCATGCTTTGCCATCATGGGTAATGGGTTATTGGCAAGCATTATTCGTCATCACCATAATCACATTCATGCGATTCAGTGTAATCGAATATTGCTTTTACGGGAATGCCATTCTCATCACATTCGTAACGAGAGACAATTTCACCGCAAGAAGTACACTTGGAGATCATATCTCCCCATCCGTGCACTCCGCCAGTGTATTCACTGGTGGTGAAAGTCATATTATCACCTCCTTTCATATCTATAATATATAATTAAAAACTATAAAAAAGACTAGGGGATTTCTCCCCTAGTCTTTAAGCTACTTTAATACACATTATATATACACTATAGACACTATTGACTTTCTTCTTACTCTTTACCACATCTAGCTTAACCATAAAGTATCTACTATCCATACCTTCTAATTGATCATGGATAGATAGATATATCTTATCTCCCTTAACATTGTTTAATATAGTTTTATTGATATAGAAAACATAAGGTTTTAATTGAGGGCCATATTTTACAACATCTGGACACCAGATTCTAGCCCCATCGCCTGCTTTGAGAGCTAAGATATCGAGAAAAGCTTGATCAGAAGATATATCTGTGTACTCACACACGCTATGGCTTTTTAACCACATTATATTGTATTTTTGTACTGGGTCTAACACTATATACTCAGGATATAGATTTATCAAAGTTCTAGTAAGTGTATTATTACCTGCTAGATTCTCCATAACCTGATTATTATGATCTAAAGTGTATAGCTGCCTTCCTATAGCATATGTAGAACCATTTATATCCATAGTATCATAAGTAAGGAATGAGAACATAGGCATAGCTTGTTCTATAAGCATAGGATCTACTTTCTTAGAACTTCCTAGTTTATTATCCTTAATAGCTTTATCTGTAGAGTAATCCATTATAAGTTTAATAAATGGATTAATCTCTTTAGTCATTAATACTATATGACTTAGATTGATATTAGCCCATAATGGTTTATATGATAATCCATTAACATCCATCATCTCATCTAAATCTGCTACATGGCAAATAGCATTATCAGATATACCACATACTTTATCTACTGATGCCATGTTCTTAGTAAACATTCTAGGAATACAGACAAATTCACTTTTCACCCCCTTTATTATTTCTAATACTTTCAGTAATTGACTTGTTTGAATCGCTTCTAGATTTGCCATTGTTTCTCCTCTTATTTAACCTTGAGTGATGCTCTATATCTATCTACTTCTTTTTCTACCCAATCTGGTATAGGACGATTACAGAATACTACTGGTGTAGTCTTATCTGGGAAATATGCTACTACTTTAGCTTGAGTATCATATGGAAGTTCTCCAGGTCCCTTAAACATAGGAGTTCTATACTTAGTAAAGTATTCTTGGATATCTCCAAGCATCTCTTCTATACCTGCAAGACCAAACCATCTTTGACCAAATTCAATATAATTGAAACTAGCCAGATTTTCGGTAAATGTTCCACCTGGTTCCATCTTAAGATAGGCAGGATCTCTATAGCCTACTTCAGTAGGTTCTATCTTACCAACTTGAGTATGTGGAGCCATATTGAATTCTTGTAACAGAGATGGATATAGACGTTTATAGTCAAAGTCATTGGTGTTATTGAACTTATTGATATATTTACCATTGGCTATCATCTTATTCTTATTACTAATGAGATTAGGATCTGCCACAAATGCACCTGGAAATTTCTCTGTAGGAGGCTCACCAAACTTATTTACATTTTCTCCTAAGATAACTCCTTCATGATTCTTATAGAAGTCAGCACCTTTAGTAGCAAGATAGACTGTTTGTCTCCATATCTTTTGATATGGAGTATTCATCTCTATTGCATTATTAAACATATATTTCATATCACCAGTTTGTGCTTCTATACAAACCTGGTCAATAACATCAATAAGGTTATACAACCAGAATAAGATAAAATCTAGATATGGGAATTTAGCAATGTTAGTGGTAATATGATGATAGTCTAACTTATGTACACCACATTCTTTAGCACCTACAGAATCCAAACTATAAGACTCTATCGCTGATTGACCTTTTCTTCTAGATGCATATAATATAATCTGATCTATATATGCTATATAAGATGCTATATTAGCAAAGTCACATCTTTCTTCAAATTTATCTGCATTCTTTTGATCTACATAATATGAACAGAATTTATTCTCAAATTCTCTATCACATACAACTGCAGGCACATTTAATCCTAAGATTTGAGCTCTTGCTAATAGCTGAGGCATATCATATGCCATATTATATGCTAATGCAAAATCTGGACTAAGATAATGAAGTAATTTAAAGAATGCAACTATCATCTCAGCTTCTGTATCAAAGAACTTTACTTCTAGATTAATATTATCTAATCCATACTGTTTGATTTTTTCTTCAGAACCTAGATTATCTTTGATAAGTTCACGGAAATGATTCATATGCTTAGTATATCCAGATTTTGTCTTAAGCTCTTCTTCTAACTCTGCACACTTAGGAATGTTTGGCATTCTTACCATATAACTATACATAGTCTTATTCTTTGTATAGAATCCTGATATCATAATAGTAGGACATTCACCTATAATGATATTATCAGTAGATGATTGCATTGCATCTGCTTCTGTATCAAAGAAGAATAAATCTATATCACATACTGGATTCTGATACGTTTCAGCAAATTCAGATCTTATGAAATTCAATATAGGCATATCTGCAGAGAATATTCTTGGATGGGCAAAGAATGCTCTATTGAGTTTATAATCTCCAGACTTCATATTTCTATTATATAAATCTAGATTACCAGTCTTTTCTGCTATAGATCTAGTAAGCTGATTATAAGGACAAGTTACTGGAATAACTTTCTCTCTTTCTATGAAATGCATATTAAAACCTGGATCCTGATACTCTGGTCTTAATAGATAATATGTATAAGATGGTTCATAAATTGTCTCATGAAACTTCTGTCCTGTATTGTTATCTTTATAAATCAAAGTTACATAGTCTTTGTCTCTCTTTCCAGTTTTCTCATTCTTCTTAGGAAACGTATAGAATGCATTCATAATAGTGAGATTGTCTCCTGGCTGTCGTCCTCGTAACGCTAACATTAAATTTTCCCCCTTATATTTTTCTCATCTTAAAGTCAACCTCTCCCTCAAAAGAAAAAATAGATTGATTTTATTGATGATTGTAAAATGTGATCTAGGTTTACACCTAGTCACATTAAACTACTTACAAATGATCTTAATACTTCTGGACCTCCAACTAAATGAACAATAAAATTTATCCATGAGAAGTAACAGCATATTACTCCTACTAATAAACACAATATATCAATCACAGTTCTGGTAAGATTGCCTCTTATTATTTCTTTAGCTTTATTTTTATCTCCTTTAGCTGGAGCAAGTTTCCATTTAGCTAATACTTCTTGAAAATATAAACAATATGTACAAATACCAGCATTAATTGCTGGAGACAGCATTTCCCTATTGAATAATATAACATATACAGCTACTAATGGAAATACTGCTAAAGATATCTTGGTAAGATAATAATAATTCAGATACACCCCTATTCCTACAGTTTTAAATATCATTGCTTTCGTATGTTTATTCATACTAAAACCTCCTTTACATATTAATAGTATATGCCTGTTTTCAAAGTTAAAAAAAAGAGACCCGAAGGTCTCATTGGTATTACCGACGGCGTACTACAGAGCCGCGATCAAATCGTGCCATAATATTTCACCTCCTTAAATACATTCATGTTATTATCACGACTATAATATATAATTGAAATATACTAGTTTTACAAATAGATAATCACATAAGGAGGTAAATTAACTATGAAGCAGGTTATTGAAATTGTAGATGACGATAATGAGCAGAAAGCAGAATATGGGCTTTCTGCATCATCTTTAGTACAAGAGGGAAATGATGATGTAATTGATACACCAGTACAAGTTCCTAAAAAAAGAGGTCCAGGCAGACCACCAAAAAACAAAGAAGCTACTTCTAATACATATACTGATATTGTGGTATCTGATAAGAAGAAAAATACCCCAAATAGTTTAGTAAAGGAATATGAGAAAGGATACTATGACAATGCTAAACTTCTATATGGTGCTATAGCTCAGACTGAACAAGTATATGCTAATATAGAAGAAGAGCTAGATAAATATCGTAATAATAGAGCATATGGTGGTAAGAATCGTGCCATGAATATATCACAATTCATGAGCACACAAGTAGGAGTTATCTCTACTAAGATTAATGCAGTAAGAGAACTCAACTCTGTCAGAAATAAGATTAATGATCTTGTAATGAAGAAAGAACAGATGTTGAAAGATACTGGAGAAGATAATGCAGATAAGAATATTATGGATGCTTATTATGCATTAGTAAATGCTCCAAGATATGGATTACCAGCATTTAATCAACAGCTTTCTCCTACTACTATTAATACTGGTACTATGATATCTGGTAATCAATTACCTTCCTCAGGTATAGTAACAGCAGGTACTACTAATAGTATTAAAGCTGCTAGTAGCAATAATCCAATAGATAAGCAGTTTGAGGATTATCAGAACAATCTAAACCCAATACAAAAAAGAATGATTGCTCAGAATGATCCTAATGTAAAGACTGTAGTATGTTATGATGCATCTACTGGTAACAAATGGTTTGATGTAGTAAATGTACAGACTGGTATGTCTATTCCTGGTATTCAAAGACCAGCAGAATTCTTATTAGATGATATGAGAGTTGATACCAGAAATGCTATTGCAGTAAATTCTAATACTAATATGACTTTCCCATTAGTTATTCTAGGTACTAGAGCAGCAGATGAATTATAAAAAATAATCCCAAGAGCTATATTAGCTCTTGGGATATTTAATGCATCAATAAATAGCAACCAACGCTAAAATTGCAATTACACCTCCTATAATGATTTTTACTGTCATAGAATCATCAATATTGACGATATCCACATAATTCTTTCTTGCTTGTAGAGCATAAAGATCTACAGCCTTAGTCTTTTGTAATTTGATTTTCATTTTTCATCCTCCTCCTATTCATAACTATAATATATAACTGAAAACTTTTATGTTCTCTTATTCCAAGTGTTCTCATCATTTTTAACTTTAGTCCACATATCATATGCAGTAATAATAGACTCATTGTTATGAGGTTCTGTATCAGTAACAACATTGTATGTTTTCCAAAGTTTATTCAAACCAGGTTTCCATTTATCTTCTACAGGATCAGGAACAGTTATTTCTGTATAAATATATTTGCTGTAGTTAGTTTTGTATGGAAGAACTTCTATAACTGTATCAATATCATATTCCCACTCAAGTCTAAGCAAATGGTTATAGTAGTAATAATAAGTCATTATATCTCTATCGTCTGGAATATTATCGTATAATACTCCATTTTCTCCAGTATTTACTATAATATGAGCAGGATCTGTAGCAGAAGAGTCAGTAACAAATGCATCTGTTAATGGTTTGATAAATAACCAATATAAAGCTTGATGACCACTAAAATCATTATTAACCATACTAACGCTCATGAATAAATCCCCAAGAGTATAAATATCTATCTTATTATGAGCTAGATCAAATACCATTCCCCATTCATCTGGCTGTATAGGAGTAATTGGACTCAATACAGTCCCAGCATTATATTCAAAATGTACATTATATATATTTGAATGTTTCTTATAAGGTTCATGCCTTTTATGTGCCATATCTATCCAAAATACTTTTTGATTGGCTACAGAATTAATAGCACTTGTTATTCCTATTCTTACAGGTATTCCATTATAAGCCATATGACCTTGAGCATTTACTTTCATTAATGCATTTTTAACTATAAATTCTAGATATATCTTTTGGTCTGTTGGAATAGGCCAAGCAAGAGTAGATATATCATTTGAATCTGGAGACCTTAAAATCATTCCTAATGGATTGCTGGCATAACTCATATTACTAGGACTAGAATGAATAAGATAAGGATTTCTATGTGTTTGTGTTGGCCAATTAATAGGTGCTAAATCATTTTGAACTGTAAATCCAATATCAAATTCTCTTCTTACTGGAGGATTAGTATATGTATTTCCAGCTTGAAGAGAAATAGTCATATCAGTTATGGCTTCTTTTTTATAGTAATATAATTGGTACATAGTCCAATATCCTGCTGGAGTATATTTACATTTATACCTTCCAAAGTTTACTGAACCAGACAATAAGCCATCTTCTTGATATGTTATACAAAAATAAAAATTATCTGGTTGAGAATTTATATTAAAGGTAGTAGGCTTGAAGGAATACATTTTATCTCCTTCAACATAAATGGATATAGTATTAGCCACCGTATCCACACCAATACCAATAACATGATCTACACTAGGAATTCTAGACCCTAATCTTTGAGTATTTTTAGTTACATTAACTACAGCATTATATTGATATCGTTCTACATATTGAATACTAGTAGGATGTAACCAATCCTTAGGATCAGAATAATAATATGGATTACAGTAAAAAATAGATCCTAAACACATATCTGCTACTAGTATACCACCAACAGATGGTTCTTTATGGATTCCTATATACAAAGGAAGGTGTCTAATCTTAGCATTAGAAGGGTGTTGTTTAATAGTAAATTCCATGTAAGCCTTAGAATACTTAGGAATAGGCTTACTGGATAGAATAGTAAATTTCTTTTTACAAGTGAACTTCTCTCCACTAACAATGGAATTAGATTGTACTGAATCTCCATCATAAGCAACAGGAAGAATTCTATTCGCACTCAAGTTATATTCCTCCTTATAGTCATATTAACCAAATGTCGTGGAGACAAAAAAGAGACCCGAAGGTCTCAAAGGAATTATTTGATAGCTTGATTCAACCAAGCTTCATATTTTTCCTCATTATAATCAATAGTCTTTCCATCAATCTGGATTGGTATATCTTGCCCTGTTGCTACCTTGTATGCATCATTTATGAATGTAGCATTTATAGCTGCGAATTTTGCTAAATCTGTTACCATTAATGGTACAATGAGTAAACTTGAAATTCCAGCTTTTAATGAGATTACATACAAGAGTAAAGTTTTTTTCAGATTAAACCTTAAAAGTGGAATAAAGATTAATCCCAAAGGAAACATGATAAGACCTTTGACCATATCTGTCAATATAGCAAAACGACGTTTATTTAAAACGTCTTGTTCAGCTTTGATCATTCCATTTTTGATAGCATTGGCATACAGTTCATGACGAATATCCATGATAAACATCCTCCTTTTCAATATATACGTCTGCATCCAATCTCTGATACAGATCTTATGTTTATCATAGTTATAATATATAAACAATAAAAAATACTTTAACACCACTAGGGATTTCTCCCTAGTGGTGTTTGTTTATTTTCTCATCATGGCTAATATATCATCAATTCCATTTAATTTCATAAATCTATGCTTAGTATTACCATAGCTATTTTCACATAATACTTGGCAATCTTTGATACGATCAGAATCAAATGTAAAATATACTAAATAGAAATGTGATTTATCTATATAAAGTTTATGGTAAGTAGTACAATTACCGTATGGGTCAAAACTACTATTACTTGCAGCTTTTTTATGTAAAGAATCTTGTCCTCTTGTTTTGGTTTCATATTCTACATCATAAGAATAAGTAGAACTAGAAGAGGCATAATTAGTATTAGAATTATTCTTACCATAACCAGGATTGTTATATGTGTTACTAACTGTCTGTTTATGTTTATTAACAGTCTCAGAATTAAATAAAGAATCAAGTTTATAATTATCTAAAACAACAGCTTCTTTAGTTCTAGAACGAATAACCTGAATAAGTCTTTTTCTAGCAGTTTCATTTAAAGTATAAAACTTTCTGAAATACTGCAACTTCTTCTGATACTTATCTCCTTCAGTAAATGCTGCTTTAATCTGAGCCCATGTTGTAGACCAATTTTCATTTAAAGGTCTTCCTGTATCTACTACAGCTTCTGTTAAAGTATATTGTCCATCAATTAATAAATAGCCCAACTTTTTCTCATCCTTTCTAATTAATTATCTATTTTCTTTTACCATTTTAGTAATATGAGAATTTATATAATAAAAAGCAGATTTTGTTTCATATATTTTAGAATTTGAATTTAGATTCTTATTTCCTTCTACAAGATATATAGTAACATCTACTTTATTTAAATAATCATACAGATCCTTAGAGATTTGTATTGGAGATGATTGCCAAGTGTAAAAATGGCATCCTTGTGGAACGTTATCATGTTTCTTACTAAATAAATTAGACCAGAATTTATCATACCAATCTTGTATAGCTCCACGAATTGTCAAAGATTTAGTAGATTGAATCTTTTTGTTAATCAAGAAACCATTTTTCTTCTGCTCTTCTGAAACTGCAACGTATCTAGATCCGCTGGTAAGATTTCCTAAAAATCCTTCATTCATGAATAAATATGCCAAAATTACACCTTCTTCTGTTCTTCTTTAATCTTATTTAAGAATTGATCTTTATCTTCTAGAGTATATTGTTCCGATACGATTCCTCTATCCATCTCATTTATTTTAGTTGAGAGTGTTTCTTGCAATTCTTGAATGTTTGGGAACTCATATGCTCCAGAAGGATCTATATAAACAGGGCTTACTTCAAGTATTCTACATTGAGATTTATAGTCATAGACTTCAGATACTTTTTCAGCCTTGATAAGTATATTTTTTAAATCTGGATCCATATACATACCATATAGTTCAACAAACCTCTTATACATTCCATATACTCTAGTAGTAGGAATGAATAATTGACCTCTATGAACTATAGCATGTACTGTTTCAGATAATGGAATTAATCCAACCATTAAATTATAATGACACCACATCACTTCTTTAGCAACCATCAATTCAGATATTGGTTCTCTATTCAATAATCTCTTAGCATATACTGTAGTTACTATATCATATAATGTTAATGGAGTGTGGTGAATATGAATCTTGATAGAGTAAGTATCTATATTATTTACGTTCTTGTAAAAGGAACATTTATTCATATCAACATGCTCTCTTAAGAAGTCTATTAACTTCTTATAAGAACGAGAATTTCTACATATTCTTTCAATTGACTTGAAATAAGCAGTCAATTCTTTAGGATTAGACAAATCATAATCTTCTATATCAAACTCAGGGAGAGATTTAATGACAATAGATTCTTTCTTCTCTGGCAATTCTATTTCTGCATATTCTCTCATTATATTCATCTCCTTTCTTAGGAGTTACGTTACCTTCTTTACTCTATTGTTCCCCCTATCGGTGACAATAGGTATATCAAAAACATTCATATAATAGAAAAATATATATGGAGGTGGAAACTATGCAAAAGGTTCTACAATGGTTAGATGAGTTGTTTAAAGGAATGATGTATGAGGATGATATGCTTTCTCTAACAAGGGTATTATCTGTATCTGGCTATGCTGCATTTCTAATCGGCTCAATATATCTTATGGTAAATAACATCACATGGGATGGTTACTCTACATTCGCTGGATATACTGGTGGTGGTGGAGCAGCATTACAGTTTGGCAATAAACTTGTCAATAGTAAATATAATTCTGCTATTGGTAGTTATGCACCAAAAGAAGATATAGAATCAATGAAAATGAGAGAAATCAAAAGAGAAGAACAAGGAAGACCAGTAGATAGAAAATAAAACTTCATATAGGGGATGAAGTATATGAGTGATTTTACATTAGAAACTTTAGGGGTAACTACATTAGAATTGGTCTTGATTATAGTTATTTCTTTCATTGCATCTATAATGCATGAATATATGATTAGTATTAAACGATTTCATATAGATGATAAGATAGAAATAATCAATAATATTTTAATGACAGTTCTCATAGATACTATAATTTGTATTGCTATTGATCCACTAGTTGCAATGGTTTCTCAAAGATTAATTTTAATTCCACCTCTTATTCTAGGACTTATAGGACCACAACTATTGTATTACTTCTCTGGTATCAGTAGTACTGCTAAACTTATTAAATACATCTTGTCTACTCTTGGAATTAAGAAATTTGATAAAGAAGTAGATATAGATGAATTAGAAAAACAAGTAGAAGAAAAGAAAAAGAAAGAACAAGAAGAAGCTGAAAGATTAGAAAAAGAAAGAAAGGATCAGATAGACTCTGATCTCTTATTAAAGCGTATTGATAAATTAGTATTAGCTTATGTAAATGAAAAGATAGATAAAAGTCAATTCATTATAGAGTATAAATCTATTGATATAGCTACTTCATCTTTTAAAGAAAGTGTATCTGGAGAAGATGTTCCTATACATACTGCTATGAAGTTAGCAGAGATAATACGAAACAAAGAATTCTTAGATAAAACTTTCAACCAGATAATTAGTCAGACATCTAGTCCGACATAAAGTTAAGGTATTCCTAAATAATTTGAATAAATAGGAGGTAAAGACAATGGCTTTTCCTAATGATTTATACGTCGCCAGTACTTATTCTGGTAATTTGTATAAATATGTTGATGATGAACTAGTTGGTTCAGCAACAGTTGGTCTTGGTAATAATAAACCTCAAGCTGTTTTTGTTGCTCAAGATCAAAGATCTGTATATGTTGCTAATAGAGAAAACAATACTGTTAGCTATATTTATGATGGTATTAATGAAGGATATATTTCTGTAGGTAAACAACCATTTTCTATTTGTGAAGATGGTTTTGGTGCAATCTATGTAAGCTGCTATGCTGATTCTACAGTATATAAAATTGAAAAGACAGCATCTGATCCAACTACAATTACTGCTATTATCCATGTAGATTCTGGTCCAACTGGTATTTGCTGCGATAGTGATAATACAGTTTGGGTATCTTGCTCTAATAAAGGTACTGTAAATAAGATTGTTAATAACCAGGTTGTTCTTAAGATTCCTTGTGCTGATGCTACAGTAGATAATACTGTATGTCGTCCAATGGGTATCTGTTGTGATAGACTTGATAACATTTATGTTGCTTGCTATGGTACAAGTGCTGTTATCAAGATTAGAAAATCTGTAAAGATTCAGACTTTAACTTGTGGCTCAACTCCATTTGATGTAATTACAGATTCTAATAACAATGTTTATGTATGTTCTTATCTAGAAGATACAATTTCACGTTTCTCAATTGCTGATATTAACCATCCAACTGTTATTCAGCTTCCTGAAGGTACTGGTGCTACAGCTCTTGCTATTAATAAAAATGATGAGCTATATGTTATTGGTTCTCTTTCTAATCAGATTATTAAGATTAAAAACTCTGAAATTGTAATGACCAAGACTTCACCAACCATTACTCCTGCTGGTTTTGGTGATCCTACTGGTTGCAAAGCATATAATGTATACAACAGAGGAAATGAATCTGGGTCTACTCTAACTCCAGCAGCATCTGCAATTCAGCTCATGTCTGCTATGAAATTAGTATGCAAAGTAGATGAAGTTCAAGAAACAACTGCTATGTCTACATTCTTACTGTCAAGCGATATGATTAAGCTGTTAAGTTTTGACCATTTGAAACTTAATGGTGAAACTTGTGATAAACTTGCTGCAACAAATCAAGTTAAAGCAACCCTTCCAAATGTTCCTCTTATTGATGAACTTAAATTAGTTGGTTACTTTGATTCTGCCGAAACAGAATATGCTGAATTTACTCCAATATCATATAGTGGTGAAAATCCAACTTTCAAAATGGTAGTCGGCTCTATGTCTGGTGATACAATTACTGGATTCTCATTTACTCCAGCATCTGATCCAAATGCTATTGCTAATGTAAATGATCAGATTAATACAATAATTGTAGAAACTCAAGCTGATGGCAATCTTTGTGTTCTAATTCCAACTCGTGTTGCTAATGAAGTGGAAAAAGGTTTAGTTGTTAATGGTATGCAGATTTATAAAGATTGGGAAGTAACCGATCCTGGTGAGCTTGCAGGTATTAATGCAGCAATTTCAACTGCTTATCCAAACTATAAACCATTTGTAAATCCATATCCTGCATATGCTGGTACTTCAGTAATCCTAAACCGTTACAAACTTTAATATAATAGATCATATAATCCAGGAAAGATCATATGATCTTTCCTGGTTCTTTATGTTAAGAGGTGAGAATAATGTCAGCAAATAGAGGGTATAAAGTCCCTATGACAGTTGTTACTCAAGATAGTAGAGATAAATATCCTGTAGTAAACACTAATGATGTTGCTGGTGGCCTTCATTCAGTTGATACTATAAATGATATGCTTATGATTCCATACCTTAGAAGAAAACTAGGTATGAGATGTTATGTAACTAGTTTAAGCAAAGAATATAAACTTATTTCTCATACTAGTGCAGATATTACTATTATATCTGATTGGGAAGAAATAGAAAAAGGGGTATCCCAATCAGAACTGGCTAATTATGCTCCTAAGACAGAATTAGATACATTAAAGGGTCAGGTGAATTCATTGCCTGATATGAGTCAATTTGCCACTCAGACTGAAGTACAATCAGTTCAATCTCAGATTCCTGATATGAGTCAGTATGTAAAGAAATCTGAAATATCTGTTCCAGGAACTGGTGGTGGTACTCCAACTCTTCCAGATTTTACTCAATTTGCTACTAAGACTGAGGTGCAATCAGTTCAATCTCAGATTCCTGATATGAGTCAATATGTAAAGAAATCTGAAATATCTGTTCCTTCTTCAGGTAGTGGTACTCCAACTCTTCCAGATTTTACTCAGTTTGCTACTAAGAATGATGTACAGTCAGTAGATAATAAGACTGTTACAAATAAGAATAATCTAGCTAATCATATTATTTACACACAAGATGAATTGGACAAGCTTCAATGGCAACAAAAAGAGTTTACAGTAGAACAATCTGAAGTTCCAAAAGAAGTTACTATAGATATTAAGAATGCAAATTCTGCTTATAAATATCCTCCAGTAGAAGTATTAAAATATGATAAACTTGAAACTGCTATTACGGAAACAGTAACACTTGCTGACTTCGTAGCAAGTGAAGCAAGTCAATACGAGACTAATGATAAAGTTACATTTGATGGTAGTTTGCATATATCTCCAGATGTTGCTATTAATATGAGTACCCCTGTCTTATTCAATTCTGGAATATATGTATCTGTAAGCGATCCTATATCTTATGATAGAATTCAAAATGCTGCATCTATCACTATCGAATAAGAGGTGATATGAATGGCATCTTATGTTACCGATTCAAGAACTATAGCATTTTATAAGTTTAATAATGCAAATACTCCGTTTTATAATTCTATATCTGGAACTGCAAATTTATTAGAACCAATAAAAAACAATTATAATTCTTCTAGTACAAATACACCAAATTATGGTGTAATATCTCAAGAACGATACAGATCTAGAAAATCATCATATAAATTAACTCATAACGAATCTACTTCCAAATATACAGGGTTGCAATTCAATTGTTATAATTATTCATTCTATAAAAACAGCCTTAAATTTGATCAATCTGGATCAGCAACAAATTATGTTGTTACAAAAAATGAGTGGACTGTAGATTTTTGGTTATATCCTAATATATTAAATATACAACCTACAGATGATTATTATTGCCCATTTTTAAGAATATTTAGTTCAGAGTCTGATTCGGCAATAAGGAATACTTTACATAATTATTTAAAATCTCTTAAAGCTGTAGATAAATATCTGTTTAGGATAAATCAAATTCATATGTTTGCTACAAATAAAAATATAGAAAATGCAAATACTGAATTTTATTTAAATTTTAAAGCTGTTACGTACAAAACTGTTTATAACAGTACTCAAACACAAATTGAAGTAAGTAATAGTAATAATCCATATATTAGAGATTATATAGTAGGTTTACCAATAAATAAAAATGCATGGAATCATATAGCCCTTATAAATTCAATTGAAAAAGGAATAATAATAGCTATTAATGGTCAAATAATAAAACTTATTGAAAATTTTGACAGTAATAGAGATTATTGTTTTATGAACAATGATGATGATTATAGAATATATATAGGGAGTACTCCTTATAAATCTTTAGGAACTACAAATCAAAATAATGTCGTTGGACGTCCATCTGAAGCAATGTCATTAAATATATATAAAAATGCTGATATTTATAAAACGGGAGTAAATGCATCTCATACACAATACCAAATATTACCAGCTAATGTAGTTCAATCTTATACTAATAATTCTTATATTGATGATTTAAGATTCTCTCAAGCAGCTTTATGGACAGAGAACTTTATACCTCCTGGATTGATCGGCAAACAGATATTCATCTATGATGAATATGCGTATTATACTGATCCAAATACTGGTCTTGCAACTAAACTATCATTTGCTAAATGGAATGATATATCTGATTCAGATAAATTAATTTTATTAGATAGAGTAGCATATAATTATCTGCCAGATGTAAATCAAATCAAACTTATTCAAACAGATCCAACTAAAGATATAGTATGTTTAAATTACCAACTAGATACAGTAAAACCAACGATAAATATAGATAAAATAAATCAATCCAGATCAGAAATAGTATATCCGACTCAGTTCATGAACTATAGTACTATTCAAAATTACTTAGTGAATATAACAGCAACTGGGTCTACTAATAATACATCTATTATACGTTTAGGAGTTACTAGAGATGGTATAATTTATTATACCTATAATGCCACTAATGCTTCATGGGTTCCATTAGATAATAGAGAAGATGTTATTACAAATGGTATATTGATAAACTCTCTACAATATATTCCTAAATCTGCTTGGATACAATTTGATTTATCTAAATTTGCATTTGCTATTGCATTAACAAGAACAAACGATTCAGATCCTTGTAAGATTGATGATATAAAATTAAAAGTTAATCTAGAAGAAAAGTGGGTTAAAGCTAACAAAGAGAATCAAGTTAAATATAAATATGTAGGTCCTACTATGTTGAAAATAACTTTCCTAGAAGATGGAAATTATAAAGTAACTTATAATGATAGGGGGTGAAATAGGTATGGATTATAAAATGGAAAATCTTTCTTCTTCTATAAGAAGATCTATATATAATTTTGAATCTAGTTGGAGTTTAAATGATATTCCTCCATTAGGAGAATTATCAAATTATAATATAGGTCTTACTGTAAATGACAAGAATAAAATATCACTTACATCTTCCAATGTAAAATTTGGCACTTGTTGTCTTAAATTAAATTCAGGAGCTTGTGTATACAGTGATGGTATATTCAAAGATACTCAAGACAATATAAACTTTGCTAATAGAGAATTCACTATAGACTTTTGGGTTTATTGCGAAAAATCCTATGCTCAATTTGATCCTAGTACAGATTTATCTAAATCTAATATCTTTACAGAGAAATGCACTAATCCATATCTATTTGTATATGGTATGAAAGACCCTATCTTTAGTTATCTTAAAGAAGATAAGAATGGATATAGATATATCCCACAAGTATTTGCTTTAGGATATAATTCTGTTACAGAGAAAGCATATATATTAGTATTTAGGTCTAAAGTATATCAGCTTCAATCAGGACAAACTGTACCAGAGAATTCTACAAAATTCACTGTGAATGGTGGAGAATATTATGTAGATGGTGTACAAAATATATTTACAAATGAACATGACCCATATCAAATTTATGAATGCAATATGTCAGCTTATCAATGGCATCATATCACTTTCTCTTATAGTAAATCTAATGGTGCTGGTATTTATATAGATTATGGAAATCCAGTAAATTCTAAAGGATTCAGTGTTTCTTGGGCTTCTACTTTCAATTATCCTCCTGATGAACAAGGACCGTCTATTGCATTTGGTAATTATGGTAAATCTTATTTTAGAGGACAAGATGCATTCTTCTCTATAGGAAATCATTCTGTACCATATGCTCAAGATTGGTTAGAATGGGAAAGATCAAATTCTGCTTTATATAAAAACTATGGGGTTATTCATATAGATCAACTTAGGGTTACTGATAGTAGTTTATCTATAGTTCCAGAAAAGAGAATAGCAGTAGTAAATAATGATGCATACGGAATGGTGAATGGAAATCTTATACAACTAGCAACTAATTGGAGTACTTTGTCTTCTGATCAAAGATTGAGTTGCTATCAAATAGTAGACACTGAATCTCAATTTGATGCAGATGATTTGAAAGATTTAGTATTAGATAATACATATGAACTTAGAATAGAATCATATACTCCAGAATATACCAATACCAAAACTGTTTTGAGAACAGATTCAGATCATAGAGCTGTAGTAGAACCTAAAAAATTATGGGATATAGGAGTATTTGGAGAAATTGAACAAATGACTGTAGATTTCAATATAGAGAATAATGGTAAAATAATGGTTGCTCCTACTAATGATTTAGTTAACGGAGTATACTTTGGATATGATTTCTCTTTATATCAATGGAAACCTATAGCAGCATCAGAAATAGAAACTAAAGGTATACAAGCAAATCAATTAGGAGCTATTCCTAAAATTTCTTGGAGTACATTAGGAAAGAATTTGGCATTTGGATATTATATAGAAGCTGAAGAAGAAGGAGTAGATGTAGCTGAATTAAATTCTATAGATGCAGTATGTACTATAGATACTATACAAGAAGAAGCTAGTTTTGTAACTGATGTAGAATACTCTTATTTATCTTTTGATAAACTACTAGTCAAATTTTTAAATAAAGGAAATTATAAAGTAACCTATTATGATAAGGAGGGGATCTAAATGTCTGGCATCAATCCAACAGAGTCTACCCTCTCTTTACTTAAATTCAATGATAAAAACCAATGGGGAAGAGAATCCATATCGAATTCTCCATTTGTATGGGAAAATTTAGCAATTAAAGATGGAGGTTATTATGGTAATATTTATGATCTAACTGTAGATCATATAGGAGATTCTTTTACTGATGTTTCTGGTGGTCTTGGTTCAAAATATATTTCTAGAACCAAAGGTAAAGTATTAAAAGAATATTCATGCATATATGCTAAATTACCTGATACATCATATGCTTCAATGACTGTAGAATTCTGGGTATATCTAGGATTTAATCCAACTAATACCACAGAAAAAGGAACTCTTCTAAATTATAACTATTTTATGACTGATTATTATCCAACAGGAGCTGGATTGTTTGAACTGAATGTTCATAATGCAATAAATGGAAGAAGAGTATTCAATGCTGGTGGAAATAATTCTATATATTCTGTAAATGAATATCACTGGATGACATATAATACTTCTACTTATAAACAATGGGCATGGCCATTATTAGTATATCTAGCATATTCTGCTGTTACTAAGAAATTTATGTACAGAGTTCCTAATAATATAGAAGTTGTAGAAACTAGTGGTGGTACAAAAGGCGGTAAATTAGTTCAAAGCTATAAACACTATGAAACACTTGGTGTATACCCTCCTAATCATTGGTATCATATTGCTATTACTATGACAAGCTCTAGTGTATGCTTATTTATAAATGGTAAGAAAGCTGGAACTGGATTATCTATTTCAAATTCATCTTCTGGATCTACTTCTGGTACAACATATCAGAATAGATTACAATTTATGCAAACATCAGATTATCATTTCTCTATAGGAAATAGAATGACTCCATCATACACATTATCCAGAGATGAGCAGATAGCATTCAATAATACTTTATCAAAGAATTATGCACCTTTTAGATTTTGGAATTGGAATGGTGGTACTGATCCAAATGTATTTGATCCACAGTATGATCAGACATACTATATTGATGATGTTAGAATATCTAATGGTGTTATATATACTGGAAACTTTAGACCACCAGGATTCCCAGGAATTCAATTATTAAATAACAATGATAAGATATATGCATATGATGATTCAACTTATTCATTTACTTTAATAACAGATAAATGGTCTACTAGGACAGATGCTGAAAAGAAAGCAATAGTAGATAGTATAGCTTTTATAGATTTAAACTTGGAAGATATTCAATCTGTTACTAATATAGGAGATAATCCAACTATAGAAGTATATAGGGATAGCAATGAACAAGTTACTTGTGAAATGCCAGTAAATGTATATGAAACTACTGTGGAACCAAGTACTCTTATTCCTCTATATTCAAAAGAAAAAGATATCAATAAAATAGAGTTTGAACACTCCTTATCAGAAAAATCATATATAAAGGTATTGATTACCGATTCAATAATTTCAGGTGCACAAGAATATAAGACGTATAATTTCACTACAAACGATTGGGAAACATGTGATATAGCTGATATATCTACAAATGGAATTGATATAGATTCTGTTAAAGATATTCCGTCTTCTAAACTTATGGAACTTGGTTATGATATAGGATTTGCGTACTTCTTGCATTTAGAACCATATAAATCTGATTGTGAGATAAATAAGATTAATGTTAATCTTACTATGTCGAATGCATGGAAACATTGTAATCAGCTTAAAGCAAACTATGAATATACCATGTTTAATAGACTTAGAGTCGTTTTCTATGAAGATGGTAAATATAAAGTGAATTATATGGACAAACCATAAGAGAGGAGGAATAACATGGCATCTGAAATTAAGAAAGGATATAGAATACCTGCACCATTAACTACATTAAATTCTTCTCAAGAATATCCTGTAGCTGATATGGAAGATATTGCAGGAGGTTATCATATCGTAAAAAATACAAACGAAATGTTTAATATTCCTCGCTTACATAGAAGAGTAGGAATGGTTTGTTATATACGAGATGAAGACCAAGAGTATAGATTAATAATCAATGCTAGTACAGATAAGACTACAGCTATAAACTGGATAAAGATTACAACTCCTGGAGGATCTGGAAGTGGAGGCTCAGTAGACTTATCTAATTATGTAACCAGAACTCTATTTGATCCAGTTAAAGCCAAAGTAGATGATTTACCAGATATGGCTACAATGGCTACTAAAGCGGATGTACAGATAGCAAAGAATGGTGTAGTAAAATATATAGATAATAAGACAGCTAATATGGCTACAATGGCAGATATACCAGATATTTCTCCATTCTTAACCCAGCCTCAAATAGAAGAACTTATCGACGAATCAGATGATGATGATGACGTTACTCAAAGTGAAATAGATGCTCTATTTAATTAATAAAAATAAGAAGTCCGGAGTATAACACTCCGGACTTATAAATAAGTGATTCTAGACAATCCTTAATTTAGAAGAAAGGATGATATATTAATGGCTAAAAATAAAGGATATTTAGTTCCTGGTATAGTCAAGACATTAGATGACAGAGATAAATATCCTGTGGCTGATGTTAATGACGTAGCAGGTGCACGACATATTGTGCAAACAGATGCCGAAAGACTAGCTATTCCTAAACTCCGTCGTAAAATCGGTATGGAATGCTATGTCGCTGGCACTGGTATGCTTTATAAACTTACAAATGATCCAGCTACTGATAGTACTACAGTAAATGATTGGTCCGAAGAAAAAATTCTTACTGCTGCTGAAGTGGCTCAGTTTGTTACTACGACTAATTTAACTTCTAAACTTTCTCTTTATGCTCTTAAGACAGATCTTCCAGACTTGTCTCAGTATGCTACACTAGCTACCACTTCTCTTGCTAATTATTATGTAAAGTCTGATACTTACAGCAAGACCGAAGCAGACAATGAATTTGTTAAGAAAACAGACCTTCCTAAATTTGATAAAATTATTGTAGCATTAAAGAGACCAGATATTATCAGTGTAAACTATAACACCGATATTAAAGATATTACACTACCAACTGATATTGATGTAACTTATGCAAATGGTTCTGCAGCTACACTTCCAGTAGTATGGGAAAAATCTACTTACAATAAAACTGCTTCTGGAGTACAAATTTTACTTGGTACCCTGACTTTACCAACAGGCACCAAGAATGCTATCGTCAACGTAATCCAGCATATTATTGTAGGTCCAGAACTACATGTTATTGACCATATCATTGGTACTGTTCCTGTACCAATTACAGCTGAATATGATGCTCCATTTGATAAGCTTGGTCTACCAACTAGAATGCAAGTAGAATACGTTGATGGTACTACTGGATATCTAGATATAGACTGGAGTGGAGCAGTATCTTCTTATAATCCTAAAGAGGTAAATGTTCAGACACTTACTGGTACATTCTTGCTACCAACTAGTGTACAGCAACCATCTACTCCTGTAGAACCAGAAGTAGAAGTTCAGGCTAGGATTAAACCTCTTAAGATTATATCTGATGCATCTATGGTTATGCCTCTTGTTATTGAAGGTACATTATTTGATGCTGCTGGTTTCCCAACTTCTAATACTGTAACACTTGAAGATAACTCTACAACCACTTTAAATATTAAATGGAACAAAGGCTCATATAATCCATTTGATATAGGAAGACAGTATCTTACTGGTGAATATGTGTTAGTAGATGGTATTGTTAATGATGATGATGTAACTCCAGATATAATCTTTGAAGTTGGTACTCCACCAGATATTTGTCAAGTAATTGATCCAGATCCAGTATTTACTGGAATTGGTGTAAATGCTGCAAATTTGACACTTCCACCATCTGTAACTGTTAAAGTACTTGCTTATGATGGTACTATAACAACAGCTTCTGCTAATGTAAATTGGAACTTAAATCCATATAATGCTACTACTGAACCAAATGGTACTACATATGATAAGAATGTTCCAGGTTCTTATTATATCTATGGTACTTTAGTACCTCCTGCTGGTGTTACTAATAAAACCAATCTTGATACTGAAATCGTTGTAAATGTAACTGCTGGTGTAACTTATTCTGTAAAGAATGATGTTATCGAAACCCACGCAGATCTACCAAATGGTTCAACACTAGCTGATATTGTTAAACCTTCTTCTGTAACAGTAGAACTTGTTGGATCTGATGGAACTACTTCCACAGATACTGCTAATGTTACTTGGAGTGCTGCTGATACAGTTCCAGCATTCGATGGTACTAAAGCAGGTACTTATACTTGGTATAGTGATCCATTTGCTGATACTGCAAACTATACCAACCCTGGTCAGAAGAGAGTTAAACTTGACGTAACTGTACAAGCTCCTGTTACAGTTGTATATACATTAGAAACAGTTGGCCAATCTATTGGAACAAGTGCTACATTAACAGAAGGAGATACTTACACAGAAGCTTCTCTCAATTTGCCTAATGGTACAAATGTAACAGTAAAACGTTCTGATACTCAAGAAATTAAAACATATATTGCACCAATAGTTTCTTGGAATAAGAGTAATTTAGATAGTAATGACGATGGAGTAGTAGATTCTAATATTGCTTCTTCTTCTCCAATAGAAATTTATGGTTCTATTGATTTAGGCAATATTATTTCTGGAGTAGCAGTAAAGAATCCTAATGGTTTAACTTATATTAATAAAGTACAAGTAAATGCAGCTCCTCCAACTCCAGTTACTCGTAATACTATTAAAGGATTAGCAACTCCCATTCCTGAAGTGACAAATGGTATGACAGTTCCATTTAATGGTAACGTAAATGATATCATTACCCAGCTATCTACTTCTTATCCAACAATAGATCTTGAATATGGTGATGGTACAAATCCAGACTCTATTATTACTGGTATTGCTGTTACTTGGTCTGCTGATCCATTAGCTGATACTTCTAGTGCTAATAGCACTTTCAATGTATATGGTAATGTAGATCTTACTGCATTAGAGAATGGTTCTACTCCTATCTATAATGATCTGAATTTCATTCCTATTAAGATTCAGGTTACTGTAGGTGCAGCTCCTGTTGTTAAGACTTTTGAATCATTTGAATATGTTCCAGCTAGTGCTGCTACAGTTAATGTGGCTTATGGTACTGCTGAGAATGATATCACTGGTTTACCATCTACAATCAAAGTAAATTGTGTTGAAGATGGTAGCAATAATAGTCATACACTTAATATTACTGGTTGGACTAGCACAAACTATGATCCAACAACTCCAGGGGATTATGTATTCACACCAACCATCAATATGACTTCTGATAGCAATAATGTTGATATTAGCGATCATACTGGCAATCCAACTGTTCCAACTGTAACAGTTACAGTAGGTTCTGCTCCAGTTACTGGTACAACATATCTGACCTCTGAATATACTGTTCCAAGTGATAGAGTAACTCAGCCAGATGTATACATGAGTAATTACTCTGATGATGTATTTGCTAAATTAAAGGCAATTGCTAATAGCTCTGGTAGTGCTAATATCGAAGATGCATATATGGGTCTCTATGATGATCAGACTGGTGAAACTGACTTCTCTAAGAGAACAGTTGAATTCAGATTTATGGGTACTCCAGTACAACCAATTGCTGATGGTGTGCTGATTCCTAATGCTGAACAAATTACCAATGACCCATCTATTGGAACCAAATTCCAAGCTAAACTTAATGAACTTGGTATTGCTGATGGTGTATTTGGCTCAGCTTCTGATCCACAATATATTGCTGGTATAGAAATCAGAGACGATAAAGCTTCTTCACAAATTATATTCAGCCAAGCTTTACCAAATGCTATAATTCAGATTAGAGTTGTTGATCAAGGTACTTATATTACTGATGATCCTAACTCTTATCTATAAGATATTCACTAAGAGGTATTCATAAGAGTACCTCTTAGTTTTTAATATATACTAAAAAGAAAGGAGGATTCCCTTTCTTTTGTAGTGAAAGGGAGATTGAAATATGTTTGCAACTCCAGAAACTCAGTTATATAAAAACCAATATGATGCTCTTTTTGAATCTACTGAAAAAAATCCTTATCTAACTGCTAGTACAAGAGCTAGTAAAAATAAGGCTTTAAAAACAAATGATAAAAGAATCATTGCTGCTATTAATGAAGTTAAAGCTAAAACCGATAGCTTAAATTCTACAGTTAATACTACTCTTGTCAATCAGAATATTAAGATAGGTCCACTTGACAGTGATCCTGATCTATATAATGAATTTCAGAATGCTGGCTATACTAGTTTAGCAGATGGTATAGTAAAAGTTAGTAAAAAGGTTGGAGATGCGTCAAAGAATATAGTGTTTGTTATTCAAAAAGTGAATAGCTCAACTATATTCCCTGAAATATTTATACCTTTTGATATGCATATTTTAAATGTAACTGCTAGATTCTCAGAAGCTGATAATGATAAGACTCAGTTTACTGACGATATAATTATCCAGCTACAACATACAGATAAAGCAGATCCAACAGGTTTTGCTACTTTTAAAACAGTAACTATTCCTGTTACTAATAATAATGCTGATTCTTTTGTTTCTGAAGATTTTGAACAAGACCTTTCTAGTGGAATTATGAAAGCCAAAGTAACTCAATTCCCAGATGGTCTTAAAAATCTTAACATAGTTGTTACAGTAACTAAGAATAATTAATTAATTAAAGGAGAATGATTAATATGGCAACAGCTCCAATTGTGGAATATTATCGTTTAGTAGACGACGGCACAAATTCTAATTCTTTCCAGTATGTAAATCCAGCAGCTCCTGCTCCAGAAACTCTTCTGGATTTTGGCACCGTAGATGCTGGTACTAATACTTATCAGACAGCATATGATGGTGATAATTCTCTTCTGACAGATACAAATAAGGCTGTTCAGGTATATGCTATCTATAATAATAACTCCAATAGCACTAGCTACAATAGTTCTGGTGTTTCTGATATGCAGGACACTTATCTTAGCATTGTTTCTAATGAAACTGGTCAGCAAGGTAACTCTGCTGGTGATGTGTATGAACATAGATGGGTAAATGTTCTTCTAAATAATGGTACTTATGGTACAGATGATGTAGCTCTTGGTAAATATACAGTTACTACATCTCCAACTGCTGTTGCAGATACTACTGAAACAAAACTTCAGCTTACAGCTATGGGCCTAGATGCAACTGTTAGCACAAATGTTGGTGTTATTAAAGGTAAAGCCAATGGTGGTTCTTTAACTGGCACTGATACAGAAAACTTTGCTCAGATTAAAACTTGGGTAGATATTAAACCAAATGCTCCTGCAGGTCCACACCTCTTCCGTCTGCGTACTACTTATTCTTATACCTAATTAAATATAAGACCTTCTACTTATAGTTAAAAAATAATAAACAATAGGTAGGGTGGTTTTCATCCTACCTATAAATTTTAAGGAGGGTCATTTTATGACAACAACATTTCAAGCAATAGAAAAACTTAGATCACCGGAACATGATCAAGTTTATATTTACTTTGCTGAATATTTTGATGGGACTATCTTATATGAGTATGATAACAACCATGTTCATTTAAGCTTTCAGGATATTGATCAATCTAAAGTAAAATACTTTGGGTTTATTGGTAATGGGATGAAAATCTATTGGGATATTCCTGCTGGAATACTTCATGTTGGTAAAAAAGAATATATGGTCAAAATATCATCAGATACAAGCATAATTCCTTTTGTCGGATCTAAGAAAGATCTTATCACTTTTAAACTTGCTCACACCGATAGTATAATTAATGGTGGTAGAATTACTAGATCTGAACTGGGAAATGTTATAGATTGCTTTTGTATTGGGTTTAAGATGAACTTAGATTCTGTATTCACCCAAATTCTATTTAATATTCCTATGACAGGACCAAATAGAAAGCCATTCTTTGGGGTTAGAATCTCTAATAAGAATGATGAGATTTACACTGCAGAATTGATTGGTATGAATGGTGAAGACGAATCTACTTTTACTAAGACGGAAATTAAACTAACAGATGGTAAATCATCTGCAGTTGAGTTATATTTTAATTAATACGAGGTGATTATTAATGCCAGCACCTGATACAGCCGGTAAATATGTCAGTGGTCTAAGTGGAATGGCAATTGATGACTATATCAAATGCATCTATGAAGCACCATTTGACAATGTTGCCGGATATTTTTCTCAATTAGGTAATAAGGAGCCATGGATAGAAGTACATACGACTACTAATGGTGGTGCAGAAGTAGTTACTAAAGAACCATATAATGAACTTCCTACTACACCAGCATCAAATAATATCTCTGGTTATTTTTATCTAATTAAAGTAGACAACGGTATGCTTATTGCTGACCGTATGGTTCAACAAGCTATTTCTTGGGAATCTCTTAATAAAAAGAATTACATCTATGGTGGGGTATTTGATACTGTTAATAGTAGAACAGTTAGATATGATGTAGTAACGACAGCCACTTATAATTCTGAAACTGATTCTGCTAAAACAGAAATTTTAAATCCAGATACTGATGAAGTGATCACTGCTAATGATGCTCAAGAATTCTTTAATAACTATGATAAAAAGAGCCGTAAAGTGAGAACAGTAACCATTGATACAACTAATAATGTTACAACAACAACTATTTCTACATGGCATTATGCTTATATTCCAGATGAACTTCCAGATAGAATTCAAAATGCAGTGATTGATCCAAATAATACATCTCTTACTTATGATACTGAAAAGAATATGAGTATATTGAGTATTCCATATAATTCTGAAATCAGTGCCATTAGTGATGTATTGGATACGATTACAACAGTACAATGTACTGTATTAAAAGACAATGGTGAAACTTATACATATGATGTAGGAGTTACTTGGAAATATACTAAAGAAGACGATACTGCAATATATAAGAAAGGCGACGTTGGTACAGTAATTGTTTATGGTGATCTTGCTGATATGGATATCGATCCTGTTAAACCTATGCAAAATCCAAATGAAATAAAAGCATCTTGCGTTGTTATGATTCAATCTGATGAAATTCAGAGTATTGAAACTCAATTTGCAAATATTACTATAGATACTGATACTGGTGCTAATGCTCTTGCTTCTCAGCTTTCTAGTACATATCCTTCTTGTACTGTACTTTGTAAGAGATATGGTAGTCCAGAAGAAGAACCCCAATATCAACAGAATGGCATTTCAATTGAATGGGATGTATCCAATTATACTCCTGGTGTAGTTGGTACAACTACAATTATTGGTGAGCTTACTGGAATTGAAAGTTATGGTTTGACTAATACAGCTGGTATTAGAGCAGAAATTACTGTTATTACCGAGCCTGTAATTTCTGATTCTTAAGGAGCGATACTACAGGCTATTTGCCAATAATACAATTTGATGAAAATTACTATAATAAACATTACAGATAGGGATCTCCCCTATCTGTTCTTATTTGTTAAGACAATAGTGTAACGGGAATATCCCCTATATTTACAATACAATGTAAAGGAGGAAACTATTTTGGCAACGACTTTAAGTTACCTAGATACTAAAAATCATAGACTCTATGATAGAACTAAAGCCACTATTACCCAAGGCTTAGTTACTATCAATAATGAGTTTGGTAAGTTTGATGGCTCTTGTATTGATTTTACTAATCCATCTCATACTGGTATTTTGTTTCCTAATGGAGTAGATTACTCTAATGAAGCATTTACTATTTCTGCTTGGATTAAACTGACTGAAACAATTGATAACTTTGTATTTATTGGCAATGCTGATGATGTAACAGATATTGATGCTTGGGAGGCTGGTAATGATACGGCATTATCTGCAGAAACATTAGACCATACTACTCCTACAGAATTTGTTATTTCTACTGATAATCAGCATCTTGTTAATGCTAGTATTATTGCCTTAGACGATTATACTTGGCATCATTTTGTATTAACTCGTATCAAAGGATCTTCAAATGATTCTCTGATTCAGTTTGTTGATGGTGTTAAGATTTCTGAAACTACTTTAGAGACAGCTAAGAAAATTGACTTCTCTAAATTAGTAATTGGTTGTAGTGGTGGAGAGAATCCATTGATTGGTTATATGGATGATTTCTGCTTAATTAAAGGAGCTAATCTTTGGACTGCAGCATTTACTCCTCCAGAAGTTCCTATTAGAGAAGCAACTGGACTAACTGATCAGTCAGATATTGCTGCTCAGACTGCTAGAACATGGAATGGTAGTACTGATATTATTGATTGTTCTACTAACCCAAATATTGCTACTTGGGAATTACTAGAACTAAATAAAAGTTTCGCTCTTAAGCTATAAGCTTTTCTATTAATACAATAATGGAAAGGGGATTTAAATATGGCAGTAGGCCAAGTATATTCCACCCCAGAAGCGGGATGGAAACAAGTAAATTGTAACCTAAATCCTAATTTATATACTTATGTAAATATGAATTATGGTGGAGATGGTAATGCTGCTAGTGGTGGTTTATATTATCCTGCCCCTAGTGGAATGAATAAACTCAATTATCAGACTCCTCATAATCATGCTTACATGTTTTGTAACTTCACTGGTACTAAAATTAGAATTATTGGTTACTCAACAAATACCAGCTCAACTCCAGAAATTGCATCTATCTATATTGATGGTGATTATTCTGGTAAATGGTATGTACCATCTGATAGATCTGCTGGTAATATTTACAAATTCTGTGGATATGAAAACACAAATCTAACTGATAAAGAGCATACCTTACTTATCGTTGTAGAACCAGAATCTGGTAGATGGCGTTTCGATTGTCTTCACATTGATGAAAATGCTTCAGTTATCAAAGTTGATTCTTTATTTGAATTTAATAAAAATCAATTCAGAGCTTTCACTGGTGTGGATGATAAAGAAACTAAGAAGATTAAAGATGATACTATTATCACTGCTAAATATCTTGAAATCAATCCAACTAGATTTGGCGTATTCTCAGATATCAGAATTTCTAATTCTCCAGTAGATAATGATGTTAGATCTGGTGAAGGTATTAATCTAGAAACTAAGCCTTACTTTGATTTCTATATAACTCCAGAAGATCCTGATGTATATGAGCTTAAAGGTACTAATGTAGTATTTAAGACCACTAGAGATCTTAAAGAAACAGATGGAGTTACAGAAACTATTGATCCTTCTAATTATCAAGAAGTAATTGATATAGATTACACTAATAAGAAACTCTCAGTAGTTCCTAAGAATGTAATCTTAAAATCTAAACAATTGATTCCAGTAGATAATACTTTCTCTGGTGTTAAATGCACATTTAGTCATAGCGATATGAGTGCTAAGTTCTTAGTATCATTAGATAATGAAAACTTCTTCACTTATGATGCTGGTACTACTTCATGGGTAGCTGCTTCTATTGATGAGATTGATGAAAAAGGTATTAGTGACTTCTATACAATTCCATATGCAAATATGCAGTCATTCTTTACTGAACCTGCAGTTGGTATAGCAATGAAGTTATATGTAGAAGATCCTGAAGATATTGCATTCTATAATAAAGCAGATAGAAAATTCTCTGGTTTTAAATTCACTACAGGAGATCCTGCTCTCTGTAAAGTAGAATCTTGTGTAAGAGATGTAAACTTCTATGTTAATAATATAGGAGGATCTTATAATGGAAATGAGAAATCTCTTATCTGTGATACTGTTTTAAGTAAAGGTATCAATTGGACTAAGGCTAATGACTTAAATAGATCTTACTCTGAATATAGTGCTTCTGACTTTATTACCAATATTGGTTATGATATGTCCTATTCAGATTATGATGTTCAAACAGCTCTTAGATTGCTTACTACTGAAGATTATAATACTTATGTATTAGATCCAGCAAATGAAGCTAAACTCAATCCATCAAAAGATGTAGCTACTTGGGTAGATAATGGAGCTAATCTAACTAATAATGAAGATTTTAATGCTCTCGGTGATTCTACTCTTACTATCACTCATGCTACTGCAGATAAGGATACAGTATATAATAATATTGGTATTCGTCCTCAGCTATTCTTCAATACTAGATCTAAAGTATATCATAGATTTGATTCTGAAACCTATCTACCAGTAGTAAGAAAGGTTAAAGATCTTGAACCTGGTAAAGCAATTGCTTGCTCTTATACTGCTACTACTTCTGGTGTAGCTGCAGGAGCTGGAGGATTTGCTATTGGTAAAAACGGTAAACAACTATTACCAGATTATGGTCTAGCTACTCCTGATGGATATTTCTATTTCATTTGCGTAGGTTATGCTCCTTCTGGTGCATTGAAATGTATTGCAGATAGAGTTATTCAAACCAATGTTTCTTGGGAAGCATTAAACGATAAAGGTTATTGTGTAACCTCTGGTGTATCTCTTAAATTTGGTTCTGCTAAGAATTGCTTACTGAGACTTCCAAACACTGTATCTGAAAATACATCTGGCTGGAATAATCTTGGAGAATGGGATGCTTGCATTTCTTATTATGGTCAGCATGGTATTAATCCATCTTCTAATGCAGTATGGAATGCAGCTTCAAGATATTCTTGGACTCTTGTAACTCCACAATCTAATATGGCTAATCGTATTGTTCGTGGTTATCAAGATGAATCAAATGTTTCTGATACATATGCTCAAAATGCTACTATGGCAGAAACATTTGGTGGTGGTACTGATAAAGTATCTACTTATGTTGGTGCTGATGTTGGTTTCCGTCCAGTTATTGAAATTCAGACTTATGTAGATGAATCTCAGGTTACTACATATCCTGAATGCTATCTTGATATTGCTCCTTCTCTTGGTGCTTGTAAACCTGGTCAAGCTGTAGTATGTGAATATAGACAAGATACTGCTAACGTTGCTGGTGCTGCTAATGCATTCAACTTCAATCCAGAATCTGCCAAAGATCCTATTCCTGATCCTGCTCCAGATACACCAAATGGTAAATTCTATTTCGTATGTGTAGGATATGCTCCTTCTGGTGCTAAGAAATTTGTTGCTGATAGAAATATTCAGGCAAATGTATCTTGGGAAGATCTTAATGATAAAGGATACTGTGTAACTTCTGGTGTAGATGTATCTGAACAGACTGGATTTGAAAAATCTCTTATGAGATTAATGGTATCTGATGTTACTAACTATAATATGCGTCTTGAATCTTCTGAGTGGGATGCTATTATAATGAGAGAGAACATTGGTAACACTGATGTATCTGCTGCTGGATGCAATTATTGGAATATGAAGAAAACCTTAAGCTGGATGCTCAATACACCACATGATGTAAATGCTTCTGGTAATATGGGTACTATGTCTCAACGTGTAGTTAGAGGTAAAGAAACTATTGACTATGGTGATGAAGCCAATTTCATTTCAGAATCTACTACTAGATCTTCTTCTATTGGTTTCCGTCCAGTATTAGAAGTCCGTATCGAAGGTAAGACGGCATATAACAATTGCAAGATTGATACTACTAGAGTATCAGAAAAGAACAAAGAAAATATGTTCATTGGTATTGATGGCTCTTATGAATTCTTTGATGAAAATCAGAGTGCTGCTAATGCATCTATAAAGATGATTATCAATAGTGATGTAGAAAATACAGACTTTGCTCCTGTAATGTCTGATGAGGATAAGACTTATCATTATGACTTACCTATTACTAAATTAGATTATGGTGATAATACCATTAGAATAGTCCTTTCAACATTCGAAAGAAGAACTAATAATAACGGTGAAGAAGTTCTTGATAATGTGGTTGATAATGAGTTCGAATATATTATTCACAAAGAATATATTACAGAACCTGAATGCAAGACTAAGATGAGAGAACTTGAAAATTACACTGCTGGTTTTGATATGGGTAATGGTTTAACCGTTGAGAATAAACTGGTTGTCAATAATGGTAAAGTTAAGACTGATGAATCACCAAAAGAAATCAGAATTCCTGCCAATACTATCAAGATTACATTTAGTGCTGAATAAGGAGAGTGATTAAAATGAGTAGATATTGTGCATTTAAAACTTCTGGTCAGTACTATGTGTTTAATAATGATAAAACGGCTCTTGTTCCTATAACATTTAATCCTAAAGATCCCATTTATACTAAATGGATGAATCCAGAAGATTTAAATAATCTTACTGAAGAGCAATGTGCTAAGTTATCTGGTTATTTCTTAGAGTTATATTCTGATATAGAAGATGATGTATATACAGTAACTATGGAGAACTTCGATATTCTTCAAACTACAGATACATCACACTTTGTACTTAGTGGTTTTGCTGGTATTTCTTCAATGAAATTTAATGATACTTCTACCACTTGTCATGTTATATTGAGCTTTGATGGTAGAAAGACTTGGTACTATTATGATTTTACAGCAAAAGAATGGAAGAAAACAGTCCTAACAAAACTCTATAGTTCTGATTCTAATACAGTGGCTCAGATTCCTAATCTAACAGAAGCTATCTTTGAAAAGATATTTACAAAACATTGTACTTTAGATTATGCTGTATCTATAACGAATGCAGAGCATGTAGGAAGTGTTACTTTAAATCTTCCAGGAAATCAAGCTCCTAAAATTTTATCTCTTACAGTAGAACAAAATCAGACAACACATACCAAACTAATAAAAGTTGTGGCAGTTGTTGAAGACTTTGAAGGAGATACAATTAATTATGATATTAAACGTATCTTCAAAGGATTAAATGATGATCAGACTATTTACAAAGAAGGATATAACAAAATTCCTCCAATCAAATCTGGTACATGTAATCCTGCTACTAATACTTATGAGTATTATATAGATCCAGCGAATATTGAAATTGGATATAGTGAACTTGTATTTACTTATACCGATGAAAAGGGTCTATCTGATTCAAAGACTGTTAAAATAATAAAGACAAACAAAAAAGCATACATTGCTATGGTAATTAATAGAAATCATCTTTCATATACTATAGAAGACGAAGATTCAGACTTTGGTAAATATAGAATTGTTATGAATGATACTATTATCACTCCAGGTCATCAGCAAACTCCACTTATTCAAGGTGATACAACAACTGGTTGGACTCAACTAGTGCCTGTTCCAGTAAATAATTCATTTGATATTCCGTTAAATCTTGTTAAATTTGGCGATCCAACAAATGAGATTACTATTGAATTCCAAGAAGAATTCTATGATGCGCCAAAGATATCTTTGTCTAAAAAGTTTATGGGATATTATTATGGAATTCTCTTCATTGATCCCTCTCAACCATATGAATTAACTCAAGATGTTACTATTACAAATACATTTGTAAATGAACTAGGAAATACTGTAACTGAAACTACTACAGTTAAACAACCAAACCCAGACTATTATTATTCTACATCTCTTGGAGATATACTGAAGAAGCTCAATCTAGGTTCTATTACTCATACTAGAAACTCTAATACTTTTGAAGTTGGTATAGTAAACCTTAGCGAAGACATTATTTCACAAGTTGTTATTAATGGATTCACTAATGCTGCTAACAACTATAAAGTTTGTGTATCACTTACAGAAACATTTAGTAATAATCTAGATAATATGACTATTCGCTTTAATGATGTATATCCATTTGATCCTAATAGCGCAGATCCTAAGTTTGGTGTACATACGTTCTACGTTAAACTATTCTCATTGGATACTACCAATTGGGATATAGATGACTTTATTACTTTAGAAGCGGATTCTGCAGGTAAATATGAACCTGACACCCAAACTATTGGAAGCTAACCTAGGCAATACAATGCAAAGGAGAGAATAATAATGGCAGATTATACAAATAGACTTAACGTCATTGCTAATATAATCGACCCAATAACTAGAACTATTTATGTATATCCTGTTAAGGATGCTTATCTTTCTGAAGAAGAAGCAGTATTTCCTCATGGTATACAGAAAATGTTATTGGTAAATAATTCTACTGTTGGAAGAGCTAATAAAACCATTATGGCTTTTGATATTCCACAAATAAAAGATATTCAATATGAGAATCTTGTTTCGGTAGAATTGATTTTGCAAACAATAGTTGTTCCAAGAAGAGATGTAAATATCGGATTCAAATATCATGAAGATAACGGATGGGTTGAAGACGGTACTACTTACTTAGGTCAACCTCAAGATGAACCAGAATTTGTCCAAATGAAAACTCTAGGTTCACTTGATAGAAATCTAGTATATGATATTACTGATATCTTTACTTCTCATGAGAATAAAGAATTCCATTTCCCAATTACTATAATGGAAGAGGAATCTAACGTATCAGGAGCTCCAGTAATATTTAACTCTAGAGAAGCAGGACCAAAACTGTCTCCAGTAGTTAAAATTTCTTATTACTATTTTCCTGAGATAATAGATGCTGCTAAATTAGACAGTAGTCTTACTATCAGAAGAAATGTTCCTAATGATACTGAACCATATCCTTATCTTCCTGGTCAGCTTGAAATCTGGGGAGGAACATATAAAACACAGTTAGATGGTGAATTGACAATAAAAGCTATTCCTGTACCAGATCCTAATGCAGATCCTCCAGTAGAAGCTCCAGAACTTCCTGGTACTATTAATGTAAAAAGAAGTTATTATAACTTCTTAGACGGTCAGTTGACAATTCGTCAGAATAAACAAAAGGAACTAGATGGTAGAATAGATGTGAATTTCTATATTACTAGACCTGGTGCTCCTAATATAGATGATCCTCCTGCTAAATTACCATCTGATGGTAGATGGGTACAACCAATACCAATTCCATATCTTGAAGGTTCTGTAGAAGTAAAAATCTTCCCTGTTCCTGATCCTACTGCTGATCCTCCAGTAGAAGCACCATTTATTGAAGGTCAGTTAAATATTAAAGATCTAAAAGATCTAGATGGACAATTAACTATACCTAAATACCATGCAGATGATGGTGGTCCAGATTATGTAGGACCTGATGGAACTCCACATAAATTTGGTCCTTCTTCTCCTCTTAATGGTCAAATCAATATCAAAGTTAAAGATCTAAAAGATCTAGATGGACAATTAACTATACCTAAATACCATGCAGATGATGGTGGTCCAGATTATGTAGGACCTGATGGAACTCCACATAAATTTGGTCCTTCTTCTCCTCTTAATGGTCAAATCAATATCAAAGTTAAAGATCTAAAAGATCTAGATGGACAATTAACTATACCTAAATACCATGCAGATCTTAATCCAGATCCTGCTGAGCCTATTAATCCTAGTGCTATAGATGGCACTCCAGATGCACATGATAAATATGTTCATTATTCTAAATTAGATGGTGCAATTACCATAAAACGGCATGTTCCTAGCGACACTCCTATTAGTGGTGAAGAAATTCCTGATTTAGATGGTGAAGTATTCATTAAAATACATAAAGCTATTATCAATGGAGTTCCTGGACCAATTTTAGATGGCGCAATTAATATTAATAGAACTTATGAAATATATCATCCTGCTGATGATTTAGAAGGTCAACTTAATATTAGAGAAACTGCTGCTTTAGATTCTCAATTATCTATAAACTTCTATACTGAATCTACTGATCTTGATGGTCAATTAAATATTCCTGATAGTGTAGATCTAGAAGGTAGTTTAGTAGTTAAACAAAATAAAAATGCTAATCTAAATGCTAAATTTAAAATCAATGGTCGTGGATTTAAAGATATGATAGGTTCTCTCAATATAGATGATTCTTCTAGTGGTTCTTATGCATTCATTATAGACTAATCAAAATTATGCAATCCTAGGGATTGATTCCCTAGGATTGTTTTTCTTAGACATGTGTGTAAAGAGAGGTTTCTCTTTATGCATAAATAGAAACAAAATATAAGGAGGTTTCGTAATATGGCTGCTCCGTCTATTACAGTTGTTAATGCTTCTTCAAATACAACCCAGACTAACTGGTCTGCTGGTGTTGTTAAAGCTAGTCAGAGTTCCAATGTTTTAACTATTCAGATTTGGAATAATAGAGGTAATAACTCTACTGCTCTAGCTGATCTTAGAGATGCTTCTATTACATCTCTAGACACTAATGGTGGTAGCACTTCTGATCCAGTATCAGGTAAATGGCTAAAAGTAAACTGCCCAAATCTTTCTGAACAATCAGGTACTTGGACTGCTGTTGGTGGTACTACTACTAAATTTATTCGTGGTGATGGTGTACCAGCATCAGATGGTAATATTATTAGAGGTACTGCTAATCCTGGTTCTTCTAGTAATACAACTAATTATTGCACAGTAAAACTAAGAATTGATGTTCCTGCAAATGCTACACCTAATACATATAACTTTAAGACCAGAATTAATGGTTACTATGTTGGTTAATGGAGGTGACTTAAATGGGTCCATTAATCGGAATTTTTGATGAAACCAACACAGCTGTTCAAGCAACATGGAATGTTGGAATTGTCAGAGCTCAAATTCCATCTGAAGAATTGACTATTAATATTTGGAATAATAAAACTGGTACTGATGATGTGTCTGATCTTAGAGATCCTATGTTAGCAGTATTAGATTCTAATGGTCTAACAGCAAATACTCCAATTCCACAAGATAAATGGGTACAGGTTAATGTAGAATCAGTTGATGGTAATACAACTACTTGGACTCCTATTGGTGGTACTACTACTAAATTACTAAGAGCTAATAGTGGTGTAATTACAGATGTTATTAAAGGTACTATGAACAATGGTGATCCCTTACTATATCCACAAAATGTATGTACTGCTAAATTAAGAATTGTTGCTCCAATCAATTCTATTCCTGGAGATTTTACATTTAAAATTAGACTTACTGGTTATTATACCTAATACAATCCTCTACCCATAACGGGTAGAGGATTTTTAATTATTGTGCAAACTTTTATATAATCGTTAATTATTTATAGGGGGTAATTTAATATGTTAGAAGTTTGTCATTCTCCATTAGAAGCAGAGGGTCAGAATTATATTTGGTTTGCTATTACTAAAGATGGTAAAAGTATTTATGAATATAATGATAACTGGGAAAAGAAGGATTTTACTACAGATGTATATGAACCAAGATATTTTATGAATACTTTGGGTCTTATGGGAAAAGGTTCTCTTTATACTATGGATTTAGATATATTAGATAAAGATGATATAGAATCTAATATGTTTGCTCATCATGTTATGCATGGAGATAAAACAAGTTTGATTTTACCTAAAATATTTTTAGCTCATTCTACTTATCCAGTAGAAGTTTATTCTTTATCTACTCCTAATATGGTAATCTCTAGTCCTAAAGATGATATCTTTGTAAGAAAATATGTCCATTGTGATTTGAAAGTAGCAAAAAATAAAGAAACATCTGCTAGTGCTATGATAGACTATTATGCTTTAGGATATTCTAATAAAATAGAAATGAATGGTTCTATTATTAGATATGCCTTGATGTTGTGTGTTCCTAATGATGATGATAGAGACCCATTTTATAAAATTCAACTTACTTCAACAAAAGATATCACTGTAGATTTATATGCTACGCCACATATATTCTGTATAACAGATCCTCATAAGACTATTGAACTTAAAGCACATGAGAGAACTGAATTTGACTACCGCTTAGGATAAAAAATAAAAGAGAGGTTTGAGTGGATAGATATAAATTTTGTATACCAGAACCTCTCTTAACTATTTATCTCCTCCATTTCTTGACAAAGTTTGTCTCTCAAATAATTATCAATAGTCCAGCTTATAGTGCTATCCACAATACTATGAGGATCTATTGATACCTGAAACAACACCAACCCCTTCTCCACTATATTATGCTGGGAAATTTCGTTATGCACTACCTTATTATATGTAGCATTAAACAAAGTGTTTGTGGTCCTATGACGAATATACAACTTTTATTCTCATATGAACTTCCCCTTTATCTATCCACTCATATAAATAGTATATGTTTATAATTTATTTTACTCAAATATATCCCTGATGGTATCAAACCATCAGGGAGGATTATTATTTATCATATATTTTAATCAAACCCATCTTAGTAACTATACAATGTAAAGTTTTCTTACAATTTAAATTTTTATTAGTTTCTATAGTAATCTTATTACCATTAACAGAACAACAACAAACATATCTAGGATATTCCTGTTCAAGATTAACCGTAAAGTTTCCTTCATGATCTTTAAACGAAATTATCTCTTTAGTAAACGTAGTATTTGATTTAGAGTCATATCTAATTAAAGTAATATGCAATGTATCTTTTTCTTCTATAACTTTATACAGATAGATATATAATGCTGATACTACACCAGCAGCTATCATTAGTACAACGATGTCAGTCATTTTATCATCTCCTCACAATAGCCATCTTCAGTTGTATAAAATATTTTCTTAATTCCAGCTTTTTTGATTACTTCCATACATGCAGGACAAGGTCTACATGGTGCTAATTTTCCTCTTTTATCTTCTCGATACACATAAATACATGCTCCAGATAAGTCTTCTTTATCTGCATTTATTATAGCTCGCATTTCAGCATGAAGATAATGATGATATTCAGGTTGACAATTGAATCTAAGAGAGTTATATTTCTTTTGCATAGGATGAGATTTTTTGACATTGACTCCTGCTGATAAGATTTCTTTCTTATAAACTATAATACATCCAATCTTTATACGATCAAATGTAGAAGTCTTTGAAACTGCTTTAGCAATCTTGAAATAATGGAAATCTCTTTTAACCATAATAATACCTCCCTTATAGGAAAGTATCCTATGGTTTAAAAAAATATCCAGGATCAATAAAGATCCTGGATATCCTTGTTATTAAACTTTGGATCTAAGAATTTCAAGTACACGAGCATATTGAGCTTCATCAATTTCTTCACCCATTTGCTCTACTTGTTGAAGCATAGCTTGCAACTGTCTCTGCTTTTCAGCAGTAGACATTAGAAAACCTTCTTTGATTGTACGAATGACTATATCTTTGCTAATCATTGTTAAATACCTCCTAAATTGTATTATTTAACTGTTAAAGATATCTAACCCTAGAACCATCATCAAGGTGTTTAACTTTAATAGAATCTGGTTCTATCATAGTCATTCCAACAGTAGTAGCTTTCTTATTTTCTTTAATGGTATCATTTACGTTCATCATCAGATTATGACCTAACCATGCTCCTACAATACAAGCAATAATAAACAATACACAAAAACCAACCTTAGATTTATGAAAGATTATAAATTCTTTAGCTTGATCTAATCTATTTCTAAGAGTTAGTTTTCTATTTGGATTTTCAACAACACTAACTAGATTATTTCCAGCAGCTTGTAATTGTTCTATAACTCTATCTTCTTTTTCTGTACGAAATTTAAACTGTACAGGTTTGTCTTTAAGACAAGTAAAGTAGAATACAGTACTAAGAACACCAAGAGCAACAGATAAAACCACAATCAAAATCATTTCCATTTTCTAAAAATCCCCTTTTGAATTATTTACCAGTAGAACCTATACCACCGGTTCTTACCCCTTTTGCATTATCATCTTCCATAGTGAAGTATCTCTGTATAATTCCTTGACAGAATTTGCTACCAGCAGGAAGTTTGAGAGGAACACCAACTCTAAATGCTATTAGAATGTGTCCTTCATTGTCACTATTGTTGTAATAGTCAGCATCAATAATAGGTATAGTATTTGGCATACTAAATCTATATCCAAATCCAAGAGAAGATCTAGGATATAATGCTAAGAATACTTTACCAGCTAATTTTACATCAATAGCATTACTAGCTTCTGGTCTTACTAAATCATCCATATTAGCCTTAATACCAGATGGAAGAACTATAGTCTTATCTGCAGGAACATCAATATCAAATGGCAGTTTAAAATCATACCCAGCTGATTTTGATGTAGATCTTTCAGGTTTTGCGATATACTTATAATTCAACTCATCTGTTCTTGGTAAATACTCTGTCCCCTCATAATTAAGAGTATTAAACTTCAACCAAGTTTCCAAACTAATCTTTTCAAAAGCCATTTCTTATACCTCCATTTTACAAAATGATAGCTCTGAACACTACTAGAGTGTTCAGAGCATTGTATAAAGAAATGTTTAGTTATGAAAATCAAGTTTGGCCCGCCTACCAAGAATCGAACTTGGATTAAAGGTTTAGAAGACCCTTGTACTATCCATTATACTATAGGCGGAATCTTTTAGACTAATATATTGTTAGTGTGTTTGTAATTTATTATTCATTTATTTTAGAATAACACATCACACCAAAGATGATAGTAAATGTTCTAACCATTATATCAATTTCTGGTTCAAATCTTAGATGATATGTTTTCTTTTTGAATTCATATTGTTTTTGAATTTGTTCCTTGATATCATCCAAGATATATAAACAATCTACATTAAATTTATCTAATCCTAATGGTATCTTTGGATTATTATATTCTTCATTAGGATAGTAATATTGAATTTCACCTACCTCTGTTGGACTAAATATTGATTCTGTACTTAGTTTAAGCATATCTTTTCTAGATATTCTCATACCAGCAGCACCTGGATGACCTTGACCTAAACCAAATGTACCAAATACATTATTAATACCAACATCCTTTATTATTTGATCTGATGTATATCCAGATGCAGATAATATAGCTGGTTTATTAGTATACCGTATTAATAATGTAATTTCGTAATCATACTCAGATTGATCATGTCTTTCCACAAATCTAGAACTATTTCCAGTACCATATATAGCTCTAATAGTTAAAGTCTTTCCATTTTCATATTGTATAGTATACTTATACACATAATCAAATTTATACAATAACTTTAACTTCTTTAAATTAAGATCCCATAATAACTTACCAGCTACCATCATTCTAGTGATAGACTCTATCTGATATTCTTCCATGAAAGAATCTTTCCAGAATTTGGTGAATACATATACTGTTTGATAATCCCAGTAATACTGATTCATATATAGAGCTTTTTGATATGATTCTGGAAATCTTTCATCCATTTTCATGTCATATATACTAATCAATGCTGCTATTTTATAACCAGTTATGTGCTTAGTCTCTTTAATACGTTTTATGTATGGATGTAACCATAATAAGGCTAATTGAGTGGCTGACATTCTGGTATCTAATACATAAGAGAAATCACTAGTAACCGAGTTAGTTTTCATTGACTTTATAAAGTCACCAGACTCTAACTCATTGACAACTGGAATAGATCCAGCATGGTGATCTATCCAAACTACTTTATTAAACGTACTTAACAACATAGTCATATACAGAATCTTTGGAGATAGGTCAACTATGAATAAAACAAATTTCTTTTCTGGATTATTGGCTTTTGCTACATTTACATCTAAGATTAATTGATCTAATACATCATATTCATAATTGAAACGTGTAATATTTACATTATCTCCAAAATGCAATGAGTTAAATACTAAACTACCAGATGCATCTCCATCCATATCTGTATGGCATAACATATATACCACACATTCTTTAGATCTTATAGCAGTTATATCACTATCTAACAGTATACCTTCTTTGTTATATGAGTATTGAGCTATATGATTAGAAGTTTTCTTACTATCAAATATTCTCACAATATTAGAATTAGTAAGATTAGAATTCTTTCTAGTTACATAGGTTTCATCAAAACCCATATAACCATTTAGTTTCTTTGGATATTTATCATTCTCTGAAATAACTAGATCGTTTATTGAGTTATAGAACAATTTGTTTTGTTCTTCTGATGAGAATATAGCAAATTCTCCATTATCTAGCTCAGACAACATTTGATCTATGTCTACATCAATCACAGATAGTCACTCCTTCTTAAAGATTCATTCATTTCATTTGCTTCTTCTTGAGTTATTACTCCGTTAGCTTCAAAATAAACTACTTGTTTTTTCGGTTTTACTTTAGTGTATCTCTCTGCTTCAGACTTTATTCCAGTCATATCTATATTAGCATGAATAGGAAAGTTCCTAACTCTAGTATCCACACTAATAAAATTAGGAATGTTTAATAACATTTGAGATGCTGTTCTCTTCAACTCCTTTTCTGGTTGAGTGCATAATCTTCCTATAGTATCAATGGTATTACCAATAGGTGTCTGTTTGAATGCATCCCATAAGATGTTTCCAAAGTTCATAATATCTCCTCCTTAAATAAATACATAGTAATAGTATATCATTATTCAAAAATTTAAAGGAGTACCATTTCTGGTACTCCTGTTTTTAGAATTCATATTGTGATATGTCTACACCTTTTAACAAGCTGTATTTATCATCATTGACTTTTCTCATCATCTCTATTTCTTTAGCAATATCTTGAGTAGTATATCTCAATAGTTTTCTATGAGCTGGATCAAGAGTGGAGATACCTAATTCTCTTGGATTTAATTCACCTAACCCTTTTGCTCGTTCCATATTCTTTGGTTCGGCATTTCTTATTTCATGAGTTAATTCATATAATCCTACCTTTTTGCCATTCATTAAATATCTCTTTTCAGACGCATCAATATATGATAACAGTGGGGTTACATCATTCATGAATTGCTCTGTTAATATAACTGACTGAATACCAGATTCTCCATTATCTGCTAAGCCATTCAGGATAGTAACTCCCTTCTTCTGAGATACTTCAAGATATGGATACTTCTTATTGAAATTCTGCTTCATCTTACTGAAACTTAATCCTCTAGAGATTAGAATATCTTCTAACAATATTGGATTGATTGCTTTGTTATAAGCTATATGTTCCATAAGTCTATCATAATCTTTATATTTATTCATAAATGAACTAAACTCACTAGAAGAGAATTTTTTCTTTGTTCTTAAATGGCACAACTCATGTTTGGATAAGAAATCTTTTCTAACGTAATCTATTACTGCATCCATATCTATAAAATACTTCCAATTTTTTGTTCCCATATCCACATGATATAATGGAGATAATGCAGTATACACTCTTCCTGCCTCTATTAATGGACGGCAATATATTAATAAGAATTTTAATACAAGTGTACGAATGTGGGCTCCATCGCTATCTCCGTCAGGGAGAATAATGACCTTCTGGAATGGACATTTAGAAATATCAAAATTCTTTCCATAACCAGATCCTAATATAGATAGAATACCTTTAACTTCTTCATTAGCTAAAAATTTTTCTCTACTAGTAGAGAATGCATTAGGCATTTTACCACGTATAGCATATATAGCTTGATATTTAGCATTTCTTGAAGTTTCACATGGAGAAGATGCTGAAAGACCTTCAACTATAAACAATTCGAGATTATCTTTATTCTCTGCCTTTACATATCCCTTTGGTAACTTAGTAAAATCACCATTATTATACTTCTTTGCTACATTAGCTCTTTCTTTATCTGCACGAGATCTTGCTAATGCTACATCTTTTAAGAATGCACATACTTTTTGAAGATCATCTGGATTTTGTTTAGACCATTGTTTTAATGCTTCTACTACTACATCATGCATGAATGGTTCTAAATCTTCATTCTTACATACATTCTTTGCTTGACCGTCGAACATTACTTCCATATGACAAGCAGATACTGCTGCTACTAGTCCAGTAGTAACATCTCCATTTGTTGCTTCTAGTTTAGATCTAGTGGTTGCTAGATATATCTTGTTCATATAGTTCTTAAAGAAGTCTTGTACTCCTCTCATGAATCCTTTAGATGGAGTAGATTCTATTGTATTTACTGGAGTCATATTAGCAAAAGTAATTACATTAGCACTAGCATTTATATCCTGAGTGAATATCATTGCTATATCTGCTTTCATTACTCCAGTATCTTGGAATATCATAATAGGTTTAATCATTGGTTTCTTAGTCATTCTCATAAGATATGTAAGAGTACCATCTACATTAGTAAGCTCTTTATGAATAACCAATTCTTTTCCATTTGGTTTTGGTTTATGACCAATGAAGTCTATCTTAGCACCTTGTTTAAGAAGAGGAACCAAATTCTCTAAGAACATCAATACATCTTCACATCTTATGGTTATATTACCCATAATAGAGAAGTCTGGAACAAATCTTACTATGGTTCCATGATCTTGAGATTTATTAGGTCTCTTCTCAGGACCTTTCTTATATTTAGGAAGAGGTTTACCTTCAGAGAACTCTATAAAACCAGTAACAAATCCATCTTTCTTATTATAGGTATATGACTCTACCTCAAACTTAGATGATACTGCATTAGTACATTTAGCACCAACACCATGTAACCCTGAAGGATAATTTCCTTTCTCTTTAGTATAGTTGGTTGATGTATGTTCTCTAGAGAAGATTCTAACCAAATCATCTACAGGACATCCTCGACCATTATCTCTTACTATACATCCTCTAGTTCTCTCATCATATTCAACCCATACTTCTGTAGCAAACCCTCTCTGAATTTCATCAGTACCATTTTGAATTACTTCTCGAATACCATTCATCCATCCTTCATTTCCTATAGAGGATAGATACTCACCTGGATTTTGTCTTACTGAATCTACAAATAGTTCAATGGTTTTGATTCCCTTAGTATAGGAATCCATATTATTTAGAAATTCTTTAGATATCTCCTTTTTCAAAACTATTCTCCTTTCTTTAGTCAGAATAACTGAGTCACCAAGATGTTTATCTGTGTTTTAAAATTTTAAAAAAGAATCACAGAGAGGAATAAATCCTCTCTGTGATAAATACTTGATTCAGATAATGATTAATAACGTTAATGAGATTTACTTAGTTTTTTGCAGGTTCCTGCAGATTCGGATTCTTCGGTGCTTCAGGCATCGGAGGAGTCTGAGTATTAGCTACAGAAGGACCAGGCATAGCTACATTCTGTACAGTCTGAGCTTGCTGAGGCTGCTGTACTACACTGGTAAAATCAGGCTGAACAGTCTGATTCTGTTCTACATAGCCAATGGGATTAGTACCCATCTGAGCTACACCACCAAGACCATAGGTCTGACCAGCAGGAGCAGTATTAGCTACAGGCTGTTGATTGGGTTGAGGTACATACACGCCATTCTGCTGTACATACTGAGGCTGATTGAACTGACCCATAGCAGGAGCAGCATATACAGGCTGTTGGTTAGCCGCAAAATACGGATTTACACCACCAGTCTGAATACCATTGAACATATTGAAATTACCACCCATGCCACCAAGCAGTGCACCAAGAGCACCAAAGGCATTATCAGCACCATACTGCTGGTTTGGATTGAGCTGATAATAATTGGAAGAGTTTTCGAAATACTTCTTTGCAACCTTCCAAAGCTGAGGTACTTTACCAATAAGACCAGCAATGATATAGATCTCTTTGAGAGCCAGAGGTACATTGCCATAATAAGTCTTAATGGACTGGAAGAGGTCAAGGAAGTCACCACAAATACGCTCTACTTCTTCATCAGTCGTGTTAAGATCAAGCAGATTCCACTCTGCACCACAGATATTGCACTTTACACGACCAGTGCCATCTTTTGTTTCTTCAATGGAATAATGACCTTGAGTATCTTTATGAGTACAAATAGCGCGAAGATATTCTTCACGAGTTAACCGACCCTGGAAACCTACAGGCTGTTTCTGCAATTCTGCAATCTGTTCTGCAGACAAGAACTGCACATTTTGAGATTCAGGAGTTACTACTTGTGCAGGTTGTACAACAGGATTCATCATGGGATTATAAATGGGATTAAACCCACCCATAACTTGTGCCTGCTGAGGCTGTTGAACTACCGGATTTGGACCAAAGTTGTTGTTAAACATAAAAAATTACCTCCATATGATAATTGATTATTAAATCTGGGTATCCGCTTACGCGAATATCCAGATCTTCACTATAATAGTATATAACTGAAATTTCGAACCCTCTGCAAAATATGTATATTTTGTAGAGCTTCCTTTGGGTTCGAAATTCCAGTGACCTAAGTAGGTTACACCTTAGTCTAACCTGTTGTAAATTATAATTTTAGAATGCCATTGGATGAACAGTGCTGTTGTATTCATGAATATCCTGATAGTGTCTGGTTGCCGGATCCTTGCGCTTATCAGTCATAGTCATGTAAGATCTATTTCTTGCTTTTGGAATCTGAATTGCATTATCAGTATCAATATACAGCATTTTCTTAATAGCAGCTTTCTGAGGATCTGTCATGCCAATAGCATTAGCAAAATTCTCATATGCTTCTTCTGTAAGCTGTACTCTGATATTCTGAATCTCTCCATAGTCTACACAAATACATGCACCTGCAATAGTTGGTTTGTTACCAAATGACATTGCTGGAGATGCACCATGGAAAGTAGCATCAGTATTATATACAAATGCATAGAATACCTCGTTACTATCATCCCAGAAAACTGTGGGATTGTTTGGATTATAGATAACATTTAGAGAGTTATCACAGACTATATGAATCAAAGACTTAACTGTCTTTGTTGCGTCTGCTGGTGCACAATTCTTATCCTTATTATAAAGGGTAAATGTAGCTTGTTCACATTTCTGTCTTAATAATTGTACGGTAGCTGTTTCCATAAATTAAAATCCTCCTTAAGAATGAGAGTATTCATAAATGATTATTAAACTGTTTATGAGATACTCTCTTATTCTATCAAAGGATTAAATTCTTTGCACCCTTCATAAATGGATTTCCATTAAGCTGAATAGATATAGTGACTAAGAACTGAGGATTGCACATCTCAGGATGTATAAATCCATCAGGACCCATACCAGAATCTCTATATTTTACTATACCTTCCATTATAGTGGAATATGCTATATATTTAAGCTCAGCTTTTTGCATAACAGATCCAAATACAGGATTTGCTAATATAGGTCTAGTATCAGGATCTTGTGGTCTATTAGCAGCAAATCTTAATGCATCTCTACATGCTAAAGTTTCTAATACTTTATTTTGAAGATCATTTATAGCTTCTTGAACTATTCTAGGATCTCCTATAAAATATTGATAATACTTATTCTGCTGAAGATTACCAAATGCTAAATCTAAGTATAATACTTTTAACTTAGCCTGTATATCAGCAGTAGATGCTTTAGCAGTACATGTAGGGCCATTAGCACTTAGAAAGTGCTCAAAGAATTTACTAGGTCTGAGTTTCTTGTTTAATGTAGAAGCTTTTAGTGCTCTCATTTTACTTTACCCCTTTATTGATTTCTTTGTTATACAACAGATTCAAATCCAAATCAGGATAGAGGTCAGAAGCATATGCATCCAAATCATCTACTGTGAAATTGGTATGAACTTTACCACTTTCAATACAGTGTCTCATAAAGCTATATACACTAACTTCTTCACCAAGATGGATATGACCAGTCATAACATAAGAATTGACAATATCAATTCCCATACATTCTCCTTCAAGATATCCAAATGCTCCATCTCTCCCTCTTATAGATATCCAACGACCTTCATGACAATCATCATCTCCAGGATTGTCTACATCAGTCATTAAGATAAGATATGGTTTAGATTCAATCATATCAATATCTTCAAACTGATTAGTGTTCGGATTGATGAACTGAACAACAGATTTGAAAGCTTCGACAGGTTTGTGTAATGGCATGGTAATTCCTCCCTAATAATAAAAAACATTTAATTTACCATGAGTTTAATAGTGATGAGCATTAGCTCATCACTAATCACTCATATGTATAGTATATGTCTAAATTTTAGTTTACTTTTACAAATAACAGTACTAATATATAATGAAGAATAGGGTTGCCTCCATTAATACGGTTTGCTCATCCGTGGTCATATCCTTTCTGATAATTGATTGTTATACATGCGTCTATTTTCCTATTCTTCTCCCATAGGTCATGGATGGCCTATGGGATACTCATTGTCTTATACAGATCTACCATTGATAGATACTACAGATTTAAGAATAGGAACTTGTATACCAAGAGAAGGAATAACATAGATGCACTTCTGTCTGAATCTAGTAATGCCTGTATAGTTCAATCTTCTATTTACATCATATCCACCACCAAAGTATTCTTGGAAATAGATTCCATTGAAATACTGACTACCCTGAGAGATATGAGTAGTTATAGCATAGCCAAATTCAAACTTCTCTCCATCTGGTCTATATAGAGCATTACCAAACTCTTTCATACATTTTCTAGTCTTATTATCAGCTACGAAATATGGATAGTCACATTCTATATTTCTAAATGTAAGAGAAGGAAACAAGTCTGGTATAAAGTCCATCTTAAATAGACCTTTCTTAGTAAATGTAGCTATACTAGGCATACTGGCAACTACACCAGATAATCCATTGGTTAGATTTACTCCTTCTAATTCAATATCCCAGTTATTCTTTCTACATATTACTCTTTCTCCTAGCTCAGGTAAGATACCATGTTTTCCTAGAATATCTTTTCTGATATGAAAGTTATAATAATCTCTGGTCTTATTCAATCCACAGATTATGATTCTATACTTAGGGATTATATGATTCTCATACTTCTCAAACATATCTCTAGGTAAGACTATCACATCATTAAAATCTCCAGGAGGTATATCCTCACCATGTAGAATTCTTTGAGAGAATTCTACTATGGCAGAATATTGTGCTTGTCTCATTATCTTAGTGAGATAATGTATCTTAGAAGGATCTGTAAGAAATAACTCTTTATCCTTTACTGGAGGAAGCTGATTTAGATCTCCACAGACTAATACTTTTATACCAGTTCTAAATATATCATTACCCATATGAAAAGGAACCATAGATCCTTCATCAATACAGATCAGTTTGATTACATCACTATTCAAACCAGTATAGATATATCTAAGTCTTTTTCTACTTTCTCCAGTATATGGATCAGTTACAGTTTCTTCTATTGGTGTATAGAGAGATGAATGGATAGTTCTAGCATTTACAAAACCATTTATCTTCATAACAGTTGTAGCAGAACCTGTATATGCCATAGCAGCATATTCCCATTCATCTAACCCTAATGCATCTATGATAGCATGCATAACCAAAGACTTACCAGCACCAGCAGGACCACTATATTCAAATACTTGATCACTGCTATTATAGAACCATGAGACAGCATCTTTTATGATATTCTGTTGTTCATCAGTAAGTTCTATATTCATTTATTATTTGCCTCAAACCATTCTTTCTCAAATACGTCATACTGATTTAGTACATCATCTATCATTTTATCAGTCATAGATTCTAGTCTCATAAAAGCTTCAAGATACTTAGTAGAATCCTTATAATGATTCTTAGTAACTATTCTAGCTCCATTACCATAAAGAATAGCTATATATCCATATGTATCTGTTCTAGGAATCTCTGTAGTAGAAGCTGCAAAGATTTGTGTAGCTACTATCTCTGGATGTACTTCTTCTACATATTTCTTAAATAACTCTTCCATAATGATTGGATTATTGTATGGGTCAAATACTAAATCATTAGAATGGACTATACCCATATTAGTATATCTCAATACCTTTCCTTTAATCATTATATAGTCAGGTTCTAATGGATTATCTTCTGTATCTACTATATATCCTTCAGAATCATACTCTAATCCAGTTATTCTAAGTACATCATTAATGAAACTATCTGATAACTCAGGATTAGTGCATAGCTTAGATTTAATGTTAGTAAGGGATTGGATTTTGGGTTTCTTTTGTCTTGGCATTTGGAACTCCTCCTAATACTTTTAAATATAATATATCTCCAGATTTCTTATTCCTCTGACAAAGGGATAATGAAAGGGGAGATATAAATGGCTAATATTGAGAATACTACCACTACAGAAATAGCTATTCTTATGGATGACCATGTAGATAAATATCATCCAGGAATACAAGCTTTTAAATTACAATCTGTAAATGGTTTACAAAATACAACAAGAGAACAACAAACATTCTCTGTTAATATACCTAATCTTATGAATAAAGATCCTATAAACATTGGTAAGATAAACACCTCTTCCATAGTTAAGATTAAACTTCCTAGAGAAGTTACTAGAGATTATCCTAAGAAGTATATTCCAGTAGGGACTAGATTCATAGTAACATTTAATTCTGGTGATATAACCAAACCAGTAATAGTAGGGAGAGAAGAGTAATGGCAGTTTATAATGCAGATATAAAAATTCCTTCAGATGCACATACTATAAAAGAATTTGTAGAAGTAGGTAATCAAAATAGAGCAAAGATAGGATATTCTGATTTGTCATATATAGAGAAAAGAGATGGAATGGAATATATAGTAAAGAATACTATTAATGATTATCTTTGGGAATTTAAAAGATATGCTAATACTGTGATCTTATCTAGTGATGAGGTATTAACTTATAGATATAATCCAAAGAAGTTAGCATTTGATATATATGGTTCTACTAGACTTTATTATATAATTCTTCTTATGAATGATATGTGCGATGTTCATCAATTTAATTTAAAGAATAAAACTCTTCTTCTACTATCTCCTACACAATTATCTGACTATCTTTCTAGTGTATATAAAGCAGATATGAACTCTATTGCTAAATTTAATAAAGCTCATGAAAATGATGTAGTTTATAGACCGATACTTCCATATAAATAATAAGTAGTATGGGGAAACCCATACTACTATATTATTCGTTATTATATCCTTGCATCATATGATGTACTACAGCATTTATATATTCATTATATTCTTCATCAGATATATTCTTATATTTCTGAGGAACATGCTCACATACTACTATACCTTCTGGTTCTTTCTTATCATCTTCTACTATTTGACTAAATTTAATATCAATCTCCTCTTGTTGTGGTGTAGGTTGAATAGGTATATTTCCTAATCCTGGTTGTTCTACTGGCATTACTGTATTTTGACTAAGAGCATTCATTGTAGGTACAGTTTGCATTTGAGCAAAGTTAGAGAACTGATCAATTATATCATCTTCAGTAGTATCTAATGAAGTCTTATACACTGGAGTTGCTAATCCATAATCCTCCATAAATGCTATTTGAGATGAATCATAGTATGGTATATAGATACTAGTATCAGTTTTCTTTTCATCTATTGGATATCTATGTTTTACTAACTTCATACCCATAAATAAATGCAGTAAACCTCTAGCGTCTACCCATTTTTCTGGAATTATGATAATACTACAATCTAGATTTCTATCTATATTGATAGAATCACCAAAATCTGCTCTAGTAACATTCTTAATTAGATTATGCTTAAGCTTAGCTCTAGATTCATCTGTAACTTTTACTGCGCCTCTATTCAACTGAGATGCTGTAATTACTGGGATATTCTCTAAAGTACCAAAGGTCTTAAAGTCATTTACAACAGTACCTAAATCCTGATACTGATCTTTAGTCCATACAGATGGTCTGATACGCATAAGATAATCTTGAATCAGACAAATTGGTTCAAATCCTTCATCTTTCAATTCATCTGTAAGCTGATATAGATAATCTGTGTTTACAGACATAACTGGTTTGAACTTAATTACTATCTCTATGGGATTACCTTTACCATACTCAAACTGACATCTAGCAAATTCTGCTAATGCTTCTTCTGCACTAGCACACTCTCTTAATTCTTTACCACGAGTGATGATATGATACAATGCACAGATATATTCTATAACAAAGTTTTCCATAGTCAATAAAACTATACAAGGTTTCTTTGTTGGATCCATAGTCTTATAATCTGCATTATATTTCCATATCTGATATAACAAATTCTCTAGAGTGACTGTCTTTCCTTCACCTGGTAATCCAAAGAAACAATATACTCGACCTTTTTCAAAACCTCCACCTAGTATATTATTCAAACCTACCATACCAGTCTTAAGCTTATAAGATGGAGCTGTAATAAATTTATGTACATCATACAAACTATCTTGAATAGTAGATAATCTAAATAAAGTAGATGCATCATCTGTATCAAAGCTATTCTTTCTCATATCATTATTGAAAGACCCTACAAGGTTCATTATAGGTTTGAACATTTGATTCTTTACTCTAAAATCAGAAGTTGTATAGTTCTCAAATGTATCTCTCATCTTAATGGCATAGTTATCCATAGTAACATTATTACACATTTGCTGGATAAATTGCTCTATAGACGATACAGTTTCATCCGATAGGTCTGTTAAGATTGGTTCTATTGGTTTAATATCTATTATGTTATCTATCATAGATAGCATAGTTAATCTACTAGCACCATTGTTCTTGATTCTTATACCTAAAGCTACTTTAAGAAATGTAAACTTTAGAAGCATTGTTTGAGTCTTGAAATTAGTCTCATCTAAACAATCAATGACATCCTTAAGCTTTTTAATAGCTGCTCTATGTATATTAGTATTATCCGCAATAACATAACTGCATAGATTCTCCATAATAGGTTCTGATAATCCATAGAGTCTAGCTTCTACAGATTGCATTGGTTTAGATAGATCATTACCTTTAAATTTCTTTCTTCTTTCTTCCTGTGTGCTTTTAGCCATACTAAAATCTCCCTTACTTGATTCTCTCGTACTAATCTGTCGAGGATATTTTTGATGTTTACAATGCACTGATTTCCTTGATAAATGATTTTAAGAGATCTGTTGTCCAATAAGATATTCCTTCTTTGCTATTTATAAACTGCACTAGCTTATCTTCTGCTGTAGAATTATCAAAGAGATAAGAATACTTATCATAGTTCATATTCATCTCTTCTAACTGTTTTTGTATTCTGTGTTTTTCAAAGTTTGTTTCTATCTTGATATCCTTTCTATTAGCAAATACTGTCTTCAATATAGCTATCTTATCTAAATCTTCTACAGTAAATCTTACTCGTATATTATCAACTCCTTGAGCTTTAAGATTATTTATATAATCTACCATATATCTAGGATCTGTCTTAAGCATATCATCTAGATTAATAGTCTTATATACAAATGATTCTATCTCTTCCATATGAACCATATATTGTCTAGTAGCTAGATTATGTAACAATACTAAATATCCTTTAGGTTCTTCTTCTCCATGTCTCCAACGTAAAGGAGATCCACAATAATAGAAGTCTTTCTTATAGATATTATGTACATGCACATGACCAGATATGATAGGTCCTCTACAAAGAGCAAAATCATTCATACAGAATACTGGTTCTCTTGCAGAATCTAAATCAGGTTTATTCTTTCCTATAATAGAACCAACGAAAGTACCATGCATATAACAAGCATCATAAAGTCCAGAATCATAAAGAAAACGCTTATAATAATCATATCCTTTACCATACTCTTCCGTAATACAAAGAATTTTCTTACCTTTAACAAAAAGAAATTGAGTATTCAAAACTAATCTTAGATCAACTCCTGCCCCCATAAAGGGAGTAAAGAGTTTTAATTGGTCTGCATCATGAGAGCTAGTTCCATTTAAGATAATCAATGTAGCATTCTTCTGAATACATATATCTACTAAGTCTCTTATAAACATCATAGCATACATAACTGCATCAGAATTAGCCATTAACTTTCTATCAAATACATCTCCATCTATAGATACTATATCTAATACATTCATTTCTCTCAAATGAGATAAAAATTGATCAGAGAGTATTTGATATTCTTTAAGAGGATCTACTACACCAAAGTGTAGATCCGCTATATGTGCTTCCATAAATACTTCTTGTGGTCTAATAAATTCAACTACTTTCTTTAACATGTTGACTCCTCCTTATCTATCATTATAATAGTATATGTCTAAAAATCATATTAGAGAAAAAAATACAAGGATGTAGAGTCCTTGTATTTTTTCCTGCTTATTTGCAGGAATCATCATCTGGATCATTCCACTGTACTACCATATATGTGAATGGGTGTTCTTTGTTTGGATTAAATCTAGAAATTGCAAAACCGGCTTGCTCTGTAAGAGCCATAACTGCATCACCAAGCACGTCTTTAGTGCATGTGATATCAGGTTCAATTTTGCTTTCTTTCTCTTTAGAAGATGCAACTTGAGCCATCGCCGTCTTGATATCATCGGCTGTTGCTTTTTCGTCAGATGCTTCTATTTCCTTATATAAAATAGTAGCATTAAACTGAGCTTTGTTCATAGCATCTTCGATCTTAGAAACAATGACATTTATAACATTTTGCACATTTTTGTCATGTTTCTCTTGCTTTCTTTTAACAATTTCTGCGTAAACTTTTGCAGAAACCTCAGATGCTTTTGCGGCGTTGATAGAAATGTTGAACTTTGTCATGATAAAAGACTCCTTTCTACTTTTAACTGTCTGCATATCAATCTCGTATGCAGATCTTTTGTCTTTATCACGGCTATAATATACATTTGAAATATAGTATTTTTACAAAAAAGATAGTAAGGGAAAAATCCCTTACTATCCAATTTACACTAATTTTCTTTTTTTAACTTGGTGATGTTGTAATACATTGTTTTTAAAGAAACTGTATGTAGGTCAACAAACTTAGGAGGAGTATCGTCATAAAGATCATATGGATCATCACGCCTAATATAGCGCATATCAGCTTTGAGTTTATCTGTAAGACTTTTTTTAATTTCCATCATCTTATCATATGCTTCAGAGCATTTAATATTGATAAAATCTTCAGGAATGGAAGAGAAGATCCTAGATAATGTAATCGAAACATCACAATCTTCAAAGCAGCCAATTACATCATTCTCATCAATAGGTGCGCTCATTTTAACCCATATAGAATCAGTATAAGATGTTTCAATAGTCAAATCTTTTTTGTCTAATAACGTAGCTGCAACTAATGATATTCGTGATTTGGAACTTTTATGACAGTTATCAAATATACTGCCAAGCATTACATTAAATATACTCGATACAAAATCTTCTACAGCAACATATGCAAAGAATGGAAATTTAACAGTCATATTGTCTTCCCTGAGTTTACCAGTTTTAATATCAAGGTTATATGCAGAATTGACTATAAAATTAGTCTCGAAAACATCTGAATCATGCGCATATGATCCTGTATATACTGAAATGAAATCAGGATTGTTCTTGTCATCCTCTTCTGGTATATTCAGATTACTAGGAATCCAACTTTTGATGATTTCTTCTTTATTCATATTGCTTCTCCTTTACACAGTTCCTCTACTATTTTGAGTTGTAGCATATAACGTATCTTTGAGTCTAGACTCAATTTGAACAAGTTCTTGTTCAACTTGCTGTCTCTTAGCTCTGCCTTCTTGTTGAATACGAAGAGTCTCTTCGATGGTAGTGATAAGAGATTCATTTGCTTCTTTAAGACTCTCTATATCTACTATACCTCTTTCAGACTCTTTAGCAGTCTCAATGCTATTAGTCTTCAGCATCTCAGCATTTTTCTTGATAAGTTGATTAGTCATATCGGTAACAGACCGATTCAGTTTTAATACTTGAGCCTGTCTATTCAGACCAAGAGATACACACACACTCATCTTCCAAAGAGGAAGTGTATTATTGATAGTGGTCTGTACTCTATCAATCAGCATCTTGTCATTATTCTGAATTAGACGAATCTGAGGAGCAGTTTGAATAGATATAGTCTTGGATATCTTCAAGTCATGAAGTTTCTTTTCAAATCTATCTACCATCTGTTCAAAATCTGCTACAGCTTGATTAGCCATCATATCACCAGACTCAAGAGCTTGCTGTTTAAGAGATGGTAACGCTACTTCTCTTAATTCAGTAAGTTTCTCTTCGCCAGCCTGTATATATAACTGAAGGTTCTTAAAGTATTCATAATTCTTCTTATATAAAGTATCATAAATCTTTATATCCTTCATCATCATATGCTGGGCCTTATCTAATTCAGACTCTATTCTGGTGACCTGAGTAGATAGAGAATCATATCCTCTAATCATCTTCTTAGAGTTATCTACTAATTTACCTAAGAATGGAATCTTAGTAAGGAAAGAATTGTTAGACTTATCAAAGTCTTGTACTTTTCCTACTAAGTCATTCAGCAACTCACCAACATGACCAGAATCTTTAGTCTTTACATTCTGAAGTATAGAGTCTGAGAAAGTTGTAATATTTCTCTGTGCTACATTACCAAATGAAATTACTGAATTGGTATCAGTTATATTGATAGAATCTTTGATTCTATCAATCTCTTTTCTATCCTCAGGAGAAATCTCTGCTAGCTCAAAATCATTTTTAACAGGCATGGTTTCCTGCACATTCTGAATAGCAGTTTCAGAACTAGGAACTGCTTTATTAGCAGCTCCACTCATAATATCCTCCAATTTGTACTCTGTTGCCATAACTAAGCATTCCTCTCTTTATATTATTCATAAATGGTTGCATGATGAGATGCTATCTGTCTTTTAAGTTTTTCAGAATCGTACCATGCAATCATTTTAGCCCACGCGAGATCATTAAAGAAGATATCCAAACCATCCTTTTTAAGAAAATCGGCATCATTTCCAATAGCAGTAGTGATTCCTTCACATATAGAAAGTAAGTATGGAACAAATGTAAAGAAAAGAACTGTTCTAATAAGAAATGAAGGTTGATTAGAATATTGCTTATGGAATGAAAATATTCCAGTAATTGGAAATAGTGCCAATCCTATATATGTTTTTCTTGATTTATGTACAGCATTTTTTTGTTCTGCAGTAGCAATATGATTATACCAAAATTCAGCATATTCTTCCTGTATCTGTCTTATCTGTTCCATAGGAACTCTATTACTAAATGCTTCACTTAAATCTTTGCAATATTCTTTCAAAACTCTTTCCACTTCCCTATTTTTTGGTTTGCCATATAAAGGATGCGATGTATCCGTATAGTAGTAATCACTATTATCAGTAATCTCTGCCACTTGATTTTTTGTAACTGTAGTATTTTCTTCTTCAGAAGATAAATCTATTTCATCCATCCTTTCCTCTATATCTTCATAAATCTTTTGAACTTTTTCTCTTTTCTCATTAGAATTACTAGTATCAACTTCCTTTATTTCTCCAACCTCAATACCCTGCTGTTGCATATCTTCCATCAACACAGCCAATTCTGCATTGATATCAATATGATCAGTATCTGTAATCTTCTTATATTCATTATTAAATACATCTACAAAACTTATCAATACATTTCTTATATTAGATTTAGTATTAATAAAGTCAGTATCAATAACTACAGATGCAGCTTCATTCATAGAACTAAATTTACGAGAAAGCATAACTGCTTTATCTTGATAATGTTCTATAAACTTCCTAGCAGTAAAGATTTTTTCTGGATTCTTCTGAATATGCTTAATGATTGTAAAAGAAATCTCAGCCAATTTGAATAAAGCAGTTGCTAATTCTTTATCATTACCAGTCTTATCTATATTACCACTAGATAACCTTAAAGTATTTTGGTCTTTCACTGCTTTAGAAAGTAATTCTTTTTGAAACTTTTCCATTTCATCTTGAGTATAAGATTCCCCATCAAGTAGTTCCATATTTGACCCTCCTCTTGTTATTTCTTTGCCGTTTATGAATATTCTACACGAAAACATATTATACACCTCCTTTTTAAAATTACGAAAGAGAAAGAGAGTGGAAATACTCCACTCTCTGTATCAAATATTGGAGATGCACACACTTTATTATATAAGTATGTGCAATATTTGCTTTTAACTCCTTCAATCCTATAATATATATTTAAACAAAAATTTAATAGGAAGGGATTTCTCCCTTCCTATGTTATTCGTTTGTATTAAAGAACATCTTGATTCCCAATTTTAATTCTATAAGAGATAATACCATTATAGTTAGTAACTTCAATATATGGATTCCCATATAGATAAAATCATTACTATCTTCATCTTTTATAGCTGTATCTAGAAGATAGTTTGGATTAGACATATTACCATCACTATCAATCTTTATATATTTAAACTTAAGCATATCTGCTGTCTTAGCATGAAACTCATCTTCACAATCATATATTGTTTGTGTAAGTTCACAAGTACCATCTAATAAATTTACATTAGCTTTAGTAATAGTATACTTATTTTCAAAGTTGTTAAATGTTTCTGCAGATCTGCATATAACATTAAACCAATCCATTACTACCATATCATCAGTACTATCTTCATCTAAGTTAGATTGAATAGTGAATTCATTATTTGGAAATACAGTTTTGATGATATCATTCATATCTTTCTCTGCTGTAGCTGCATATGTAAGTAAAAATTCAATATAACTAAGAAATATTGGTATGATTCTATTTGGATACTTCTCAATAGTCTTAATATACTTTGTCATACTATTTTCAGCAAACTTAATTATTCTAGGATACTTCCATTCAATGAAATACCATAGTTTAATCTTATTAATAATCTTACTAAACCAAGAAGTTTGAGTATTCATTGCAATACCAAGATTAGATAAAGAATTTAGAAACTTCATATACATAGTAAACAGCCTCATTAGTCTTCCATCGTCATTTTGATTGTTCCAAAACATGTTTAAACTCACCTTCCAAATACTTGACGTGATAGTATGAATATAATAAAGACATAAAAGTTCTTTCACAAGTATCTATATACTTCTTATGTATAGGATTTGTAAAATCTAGAGTATATTCATTATAAGTAGGAGAAGTTTTAGATAATTGTAAGATTACAGCTCCTCTAAGATTTAGTTTTTGTTCATCCCTTAAAACTTTATTGTATGCTGCTAATTGAAGGAAGTATTTATATGTAATATGATTAGATGTTTTAAAGTCTATCAACCATAGTTCTCCATTAATAGATACTAGTAAATCATAGGTACCACCATAATACTGGCAGATTAGTGGAACTTCTTGCCCTAATATCTGTACAGTCTGATTAGATATTAGATTATTCCACCAGCCAATAAATGCCATCATAGAAAAATAAGGAGCATCTTGCAAGACTCTATTTTCTTTTAGGAATATCTCTATTCCATGATGTGTCTTACTACCGTAATCACAAGCTTCATTTAGTACATCTCTATATTTCTGATGCTTAAATCCTAGACTATTAGCCCATATAGTTATAGCATCTGAATGAATCATATCAGATATGATAGATGTTACTCTAGGTACTTTATTTCCATTGAATGTATAGTCTGAAACTGATTCAGATAGTTTAAACTCTAAATCATCTATGTCTTTAAAACTAAAATCATATTGCATAATGTTGCCCTCCTTTATTCTGCTTATCTTGAAGTCTTCAATACAATAAAAAAACATAGGGATTTCTCCCTATGCTTTCATTTAGAAATCAAGAATCTGATTGTCTGGATGAAGATCATTATATTTTCTGATACAATTAGATCTGGCTATCTTTAGTCTTTCTTCATCAAACTGTAATGCATTATACACTCCAGCTTTGTAAAGTTGATAGTAGATCTGACTATAAGACATTCCACATAGGTTTGTCATATAGTTGAAAAACTTTCTCCATTTTCCATACATCTCTTCTTGCTTTGTCAATAAAATTCTTCCTCCTTTGTCTACTGACACTAGATTATCTAATCTCATAAATATAATATATATTTATTTTTTATTTTTCCTTTTTAACTTATGAGCATTAACAACATCATCTACAACATCAAATAGTTCTGGATGGTCTATAAAATCATGAATATTTAAACCAAGATACTTACATACATAATATTCCTTTACAGTTCCGTATGTTAAAGAATGCTTTTTTGCTATTTTATTCAATTCATCTTTAACTTTATTTAATGAATCTCTCATCTTTACTTTTCTTAAAAATTCTTCTTGAGTATTAGAATCTTTATACAACCTTATTGCTTGGGTATAGTCAATACTTGTATTAAGTTGTGCGAAGTATTCATTAAAAGTTTTAAACTTTTTCTCTTCTCCAAATTTAAAGTCAAAAGTGCATATACAACTAAATTTTAAATATATATTCTTTAAATAGTAATCTATTTTTTGTAAATCTTCTTCAGATGATGTTGGTAAAATCTTGATGTTGTTATGCCTTAAATATCGAGTTGTTGCTGAATATGCTTTTGAAAAATCTAAATTTAGAGACTTACAACATTTTTTTACTCTAGATGAAATTATCCCTTTAAAACCAATGTTGTTTACTTTGCAATATGTATCCAAGTCAATCAAATCTTGTTTTGTTGCTTCCTTAGTATTAACACCTAAATTCTTATTTAATATACTTCGCATACTAATATATTCGATATTATATTTTGATGCTAAAAATTTTAATTGATTTTGTACATATGACAGTTGATGTATTTCAGATAGTTTGACATCCATAGCATCTAAATTTCTATCTAATCTATAGAATAGAGTACGAATTGACTCAATTGTACTGTGTGGATACTTTTTTGTAAAGATATCTATTGCATTTTGCAATTCTTTGTTTCTTCTGGAATTCATTTTATTAATACGCTCCTTTTTGTATTCTTTCTCATTATCCTTTCATATAAATAATATACATTTAAAAAATAATTTACTTTGAAAATAAAAACAAGAGGGAATTCCCTCTTGTTTTTATTAATGACCATACTCATTCTCAAATGATTTTTTAGCATTGTTTATTATGATATCAGTACAATGCTTGGTATCAAACATACCATGTTCTTTAAGCTTTTTGTAACAATCATCATATGACAGATTATATTGATCTACCATATCATCTACAAAGTCTTTTACATGAGCTTTGCACCGACGTTCTCTTAAAACATTCAACACCTTCTTCTCATCATATTCACAAGATTCATACACCCTGTCAACATCTCTCATTCTGTATCCAAGTTCTGTTTCAATAGAGTAAATCTCATCTTTAATAGCCATTTTAACTATTCCTCCTTCACTCTCTACTCAATAGAATAGTATATATCTAAAAAATTTTTTACTTTGCAAAATTCGAAAAGATAAGTATTAGAGCTTATGCTCTAATACTATATTTGTTAGTCAATTACCATAAAACTAGAAACAAATTTATCTCTTTCCAAATTTACTATTACAGTATTATCCAATGTAACTTGAATTCTAGACGAACGTGGATCGTTCCACCAATACCACTGTTGATTAGGATTCAATCTTAATTCCATTACTGGAGTAATAATAGTAGAATTAATCATAGGTTGACACAATCCAGGATTGCTCATACTATGACTTACTGCTACAGTATATCCATCTTTAACTACTTTAGTTATATTAGTAGGTGGAGGAATAAGACCTAAGTTAAAATTACTCCTACTCATACTACTAATTGGTTGAACTCCAATCATAGTCATCACTCCTTTGATTAATCTTCCCAATATACAGAAATTAGTGCATCTTTCTTAGCCATGTAATAATTTATATTTTCTATAACACAATCTTTCCATTCTGAATTGCATTTATCCCAATAATACACAGATAACCATTTTCTAAAATACTCTATTGCTTCATCTAAGTTATTAGTAACCATTTCTTTTCTTGGATGATGCCAATAACTATTAATGAACTCTTCATGAAATGGAAACTTCTTAGTCCATAACACATTAAGTGGAACTATTTTAGATTCCTTGTATTTAGGTTTTACTATGGAGTCGTATGTTTTTCCAATATAATCTTTCTCAATTTTGTAGTACGGACAAATATAATTAGAATATACTCTCTTTCTCAGATAATATGTATTGATAAAGGAATTATGTCCATGATAAAATTTACGTTTATCCAATGTTTTCCAAGAACTTATTTCCCAAATAGCTGAAAGGGATAAATCATCATCATATTGGGTTCCATCCTTTTTATAGAACTTGTATTCTTTATTAGTATACGTTATCTTATTTCCAACTATATTCCCAATCAATTCATCTCTTGCAAATTCTATTTCTAGTGGTTCAAACACTCTTAAGATTACATCACACCGCTCCATAGTAAATTACCTCTCTTTAAAATCCTAATTGATCTTTAATATATCTAAAATCTCCCTCCAATTCTTTAGGTAATAGTCCTCTTTTGAATAATATATTAGATAGGTTATTGATTAATCTACCAGCATCTCTTCTTTTAAAGAAATTTCTCTGATCTGTATCTGCTGCTATTCCAATATCATATTTAAAATCATTAATAGCAGATACTAACCTTGACATTTCACTTGCATCTGCAGTATATACTTTTTTCACCTCTTCTGTACCTGGAATTTTTACTTCTTTTAATACTTTCTTTACTTTAGATCTAGGCATTTACATTCTCCTCTCTTAATCTACCTACAATAAAATAGTATATATCTATAAAAAATATTAAAAAAGAAACAGGATGTAGAGTCCTGTTTCTTTCCTGATCATTTGAGAAATGCATATTTATAATCATTCTCAAATATCTTTTTTATCTCTTTCTTAAATACCTCCTGTTGGTATTCTGAAAAGGGTTTTGTTTTTACTGTTATTTCCACATCCTTTCTATCTCTTTTTGCTAAGATATAGAAAGAACTTTGTTCTTCTACGGATTCATGATGAGTAATATTTTCTAATGAAAATTCACCTCCTTCCTTTTCAAACAGATTTAGATCTTCTTTGAGAGCTTCCATGAACTCTCCGCAACATTGATAAACCATTTTGAAACCTTTATCGGTTTCTACTAAACAAGATCCGCTTTCAGTGAATACCCCTAAATATTCAGACAGTTCGGACATTGCTGCTTCTTTGGAAATGTTTTTCTTCATGATAAAGTTACCTCCTTATCAAATACATGAACTACATCTTCTCGTGTAGTTCTTTACTTTATCACAGTTATAATATGCAACTAAAAAAATAAAAAATGACATGATGCGGAAGAGATCTGTTTCTGACTTCAGATCTCTTGGTAATGTGTTAACTATCAATTTCCCCCAAAATTAATAATACTCCTTCATCCACATCACATCACTATTATAATATATAACTATAATTTGGTTTACTTTGCAGAATCAAAATACGCTTTTAGTGTATTTTTAAATTCATGCTATTCCCCTAAATTTAATCTTTCTCTTTCTGGTCTAATATTGCTTTAATAGCAGACACATTATCTTCTATTGCATCTACCAGCATATCAACCACAAAGGTCTTTTTAGGATCTGGATTTGGACCCAACGCTTCCAAGATATTTCCCTTTAGCATCTCGAAGTTGTCTTCAATCTCATCCATAGGATTCATGTTATTTCAACTCCTTAAAATATTCCCTTAGTTTATCCCTGAATTTTTCTTCAGATTCACAAGATTTCCTAATGTTAGTTACCTCCTTCTTTATAGAATTGAAATCTTCTTCAAACTTATTGATTCTAGGATGTAGTATCTTAATACTATTCATTACAGTATCAATAGTTTGAAGCATTCTCTCATTAGCTTCAGAGATCTTGATAATTGCATCTACCAGATCTTCTTTGCTTAATTTAAGAAGGGATTCTTTTGATATCACCATTTGTTTCACCTCCTTTCAAAAGTATACCTCTCTCACATACTCATACTCATAAAAATAGTATATAACTGAAAATTTGAACCCTCTTCAAAAATAGAGTGAAAGATACTAAGACGACATTTACATAAATTGAGATCTAATTATTTCATAAGGGAGGAATATATACAGATGAGCGACATCAAAACATATTCTGATACTTATTTATATCAGAAATATCCTATTTATACAAAGAAACTTACAGATGCTATTATGAGAGATCCTGTAATTGAAAAGAATGCAGATACATTCTCAGATGTAGAGTATGTAGTTAAGAAAGCAAGAATCTCTGATTCTTTAGTAAACATTCTCAAATCTAGAAATGTTATACTGTTAGCATGTGAAGATCCTCTTCCTAGAGCATTTAAAGTATTTGCTGCTAGAGATATGAAATCTAAAGATAGAGCACTTAGAATCTTCATAGACTGTACTGGTGTAATTACTAAGTCTAAAACTTCTATGGATTATACTGTAAATGAATCTAAGCTTTTATCATATCTATTATCTGCTGGTGTTACTATGGCTTATCATAAAGATGCTAGTATGATTACTAGAAGAAGTGCACTAGTTACTGGTTCAACAGAAGCATTTGCTAAATGCTTTACTTTCATTATAGACTATCTAACTAAAGTATCTATTCAGGAATCTAGTAAAGTAAAGGTAATGTATCTATCTTCGATGTATTTCCTAATTGGTCAGTTAGGATTAGATGAATCTAGAGCACAACCTATTGCTAAGAAGATTGCTGGTATTTCTGAAAGGGAAGCTACTATGCTAGATATGCTTCTAGAGAAATATAGTGTTCCTAAGGGTGGAAATACTAGAGATCATTCTCCATATGAGAATATCAAAGTCTTTGTATCTGCTCTTAGAGAAGTAATGCATTTCAATGCTAAAACTATTAGTGTAGATATTGTAGTAGAGAGATGGATGCATTCTTATGGTGTAGGAACAGTATTTGCATTAGAATATTTCCCAGCATTCTCTGCTATGATGACTGATGCTTATATTGGTGGTTATCTAAACTCTCAGAAGACTATAGAAAAAGTTTGTGGATCTACTATGGTTCAATATTCTAAGGATGCAATAGACTTTGTAAGTAGTTTAGCATAAGAAAGTAGTGATAAGATGAATATATTTGGCAGATTCTTATTACAACTAAACTTTGATTCTAATGGGTGTACTGATACAAGAGTTGCTAATGTAGGAGAAGTAAACTTTGAAACAGAATCTGCTATTAAAAGAGATCAAGGAAGATCTGCATATTTTCCTCCATATTCTAATGCAGGACTAAGATTTACAGATTCTACCAATAGTATCAAGTCTCTATTAGAAGATCCTAATAAAGAATTTACTATCTATTTTAACTACAAGATCAATAGAAGATATATAAGAAGAGATATGACTATCCTTCCAATTATATCTTATAGGGTAGGGAATGATATCATACCTTGTGTTTATATAAATAAAGGAAAGAATCTAGTATTAGACTTAGAATTTGCTGATCAAAGGCTCAAATTCTATTCTAGAGATATATCTTATACATTGAATGATAGATGGCATAATATAGTAATCACTAGGATAAGAAATACATATGCAATATATGTAGATGGTGTAAAGAATACAGAGTCTATAAACTACAATGGAGTTAAGTTTGGTGAACTATATGTAGGATTATATAGACTAACCTCTTCTAATATAGCCAAAACTTTTCATAATGGATGCTTAGATGATATATGTATAACAGATAAGGTTAATTATTTCGAAAACTTTGTTCCTCCAACTCTATATTGGAAAGGTTATGACTCAATAGATAACTTTCCTTATCATAGTATGCATAATATAAACAATCTAGATCCAGATTTAGCATTCCAAATGGAAAAGAATAGAGAACATACTGTACAGCAGATTATAAGAAATCAAGCAGGAAATATACCATATAGAATGAAGATAGAATGGTATACAGATAATGAATATTTCATTAATGATACAGAATTGGTTAGAGTTAGAGATGATAAGAGGACTTATACAGTTCTAAGAATTTTCATGGTAGAAAATCTTCATATGTTTGTAGATAATACAGAAAGATTTGGTGAATGGGATGCTTTTACTGAAGTATCTATCAAATACACTATGTGGCCATTTGTATTATTTATAAATAAGAAGTTCATTGCTCTTAGTAGAATAAGAATAATCAAATCTGATCATTGGTATACATTTATTATTCAAGATCTTCCTGCTACTGTTAAAGTAACAGACGTAAAGATGCTATTCATTCCTTTCAGATGCCTATATGAAGAATATAGAGGAGAAAGACCAGATAAGCAAGTCTTATATTCTTTTAAAGAGAATGGAAAATTTGCTACAGATGGAGCAGACTTCTATTATTATCTAGATGATATACGAAATCCTAATCTTAAATGTAGTGGTATAAGAAGAGAAGTTATACCAGATTCTATATTAAAATATGAACCTCCTGGAAGTGGACCAGTAGAAAGTACACAATTAATGCATTACTCTTGGAGATATGGAAACTTTGAGACTAAAAGAAATGATGGTACTTCTACATATGTATATTTTATGGCTTGGGATAATGGTTTTATAAAACCAGGAGATGAAGTTCTATTATATGCTGGAACTACATTGATAGATAAGGTTCACTATAGAGTAGTAGGATATGACCTTTTAGAGTTCTTCAACTATTATACACTAGGAATAGAAAACAAACTAATCACTATGTGTATAATAACTGATAATAGAGAAAATGAGTGGTTATTCCAAGACTATACAGATACAAAAGTGGTACAAGTAACAGCCACGCAAAATAATCAAAATGTATTCAAAATACCAGATGTAAGTGATGATATGAGTGTACAGTTTGACAAATTCTTACTATTCAAAGGATCTGTATCTTTAGAGAACTATAAGAGGTATAAGATAAACTATGAAAACGGAACAGTAGTTTTACTACATCCATCAGATTGGATGGCTTTAGGAAGAAATCTAACTTTTGTATTCGTAAGATTACATAAAGGGGATGAATGGGGTCCATTCTGGATGAAACCTATATTCCAATATATAGAGATAGATGTTACTGATTCTATAAATGGATTTACTTCTGCTAATCCTCTTAAATCATTTGATCTTCCTGATCCTCAAAAATATAAGTATACTATGAGCAATACTATGCTCTATGTTCATGATACGTTTATTCCTCCTCAAAGATATAGAATAGTAAATAATAAAACTGTAGAATTTGTTCAACCTGGAGATGGATTGTTAGGATTTCCTAATATAACTATAGTTCTTATCAAGATGGCAACTCAGTTAGAGAAAGATACTGCTAGAAATAAGATGGTAATAGAGCAGTATAGAAAAGGAAAGAGATTTGTCCTAACAAATACTGGTATAGATAAGAAGAGAAAGATTACTCTAGAAAATATAACTGCATTTGATCAAAATGGAGAATATGTAGATGATCTAATGGGATATATCTATAATATGAATGTAATCAAACAGTTATATACTTCTGATCCTATGAAAAGAGTAGTAGAGTCTATACAGATAATATATCACGATTGGTCTGCAGAAAACTATTCTAATATAACTTTACCAGATAATGATAACTATATTAAAAACTATCTGTGTATGTTTACAGAGTTTGAAGAACTAGATAAACATTTTGATGAATTCATATCTGAATATGAAGATAAATATAGAAAGTATTTCCCATGGGCTAGTCCTAAGATACAATACCAATATGGAGTTAATCTAGCCAAGGAATTACAATATCAGACGTATTATAATCAAGATAAGTTTGATGCAGTTTATGAACGTAAAAGAACTGTTACTAGGAAGACATTCAACAAAGATACTATGAATGCTGAACTCAAATTAGTAAATGGAAGATATACTATGAGTATTCCTCAGAATACTAAATGGTTTATCAATAATATATATGATACATATTCTCTATTCTTTAGAAATGGATATCTCATAGACCATGAACAATCAGTAAAATATGTAGGTAATGAATGTAAACTAAGTTTACCTTCTAAACTTACTACATATGAATGGTTTGAATCTATTGATTGTCATAAACAATTAAATAGACTTGATCCAATACCTTATGGAATAAAGAACTTCAATCCTCCTGCTAGTATAAATTATATACCAAATCCTTATTCTCCATCTGGTACTAATATATATAAGGATATAAACATGACAGTCATTGTACAAGAACACCATTATCAAGATATACTCAATATATCTGTGAAAGTAGATTGGTTCTATAAAACCAATATTGCTATCAATGAATTACCACCTGATAGAATAAAAGATATAAGTATTAATCTACATACTTCTGCAGATTGGCAGAAAGATCCTCTTATGACTATATCTATTACTACTTGGACAGATCCTCCTCCATATGTACCACCTGCTGGATGGAAAGGTCCAGAATACTATGATATCTATTGCAAAATTACTACAACTAAATAAGAACACATATAAATGGGATATGGGAATAATCCCATATCCCAAATTTTAGTAAAAGAAAGAGAAAGGAGAGAAAAATGGGTACATTTTTTACTGCTGATGTAATAAATATGAAGGCACAATACGCCTCAAAATTAATCAGTTCTAGTCGGAATTATTCAATAGTTGTAATACCAAACCACTACTCCTATCATGATGATGAATTAATATATAATAACACAGAAATTTATCAACCACATACTCATAGTAGTGTTAATATACCCAATATATATTTTTATATTGAAAAAGCTCCAAACTCTATTGAAGTGCCTACAGAGTTTTCGCCTTCAATTAAAACAATAAATTTTAACTCTAATGATAGAAAATTCATCAATATTCCTTTACCATATAATTTTAATGATAGTAACATAACACAAATAGATACAAAATATAGCTCTTTATCAATATTAACAAATCCAATATTATCAACTAAAGATCCAAAGTATTTTGAAGATCAATATTCTTTTCCAGTGAAGCATTTTAAGTTTTCATTAGAATTTGCAGTTTTAAATAGTACAAATTGGGTTAATACAAACTTATTTAAAATCAGCCAATTTAAATCACCTATTAATAACAATTTTGAATATATTAGTGGCATTTCTGCTTATTTGATAAAAGGAAAAATTTATTTTAATATAACATATTTTAATTCAAAATCATTAACATATCAAGCTCAAAACACGATATTTGATTCAATAAGTAGTCAAAACGAATATATTGTTGGTATTACAATTGATACATGTAATTTAAATGGGGAGTGGTTTATTGAAATAGATGCCACAACAAGTACTAATGGTACATATTTTATAGGGAAGTCTGCATTGATTAAAGGATGTATTTCAGAATTTTCAGATGTTGATAGAATTTCAGAATCAATATTAGAAAATAACAGATATTTTGATAACAAATTTTCATCACCTATTAATGAATTAGATGGTAATATTGATTATACGAATGCAATAAAATTATTTGACAATACTCCTTATATGAATTCAAATGAACCATTAGAAGGTGAAGAGTTATTAGAATCTGAAAGTATTGATCATGGTATTATATCTTCTTTACCAGTTACATATGGTATTGACAATATAGATGATTATATATATTTATCCATTGGGAGTGGAACAGATCCGAGTACGGTAAATCTTCCTTCAGTTATTTATTCTAACACAGATTCTATATTCAGACCAAGATTCTTTTTAGTAACTTGTAATGATTATGAAGAAACTGTTGAAAGCAACTTGAAATGCATTCAATTAAATAAACTGGTATTTTATACTAGTAAATATAAGGAAGATATAGAACAAGATATATTGAATCCTATTACTATATCTATTCCTCAACAAATTATCCCAGTAGACCCATTCAATATATCTATTACTACTACTAGTAATCTTAAACCATTAGCAGAAGTAGAGGATTATATAAATAAAACCTATCTTGGTACTCAACAAGCAGCAGAAGATTTCCAGTTACTGATGAAAGTAACTAAAACTTCATATTGGCCTGTAGAATATACTATAGATACGGATTATCATATACATATTAAACCAGATCCTATGTATATAGGAGTTGAATTGTATGCTTGTACTAATAAGCAATTCTTATATTGTAAATATGACATGATGAATATATAAGTGAGGAGGTGAGATAATGAGTCTACGTACATTATTTTCTTTAGATAAAACATTTAATTTTGAAAATAACTCTAATTTATTGAGGTCGACAGATAATACCACCTCTCTAACTTCTTGGGGAGGATTTCCAAGCGATGGAGAATATTATGATAATATAAAACCAACACTAGTTCAAGCTTCCACATCAGAATTTAATTCTGGGAGTAATTCATTAAAAATGGATACTGTCTGTGGCATATGGGGATATACCAGTGTTGATGGTACAATCATATATAGGTCTAATAATTATTCTCCTGGATTTACCAAATATAATTATTATTATAGAAATGATGATAAAGCCTGGGCATATGAAGAACTTGATATATCCTTTGATATTAAAATAGATTATCATTCTTCATATGATGGAGCTATAGGTTTTTTTACTCTAAGTGATAGCTATCTAACTTTAACAAGTGCAATACCAACATTAGTGCACTATCCTAATAAAGCTATTTTAAAGTCATTAGAATTAGTTTATGCTAAAAATAGTTCCGATTTTAGGATATTCATGTTATGTAATTTTTTCTTAAATTATTCAGGAACTGCAAAAAGTATAAATACAAGATTTGATCTATGTGGAGCTAGTGCAGTCAATTTAGGATCAAAGGCCAATATTAATATAAAAAGAAATCTTGATGATACTCTACAAATATTAATAAATTCCTCAGAAGTCATAAAATTTACTGATATATATACTGGTCCTATTACATCTGATACAAATTTAGCTAATAGTATAGGACCATCTGTAAATAAAATGATAAAGAATAATCAATCATCTAATGATAATGATTTAATAAAACCATTTTTACCAACTACAGCATACAAAAACCTAGTAAGTAATTTTACTAAAACTACTCCAAGCACTGAGACTAAAATATGGAATAAAACTGGAAGTGGAAATTCTACTGTATTTACAGCAACAGATGGAACTGTAACTCTTAATGGAAAATCTCAATATACAACATATTTTACCAATTTAAAGAATAAATACTATCCTAATATTTATATAGATAATCTCAGAATGAAACAAACATTATATGGCGAAGAACTTCCTGTTGATATACTCAATCCAGTATCAGTAACAGTAGAGCCTCTTCAAACAGATTTTTCTGAAGATTTAATGAACCCAGTATCAATTTCAGTAAAAGAAGATGTAGAAAAAGATTTATTTCCTGTTTCTGTAGATGCTGCCAAAGATTTAATTACAGACTTCAATACATCAATAGACGTAAAGAAAGATGTTTATTATGAAAAATTACCTATTTCTTTAGAAGTAAAATTGAATGAGTTAAATCAAGATTTGTTCAATATTGATTTTACTGTAAATGCTCCTGTGTATCAATTAGAACTAGGACCAGAATTTAGATCTGGATGGGATGATAGAAAGTATCTTATCTTTAGAAATGGTGCTCTGCTTCCTAAACAGACTTACAATATCATTATTCCATCTCCTTTTAATAACTACTTAAAGAAAATGATATACTCTACAGTTCCCTTCTGGAAAGAAGATAGAATTGAAGTATTTTATATAGAGAATCAGCAAAACTTTGCTAATGTACCATTCAATAGAGAAGTTAGAGTTGGTAGTTATATATATTATGCTAAATCAGAGAATCAGAAACTTATTAAGATTCCTTATCCAAACTCTTCTTATAGAAGATCTGCTGATGCATTCTTATTATTCAATGATTTAGGAGAACATCTAGATTATAGATATGACTACACTGTATCTGCTGATGGAAGATATGTTACTTTAACTGATGCTAATGCATTAGAAGAAGTAATGGTAAACTATGTAGTATTTACATTCTGTTATGTAGGTAATAGATCTATTAATGGTCAGGAAGAAGAAACTGATCCAACTGATACAGTAAATCTGTCTGAAATCAAATACTCTTATTCTTATTCTAATGATAATCCTACTGATACTAGTGGATTAGTTACATTCTCTCCAACATTTGCCGATTGGCCTAATATGATTAAAGAGAACTATATGTTATTTGGTGATACTGTATTCATAGATCAATCTAGATATGATGTGGTTTCTAACAATCAAATTCAGTTTATAGACACTAATGAAAAATTTATAGCAAATCAAAGAAGATATGTAATGTGCATTCCTGTAAAGGATACTAAACCTCAAAAATTAGCATCTAACCAAACCAGATATGAGGTAGTATTGATTCCAAATAATGGTTCTACTGATCAATCTATATTTACATTACAACCTCCTTCTAATGGTGATTGGTATCCATATTTATTATTCAGAGGATCTAGACTCATGGATGTCAAGAATGAGTATACTTATGATGAGACCACTAAGGTTCTAAAAATAACTGATTCTTCATGCTATTTACAGCCAGGAAGAAATTTAACTGTAGTATACTTCAATAAATCTTATACTGATCTCAAGAAAGAAAACATTTATATCAAAATGCAATTTAAAGCCAGCTCTACTGGAACAACCGAGATACCTAAATCATTGTATCAGAATAATGGTAATATACAATTTGATTATACTAATCTCATTGTATTCCTTAATGGTGTATATCTAGAACCAGATAGATACACAATAGAACCAGGAAATTGGATTAAATTTAATCCTAATATCAGCATAGCTGGTTATGGTCCACAACCATACGAAACCAAAATGTTTACAGCAATATATTTACTGGAATATGTAGATCCAGATGCTAATGCTGAAGAATTTAATGATGAATATAGTCAAAAAGAAGTGGATCCTTCTGAAGATAATGATGAGACTAGATTTGAAGAAGTGTATGTTTATGTGAAGAAAAAACCAGTTTAAAGGAGGTGAATCTTGTAAATGATGATAGTAGTGCCTGTAAAGTATAAATCTATAAAAGACTTAAACGGATCTTTATTTATAATCCCTTCTTCTAATCTAGACGGTTGTTTAGAAATAAAATCACGGTCTGATCTAGATGGTTCTTTGTCAATAAAAACATATGAAAACTCAATAGATTTAGATGGAACATTAAATATTATATATTATGATTTTTCAGATTTAGATGGTTCTTTTAAAATAGATTTAAAAACAAGAGAAGCTGATTTAAATGGAGCTATTTCTTTTACTGGATATACAGATTCATCTTATTTAAATGGATCTTTCTATATCTCAGAAAAGACATATCTGAATGCTGCCATAGTCATATCTCAAAATATGGATTCTAATGATTTATCTGGTAAATTAGAAATTAATCATCATTCTGACTGTGTAGATTTAGAAGGATCTATAAATATTCCAGTTGAAAGACAAAGTTATATTAATGGTAGATTTGAAATAAATAGATATACTGGGATAATTCAAGATTTAGATGGCTCAATAACTGTAAAAACATTTTATAGATATCTCTATTTTGATGGTATGATCAATATACAATACTATTCAGATAGTGATAATCTTAATGGATCTTTATTTATTAACCAATCAAACGGAAATAATGATCTAGAATCTAGACTAGAAATTTCTAGAATTATAGATGATATTGATCTCAATGGTTCTATTGATATACCTTTAGAAAGGCATATATACTTGCCTGGTAGTTTAAATATAAACTCAGACAACGATTCAACTGACTTTGAGGGTTCACTTGAAGTAGTATATAATAAATTCTTAAATGGTACCCTTTCAATAGATTCTTATGAAGAATCTGATGATTTTGATGGTAAATTATTTATCTCTTTTGATAGGTCAGCAAATTTACCAGGTTTATTAGAAATAGACTATTTTTATCAATATGATGATTTTAAAGGTTCATTAAATATTATCCATCATGCCGATATCAACGGTTCTTTAGAAATCAATTCTTATAAAGATATAAATACTGATCTAAATGGTGCATTAAAAGTAAGCCTAGATACAAACAGACTAGATTTGAAAGCTAGAATCTATATACCTTTAGAAAGATCAAAAGAATTATCTGGTTCTATAAAAATTCCATATTATTCTAAGGATCAAACTGATTTAGAAGGATCAATATATATACCTTCTAAAAAAGATATTGCTGGATCTTTGATAATCACTGGAGAAGAATCAGATCATGAAGATCTAAATGGTACTATTAATATACCTAGTCTTAGAAATATAGATCTATATGGTAATTTAAAAATTCCTAAATACTATGAAAGAAAAGGCAAATTCCTAAATGGTTCATTAGTAATAAGATATTCTGATAATCGCAATGATATTGATGGTAAGCTACATATCTATATTAAAGATAATTTTGATTTAAATGGTACATTATCAATTAAGCAGATATCAATAACAGATGTACCGATATCAGTAACTATTCCTAGACCACAAATTGATCTAGAAGGTCAATTAGCAATTAGATACCCATTTGAAAATACTTTATTACGAGATATAGAAATAACAGTTCCTAATCCAGAAGTAGATCTAGATGGTAAACTAGAAATTGTATATCCATTTGAATATACTTTATTACGAGATATAGAAATAACAGTTCCTAGACCACAAATTGATCTAGATGGTAGACTAACTATTAGTCGTCCATTTGAAGATATTTTATTTAAATATATTAAAGTTACCGTACCAAATCCAGAAGTAGACTTAGAAGGTTCAATATTAGTTGTATACCCATTTGAAAATACTTTATTACGAGATATAGAAATAACAGTTCCTAAGCCAGAAGTAGATTTAGAAGGTCAATTAGCAATTAGATATCCATTTGAAATAGATTTAATATCAATAAGTGTAGGGGTTGCAGTCACTGTAAGACCAGAACAATACGAACCAATTGTTGGTGATTATATAGTAGAAATACCATGGCCAAATCCTCAATTAACTAATGAAGCCTTTACAATGTATCAAGTTAAATATCCTCCTGGTCAAACACCATTTAAAATGGATCTTACTCTATTTAGCACAGGTTCTCCAGATAATTTATTTATTCCTAGAAGATTCTATGAAAAATATGATGAAAATCATGTAATTGTATCTAATGAACTAGATCTAAATGAAGGAGACGAAATAAGATTCCTCTTCTGTCATAATGATGGTAAATATCATGTACAAAAACTAGAGTTCTATTATAAAGCTCAAGGTAATGCATCTTATTACTACTTAGATATGGATTCACCATATAAGAAAAATATTAATAACAGTACAGCTAAGTTCTTAGTGTTTGTAAATAGAAGACTAGTTGTTCCTTATAAAGATTATGTTATAGATGATGAATTGGGAAGATTGACTTTTGTTAATGATACCCTTGCTAAAAATCCAGAAGATAAAATAGACGTTGTATGTTTCTTTACTGGTATAGATGATACTGCAGTTGCAGATCTTCCTATGAGTGGATATATTTATCTAAAGAGAAATATGATAGATAGAAACTATAATAACAATCTTATGGCTACATTTATCAATGGTAGATTGATTCGAAGAGATAAGATTCTCCATATTTCAAATAATATTTATAAGATTAAAGAAGATATCAAGTCTAGACATGATCTACAAATACTGAATATGAGCAACTGTATAGATTGTATGGTTCCTTTCTATAAGCAATCTTCAAAATTCCCATATACAAAAACTAGTATGCTAGATAGTGGGCAACTTCTATTCAATAAACGTGCTAAATATATTGAATGGGAATTCCCAGTAAGTATAACTATACCTGCACTTGCTACATATGGAAGACAACATTTAACTATGTATCATAATCCAGTATACTTTAGTCCAGAATTCTTATTAGAAAATAAGAATAACTATCTATCTATAGTTCATGTAGCATCTCCAGCAGATTTAAATTATACTCTTACTTTCTATGCTAATGATACTGATCCAAATCCATCTACAATGAATATTAAAGTAGAACTTCATTTAAAGACTCCATTTGAAGAGCAGAAAGAAGAATCTAGATCTCCAATTCTATTATGTGTATTACCAGCTCAAGTAACAGCAATTCATAGTGATTATTGCTATTGCTCTTTACAGATAAAGCAGATTATCAATCTAGATTTTTGGAATAAACAATTCTTAGAATCTTGTGATGGCATAACAATAAGAATGGAACCTGGTGTTACTCATTATGAACAACCGTCTGAAGTATACTTTAATATGCAAGCAAATCAATTTGAAGACTTTGAGAAAGAGCAAATAAGTGTATTTGAGTATAGAATATCTGATAGTTATGATGGTCTAGGGAATATTAATTATATTAAGCATATTACATTCAATCCAGAAGAGAGTAATAAAGCTAATATAAGAAATTCCTATGATTGATAATAAGACTTAAGTGAGGTGATATATAGTGTATTCACCTAGAAAATATTTTAGTGTGGTTAAATTTAAACCTACTGGTAGTAATGTAGATGATATGATATCTACCAATACATGGACTAAAAATGGATCATTAAATTTTACTCAGTCTAGTAAATTCAATGCTCTTAAGTATGAAACAAGGTCATGTTTAAGATATGAATTAAAACAAGCTGGATATATTCAAAACACTGCTGGATTTACAATAGGAAATGAATATTCTCTGTCATTCTGGTTTAAAGTAGATAGAGAGTTACTAATACATCATTATGATTATTTAAAGAGTACTAAAACACCAGTTCCACTAATATCTTGGGGATCTAATACAAAGATATCTACATTTGAGCAAACTGGAATAGAAGATATGCCATATGGTATGAAATTTGTAATGGGTGGAACATCTATTATTATTCCATACGATCCATTAGAATTATTAGATGAATGGTTTCATGTTCTAATAAATAAAGATACTTCAAATAAATTTAGGATATTTATAAATGGCATAAAATATTGTGAACGTCCAGCAAACTTTACAATAGAACCTTTCACCAATATCAAGATAGGTAATCCAAGTAATAATTCATTTACACATGACAATCCAATATATGTATATATAGATGAAATCTCTATATGTAATTCATGCATAACTATAGATCAATTCTGGCCATTCCCAAAATATTTAATTGGTCTATATCCATCAGTAGATGTAAAAGATTTGAAAAAACGTCAATTACCAGCAGGTAAAACAAGATATGATATTTGTAACGATGCAGTAATGATAGCAAGATCAAGGCATTTCAAACATAGCCACGAATGGAAAGATAATATGGTTACTAAATATAGATTTGATAGAAAAGAACCATATGCCAGCTCATTTTATGAAAGTTGGATGGATAATCTAGATAGACCAGGAAACGAATACAAAAAACAATAATCATAGGAGTAGGCTTTATGCCTACTCCTGATTTTATTTCATCATAAAATATTCTATGATTGGACTGTAATACGCCATTTTAATTCTACAGTAATATCCTTCTCTATCTTCACTACCAACCATGGGACACCCACCACGGCATAATGGTTCTACAAAACAGTATTTACATCTATTTCTATAATTATTACATACTGTATCTGTTCTCAAAACAGTATTAAGAATTTCTTCTTCATCATCATCAACTGTTCCAAAAATATCTGAACTGTTATGACATTTATATATATTTCCTTCTTTATCTACATTCCATATAACTTTACCATTTTGGCATCCAAGTTTATTAAGTTCTTCATCTTTATCAGAAGCTATAATTCTATTTGTAGTTACAGATCTTTTCTTAGAATTTATATAGTTTCTACTTAGATGGTTGAATATGCTTTTATATGAAGATATTTCATCTTTATGATTTATCACATACCTCATTTGACTTTCTATTTTATTACAATCCATTTTTCTAAGTTCTTCACAATTATTGCATAAATCCATAATTGTATCTATATTTAATCTTATATCATGATTGTGTATTTTTTTATATCTTCGATTTATTATTTCTACTGCATTAAGAAAATCTAATGGATAAGTATAAGAACTTAATACAGCAGATAGACCTAAAGTGTTAATATTAAGAATAGATGGGTTTTCTTTTACTACATCATATCCACGAACCTGTTCAGAATTAATACCATCCCATGAAACTGTGACTGACATATTATGGTTATTAATATATTCTATTTTCTCTTTATCTAACAATTTTCCATTTGTTATCATTCCATATGCTATATTGCCTTCAGTATTTTCTACTATATCCTTTATAGCATCCCAATAAATAAGAGGTTCTCCACCATAAAAAACTACAGCAAGTTTACGATCCTCTCTTTTACTATGTTTTTCTAAAAATTCCTTTACTTTTGAATCAACTTTAGAAGGGTCTGTATAATCTAAATCATGTTGTGCACAATATTTACAATTTAAATTACACTTTGGGCCAAGCATTATAAATATTCTATTTATTCTAACATCACCCATTATTATTCATCTCCTCCACAATCCATATCACCCATATCATCACTCATACAGTCAGTTCCAATTTCATCACAATCTTGACATTCGCAATCTTCTGGAGTGTCACAGTTCAACCATATTTGTTCTTGGTTTTTCTTCCAGTTATCAAAATATGCATCAGCTTCAGCTTGTGTGTGAGAAATATGTTCTATCAATTTTTCTGCAGTGGTTCCATTGCTAAAATATGCTAAATATCCTTTTTTAGACTCTTTTAAAAATGTTACAGTTTCTGTTTCTTCTCCATAATATGTAGTATAAGTTATATCTCTAGTATAATATGTTTCAGTATTTATTGGAGTTAGATTAACAATACTATTTGCTGTACCTGTAACTGATATTTTTCCATCTGCAGATATAGATATTCCAGATCCTATTTTTACTCCACCTAATGTTGTAGAGCTTGCTATTGGAAGATTATATTGAGAGCTAGTTGGTATTTCTGTTTTCTTAGCATAAGTTGATTCTGCATGAGATTTAGTTTCATATGGATCAAGATTAGGTAGTTCTGTTTTCTTAGCATAAGTTGATTCTGCATGAGATTTAGTTTCATATGAAGACAAATCAACAGTATCAGTTTTCTTAGCATAAGTAGCATCAGCATATGAATGTAATTCATATAAAGAAAAGTCTGGTAACTGAGTTTTTTTGGCATATGTAGAATCAGCATATGAATGTAATTCATATGGAGCAAGATTAGGTAGATTAGGCAATTCTGTTTTTTTAGCATATGTAGAATCAGCATATGAATGTAATTCATATGGAGTAAGATTAGGCAACTGAGTCTTTTTAGCATATGTATTATCAGCATATGAATGTAATTCATATGGAGCAAGATTAGGTAGTTCTGTTTTTTTAGCATAAGTTGATTCTGCGTGTGTTATTTTTTCATATGGATCAAGATTAGGTAGATCTGTTTTCTTAGCATAAGTTAATTCTACATGAGATTTAGTTTCATATGGAGTAAGATCAGGTAGTTCTGTTTTCTTAGCATAAGTTGAATTTGCATATGAGTGTAATTCATATGGATTAAGATCAGGTAGTTCTGTTTTTTTAGCATATATAACATCAGCATATGAATGTAATTCATATGGAGTAAGATTAGGCAACTGAGTCTTTTTAGCATATGTATTATCAGCATATGAATGTAATTCATATGGAGCAAGATTAGGTAGTTCTGTTTTCTTAGCATAAATATCTAAATCTGTTTTAAGGGCAAATAAACTAAAATCTGGCAATTTAGTTATAGCATCTAACCCTCTGAGAATTAACTCTTGAAGTGATGGTGCTAATTCATCCCATACAACACGATCTTCATAATGAAAATTTCCCATTAATGTATATCCTCCTTCTTAGAAATTCTTACCCAAATGTCTCGATAATCCTTTAACATACAAGGCACATCTATATAAAGGTATAAGTCTCTTCTATTATTTTTAAAAAGGGATGTGTTTTATATGAGTAATACGAATACCTCCGGTGTTGATTTCATCAGCAAAGAAATTGAGAATCTGAAAAAGAAATTAGATGGAACACAATTGAAGCTATACAACTCTATGATTGATAATTTGGTCACTTGTTGTAATGCTAAAGCAGGCACTGGAAAAACTACCGTAGCTACCATGGCAGCATTTGATTTGCTGCAAAAAGGAATCGTTACAAAAATTTATTACGTTCGTTTTCCAGATCAACTTATGCAGTCTCTTGGCGCGCTCCCTGGCGACATAGACGAAAAAGAAGACTATTATTTCCAACCATTCTATCAAGCATGTGAAGAAATTGGCTTGGATAGATATCATTTAGAACGAGACTATGTACCTCAGAATACTGTTAATCTTGAAACTATAATTACTATGCGTGGTATTAATATTAAAGAAGCAGCTGTTATCGTAGACGAAACACAGAATGCTTCTTTTAAAGATCTTAAACTGTTGCTTACTAGATTACATGATGATTGTCATGTTGCTTTAATTGGTCATACTGCACAGATTGATAATGATAACTGTGTAAAAGAGAAAGCATTCATTCATTATATGGAACATTTCTGCAAAAAACAATGGGCACAGAGAGTAGATCTAAAAAAGAATTATAGAGGAAAGATTAGTGCATATGCAGATGCACTATACTTAGATAATAATGATAAACCATTCGTTGTAGAATAAAAAATGAGGAGTCCTATTGCAGGACTCCTCATATATTACTTGATTTCATCAAGCGGCAAAGCAGTTTCCATCTGCTTTGCCATCAATTTCAAAACATCCCTTGAGATGTTGTCGTTATTGATATTATCTACTAATACCTTTATGCACTTCAGGTAAGCCTGAGAGCAATTTGCTGATGCTTCCTGTGCATCAGACAAAAGCTCAAGTTCTTTCTCCTTGTTTGCTATAAACTCGCTCCACTTCATGATAAGACACTCTCCTTTCAATTATACATGTCTATGCCTAATCTCTGACATAGATCTATCTTATCGCTGCTATAATATACAATTATAATTATCTAAATTTTCAAATAGTTATATACTATATACATGAGTTAGCATTAGGAAACATACAATTCTATTCTAAACTCGATTTATTTAAAGGAGGACTATTATATGAAACTGACTGAAGAATTGCTGGAAACCATTGGAGAAAAGGTGGAAGACGATTTGGAATTGTACTATGAGCAAGATAATTTCGAGCTCAATAGTTCTATCTCTCCAAGAATTGCTAAATATGAAGACGGCACTTTCACCATTAATATTGGTATTGATTGGACCGATACTGATACCGGTGAAAAACATGAGGAAATTTATCAAATGCAAGACTTTACAGAAGATGATATTCCTGATCTTAAAGAAAAGATGGTAGAAACCATCTTGGATAATATCCGTGGTGAATTTGACTAATAAGGAGTAATCCTTAACTTGATAGAATACTACCGTTATGGTAGTATTCTATTTTTTGTCAAACTTTTATATAAGATTCTTTTTCAATTATAAGGAGGGTACACATTATGATCACGAAAAGCACCTACATTATCATTTATGACAACTATGATTCTGTTAAAAAGGAGTATAGGGAAAAAGATCGTATCTTTGCTGCTACAGCTTTTAGTACCTGGGATCTTGTTAAAGCTGCTATGACTAAGATTTCTAATCTATATGATAGTGAGCAAATCTTTGAGTTTGATTTTGATGATGAAAATGAGTTGTTTACTCTTAAAGTGCATGTATTATATGGATATGATCTGTATTTTAGAGTAAGCAAGCTTGTTTATGAAGAAGATATAGAAGGCTTACAAGTACAATGAAAAAAGAAAAAGATGCTATATCGAAATCAAGTGATATAATAAGAATGGACAAAATGACTAAACTAGTTAATGAAATAAACATTGTGTTACGACCTTATACTTTATATGATGAAGGTGGAGCATGGGATAGAGAATTAACTGGGAAAACTTTAGAAGAGTCTGAAAGAGAAGCTAAAATAGATTTATATTACTATCGTAAATACGGAAAAAGATAATTTATTATCCCTAGTCCTTAATTGGACTAGGGATTTTTATTTTTTCCGACATCAAGTAACCAAATACTTATTAAGGAGGTTTACTGTTATGCGAGAAGTAGATTTGACTGAATTGATGGATAATGCATATGCTTCTAAGTGGAACTTAGAACAAAAAGCAGCTGCTAATGGGAGAGATGTAAAGATATATTTACATTGGACTGCATGTCCTTATGGAAGATATTATGGTAGTTATCATGTTAATATTGATGATGATGGTACTATAATTTTAACTGCTGACTTAGATGAAACATTATCTCATACATATATGAGAAACTCTGGTTCTATTGGATTGACTCTATGTTGTTGTTATGGTGCTACTACAGATGATCCTGGTCCTTATCCACCAACACAAGAACAGATTGAAACTATGGCTAAATGTATTGCTGTATTAAGCGAAGCATTAGATATTCCTATAGATAAACAACATGTGCTCACTCATGGTGAAGTTGCTGATTGCGAAGATGGCTCACCAGAATATTTTGATGGATTATATGGTCCTAAGAATGGAGCCACACGCTGGGATTTAGAGGTGCTTTGGGACGAGAATGATGAATCCCCTGTATTTGATCCCTATGATGAAGAACATCGTGGGGGAACTATACTAAGAGGAAAAGGCAATTACTATAAATATCAATTCTATGGTCATTACTAAAAAATAATAGGGAAGCTCATATGAGCTTCCCTATATATTATTCTTTTAGTTTATATTTCATCTATCTTTTTATCATACATTTTCACTTCATCTTCTAACCATTCTTGGTCTATCTTAACTGTAACTTGATCATCAGACACACAAGCAAAGTTTTTCATATTATCCCAAAGATCTATTAATAATCCTTCACCATATCCATTTTTAATTTGTACTTGGAAGCTAGCAAATTTTTCATCTAGCGGATTCTTAAATACAAATATCACATAATTTTTATTATATGTATTACCAGTATCAGGATCAAATACAGGTTCTCTATGAGTATGGATATTTACTAAATCCATAACAGCTATAGTTATACCAACTTTGTCTTTTTTCATTACTTCAAATTTCATTTTTTCATTACTCCTTCATATACATCCTTTACTAATTCTTCTAAATCACTTTTAGAGATATCATACATTTTAAATATTCCTTCATGTAATTTTTTAAGCAAACTTTCTGTTTGATTTTGATCAAGCTCTTCATTAATAATATCATATATATAAATGCTATGAACCTCTTTCTCATTGACAACAGAAACAAATCTAAACACAACATTTTTCTTTGGTGAATTATTATTTGCTGGAATCAATCCTATCTCTTCAAGATCAACTCTACCTATATAAATATTATCACCTGAAAAGAAACCACCATTATAGATTAATCTAAATTCTTCATTGTGCTTATCTGACATTTTGCTTCTCCTCCGTATTATTGACATAATTATTTAAATTGAAACCAAGGGTATGAACTACATTTCTTATACTAGTTTTAAACTCATCCATCCATTCATCAGCAGTTTTTACATACTTATCATCCACCATATCATTAAATTCAAAATAGAATAAGTCTATTATGAATCCAGAAGTGTGTTTGATATGACCATTACTGTAGTTTAGCTCTAAACATATATTACCATCTCCAACATATGTCATTCTAAACTCCAAACAGTCTTCATTGTACATTTTTCTATAAATATTACCAAGCTTTTTTACATAGCCATATCCAAACTCATCTATGCAAGCATTAATAGTTTCATATGTTTGACTATTGATCATATCATGAAGAACCTCTTTAGCATCATATATATCCTGTGTTTTAGTAAGTCTCATGTAAAGATTATCTACTGCTTGCTCATCTACACCTTTAGCATAGTTGAATAACACATCGATTTTTTGTATTTTTAGTCCTTCCATTGCAAATCCCCCATTTTCTATTTCTAAAGTTCCCATGCAAGCCTAAACCTGACATCAATATTTCTTAAAAACCTCCACAGGGCAGTTGCCCTGTGGGAGTACACACACCATATCGTTTTAACCATCATATTCAACATATCTTAGATATTTCACTAAAGTTCTACCATAATTCTTCTTTTCTGTTATATGGAATATTAAATCTCCATTATCACAAAATGTTACTTGGATATGGTATTTTGGAAATACTATTCTCATTACAGCGAATGGATCATCTTCTTTTGCAACCAAGTCCAGTATTGTTTTACAATCCTCCAATGTAAATCCTTCTGGATAATCAAATAAGTATTTAAAATTAAGCATTTCATCACTCCTTATAGGTCTTTTATGATGTGCTTCTTCTTCGTTATGTTTATTAATATTAAATAACTCATAATCAAATAAAGAATATTTAACACGTCCCATTTATTACTCCTTCTTTAACCACTGAGGATATGGACTAAATACTTTTATAGTTTCATATTCCTCTAACTTAGTCTCCTTAGTGTTAGAATAAATAGGATCTCCATTCTCATTTGTTCCAACTATTTCAGGAGATTTAATAGTTCCACCTGGTATTGTTCTTTTGATAAAAGACACATCACTCTTTTCTCTTCCTCCTAGAGACATCTTTCTTCCAGTATGCATATAAGAATTGATAAACTCTTTAGAGAATGATATCATTGCTTTAGCATCATTAGTACTAAATTCATAATTATCCATTATTCTCTTAGATTCATTTGGTTGAACTCCAGTAGTATTAGTAATTATACCACCTATCATTTTTCTAATTTCTTTAGATGGATTATATACCCCTATACATCCACTCTTATCATAAACAGAAACTTCATATGAGGGATCATTCAATATTCCCTTCATTACAGCAACTTCATCTTTTTGAGATCTAGTTTCATACTTTTTCCCTGTAGTAGATTCTATACGTTTCTTCTCTATCTCTTTAATGATTTCTTTTACATCTTGCAACTTCTTCACCTCTAATCATCAAAGAAGTATCTATATACTAATACGAATGGTAATAAGATCAAACAAATTATAAGGAATACAGAACCAAAACCAAGTATTAAAGCTACTAGAATAGCTCCTACTAAAACCATTGCTAATAGCTCTAAGAATAGTTTAAGACCAAAATATAAAATGGGACAAATCACAAAGATTAATAAGAGAAAGCCAGAAATGATAAGTATATCATCCATTCTTATCACCTGTCTTTCTCTTGTCATCTTTTGGTAGTCTTACAAAATACACTGGTGAGATTGGTTTCTTTTTGGCATTTTTAGACTCTAATATTTCTCTTATTTGATCTCGATCCATTCGACTTATTTCTTCTAAGAATTTTGATTTACTCATCATAATTCCCCCTCATAAGCCCGAATCTGGATTATAATGTTGTTCCTCCCCTCATTATAAATTACATACAGAGTTCTTGTTTGAATAATTTTTCTTTGATTTTATCCCATAACCCTTTCTTAGTTCCATAAAGTTCAATTACTGTACTAGAATCATCATGCACCTTTACATATCCTTCAGATTCTTTATTTGCGCATTTTATTTCTGTAGAATCGTCATCAGTAATTTTGTCTGCATAATAAGCACAATAGATTTCATATTCTTTGAAATCATTGTATTTGCTCTTCAAAACTAATACTTGATCTTTCTCATTAAGAAGTTCATTATAATCGTGATATCTACTAAAAGAAGGATTATTAGGACAATAACTACATTTAGGAGTATTCTTATCAATAATTTCTGGATTATACCATCCATAAATTTTAAGAAAGAAAGTTTGCATACTAGCTATTTTAGGGCTTTCTGATGCTGCATCTGAATCTTGTATTTTCATTAATTCTTTATACAACTGCCTCACTGTCCAATAACCAGTAAATTTAATTTTTCCTAACGGTTCCTGACCAATTCTTACCTTTACATTATTCATTTTTTCTTCTCCCTTTCTCTTTTGACTTTCGTTCTCCTCATTTGACGAAGTCTTTTTAACTTAGCTTTATAAATACCACATGTTTTACAGCTATCTTTCATTACAGTATTGCTGCATTTGACAAGTGGATTATGAGGACATTGTTCTGTTGGCATTATACATCACCTTTTCTGTGTATCTCCTCTAACTCACCCTCAATAGAATAGTATATCTCTATTTTTTCTTTTACTTATAAAAAAATAGATAGGGTGGACAAATCCCTATCTATTTAAATAAAGTGGAAGTCTTTAGGGTAATATAAGAGAAAAATATTGGGAAGTATATTCCTCCCTCAAACTACCTCAATAGAATAGTATATAACTGAAATTTTAAACCCTCTTCAAAAATTTAATTTGTCTATTCCTTCCTCAGACTCATACTCATAGGAATGGTATATAACTGAAAAATTTTTTACTTTACAAAAACTAGGTAGATCACATTAGAATAATCAGGAACTATTTAAGGAGGAGAAACTAAATGGCTTTAATGATTGATGAACTTCATCCTCTAAAGTTATATTCTGGTAATTATTTTTATAATATTCAGAAAGAGGATAGAAAGAAAGGTTCATTAGTATATCTAATGACTCCTAACAAACAATCTTCTATAAATGTAATAAATCATAAACTAGGAAAGAGAAATAATATTCTATTCCAATCTTATTTCTTAGATAGGAATATAGATTTTGTTATAAATGGTAATCTAAGTGAGAGTAAGACTTACAATATCAATGATGAAGAAGTTATACCAGAAATAGGTATAACTGAATCTCTTATGATAGATAATAGAAATGAAATAAGTTTAACTGAAAATGCTCTTATCTATAATGGAGAAGATTATAAAGAGAGAATCTTATTTCCAGATGATGTAGATGAGATATTATCTGAAGCATCTCAATATAAGACTAAATATGGATCTTATAATCTTACAGCTATATTTAAGAATATGCTATATAAGCATAGACTTAAAACAAATAAAGATGTATTGAAGATATATGAAGAGATAAAGAAGTCTTGTGATCTGATTAAGTTTACTTATGTAGATCCTAGATTATATAAAGGAAGAAATCTATTCTATGATTGGTCTTATTATACAGAGATATTCTTCAAGGAGAATTCGAAGTTCCAACAAGAAAGAGGATTAGACGTATTCTTCAGTTTTATGGATAAATTTATAACTGATAGAAGATTCCCTGATTATAGTATCAAGACTATAGTTATACCAGTAAATGATTGGTGTAAAGGATTAGAAGATCCATATGACTTCAAAAAGAATATAAATCCAATCTCTTTATTCTTTAGAAGATTTAGAATGAACTTTACTCAATTTGGTAATTGGAGTAACCATAACATTCTCTTCTTGGGAACTAATGGATTCTTTACTATGAAATTAGATAATTTTGATCCTAATAAACAACTATCTAGATTTAAGATGTGCTGTGATAAGCTTATTAGGGAAGATTATAGCGATGCGGAGGTTGTTGATACTGATTCTAAGACTATGATGATGAGCTTTATTGCAGATAAATTAGCTCAAGGTGGTATAGAATTAGACAATATATCTGGTGCTACTAAGCATTTCTCTAGAGAAGAGATTAAAGATATGGGAACAATGAATAATCCTACTCTAGAGAAAGATAAATCTATTAAGAAAGCTATCTTAGTACAGAAATTAGAAAAGATAGTAAATCAAGCTAAAGATACAAATGAAGTTCTTAAGAGATTTGAAGATAATGATGATAGTGAAGAAAATGAGCAATTAAAAGAACTATTATTAGATATCCAATCTGATGATGGTGTTAAGATGAATCAGGCTAGAACTGATAGAATGCAAGCTACAAGAAAAGAACTATTAAAGAAACAGATCAATGGTAAATCTGTAGCAGATCTAATGGATCAATTCTCTAAGAATTATGATCTTAAAGAAGCAGGTGTAGAGATAGATTCTATTGATGAAACTTGGAAACATCTTAAGTTCCCTTCATTCTATTCTTCTTATACTAAAGAAGATATGGAAGCAGATATAGTTGCTGTATTTAAACACTATACAACTGTAACTCATCCAATGAATATCTTAGATATCAATGTAGAGAATACTTCTACTGCTGAAGATTATGTGAATACTTGGACTGTTAAGTATGAAGATGCTGAAACAGGTAAAAGATATACAATGGTAGTAGATATGCCTAGATTGATTGATAATCGTTTCATGATGTTAAGAGGTAATGAGAAGGTATTGATTTCTCAATTCATGCTTATGCCTATTATCAAAACATCAGAATTTGAATGCCAGATGGTGTCTAACTATAACAAGATATTCATTAGAAGAAAATCTCCTACAGGTAATGGTAAATCTACTGTTATTATCAATAAACTTATGAGAGTTTTACTTAAATATGATGGAACTGATTTCAAAGTAAATACTGGTGATAATAGAAAAGTAGCATCTAGATATGAACTACCAATAGATTTTATTGATATGACTACTACCTTTGATTCTATCCAATTTAATGATGGTTCTTATATCTCTTTCAATATGAAGACTCTATCAGAAATTCCAATAGATAGAACTCTATTAGGAAATACTAAACTTACTGATGAAGAATTAAACCGTAAATATATGGCTATCTATGTAAATAAGAATGGTAAAAGAGTTCCTATATCAGAGGAATCCTGTGATCATTTTATTTTAAGAACTATTCAAAAGTATGATAAATCAGGAAGATTCCAAGAATTATATGACGTATCTTCTGTATCTAAGAAGCTTATGTATGCTGAAGCATCTATCTTGGGTATCAAAATACCAGTAATAGTATTGCTTTCATATAATATAGGATTGCAAAAAGTATTATCTCGTCATAATATCGAGTACGAATTCACTGAGAAGAGACCATCTAAAGATCAGTTCTATATCAAATTCTCTGATGGATATTTAGTATATGAACCTAAATCTGAAGCAGATAATCTATTAATAAATGGATTAATGCAATTTGATACATCTGAATATTCTATATCTGATATAAATTCTAAAGACATGTGGATTTCAGTATTAGATGAATTTGGTGGTAGAATTAAAGCAGATGGTTTAGATAACTTCTATGACCTCTTTATGGATCCTATTACTACAGAGATTTGTAGACTTACTAATCTACCAACTGATTATGTAGGAGCTATGCTATATGCCAATGATCTATTGATAGATAATAAGTACAATCGTCATACTGATATTACTGGTAATAGATTAAGAACTAATGAGATTATAGTAGGTCACTTATATCTAGTAACTTCAAGAGCATTTGGTGATTATAGAAAGACTATTAAGAAGAATCCAAATCTAGCTCAGTTTACAGTAAAGAAATCTGCTGTAATTGATTCTATCTTAACTCACGATCAGACTTCTTCAGACTTATCTACATTGACTCCACTTCTAGAATCTGAATCTGGTGGTAAAGTAACATTTAAAGGTCTATCAGGTATGAACTCAGAAAGAGCATTCTCTGTAGATAAGAGAACTTATGATAAGTCTATGCTAGGTATAGTAGGTATTTCTACTGGTTTTGCTACAACTGTAGGTGTTAATAGACAGCTTACCATAGATGCTAATATTAGAAATAAGAGAGGATTTGTTGGTAATACAGAAGCAAAGAATCTGAACAGTACTAATGGATTCTCTATGTTTGAAGCATTATCTCCAATGGCTATTAATCATGATGACCCATTCCGTACAGCAATGGCATATACACAAACTGGTCAACATCAGATGACTACTAGAAAATCTATGCCTAACTTAGTAACTACAGGAGCAGATCAGGCTATAGCTTATCTTACTTCTAATAAATTTGCTTATAAATTTAGAGGAAATAGAGGTATAGTTAAAGAGATTAACAATGATTATATGATTATTCAAGATCTAGATACTAAAGAATGTGAATTTGTTGATCTTAGAGAAACAATTAGAAAGAATTCTGATGGTGGTTTCTATCTTACTACTAAACTTACAGCTACAGAAGGATTGAAGAAAGGATCTAAACTAAAACAAAATGAGATAGTAGCATACGATAGAAAGAACTATTCTAAATCTGTTGGTACTACTGGAGATCCTCATGATATTTCTTATAATATTGGTACTCTTGCTAAAGTAGCTATCATGAATACAGATATGGCATTCGAAGACTCTTGTGTAGTAGATGAATATGTATCTGATGCATTGACTACCAATCTATGCTATATGAAAGATATCAATCTAAATAAACTTTCTAACGTATATAATCTAGTAAAACCAGGAGATAAAGTAGAAGCAGATGATAGTCTATTAGTATTCCAAGATTCATTTGATGAAGAAGAAGCAAATGAACTATTAAGAAATATCTCTATGGATCAAGAATTCATTTCAGATATTGGCAGAAAACATATCAGATCTAAAACATCTGGTGTGGTACAAGATGTAAAGATATATAGAACTTGTGAGATATCTGAACTCTCTCCCACATTACAAAAGATTTGTAAAGAACATGATGCTAGAATCAATAAACTTAAGAAAGCTATGAGAGATAATAAGATAGAAAGAGAATATACTCTTGAACCTACTAAAAAATTAGAAGCATCTGGTAAACTAAAAGGTTTAGAAGGTGTAAGAATAGAGATCTATGTAAAAGCAGTAGATAAGTTTGGTATAGGTGATAAACTTGTATTCTATCAAGCTCTAAAAGGTGTATGTTCTTATACTATTCCTAAAGAAGTATCTGGTTATACAGATTATAGACCTAATGAGAAAGTAGGAGCTTATCTATCTCAGATTGGTACATTCAAACGTATGGTTCCTTCTTGTTATCTATTAGGATTCACTAATAAACTATTAGTAGAACTTACTAGACAATGCCAAGAAGAACTAGGAATTAAATGGAGACCAATACAAGAAATAATGGAAGATGAACCAGAAGAATAAAACAAAAATACCAGTAGGAAACTCCTACTGGTATATTCTTTATTGAATAATTATTTTAAGACTTTTAGATAAGTTGTAATAAATAGAAGAAAGGAAGGAATCACATGAGCGTATTTAATCCCGAAGATAAGATTACCTGGAATGAATTAGCTCCTTCATTACAGCAAAAGATAATAACGCTTATAAAAGATACTGTTAGTGATGATCTTAAAGATAGAAACAGCAAGATCTATAAAGCATTAATAGAAACTCTTGTTGCTAGTATTTATACTAATCCTAATACAGATTTAAGAAATGCTATTAGAAAAGCTATCAAACAAGATTTATTAGATAGAAATACCATTGTCTACACAGCATTGATTGATACTTTAGTAGCTAGTATCTATACTAATCCTAATTCAGATTTAAGAAATGCTATTAGAAATGCTATCAAACAAGATTTATTAGATAGAAATACCATTGTCTACACAGCATTGATTGAAACCCTTGTTTCTAGTATTTACGATAATCCTAATGCAGATTTGCGTAATGCTATTAGAAAAGCTATCAAACAAGACTTATTAGATAGAAATACCATTGTCTACACAGCATTGATTGATACTTTAGTAGCTAGTATCTATACTAATCCTAATTCAGATTTAAGAAATGCTATTAGAAATGCTATAAAGCAAGATTTGCTTGATAGAAATACTATAGTATATACAGCATTGATTGAAACTTTAGTAGCCAGCCTAAATCTAAGTACTCCTAATAATGCGTTAATAACGGCAGTTAGAAATCTTTTAATAGCAGATCTTGGAAATAAATCAAGTGATGTGTATAACGCATTAATTAATACACTAGTAAGTACTATCAACGATACTGGTAGTAATACATTTAAAACTACTCTTCTTAACTATATATCTAAATGTATCAAAGATTCTATTAATGACCCCAATTCTGAGTTATATAAAAATTTAAAAGATTTTATATCTAAGGCTATCAAAGATGCAGTAGCTGATACTTCATCAGAATTATATAAAAATTTAAGAGAGCTTATAAGCAAAACTGTAAAAGAAGCCATCAATGATTCTAATTCAGATTTACATAAAAATCTTAAAGACTTTATAACCAAAGCTATAGATGAAGCTATAAATGATACATCTTCTGCATTGTATGAAAAACTCAAAAAACTTATAAGCACAACGATTAAGCAAGCTACTTCAGATTCATCATCTGAGTTATATAAGAATTTAAGAGATTTTATTTCTAAAGCAGTAAAAGATGCTGTAGCTGATACATCATCTGAACTATATAAAAATTTAAGAGAGCTTATAAGTAAAACTGTAAAAGAGTCTATTAGCGATTCCAATTCAGATTTACATAAAAACCTTAAAGACTTCATAACTAAAGCTGTGGATGAAGCTATAAATGATACATCTTCTGCATTATACGAAAGACTCAAAAAATTAATTAGCACAACAATCAAACAATCTACAACAGATCCATCATCTGAGTTATATAAAAATTTAAGAGATTTTATATCTCAAACTGTAGAAGATGCAATGAAAGATACATCATCTGATTTATATGAAAATTTAAGAGCATTTATTGCTAAAACTATAAAAGAGGCTATTGATGGTACTGATAAATCTAGTGGATTATTTGAAGTGATTAGAACATTGACTTTCAATAATTTACCACCTAAAGTTGGATTCCTTGATGATACAAAAGTTAATCTTCAAGGCGTATATAATATGTCTTATATGGGTGGTATGGCCGGCCCATATTTTATATCAGATGCTGAAGGTCGTGAATGTTTATTTGCTGTTGCATCTGGTAACTCGTATGCTGATAGTGATCCTAAACCAAGTATGATAAATAGACCTGGTGTATATCGTGCTACTCGTATGACTACAGTAGAAGATTTTGTATGGGAAAATAATGCTGTGCGTCCTGAATTTATCAAAAATATGTCTGGATATATACAAAGTAGCAATGGTCCAACATTTGATAATATTCGTGCAACTTCTATTTGGGGTTTATCATCTGATTGGATAGGCCTTACAGTTACATGGCATAATAGTACTACTGCAGAAACTACATCTGCTAAATATTATTTGGTGTTTACAAATGGTTCTGGATCTCCACAAAATTGGGGTAATGCTAAACAGGGTTATGTTGATATGACTCCTTATACTAGTGGTGGAAATGATATATCTGGTTTGGCTAGAATTGAATTGACTACAGGAGAAGTATATTATATCATCCCAAAAGTTACAAATGTTGGTGTAGCTACAATAGATCCGCATAATGGAGAATCTATAACTGACTATCAAAATACTTTATATTTTGGCATTTATAAAGCTACGGAAAATAGAGTTACTGATCATACTGTTACTCTAACAAAAGTTAGAGAAGATAATGTTGGTCATTCTGGATGGGATTTTATGACCAGTGGTTCTATATATGATAATAGTTCTTCTAAATCTTCATATAATACTCTAGGCAATCCTAGATTAGTTTATATTAAACATATGAAATGTTTATTACTTGTTGCACGTTCAAATTGCAGAGGATATTTTTATAATAACTCTAACCAACGAGTTGTAAATTTCCATTCAGGATATGTTCATTATCATCATGGATTGATAGATATTTCAAATACTGATTCAGCTTTAAAATCAGCAACATCTAACTTTTTTGGAATCAAAACCAATTGGACTGCATTTCATTTAGGTTATGAATATAATATGTTTAGATATAACACACCTAGATCATGGCAAATTCCAACACCAAATATGACATATGATGAATTAAAAAGAACAGTTTCTGCTGTACTGCATGAATATAATCAATGGGGAGGAGGATATCCATCCAGATCTAGACTAACAATATTTGGGCTAAATTCTGATAATGCTCAATCTCAATTTATAAATTATATGAAAAGCACTGATATTATACCTTCTAGTTTTCCATGGAGTTTTGGTATTAATCAAACAACTTATCCAGACTTTAAAAAAGAAGTAGAATGCATGGATAAGTATATTCTTAGTGATGACACAGCTCCATGGTCTAAAACTATGAAATATTTATATATTATACACGATATATTTGTATTATACTGTGGATCTAAAAAACACAATGGAGATCAATGGACACATATAACTCCTACTCTTCTAAAAAATCCAGTAACAAATACTCCATACAATAAAAATGTTTTTACGTGTGACGTTGGTCAATGGCAAGTTACAAGTGGTGGATACAATTCCTCTAGTTATTCTATGGTATACACTGGAGGTGACTATTCAGAATTATATTACTATGATTATAACACTAGAGAAGTTAAGAAAAATGTTACTACTACAGTCACATTAGAAAATGGTTCAACAGTACCTACTATTCGCCCAACTGTTGATATGGAGTTATTTACAACTTTCCCAGATCATGATCCTAGAACAATTCTAGAAACTTATTATGCCTCTCAAATAAGTTCTCATGGTGTAACTATACTTGATTATCAACGAGCAAGTTCTGTATATGGTAATTGTTCTGTATTAGGTGGAGAATTTATAGCACATGTTGGATGTTTGAGATGCAAAATACATGATAGTTCTCCTCGTGCTGTTAGTACAGTATCCGGTCAAAATGATGATGATTTAACATTATTTTATCCAACAATAGTATTGTTTTTTAAATCTGGTTCATATAAAGTATATAATATGTATGAAATGGCTATTAATGGTGAACAAACATCTTTAGCAGCAGCTATAAAAGCACAAATATTGGATAATATGAAAAATAAACACAATCAGAATCAAACAGGAAGCACAGGAAGTTCATATTATCTTCCATTTTTCGATCCAGCTGGATCTTTCTGTCATACTTATTATGCTGCTTCTGCTAATTCAGATTATAGCGGTCCATCAAATGGGTTATATGACCTAAAAGATAATAAAATGTATTTAGCGAGTGAATTAATGACTACTTGGACTGGTCATGTGGCTGGATATAGTAAATCTCTTGGATATTATATGACTAACTGTACATTTGAATATACTTGCATGTATATAGCATGCCAAAAAGACTATCTAGGTACTGAAGCTCCAAAAACTTGCACTTCAATAATAGATATGTTTAGAAATACAGGTTATTATGCTAAAAAAATGTATACTAGTGCATCCACTGGTAGAGTAGCATATTTATCTAAAACAGCTTTATATCTTGGTGGTTATTTTTCATACCTAGAACCAAAAGAATTATACCTCGAAAACGGAGATAATTATATCTATATTACTAGAGATGCAGCAAGTTATGAATTAACTGTAGATATATATGACCATCAAATAGGTGTTCCTGGAGAATCTCAATTTAACCGTATACTTATTTCGCATATAATTGTAACAAATGGAATGATAGCAACTCAAGCAGATTATGATATCGCATATTATTCTATGAAATCTTTAGTATAATATATAGGGGATATTTAATATGGTAGATTTAAAAGATGAGATATTGGAAGCATTTAAAGATATCAATTCAGATAAAGATTATCTAACTTTCAATATACCTTTATATAAATTAAAAGAAATGTATACAATAGATGAGGATTTACTTCCAGATCCTTATCCAATAGTGATTAAAAAAGATTATTTAGTGGACTTAATAAAAAATAAATATATAGGTCCAGCTTTAATTCAAGGATTACGCAATGGAGTTGGATAAGGAGGAATTAGTATGGAATTTATTTATGTAATGGATAATGTAGATTGTTTTATGTCTATGCCTAAATACATCATTATTGATGGTAAACAAGATGAAATCAGGAATATCCTTCATGATATATCAGATTTCCATATGTACTATAATAAGAAAGATAAGTATATATTTACTTACATTATACCAGATTTATTTCCAATAGGAGATACTATTAGAGCTGTTTCTTGTTGTGGTTTAATTGAAACTCTTGAAGTTGCTAAGATTCAAGATGAAGAGTATATTAAAGAGGTTCAAGATAATTCAGTAAAAAACTATCAGAATAGAGTAGATGAACATACTATGTTTACAGATATGCTCTATTCTATTCTTACAACAAATCAACAACTGGTCCATACTGGAACTCCAGATGGGCATGGTAATATTATTGTGGATGGAGGATCTATAAATGTCTAATACTATTTCTCTTGAAAAAGAACTGTTAACTGCTTTAGCTAATAAGAAACCAGAGGAAGATAAAATTACTCTAAATCTTCCAAAAGATAAATTATTAGCTTTAACTAAAGATGCTTTTAAAGATTTGGAACCAGAACTTTTGCCAGATACGATTCCTATCAATATCTCTATGAAAGATTTGTTAGATATAGTAAAAAAAGAAAATCCTGATTTTCTTAAAGATCTTGTTATAGATCTTCAACTCAACAAATAAAATATACCAGTAGGGATAAATTCCCTACTGGTATATTTTATTGAATAATTGCTTTAAGACTTTTAGATAAGTTGTAATAAATAGAAGAAAGGAAGGAATCACATGAGCGTATTTAATCCCGAAGATAAGATTACTTTGGATGAATTAGCTCCGTCACTTCAAGGATTACTTAAAGACTTACAGACTCAGATTACTAGTGAAACTAATGCTCGTATTGCAGCAGATAATCAAATTAAATCAGATCTAAATGATATTAATACTAATCTTACTAATAAGATTACTAGTGAAACTAATGCTCGTATTGCAGCAGATAATCAAATTAAAAGTGATTTGAATACATTAAATACTGACCTTACAAATAAAATTACTAGTGAAACTAATGCTCGTATTGCAGCAGATAATCAAATTAAATCAGATCTAAATGATCTTAATACTAATCTTACTAATAAGATTACTAGTGAGATTACTAATGAAGCTAATGCTCGTATTGCAGCAGATAATCAAATTAAAAGTGATTTGAATACATTAAATACTAATCTTACAAATAAAATTACTAGTGAGATTACTAATGAAGCTAATGCTCGTATTGCAGCAGATAATCAACTTAGAAATGATTTAGATGCTCTTAATACTAATCTTACTAGTGAAACTAATGCTCGTATTGCAGCAGATAATCAAATTAAATCAGATCTAAATGATCTTAATACTAATCTTACTAATAAGATTACTAGTGAAACTAATGCTCGTATTGCAGCAGATAATCAACTTAGAAATGATTTAGATGCATTAAATACTACTCTTACTAATCTTTTAAATACTAAAGTAGCACAGTTAGAAACAAAAATAAACAATCTATTTGATTCTCAAGGAAGATTAGTATTTCCTAATGGGGATAAATTCTGGATAGGGTGATATAAATAATGGTACCACAAAAATTATATTATATCAAAAATGGAACAACAGATGTTAAATATGGTTTATCATGGAAAAAATCTGAACTTGATTCTGGTACTAAACCAGTACTACCATATGATGAAGATATAGATGGTCCTAGAAGCATATCTATTAAATCTAACAATGAATATAGAACTTGGGGACTAAATGAAGATGCATCTAATCAACAAGCTGCTATAGATACTATAAATAATACTCCTACTAATACTCAAGTAACTGGCAATACTAACACTACTACTATTGGTGCTAGTGGTGAAACAATTCTAAACACTAAAGCCATTGTTGCTCATACTACTGGAATAAGTAGTGGCCAATATCGTGCTATAACTTGTTTATGGAAAATGCCCCTTCAAATATTTAATAATGGAGTAAATTATGAAGCTCATGTAAAAGGCAAAGTTAGATACTATTATCCTGGTGGTGGAGATAATCTATATAATAATGGCCCTTTAATATCATCAGATCCTACATTCGGTGCACCAATGGGTCAATTTGGTAATCTTGGAGAACACAGTGGGTTGTTTGTTTTATGTTGTGGTAATGATGTATTTACCAGTACTAACACTATAGCAATTACTAGAGATTATCCTTGGGAATTTCCATATGTATCTGGATTTGATTCTAAAATTAATGGAACATTGTATTCTGCCTGTGATAAAGCAAGAAAGATAAATTCTATAACTGGATTTTTAGGCCCAGCTAATGAAATAACTGGTGGTGGTGGAGCTCAAGGAACACCTCCTGGATCATCTGCTAATTGGGGTAGGTTATTTGATATAGATGTAACTGTTCCTATTGGAGGAGATTGGAATGCAGACTTATCTATAGTAATTGGAGTTAATACTCATGGATGGGGAAGTAATGGTGGTGATGGTTACTATGGTGATGGAAATATCCATTTATGGTTTCAATTACAAGATCTTTCTGCTTATTATACTGCTGGTTGGAGTGATGAATCCAAACAAGACACTCAATCATCAGGAGCATATGTAATATCTCAAGATGTAGGAAAAGATTTGTCGTCTTTGAATTATAAAAAATCAAGTTCTTCTACTTCATATAGATTATTTACAGATCCTACTCAAGGTGGAGGAGGAAGATTAATTAAAAAATAACTAAAAATATAGGGAAGCTCAAATGAGCTTCCCTACTATTATTTCTTATCACTAAATAATCCACCAAGAATATCTAATAGTATTAAGACTAGGAATCCTCCAAATATTACCATGGCCCAAAATATTATATCATCTATAAATTCATTTTCAAATCCCACTATCATCTCTCCCTTGTCACATAGTCTAACACTTTTCCTAGAATGTATGATACTCCTATAACCATACACCAGAAGAGAAACTCATCAATCATTTTATAACTCCCTCTAATCCGATAAAGATTCTAATATAGCTCCTAAGATATCAAAGATAGCTTCAAAGAATCCTATCTTTATTAAAAACCAAATACCTCCTATGCATCCTGCTCCTATTAGTCCATATAACCAATATACATTCATACTACATCACCTCATAAATATAATATATGGATAAAATTTACTTTTCTAATTCTAGTATTCCGCCTTGTTTTCTATGGATTGTTCCTTTCTCAGTTTCTATTGTAAATTCATCTTGAAGAGTATCCATTATATTAATCTGAGTGAGATATGCAGGTAATGTATGCATTTGAATCTTATCTACTAGATCTCTTAGTTCTATAGCTTCTCCATTGTAAGTACAAGATTTTACTTCTTCTAGTCCATTATCTTTCATAAACTTTTCTACTATATCAAATTCTGTTCTAATCTTTCCCATCTCTTCTTTTCTAACTGTTAATATATCTCTAACCATTATATCTTCAAACTCTTGTTCATTTTCATCTATAGTTTTTACCATAAGTTTAGTAAGAGATTGAGATAGTATTAAAGCTTGGACTTTTCTTACTTCATCTTCTTCTCTCTTTAGCTCTTTCTCTATTTCATCTCTTTTATTTTGATATTCTATATAGTTTTCCATTATATCTTCATTTACCTGACGATTTAGAATTTCTATTTTATCATCAGTCATTTTATTAAAATCATGAACTACGTATATCTGACCATTAGCAGTCATGATATAAAACTTTACTTCTATATCATGATTAAGCAAATCTACTTCATGATTATCTATTTCATTATAAATATCTGCTAAAAAATATCCTCTCACATCTGCTTCTTTTATAGCATCAAATGCACAAAAGGAATTAAAAGTATAATTTCCATTTTGAAGCCATTTATATTCATCTTCAGGATCGATATTTGCATTTTCATATATAAAACCTTTAAGTTTTTTAACAATTCCTGGAGTACCATCACAAAGAGAATAAAATACATCTTCATCTAATAACTCAGTATTAGTAATAGCATAAATATGAATCTTGATCATGTTGTTCTCCTCCTATATAGTCTGTTTTCTTATCTTAAAGTTTGCCTTATAATAATTGGTCACATTTAGATAATGAGAACAACGAAGGAGGTTAATAAGAAAATGCCTATTCTACAATATTATGGAAATGATATTCTTGATATAGACGTATCTACTCCTAATAACTATCCAAGAGTTATGGGAGTAGTTTTAATGATGGGTAAAGTTAAACTAATCCCACCATCTAGATTAGACTATTCTTTTTCAGGAACAGTAAGTATGGTTCCAGAAATGCTAATCCCATCAGAATTAGACGGAACAGTAACTTTACAACAATCTCAATATGGTCCAGGTAATAATAGTAATCCTGGAAATATAGTAATAACAGGAAGTTGGATAGATGGAAAAGTAACATTCTCAAATGCTAAAGTTGTTATACCACCTGTTACTATTGATGGTATGGTGCAATTAACAACTACAGTTCTAGACGAGCCATTATTAGATCCTATAGAAATAGACGTTCCTCAAGAAGTAGGAACTGATGTATTAACTGGATCTGTAACTTTACAACAAGAATTTTATGATGAACCATCTAATGATATAACTGGATCTGTATTTTTAACATATTATTTATATAAAAAAGATGGTGTTACTGGATTTGTAACACTTCCTAAAATAGAAGTGGTTCAAGATATTGATGGAGACGTAAGTATCTTAAAAGAAGACTATGAAGAAGAATTATTTGATATAGCAGTAAGAGTTCCTAGATATGATGTAAGTGTTTATATTGATACTAGAATCATAGTTCCTAAGTTTAGAGTACAATATTCTATTCCTATAGATATTCAAGTAGTTCCTTGGGTATGTGCTTGTTTTGACGTAGATATAGATGTAGTAAATGAATGTATTTGGGAATTTGATGGTGATGTATCTCTTCCTAAAATAGATACAGAGGATGATATAGATTCTACTGTAACTTTATTACCAGAAGCATATGAAGATATAGATTGCTCTGTTACTATGAATAAATTAGCTACATACAGACAACTTGATTGCTCTGGATTCTTAATCGGAAGAGTTATAGAAGAATTTGATATAGATATAACTACAGAACCATATGAAGCTCCTATATATGATTTCAGTGAAGATATTATGGATTGTGTAGTTCACTTTGGTGGAAAATCTATATTTGATTTTGATATATCTGTAAAAGCTAAAGCTATTCCTTTATTTGATTTCAAAGAAGATCTTATTGATGGTATAGTTCATTTAAGAGACTATAAGAGAATTGGAATAGTTGTAGATCCAAGATGGAACTATGATGCTTATGTATTCAAATCTTCTCTATTGACTCTATTTGATAAATACTATGATAAGACTGTATTAGATATAGTTTATGGTGGTAATCCTAGATCAGATTGGGATATAGAGCATTTAGGATATGTATTCCATAATAAGCTTACTAAAGTTCCTATTGTATTTGATCCTATTCATCCAGATCATACTAAAAGAACTATAGAGCATTATATCTATCATTTATCTGATACTCCTATAGATGTACCTATAGCAAAAGTATTCTTATTTACAGATAGACCAGACTATATTGCTTCTAATCCATTATCATTAATTACTCAATTCTGTAAGGATAATGATATAGACTTTGCAATTATTACATCTAGTGGAGAGTTTATAGATTATCATGATAATCAAGCTTTCTCTACTACTAATAACCCATTAAGAACGGAACCTCATTCTGTTTTAGGACCTTTATCGGTTATACCTATGGATCATTTCAATAGAGTTGCCAATCCTAGTGATCCTAAACACCCATATTATCATCCTACTAAGATTATATACTAAATAACAAGGAGAGCTCATATGAGCTCTCCTGTATATTTTGTAATCATTAAAAATTTTAAGCATATATTATAGTAGTGAAAGAATATAGGGGCTTTAGATGAAAACGTCGGCCCAGGTTCGGAAAGTGCAGCATACCCACGGTGGTAGCCTGACCACAAAAAGGGAGATAGCACTTGCGTGCTGGAAGGGAGGAGATTCCATTGCACTAGTTTAATTAATTTAAAAGGAAACCAAAAAAATTAATTAAATGAAAATGAAAAATGTGAATCAAAAAAGTAAAAGAAAAAAAGAAGATTAGTTAAGAACAAGCGTACTCCGTGAGAGCCGGAGCTGGAATCTTTATAGATTCTGGGAAAGGAATAGTTCTGATCAAACTATTTCTTTCTTTTTTATTTTATTCTCTCAAAGACAATAGAATAGCATTTATTCTATTTATAAGGAGAGGATCAAAATGGCAGGATTCATTTTAGAAAAGTTCAAATCTCTTTTTTCTTCTAATAAAGATAAGAAGAAAGAAATCAAAGCAGAACAGGTAGATAGATCATCTGTTCATGTACTAAGTGTTTCTCCTAATGTGTATTTAGCATGTAGAGCTGCTAAATTATGTATTGGTAAAACAGTAACTGGTACTATTACAGATAGAATGAAGTACATAGAAAAAATAGTAGGTATGGGTCATGAGAGTATCCTAGAACATACCAATGTGGTTGCTATGATTATCTATTACAGTCCTATCTCTAAACCAGAGCAGTTTGCTGAAATTATTGCTAATGGTAAATATCTAGATATTATTCCTAAACAAGATGATGAAAAAACTGTTGTTCTTATTGGTGGTTCTATTAGAGCTTATATGCATCTAGTAAGAGAAACAGATCAGAATAATATATACTTAGAAGATATTAAGAAGATTATGTATCAATCTATTGAGAAATGCTTCTTGAAATCTCTTATTGAAAAAGGATTACTTGATGAATCTGAATGTAACTTTATGACATATGCTACAGTAGATAAACATGTAGAAGATGATCAAGAACCATTACCAGAAATTATAGAAGATCCTAAAGAGAAAGAAAACAAAACTTCTGATCTTATATATATTACTGATTTTGATAAACTGTATAGAGATGTATTCTTACTCACTGATAGATATACTAAGAGAGAAGTAGTAAGAATGTGTCACTTTACATTCTTATTCCATGATATTTCTAGATCTTGTGGAAATCAGTTATGCAGACACCGTAATGGTATTACACAGGAATCTCAGAGATATGTAACTCATGAATATACTAAAGAGAAAGACTTTATTGATCCTATTAGAATGCAATTAGATGATAGATATAAGAATTTAGCTCCAAATCTTATAGAAAAATTCAATAAAGTAGACTTTAAGACTTATAAAGATATGATTTCTGCTGGTATATTTAAAGAAGATGCTAGAGCATGGTTGCCAATGAATGTTACTACTAAGATTATGATGACATTCAATGGATTTACTTTAGCTAAATTCTTACATCTTAGAACTGCTAAAGGAGCACAATTAGAGATTAGAAATATGGCTAATGAAATGGTTCATCAGCTATTTACTAGTACAGAAGCATATATAGACTTTATGGATACAGTATTAAAATTTGGATATGAAGATATAAAACCAGTATATACTCCTGATGCTATAGATGAGGAAATTGAAATTAAAACTGAATCATTTGAAGATTCTAAGATAGATGCAAATGAAGCAGAAAGACTTCTTAAAGTAGAAGAAGAATATAAGAATTTAGAAAAACATTAACAAATGATTAGTCTTGTTAACTCTATTATATATGAAAAAGGAGATTTCAAAATGGAAAACACTGAAATCAAAAACGAACAGCAAGTCAATGAAAGAAAACCCTATTATCGTAAAAACAACTATCGTCGTCATCAATGGAGAGAAAAGCCTCAGGCTATTTCTTATATTAAATCCTTTGATAACTTCAATGATGGTTTTACTGAAGTGATTCGGTTCAATCCTGAATTGAAGAACTATTGTGGTGATTTTGGTTCTTATGATGCAGTAATTGCTTCTATGACTAAAGCAATTAACGATAACATTCCTTCTCCAAACAATATTAATTATCCTAATACTCTTTCTCTTAGTATTGATGCTAATGAGGTAGGATTTAAGACAGATACTAATATTGCTCTTGGTTGGAGAATACGTTATTCTTATAAAGAAGCTAAGACTTATTATAACTTTCGTGTAACCTTCATCTCTGTTCCTGTATACAAGCATAGTACCATCTCTGATATGGTAGCAGCAGGTTGGAAGAAGCTTATTAAGAATAACAATCGTCAGAATCGATATTGGAATCATATTGAAGGGAAAGATAATTCTGAAGAATCCAATGAAGGTTTTAAAGTAAAAGAACTTATTGGAGAACAAAAGATCAATACTTCTCATCCTATGAGTATGCCTAAAGCATATAATGAAGATGAATATGATGATGTTGAAGATTCTGTAGCAGATCATCAAGAACTTCATACTGTTGATAATACACCTGAAGAAGAATTAGTAGAAGCTTCTACTCAAATTGAATTTGATGATACTTCTATTGTTGAAAATGAATCTTCAGGCGTAGAAGATATTATCAAAGAAGAAGCAACTGAAAAGGTAGAAGAAGTATCTACTGGTTTTGTAGAATCTGGAGATGGTATTTCTAAAACTGCTAATCCCAATGTATTTGTTGTTGACTACAAAGGTGAACGTCGTGTCATTAATGTAGAAGAAGATGATATCCCTTATGGTGATATGCTGATTGACAAAGAATCTGGAAAGATTAGCTTTGCTGACGGTACAGTTTTTAACTATAAAGACTTACAAATAATGCATTGATATGCATCTCCTTAATTCATAATAAACACCTCACAACTCCCCCTAGAGCTTAATTGCTCTAGGGGGTGTTATTTGTTTTCCGAGACATAGGTGTAAGTCTAGACTAAATAAAAGACTATGAGAAAGGAGGAAATTGATATTTATGGCAAGCAATAGCATTATGGACTATCTTAAAAATGTTGGAGAATCTGTTAAATTTGCTGCTATTGAAAGTGTAACTGAAAAAACACCTAATTTACGAAAAGTATTTAGTGAAAATAATAAAAAATATATTCAAGAAGTATATAAAGATGTTAATCAACATAGACAAGAACTAAATATGATTGATCGCATTAGAAATGCGACTGTTTTTAAACAAATATCTGTAGGTTGGGACAATTTAAAGGATTCCATTAAAACTGGTAAATTCAAAGATGATTCTAGAAGTACTGGTTTTGATGAGATGGAAATGATGTTCGCAATGATGGGTGATGACTTCTTAGGTGGAGATTCTGATCTTATAGAATCTGAAATGAATGGAGAAGAAACAGGCTCAACAAATGAACATAGAGTCCGTGGTATCCCAGAAATCACTAAAGGTGATGCTCTTGTTGCAACAGCATCAGCTACAGCAACTAGAAATGCAGCTTCTTCAATATCTAAAGCTATTGTCAGATCTGCTGAATTAACAGATATGACAGCTAGAAAGTCCACAAATTTACAATTAAGGGCCCTTCAACAACAAGCAAACATTTTATCTGGTGGTTTTCAACAACTATCTAGTTCATTGCATACCATAAATCAATTTAACGAACAAGTAGTTTTAACCCATGCTCAAAATTCTAGGATGTTTTATGAACAAGCTACTCAATTAGCTCAAGAAAGAAATGCAATACTCAAAGAAATGCTAGAAATGCAACGTGAAACATTCGGTGCTACAATGAGATCTAATCTATCTTCTGATGCAAATGATTTGTCTAAAATGAGTAAAATCTTTGATAAAGAAAAAGGATTTGACTTAAGAGCATATATGAATCTAATGCAAAAGAGAATGAAAGAGACTCCTATCGGAATGGTAATGATGTCTATCAAGATGTTGCCTATGATGATAGGAGAAGTAGTTCAAAATCCATTGCATTATATTGCTAAGATGGGTATAGATTCAATTATAGATAATAGTCTTAAAAAGGCTATATATAATATAGATCAATCAATAAGTGGTATGATATCTACTGGATTGACTAAGTTAGCTAACTATGGTAAAGATAAAGCTACCAAGAATACATTACTAGGTCAAATAGCTGGTTTTTTTGGTCTACGAGATGAGAATACCAGACTATCTGCAGTAGATACTTCTAAGTATAATAAAGAAGCTATGCAATGGAATGGCATTGCTCAAAAAGCATTAGTAGAAGTAATACCAGGTCATTTAAGAAGAATAGAAGCTGCTCTTACTGGTGAAGCTGAAAGAGTTTTTGATCTTCAATCTGGTAAATGGTCTACAATGAAAAATGTAGCAAATGTAGAAAAAGATATAGATAGAAAAGTATTCAAAGAAACTTTTTCTAAAGAAAAGAATCAACTTCTTAATATGATGAATTTCAATAGTAGAGAAGATAAACGAGGATGGATAAATGCTCTTGATAACTTCTTTAAAGGAGTTAAAAATAGAGGTATGATTGATTATAACCATATTAGAGAAAAATCTAGTGAATATGGTGATAATGAAAATATAGTCAAAGCTATAGCATATTTAATACATTCTGGTGGATTAGATTCTTCTCAAATTTTTAATCTTACAAATAAGATCAATGAAGGTAATGCTAAGAAAGCTGCAATGATAAGAAATTTAAACCCATCTAATCAATCTCTTGTAACTGAAGCAGTTAATAATTCATATAATGCTAAATGGGCTGCTGGTACTGGAGCTCAATATAAAACTATAACTAATGAAGATGGTTCTACGAGAACTTATCAAAAAGCTGACAAGAATGGAAGATGGACTTCTTTACCTATCAATGATTTATCCAAACTTACTGATACCAGAGGATATACATTGTATGATTATCAATATAATATAATGAATCTTCTTATGGATATCAGAAGTGGTGGAGGTTTTGGTTCTGGAGGAGGATCTGGAAGAAATAAAAGGAGTAAACAAAAAACCATACCTTCTACATTTGTACCAGTTCAAACAGGAAATCCATATGAATATACAGATGAAGAATTAGATGATTTAAAAACATCTCCTAATAGACAACATGCTGCCAACTTAGTGCAAAAAGCTCAAGCTAAATCAGAATCTAAACGATTATTATTGCATCCAGACAAAAGTGGGTTAGATGAAGAAGTCAAACTTCCTTTCTCTATAGAAGATATAAAAAATGCAAATGAAGAACAGCTTGCAGCAATTATATCTCATATGAATTTTGCTGGTCAAACTAGTAAAGAATATAGAGCTAATAAGAAAGTAGATTCTTCTGGTGGAATATTTGGTAATCTTAAATCTGCTGCTAGTGGTCTAGGTATTGATAGTTTAGATAGCTTCATGGAAGATATGCAAGAAGCCACTTCTATTGCAGATAAGTTCAATGTTGTTGGCGAAGCATTAAGATCAATGACTTCTGCTCCTCAAAAGATATTAACTTCAGTTCTTACTGAAGCAGATAGATTTATGTATGAATTTATGTTTGGTAATCCTGCTGGTACTGAAAAGGATGAGAATGGTCAACCAATAGAAGGATTCTTTGGTAAAGTTACTAATGAATTTGGAAAGACCATGAATAATCTTAATAATAAATTCAATGAGTGGTTCAAAGACACATTCAAAAAAGGTGCTGGAGGAATTGCTGGATTTTTCAAAGGAGTACTTGAAGATTATTTTGATATTGATATAGATAAAAAAGTTGAAAATGCTGAACGTCATGTAAAGAAATATGCAAATAAAGTCAAAAAAGGAGCTTTGTCTGCTGGTGCTGATTTATTTGGCATTGCCAAAGAAGCAGTATTAGGAACAGCTCAAGATATGGGTATTTATGAGCCAGACGAAGAAGAAAATCAATCATCACCACCTCCTACTACTGCATATAGAGGTATTAGAAAATATGATTCTAAATATGGCTTAGGTATAGTAGGTCCTGGAGAAAAGATTATATCTCCAGGTAGAGGAAAAGTTTTAGATAATACTACTGGTTATAAAGGTTATCTATTACATGAAGGAGATTCTGTAATTCCTTCTTATTTAAATCCATCAAATGCAGGAAGAGGAAGAGTAACATCTCAATCTTTAGAATCTCAAGCAAGAAATGAAAATGCACTAAAAGACAGATATATGTCTGGTGGTTCTATTCCATTTGTTGGCACTTTTGCTCAAGGTGGAACAGTTAGAAAAAAAGTAGGTGGATGGATAGATGATCTTATAGATTCAGAAAATAAAGAAGATAACACTCCTGATTTAGATAAGCAAAAGAAATCAAGAGGATTTTTCCACAACTTCAGAAATTGGCTTACTGGTTACAATGAGCCAGAGTTCAATGAAGATCAAATTAAAATGCAAGAATTTATCAAAAATATAGTAAATAGTGCTACTAAAGCTGCCATTGAAGCTAATGGTGGTATGTTTGAAGATGAAGAATCAAAAGGAAAATCTATAACTCAAGCTGGCTTTGAAATGGCTGGTAAATTAAGGAAAAGCAAAGTCGATCTTAATACTAATGAATTCCAAGAAGCATTAAAAGAAGTTCTCGCTATGAGTGAGAATATCAAAGATCCAGATTTTAGAGATACACTTCAATTTATTTTAAATACTGCTGGTTATAAAGGTGAATTTGATACTGTAGATGAATCTAAGAAAGTAAGAAGATCAAGAAGAAATAATCTATTTGTCGGTGTAAATCAATTTATGGATACTGCTTTTGGTATTGACTCTCAAAAGGCAATTAAAGAAGCAGATAAAACTATAAGAAAGAATCTACCAGAACTTGCTAAAGGTGGTACTCTTGGTGCTCTATTAAGTACAGTTCTTCCTCTTGGTGGACCTTTAATGGGTGCACTTGTTGGTGCTGGTGCTTCTGTATTAACTAATAGCAAATCGTTCCAATCTTATATGTTTGGTTCAGAAATAACAGATAAAGATGGAAATGTAATAGATAGAAAAAATGATGGTATCGTATCAAGAAAAACTGTAAAAGCTATTCAAAGATATATGCCTGATGCTAAAAAATATGGTATCACAGGTGCAATAGCAGGTCTCGTTCTTCCCTTTGGTCCACTTGGTGGTTTGATGCTTGGTGCTGGTGCTTCTTTCTTAAAGAACAACAGCAGATTCCAGGAATTCATGTTTGGTGAAGAAGGAGGCTTAATCAATAAGGATAGAAAAGAAAGAATCAAGAAAGCTCTTCCAAATATAGGTGTGGCTACACTAGGAACGTTATTCCTCGGACCTTTTGGTATCGTAGGTAACGCTATGCTTGGTGCTGGTTTAGGTATTTTATCTACCACAGAATCATTTAAACGTATTATGCTCGGTGCAAAAGACAAGAATGGCGTAAGACGTGGTGGTTTAGCTGATATTATTAGAAGACAAATTACAGATCCATTTAAGAAGACAATGGATGATGCTAAAACAAGATTAGCCGCTTGGTTTAAAGACGATCTATTTAATCCTTTAGCTAAAACTATTAAACCTCTTGCTAGAGTAATGACTGGAGAAGTTAAAGATATAGCAAGAAAAGCAGCTGAGTTTGTTTTTGGCAAAAAAGGTGAAAATCAAAAATCAATATTTGGTAGATTAGGTCTCAAATCTGTAGATAGAATGCTAGGATTAGTAAGAAATGCTGGAGGACTTGGAGCCTTTGGTTTACAGCAAATTGGTAATGTAATAGGTAAAGGTGCCCATTGGGCTGAAAAGAATATTGGTCAAAAAATGGAAAAACGAGCCTTTAGAAAAGGCTATATTGAAGGAGATACTACTGCTCAAGAAAGATTAGATAGAGCAGAAGAATTAGGTGTAAATGCAGATGATGCAAATCAATATGCTCTTGGTGGTCTAGATAAAACTATTGCGAATATTTCTGCTGGACCAGATTCAAAAACTAAATTACAAGATCTATCAACTGCTATTAGTATGATGCAAGATCATCTTAATGGTACTCCGCAAAACATTAATCGACAAATTGTAGCTGAGAAAGATAATATAGAATCAATGTCAGAGAAAGCATATCAAGATTATATGAGAAAGAATCCAAACGCTAAGAATCCTCATGATATGCATAGAACTATAGAAAAATTCATTAATAAGATGAATAAAATTGGTGCTTCTGATGATTTCGATTTAGAACTTTCTAAAGGAGAAATTGCTAAAGAATTAGCAGATTCTGATCTTCCAGAAGAAGTAAAAGATCAACTCATGGCAGTCTGGGAAGAATCTGGTTCTAACATAGATAAATTAAGAAAAAGCAAAGCTCAATTAAATATCAATGGTGGTAAAGATGCATATAACTATATGGAAAGAATGGCTGCAAATGCCCTTGGCTATGAAGGAGAACTAAGTGACGAACAAAAAGAAAGAATTAAAAAGATTCTTCAAAATCCAAACGCATTAGAAGCAATAACTCAAGAGCAAAGATTAAATAAAGAAAAAGAAGCTAATGATGATTCTGTTAATTCGCAATTAAAGAAACAACTCGACAATCCTGCAGATCAACTTATAACAAATAATCAGGAATTACAGATCAATGAATTGCAAGTAATGAATACAACTCTATCTTATATTTCTAATCTATTAGCTGCTACATCTCAAGAAGATAAAGATAAGATAATTCAAGAATTCCAAAAAACAATGGATAAATATAATGGTGTTGCTAAGAGTGAAAAATTACAGAAGACCATAGAAGAATCTAAAGCATATGCTAATTCTATAGCAGCTCAAAAAGACAAAGATGATTTCAATACTGATATAGGAGCAGGAGCAAATCAAAAAATTTACAATGATAGAAAATTCAATAGAGAAAATGCTTATCAAAATGACAGATTTGTTGAAATTATCAATAGAGAAAGAGAAGAAAAAGCTTATCTTGGTGAAAACTTAGATAAATATATAGAATCTATAGAACCAGAAGTATGGAAATTAGTTATAAACGAATCAACGTGGGATAAATTTAAAAGAAATGCCAAAGAATTAGCTAAAGATCTTAGTGATGATATCACTCATATTTCTCAACAAGGTTATGCTGCTTTACTTACTGCAGATTTATATGCACAAGATAAAGTTAATAAAGCTGCTAATTATGTGATGGATAATAAAGATGAAATAGCAAATGCTCCATTAGTAATCTTAAATGGTGTATTAGATGCAATAGCAAAATTAGGAGATAGTGGTATAGAACAGTTGGCTCAATTAAATGCTAAACTCCATGGAGATTTTTATGAAACTAAAGAAAACGCTATAACAAGAACTTTAGGAGAATTCAAATCATTCGATTCTTTATCTGATGATGAAAAAGCTGAATTAACTGGAAAAGATAAACCAGAACCTAATTCTATTAAAGCCATGAATAACACTAAAACAACTTCTATGGTTGAAGATAATGGAAGAGTTGTTTTTGGTGATCCTAATGAAAACAAAAAACAAGAAGAAAATAAAAATCAAGAACAACCTAAAAAAGACGAAGAACCTAAAGAAGAACCTAATGCTCTTCATAGAATTCAAGAAGGTATAAAAGAAAAAGCAAAAGAAACTAAAGATGAAGTTAAAGAAACTCTTAAAGACGAAGTAGAGAAAATAAAAGAAACTACTAAAGAATTAGTGGTAGAGCCTATAAAAGATGCAGCTACTAAAGTAAAAGATGAATTAGAATCATTAGCAAATAGTATAAAAACTACTGCTCAGGTATTTTCAAAATTTGGAAATCCAATAGAAAATGTTGAAAAAGATACACATGATCAAATAGATAATAAAACTGATAAAAACCCTCCAATAGCTACATATGGATTACCATTCTTTGATACATTTGCTGCTGGTGGAATAGCAGCAGCAGCTGCTAGTAGTGGTGGTGGATCTCTAATGGGATCAATTTTCAAAGGTGCTGTTGGTGGAGCATTAGATCATTTCACTGGCGGTGATTCAAAAGATAAAAAAGAAGATTCTAATAATACAAAAGAAACTCAATCTAAATCAACTCCACAATCACCAGATATATCTTCTAATGATATAAAATCTGTTGGTGGATTAATAAGTTCATTAGTAAGTAAATCATCTGGTGGAGCTCCAGATATAAATTCAAAAGACAATATTTCTTATACATCTGATGCTGATGGTAATCCAATTGCTATCACTAAAGGTCCAGATGGAACTCCAATGAAAGTTCGTAACAAAGACAATGCAATGATAGAAGAGAAACATAAAAAAGAATTCTCATTCAAAGAAAGATCAGCAAATGCATTAGAAGCAATTGCAGCTTCTATTGGAGCAAAAGCAAAAGATGCGGCTGGTACATTGGGTAAAGGTGCTGCTAAAGCTGGTGGAGGATTATTTGGAGGATTATTAGATTCTATTGGCGGAATATTAAATATGCTATGTTTAGGTTTGCCAGTAGGAACAATGCTAATTGGTGCTCTAAAATCATTACCAGGAAAAATATTCAAGTTCTTTGGTGGAAAGCTATTTGATAAATTCAAAGATAAATTACCTGATTCTATTTCTAAGAAAATAGGAAAAATGCTAGGCAGAGATGAAGATGACGAAGATGATGAGGATGAAGACGACGAGGATGATTCAAAGTCAAAAGATAAGAAATCAAAAAAAAAGAAAGATAAAAAGAAATCTAAGAAAGATAAAGATGATGAAGAATCTAATTCTATAAAATCAGAAGCTAAGAAAAAGAAGAAGAAAAATGGTAAGAAAAAGAAAAAAGGTAAAAAAGCTGATTCTGTAGAAAATAATGAAAATGAAAATCAACAAGAAGAATCTAATTCTATAAAATCAGAGGCTAAGAAAAAGAAGAAGAAGAAAGGTAAGAAATCTAAAAATAAGAAAGCAGACTCTGCAGATTCTGTAGAAAATAATGAAAATGAAAATCAACAAGAAGAATCTAATTCTATAAAATCAGAGGCTAAGAAAAAGAAGAAGAAGAAAGGTAAGAAATCTAAAAATAAGAAAGCAGACTCTGCAGATTCTGTAGAAAATAATGAAAATGAAAATCAACAAGAAGAATCTAATTCTATAAAATCAGAGGCTAAGAAAAAGAAGAAGAAGAAAGGTAAGAAAAAGAAACAGCAATCAACTAAATCAAATAATAAAGATAGTAAAGAAGAATCTAATTCTATAAAATCAGAAGCTAAGAAAAAGAAAAAGAAGAAAAAGGATAAGAAAAAGAAATCAAAAGGATCAAATTTAGTAAATGGAGGATTAGCAGCTTTATCCACTGCTGCTAGTTTAATAGCTACAAATGATAATTCATTATTTGGTTCTATATTAGGATTTGATGATGAAGATGATGAAAAAGAAGATGACGCTAAAGATTCTGATGAAAATTCAGAAGATGATGATGAAAAAGAAGCTGAGAAACCTAATCATTATGCTAATATTTTCAATAATTTAAGTAAGATTATAGATAACAGTGATAAAGAAGAAGTAGATATAGATCCTTATATGGCTATAATGCAATCTATAAATTCTATTTTACTTGGTGACGAAGAAGAAGAAAATGACGAAGATGATGACGACGAAGAAGAAGAAGAGGAAGAAGAAGTCAAAAGTAAAAAGAAAAAGAAGAAAAATAAAAAGAAATCTAAAAAAGAAACAAACGCAATCAAAGAAGAAGCTAAGAAGAAGAAGAAAAAGGGTAAGAAAAAGGCAGACTCTGCAGATTCTGTAGAAAATGATGAAAATCAACAAGAAGAATCTAATTCTATAAAATCAGAGGCTAAGAAAAAGAAGAAGAAGAAGAAGAAAGGTAAGAAATCTAAAAATAAGAAAAAGAAAAAATCAAAATCTAGAAGTTCAATAGCAAATATAGCTGAATCAGGAGGAGCTGCTGCAGCAATTATTGATATATTAGGACCTGATGATGAAGAAGAAGAAGAAGAAAATGATGGTTCAAATTCAATTAAAGATATGATTGAAGAAGCTGATTTTTCAACTGGAACAGAAAAAGCAAAAGGGCGCAAAAAGAAAGGCAAAGCTTCAGAAGTAGCATCAAAAATAGATGAAATGACAAATTCTTCAAAAGCAGAGCAAAAATCTGCTGTTCAAATGGCTATTGGAAAAATAAAATCAACACTACAGACTGTTATTTCTGCAGTTGGAAAATGGTTCCCTGGTAAAGAAACAGCAACTGCTATAGATACTTTTTGTAGAAAGATTATAGGTAAAATAGCAACAGAACAAGGTGAACAGGCTATTGCTAAAGCTGTTGCAAAACAAGCAGCTTCTGCATCTGCTGGTGCAGCTACTATGGGAATTGGTACTGCTGTAGTTACTATTGGATTTGCTGCTACTGAATTTATTCATGGTTTTAATAATGCATCTGAATTGTTTAAAATAGCTGAAGCTGTTGTAACATTTGGAATGAGAACCTTAGCTGGTTTAGTTTGTGCAATTCATGCTGCACTCACTTCTATTCCTGTTGTTGGTATAGCAGTAGCTATATTTGTAGATCCGGATAAATTATTAGAAGATGCTATAGATATAATTGGTCCTGCTGTTGGTATAACTAGACAAGATCTAGATAATTTGCGCAAAAGTGGACAAGATAAAATTGATCAAGATGTAGCAGATGCTGCTGAACAAACAAATCTAAGCCCATCATATACAGATTCTATTAAAGCAGCTGCAGGTTCTGCAGTTGGTATGGTAGTACAAGGAGCATCAAGTTTTGCTGGAATACTTGCTGATAAAGCTAAAGATGCTATGTCTAGTATTGGAGATGCTACAGGAAAAGCAATGAGTTTTGCTAAAGATACAGCAGCTGGTGTTGGTAACTGGATAAAAGAAAATGCATCTAAAGGTTATCAATTCTTATCAGATACTGCTTCTTCTGCATGGCAAACTGCTAAAAACTATGGTTCAAAGGCATATGATACTGTTGCTAGTGTTGTAAGCGGTGCTAAAGATAAATTCTCTGGACTAGTAAGTTCTGCTAAAAGTTATGCTTCAAATTTATTTGGTAAAGGTAAAAATGATCAAACCGATAATGGTTTATTTGGAACTGGAATACATTCTCAATTAGATCCTAAAATAGCAGGAATGCCATTCAATAAAGCAGGAGATACAGAAAAACAAACTGTTAGAGATTCTGCTTGTGGTCCAATGGCTATGGCTAATGCTCTTGAGGGTTTGGGATATTCTATAAATGATACAGATATACTCAAAAAGACTTTAAATGGTAAAGAAACTAATGGTGGTATGCCAGATTATGTATTATCTGAATATGCAAATAGACAAGGAGCCTCTACTAGAAATATTGGAACAAGTTATCAAGATCTAAAGGAATCTTTAATGAGTGGAAATCCATTAGTTTTAATGGGTCAAAATAATATAGGTGAGACAGATAAAGATCCATTTGCTGAGAATCCTCACTATGTGACGGCTCAAGGTATAGATAAAGATGGATATGTAACAATCAAAGATCCAGAATCATATAATCCAATTAAGAAATATAAATTATCCGATATAGCTAAAACAACTACACTTGCTACTGAAGTAGGAAAAGGTAAATTTGGTAGATCTAGATATGGCAAAGGACCAACATTAGATGAGAATCCACCATTTGGTTCAATTGCTGCTGAATTGGCTAAGAGAACAGGTTCAAAACACCCCGAATTCTTCTGGGCTCAAATGATGCATGAAACTGGTGGACCAGAAAACGAAAAGAAATGGAATGCTAAACATCCAGAATATGGTGATATTCATAACTATGGTGGATTTACATGGTATTCTGGTATGGGCGAAGAATATAAAGGACCTCCTCGTCCAAAGAGTGAAGGAGGATATTACGCTAAATTCAAATCAGATGCTGAATATGCTGATATGGCATTCAGAAAAGTCTATAAATCATATGCAAATGAATTGGCTAAATGCAATACTGTAGAAGAATTTGCTGCAGTTCTTAAGAAACATGGATACTATGATGATACTGAAGCAAACTATGTAGCATGCCTTAATAGATGGCTAAATCAATATAAAGGAAAACTTGGCAATATTTCTGGTATGAGTATATCTGGAGATGCATCTAACACTTCTGCATCATCAAATGGAACTTCTTCTACTGGAGGTAAATTTGGTGATAATAATGGTCAAAGTGTAGCTGGTTTCTTCAAAGCTATTTCTGATTCTTCAAAAATAATCAAGTCTAGTATAGAAGCTGGAACTAAAAGAATATTTGGTAAAGGTAAAAGTAAATGGGGTAGAGAAAAATCAAATGGTACTGGAGAAGATATATATGCTTATCTAAAATCTAAAGGATTATCAAATCAAGCTATAGCTGGAATAATGGGCAACTGGTACGCAGAAAGTAAATGGAAATCATCTCTAGTTGAATGTAAAAAACCACCCTGGAGAGAAATCAGTTCTGATACAATGACTATAGACGGTAACACTGGATATGGTTTAGCTCAATGGACTTATATAACTAGACAGCAAAAATTACATGAATTTATGAAATCAAAAGGTTTACAAGATTCAGATTACAAAGGTCAAATAGATTTTGTGTTCTCTGGACAAGATGGAGATATAAATCCTGTTATAAAATCTATGGATAAAATGTCTCCAGAAGAAGCAGCAAGAGAATTTTTAGATAAATATGAACATAAAATATTAGATACAAAAAATACAGAGAGGTATCATCTATCAGAAAGACAAAAGGCTGCAAAAGAAGTATTTGAAAAACAAGGAAAAGGCATGAGTGGTGTTAGCTCCTTAACAGGATCCTCCTCAGGATCATCTTCTAATGCTTCTGCAGATGTTCAAGATGAAAAAGAAACTGGAATTTTTGGAGCATTAGCTCAATTAGCAAAAAGAGTAGGATCTATTATCAATATTTTTGGTAGTGGAGATAACGGTAGTTCTGGTGGAGGTAGTAATAGTATTGGTGGAGGAGCAAATGTAACAGAAATTGCCGATAAAATCATAAAAATGGCTAATGCCTATGCAAATTCCCCAATAACATATGCGATGACAAATCCTGTAGCTGTACCTCCAGCCAAAGGATCATGTGATTGTTCAGGAATGGCAATGTCTTGCTATAAAGCTGGTGGAATAGATATAACTAGAACTGCAGATACTCAATATGAATTTTTCAAGAAACATAATGCAATATACAAAGGCGATATTAAAAGTTTACAACCTGCTGATCTGGTATTTACAAGAGATTCTAGTGGTCAAATAGATCATGTATTTGTATACATTGGTAATGGAAAAGCTGTAAATATGGGTCAGAATCATAGAGAGCGTGGAAATTTAGCAGGATTAAATTCTGCAGGTGGAGATGCTGTCTATTATAATGGATGGGAAAAAATTCAAGCTGGTATAGATTATCATAAAGGTGGAGCAGAATTTGGTAGCTTAACTAAACTTTGTTCTGCATTAGGCCTTGGATCTTCATCTTCTGGAGGATATCATGGCGGAGATAAGAGATCAAAGACTACTAGAATTATTATACACCATACAAGTGGTTCTAAGACAAGTGATCCAGATCCATCAGCAGCAGAAATCAATAAATGGCATACCGCTCCTCCAAGAAATTGGAATTGCATAGGATATCACTATGTAATTCGTAAAAATGGTTCAATAGAAAAAGGTCGAAATGAAGATGAAATAGGTGCTCACGCAGAAGGGGCTAATAATGATTCTATTGGTATTCATGTTGGTGGGGAATTCATGTATTTCAAACCAACTGAAAAACAGATAGAATCTCTTATCAAATTGATACAACAACTTTGCAAGAAATATAATATTCCTATAGATCGTAAACACATTTTGGGTCATAGAGAAGTAGGTCAAACTGATTGCCCTGGGGATAATCTATATAATCAATTAGATTCTATAGTTGCTAAAGCAGCTGGTAGCGGTAAAGGTAAATATAGATTTGGTAGAGGCAAACCAAACGTACCAAGTCTAATAGAAAAGAAATCAAATAGTTTTGGTAAAGGAAAATCAAAATATGGTAGAGCTGGATATCTTAATTCAACTGGAAATGTTGGATTTGCCAATTATGACTATTTAAAATCAAACACAATCAATCCTCCTACTAATAATTCAGATTATAAATTCACAAATACAGATTTAACTCAAAAGCATTTAGATGCTGCTCTTAAAGGAGAGACATATCAAAGTCGTAAAGATCCTATTACTGGTAAACTTCTAACAGCTAAAGATATGGAAACTGCTGCAAAAGCAGGTGTAACTCAAAATGTTAAAAAAGAAGATATCAAATCTCTAGAAGAATGGAATAAAGCTAAAGAAGAAGGAAGAGAAGTTCAAGTATCAGCTCCAGAAAATTCTGTAATTGATATAGCTGAACAAGGTAAACAAGAATCTCAAACTAATTTAATGGATCAATTCTTTGGTGGTGTTGGAGAAAAATTAAATGCAATAGAACAAAAATTAGCTCCTATTAAATCTGGAATTCTAAGTAAACTTGGATCAGTTATAACAGAAAAATTTGGCAAATTCTCTAATCTAATTGGAGATCCTTTAGGAATGTTTAAAGGATTCTTTGGTTCAAAAGATAATTCATCTTCTTCAAGTGCTGATGGTTCACATGGTGGTGGAGGAGGAACCTTTAATGGTGATGCTACAGCTATACCAGCTACAGGTTCTGCTGCTGCTGCTTTAAAGAAAGCCCTCAATTGTGAAATTACTAGTCAATTTGGTCCACGTGATGGAGGAGTTCACCATGGTATAGATTATGGTATTGGTACAGGAACTCCTGTTCCTACTGTAACTGATGGTGTAATTGATGATATAGGATCTCAAGGTGGAGCTGGATATGGTAACTATGTTGTCGTAAAAGATAAGAAAGGTATGTATCATATCTATGCACATTTAAGCAAAAACGATCTAGCTAAAAAAGGCGATTCAGTTAAAGCTGGTCAAATTATAGCTAAATCTGGTCATAGTGGTCATTGTATTCCAGATGGTCCTAATGGATCACATTTACACTATGGAATCTATAATAATCCTAATTGTGCTGCTGGTGACGGATGCATTAATCCAAATTCTTATAAAATAGATGGATTGAGCTCTTCAGGTCAAGGAAAATATGGTAGAGGTAAATTAATCAAGATAAATCCTGTCAAAACTAAAGGTTCTGATAGAGGTGGAGTCGATACAAAGAAATATGTTCCTAAGAGTGGTAGAGGCAAATTCAAATCTACTGGATTAGAAGATCTAGATATTACTAGAACTGCTACATATCCAGATTTCCCTAAAGAAGCTAAAAGTCCAGATAACAATTTTGGTATATCTGATGAGATGATCAAACAATCTAAATTTGGTCAAGGTAAATATGGTAGAGGATTTGATCTAAATAGTGTATTAAACGTACTAGGAACAATAGCACAATTTGCAAATCTTAATAGGAATCCATTTATTGTGGGTGGTGGATTTGCTGGAAACAATGCTCAACAGAAACCACAGAATAATATAAAACAAAATCAAAGCAAAAAGAAAGAAGTAGATAAGAAGCTCATAGCTCCTAATGGATTGCAATATACACAAAATGATATTGATTATATACTCAAGAACTCTGATAAATTTGGTGGAGCTAAAACTATAGATGATGCTATAAAGATTCTAGAAAAAGACAAAAAATATACAGAAAAACAAGAAGACACTAAGAAACAGATTGCTCCTAATGGATTGCAATACACTCAAAATGATATTGATTATATACTCAAAAATCCTAACTTATTTAATGGGGCTAAAACAGAAGAAGATGCTATTAAGATTCTATCTAAAGATAAGAAATATACCGAGAAACCAAAAGATACTAAGAAAGAAGAAAAGAAAACTGCGACTCAAGAACAAAAAGAAACAGCTCTTAAAGAATATAAAAAACGAATAGAAACATTCTCCAATGTGCCAGTAGCTCAGCAGAGATTGATGTTGCAAATGGGTCTTGGTCCAAAAGTTCCTCAAATTCTATTAGAAGAAGAGGAAAAAGAAAAACAACAAACCAAAGAAGAAAAGAAAGAAAATAATGCAATAGCTCAAGAAGTAAAGAAAGCAAAAGAAGAATCTAAAGATAAAGATGCTAAATCTGCTCCTAATGGATTGCAATATACACAAAATGATATTGATTATATACTCAAGAATTCTGATAAATTTGGTGGAGCTAAAACAGAAGAAGATGCTATTAAGATTCTATCTAAAGATAAGAAATATACAGAAAAACAAGAAGACACTAAGAAGGAAGAAAAGAAAACTGCGACTCAAGAACAAAAAGAAGCGGCTCTTAAAGAATACCAAAGGCAAGTAGAAACATTCAAGAATGTTCCAATAGCTCAACAAAGACTAATGGCACAAATGGGTATAATTCCTCAAGTACCAGATATACTAAAAGAAGAAACAGAGCAAAATAAAGAAAATAAAGATGTATTAGAAAAGCAAAAAGAGAAAGCTAAAACAATCACAAAAGAAAAGAAAGACTTAGGACCTTTTGGAGGTTTTGCTAATTCAATAGATAAACTAGAAGAAGTATTTGGTAGAATCTTTGGTAAAAAGAAGAAATCAAATAAAAAAGATGAAAAGAAAACTGGATCTGAATCAATAGATAAAGCTCAGAAAGAAGCAAAAGAAGCTAAGAAAGCAGAAGCTTCCATAGATAATAAAATCAATGAGAAAGATGCTCAAGCTAAGAAAAATAAATATAAAGAATACTTTGATAAGATCAATGATGATACTCCAATAGAAGATGTAAAAGAAATGATCAAAGATATTCCAAAAGATGGTATTTCTAAAGATAATATTATTGATTGGGATAATGATGATAAGAGTGTAATCAGAGCTAAAGCAAAAGCTCAATTAAAAGCTTATAATATCAAATTAGAAGAAGATGCTAAGAAGAAAGCCAATGAGAATAAAACTAAAAATGAAGAAATTAAGAAAGATCAAAATTCTATTACTAAAGCTCAAGATGATTCTAAATTTAATTTAGGACAAGAAGGTTCTCATGGTGAAGGTCCTAATGGAAAGAAATATACAAACAATGATATAGCATACATACTCAAGAATTCTGATAAATTTGGTGGAGCCAAAACAGTAGAAGATGCTATCAAGATACTAGAAAAAGATAAAAAATATACTGAAAAATCAGAAGAGGCTAAAAAAGATGATAAACCATCTCCAGATTCTACCGACACTGGTAAAACGGAGAAGGGTGAAACTAAAGAAAACGAAAAATCTAAGGATGGGGTTACTACTTCCACACAAAAGTCTTCTCAAGAGGCTTCTCAGCCTGTTTCTACTCAAGATAAGCTTGATATATTAATTGCAGCACAAAATAAGACTAATGAACTATTATCTGCTATACTCAATATGGCAACTAAAGCAGTAGATGCTAAGCAAACAGATATTAAAGCAGCTGAAAAGAATACAAAAGCAAAAGATAAGAAGAAACTTGATGAAACTGCTGCTATGACTAAATTGAATTATTTCTACAATAATTCTATGAAGAATAGTGGTGTAGATACAAGCTTCTTTAATCCTGATTCAGGAGATTTCATAGATATATCTAAACGTATGCAAAATATAGCTTCAATGTAATCAAATAAACCAGTAGGGATTAATCCCTACTGGTTTTTAAATTTAGCACAAATGTATAATGAGAAGTTTAAAGGAGGAATATATAATACTATGATTAGTTATAAAAGACCTACTCCTTATATTATAAAAGGTAGACCTGTAAAGGTATATAGTGAAGCATCAGCAGTAACAGGAAAAGTTATAAATGCATTACCTCCAGAAACTACTGTATATGCTGTAGGAGAAGATAATGGTTATATTCAATTATATGAAGATGGTGGATTTATACTTAAAAACAATAATGTTATTTTAGATAGGCAAACTATAACTCAAAATGCTATAACAAAGAGAATTCAGGAAGCTAGAAAAAGAAAAATAAGGTCTGCATCTCTTGCTATGCCAGCATCTCCACTTCAAGGACAAACACTCCAAATTAAAAAAGGAATACAAACTGATGCATATGGTAACCAAATACCATCAGATGTCCAAGGAGGAAGATTTCTAGCATATGATTCAACAGCATCTGATGGCGGTATAATAGTAAAAGATGCAACTACTGGTTATAAATATAAATTAAGTTCGAATAATATAGATGTAATTTATACAAGTGCTGGTCAACCAGTAGATCCAGAAAGTCAAGATTATGCACTAAGTCAAGCTGGAGTAGATAAGATATCTGCTGATGTTTATATTAAAAATGCACAATCAGCAGCTGAATCTAAAGAAGAAGCTACTGCTAAAGCTGTAGAAACGGCTCAAACTCAATCCAGTGCAACCCAATCAAGCGATAATAAATCTAAAAAGAAATCAACTTTAGGAAGTATACTTGATTCATTAAGAGAAAGTATATCTAGTGCAACATTATTAAGTCTTGTTGGCTATGATCATGATCAAGATAAATCTCAATTCCAAGTAAATAATACTAGATCTGTATTTGGATTTCCATATCAATTTGAACCTTGGGTTGATAATAGATTAGATGGTAGTATGGATTGGGAACCATTTGGTAGAAAATTTTCACAAAAAATAGTAACCAGAGCACCAATATTAATTATGCAAGCAGGTGATCCTAAATTCTTAGCAGGATTTTCTGATCAAGATAGAAAAGGTACAATAGAAGGATTGCTCAAAGGCAAAGGAACTACTGCAGATACTATTGCTAATCAAGCTGGTAAATATTATGCATTCTCTGATAGTTCAGTAGAATATTATAGAGCTGTAAATGATATGTGTAAATCCGTAGCTGCTATGATGGGTGTTGGCGATAGAAAAATAACTGTAAATGGTCATGGTCCTTATCCAACATCTAAATTTGATTGGAGTGACGCAGCATCTGGTGATGGTGGCTCTCATAACTTTTTTGGGTATTATAGACAAGCAGTGGCATTTTATGTAAATGCAGAACCTACCATGCAAGATGCTTTTACTAATGGATCTAGACCATCTCAGTTAGCTGGTAAAGTAAATCAATTATCTGATCAAGCTGCAGAACTTCAATTTATATTAGGTGGTGCTGAAGGTTATGATCCAACTGGATTAGCTGGAGCATTACATAGAGAAAGTAAAGAAGTAGTACAAGGTGCTGGAGCTAAAGATGGATCTGGTAGTACTGGTATATTAGGAACTCTTATAGATAGAATAGATACACTTATGTCTGGTGGTAGATTAATCTTTCCAGAGATATGGTCTGATTCACAATATACAAAGAACTATAATGTTACTATCAAATTAGACTCTCCAGATTGTGATCCTTTGTCTATTTATCTAAATATATTTGTTCCTCTTATTCATATTATAGCATTTTGTATGCCTAGATGGTCTGCACCAAATGCATATGTATCTCCATTCATAGTAAGAGCATATCTAAGGTCTATGTTCCATGTAGATATGGGAATAATTACATCATGTGATATTACTAGAGGCACACAACAAGGATGGACTCAAGATGGATTACCGACAGAGGTAACTGTAAATCTTACTATTAAAGATTTATACAATGTATTATCTATGATATCTGGTGAACATAGCAATGATGTTATTTCTAATCCAGCACAATTAGATTATCTTGGTAATCTTTGTGGTATTAACGTAGCAGTTCCAGATTTTTCTAGAACTCTTACTCTTTGGGCAGCATGTAGAAATCCAACTACAGCGATATCTGAAGCTGTATTAAGACTACAATCTAGAGCAGCTCGTACAGTTAATAGTGCTTGGCAAAATCTATTCAATTCATATTGGAGAATGTAATACCAAGGGAGAATTCTCCCTTGGTAAACTTTTTTTCACTTATATACTATTCCTATGAGTATGAGTTGAAGGAGGAATACATATGCCATTATTTTTAGCATTCTTAGCAGGAGGATTGTTTGTTTCTATAGCATCAAAGTCTACTAGAAATAATCTTAAAACAGCAAAAGATGATCTAGATAAAGTTTTAGACGACAGACAAGAATTGCAAGAAAAAGTAGAAGAAATACTAAGACAAAAAGATTTATAAAATAAAGATAATACCTGGAATTTCAGGTATTATTTTTTATCTTATTTTTTACTTATACATAATCAAGAAAGAGGTGATAATTATCAAAACTAGAAAACAAAAGAAAAATCTTTATGATTCTAAATACTCTCATATTCCTAGAGATTATAATGAGAGATTATCATGGATGTATGACACACTTCATATTACTCCAGACAAAGAGAATTATATTCTTCAAGCAAGAGATCAATATATTCAAAGTATGGCATTTAGTCCAGAAATATTAGTTATATTATATGAAGAACCAGAAGGTTCTCCAAGACCAAGAGCTAGATTTGTTAACAAAGGAAATCTATCTGCTAGTGCTAAAGCAAATCCAGGATTTATACAAGTATATTCTATTACTGGTGCTGCAGATAGAAAGTTTATGAAACAATTTATATCAGATAATGATTTTTTGCAATTAGATCAATTAATATATACTCCATGTAATATAGAATTCGATGCATTCTTTAAAACACCAAATTCATTTAATAACACAGATACATTTTTAGCAGAACTTGGATGTATACGACCGATATCAAAACCAGATTTTGATAATATTGAAAAGAAATATGCTGATATGTATAATGGAAATGTTTGGATAGATGATGCTCTAGTAGTAGATGCGGTAGTTAGGAAATACTATTCTATTCTTCCTAGAGTTGAGATTCATCTTAGATTTCTAAACATGCTTTATAACAAATACCAATACAAATCTATATCTAATAGAGTAGATAGCACTAACGTAAATTATTTCAATACTATATATAAAAAGGAATGATTTACATGTTAAAAGTTTATCCATCTGGTTTAGATTTAAATATGAAGAATAATATTCTAACAGCTCAATATATGAAACAAAAACTAACACGAATGGGATATCTAACAACCCAGTCTATTTATAATACTATAAAGGAGTTCTTTCCTCAGTTTAATGAGAATGCTATAGGATATATGAATACAGAAATAACTATATCATTATCAGGAGAAACTATATATCAAATAAGAAGTATATTAGTAGAGTTATTTAATAGATTAAGTAGTAAACTAAGTGGAATAGTTAGTTTAGATGAACAGAATATATTGATCAGTAGGCCTGAGTTATTTTATACTATTCAAACAGTTAGTCCAAACATATATATAATCAGAATATAAGATAAGATTTGGCGAGCCTTATCTTAGTTTTGTTTGACATAATGAATCCTCCTAAAATACTCCTTTCATGATGTTTGTTCGTTGTTTCTCCTTTTTCATAAAACTTCCCTAATACACTCCCTAGGTAGAAATACCTAGGGAGATTCTATGTTTTAGGGAAATTTACTGTGATAGAAGATAGTCAAAAATATGCCAATTTTGGCCATTTAATCTTTTTTTTAGTTATATATTATAGAGGTGATTTAGTCATATAATCTATTGAAGGGAGGAATATTTTATGGCTAATAAAAAGAAAGCTGAAGAAGCTAAATCACAGCCTGATAACGTTAAGGTTATCATTCAACCAGATGGAACCAAATACTCTCTGGGTTTTCTTGATGAATTAGATGCTTTGGTTTTGGCTATATATGAAAATAAATTGCCGGATCAAGATAAAGCAAAAATTGATCAAGACCCAGTCTTCCTGAGTAAACTGGAAAGTTATATCAGGAACGGCATCATTCAATTGGATATGCCACCAAACAATATCCAGTTGAATGAAAATCAGAAGAAGATCAGAGAATATTGGTTCAAAGATGCATCTGAAGATGCAATCAGAGAACAGGTATTGGGCACTGAAAGGTACCAATACTGGAAGCAAACTGGTTCTATTGAACCACCCCCACAAAAAGCACAGGCATCTCCTGCTTCTGAAAATATGGCAGAAGCAAATACCACATTAAATGTGGAAACAAACATTCACGTTGAAAAAGAGGAAAAGACAGAGGAGGAAAAAGTTATGTTTAACAACACTCAGAACAATCAGAATGGTCAGCAGGCACAGGCACAGCAGCAGAATGGTCAGCAGCAGCAGGGCAATATCCTGACAGATGCTCTTGGCGCAGTGGATGAGTTCACTGATCATTGGTATGGGAAAGCCGCTATTGCCGGTGGTGCGGCATTCGCAACCTATAAGTTCCTTAGCAGTAAGTCTGAAGATCCAGACTATAGCTCTGCTGGGGATGATGCAGTATCTGACTATGGCGGAAATTTCTTCTAATAGTTTCTAACCATACTTAAAAGGAGCACCAGAAATGGTGCTCCTTGTTTTTTATTGTTTACCAATAGATTTCTTCATATCATTCAGCATCTTAGTAATATAACCCTCATTAATAGGAATCATATTCAATGTACTCAAGCATTCTAAGAATGAATACATAACTTTAGTATCATTTACTACTTTACCAAAGTTTACTTTATTATATTCAGTACTATATGCTTCTTTTAATACATCTACACTATGAATAGATTCTAGCATAATTTGGGTCATACTATTAAATACATTACATGGAGATTCTAAGATAGCTCTTTCTTTTCTTTTTGCTATTCTTACAGCTTCTTGTTGCATTTGCTGAATATCTTCAGGAGAATTGGATACTATATTTTGACTACCATCCATAGTATTCTCTGCAGCATCAAGTTCATCTATTCTTTGTTTAGCATTATCATAAATCTGCTTAATAGCATACTTATTTTTTTTATTAAAGTCAATAAAGTCATCTACTGAATCTTGTACTCTATTTGCAATGATCTTAGTTACATCTTTAGGAATTGAATCTTTAATATCTACTACAAAGCTTTCAATATCATGATCTTCAATCTTATAAGCATCTTCTTCAGGTAGACCTTCTTTGATTTTTTCTTTAGTATCTTCAAGAAGTCTATCTAGATGATTATCAATTGTTCTAGAAATATCAGATAGATAAATAGATTTGTGAGACCATTCATTTAATAAAAGTGGAACATTCTGTTCATTCACAAAATCATTAATAATACCAACAGCAAGATTTCTTTCATGACTATTAGCAGCTTGTTCATTTAATACTGGTTCCATTATAGCATAATAAATACCATTTGTCATCAAAGTTTTCTGAGCTTCCTCAGCAAAGGCTAACCAACCATGATTAAATCTTTTATTATTCTTCCAAGCATCATATGCTTGTTCTCCATAAGCTTTAGGTTTTTCTTCTTTCTTAGGATATAGATCAATAGTCTGCTCCTGTAAATTTTTTAAATATTCTAATTTCACAGAGGCATTAGATTTAGGTGCACGTTTAAAAGTATACATTATGTCTTTACCTCCTTATTAGAATAATGGACCACCAGTAGAGCTCATAGCAGTATCTGGATTAGTATTTACATCATCAATTCTATATTTTCTACTATCTGCTTTAATCTGATTAGTTGCTGCTCTTTCATTCTTATTATGATCAATAGCAATCTTATCAGCTATTTTACGGAAAGCAGATGCAATTTTAAGTTGTCTTCTAACAACAGAAGATTTATCTCCAATAGTTCTAATATCCTTAGAGCTATTTAACTGATTAGCATTCATTTCTAATAGATCTGCTTGAATATCTAAATATGTAGATACTCTAGCTCTAGAAGCATAGAAATAATATACTAAATCTTTTAGCATAGATACACATGCTAATACTACACCAACAATAGATACTGCTGCACCTATACCAACTAATACAGTTAAAGGATCAAAGCCTTTAGCTTTGGCTTTTATAAGAGGTCTAAGAGAATTCTCTACATCACCCTTACGAGCAGCTTCATTAAATTTAACTAAGCTTTCATACATAAGAGATTCTTTAACTTTAGAAATGCCAGCTTTATCAAGAGCAATATCCATACCATCATTCTTAGGAGACTTAATATACTCAATACAAGTAGCAATCATATAAGAGATAGAAGAAATAATACCTAAAACTATATTATTATACATAGCAATACCAAGAGAGATCTTACCAGCAAAGCAAGCCATAAAAAGGTCTTTATTGTATTCTACATACTGCAATGCATTCTGAATTTCAATGATAGGTTTAGTATCTTCTTTATACTGAGTAAAGATTTGTTTAAGAATATTAATACATTGCTCAATCTGTTCATATTTTGGAAGTCTGGTAATATCACCTTTAGAATTAGGAATATCGCCATAATCAACTTCATCTACTTTATCAATCATCATTTGATAAAGTTTATTAGTAAGAGATACAATAAGTGCATTCTGTTCTGCTTCATCTAAAGCAAAGATAGCAGTATTGGTTTTAATATCATGATAATCAAAATACTCATTAACAATAGCTAAGAAATCTTCATGGAATTTAGCAGTATCGTTCTTTTGAGAAAGATCATTCATATTTTTATAAGGTTCATATTTATTAATAACCATACCTTTGTTTTCCTCCTCCTTCTTATCTTTTTTATCATCAGAAAGTTCTGTATCATTAAAAAGATCTTCTGTATTTACATCAGGAATTATCATGTTATCCTGATCCATTATTCCAGTTTCTGAGAGTTTAAATAGTGGCATTATATTCACCTCTTATCTCTTAGAAACCATATTGATAACTTTCTTATACATACCTGAACTTTCTTCACGTTCAAGACTCATAAAGGAATAAGTTTCAAAATTCTTACCACCATCATCCCAAAGCATATCTACTCTTTCCATTGCTTCATCTACAATGACAGCACACATAAAACTATATCCTTTCATAATAGAAAGAAGAGTTCCTGGATTATGAATATCTAATCTATGATACTTCTTAATCAAATCTGCTTCTTCTTTAGAAATAACTATAGTAGCAATAGCAGAACAAGAAGCATCATTTCTAAACAGTTGTCTATTTCTCTTAGCTTGATTGGCTCTAAGTTCTAGAAGTTTCCAAATAGATGATGTAGATCCTTTACCAACTTTAGATAAAGCATCTACTTTAGCTCTATCTACTGAGAACAAGAAATCTTTAAAGAATGAAATTTCTCTAGTAGTAGCTCTAATGAAATTAAATAATCCTCTACGATCTGAATTCTTAAGCATAATCTTATTGACCATATCTTCAGATTTAACATAGTGGATCATTGCCTTAACACCAATAACACAAACATTTTCTACACTATTAGATCCATGAGTTCCAACTGGACCACCGACTGTGGTGAATCTCACTATAATAAGAGAAGGCATAGCTTCATTAGCTTTCTCTACATCAGATTTTATAATAGATTTACTTATAGCGTCATAAGCATTTTTAACATTTGTGGTCTGAATTTCGTCTGTATCTTGATATGTTACAGTTGTTTGATTATCATCATCATCACGAGTAGTATATTGCGTTGTAGATTGTCTAACACCATTTCTACCAACAATTGCTTCACCAAATACTTGTTTTACAACATAATCATTTATAGAAGATTCATTCAAACACTCACCAAGATAATATCTGCAATTCTGTTTTAAATCTTCTTGAACTGCTTTAATACCATCTCTAACTGCAATTTCTGTAGCAGCATTTAGATTAGTATTATTATATACAGTACCACCAGCATTAGCATCCATCACATCTACACCAGCAGCAAGAATATCGTCTATATTAGCATTGGACCAATCAAGCTTAGAATCAATATTATTATGAAATTTAGAAAGATAGTCATAAGCATTAGTAGCAGAATCAATAGATGCAGAAGCAAACAACATTTCTAACATACCAACACATTTTCTTTCTACAGCTTTAGAGATCATAACAGCTTGATCAAGTGGTGTAGCTTCTGTTACAATAACTGGAAATACAGCTGTTAAGCCTTTTGCAGCTGTAGCAATATTTCTACTTATGACTTGATCAAATTTAGATCGGTCATTTACTTCTGTCATGTTTTTCCTAGATCTTTGCATAAAACTATCCCATACTGTGGGACTCTTGGCTACATCAGCAGCCATAGTGATAATATCACGAAGAAACCCTTCGTGAATAGTAGTAAAGTCTGTGTTAGAACTCATTGACTTACTCCTCCTTATTAATTTTATTTTAGCATAATATTAATATAAGTAAATACTTAATCTAATGTTTCTCAAAATAGGCTTTTAAGGACCAATTAGTAAGACAACCTGTTAAGAAAAGGGGGGAATAAGATGGCAAAAACTACAATTGGAGGATCAACATACGGATCAGGTATAATATCAGAAGATGAAAAAAATATACTGCTTAAAGCAGACAAAGATGGAAATACTGCATACAAAAATGCTATGTTAGATGATGCATTGCTTTTAAAACAAATGAGATCTAATGGCTATTTCCAACCATCAGATATGAAATATAGAAGATCTTTTTATCCAGTTAAAAGAATGGACCCATATAATAGGGTACAAGGGACTAAAGAATATGTATTTTTTACAAAACCACGTATTCCTATAGTGGCAAATAATGATTTGACTGATCAATTTAAAGCTATACCATATTATAGAAATTTATGGTCTTCTGGCTATGCATATCAAGAAATACTAAAAGATTTATCTGCTTATGGAGATATATGTCCGTTTGTGCAAATGCTTACTAATAGAATAACTTCTAATATAGATATTCCTGGAATAAATGTAGATGTATTAGAAACTGCACAAAACTTTTGGGGAAGTAAAATAGTGTATCCTAAAACATCTATGTCTTCAGATGAAGGAATAGAATTCACATGTGAGTTTGAAGAAACTAAACATCTTGAAATATATCATTTTTTTAAAGCCTGGGATTTATATAGACAAATGAAATGGTGGGGTATTATTAGTCCACCAGATTATTGTATTAATCATAAAATTCTAAATGATCATATTGCTGTATATAAATTTATTGTTGCTGAAGATGGAGAAAGATTATTATATTGGTGTAAATGGACTGGAGTATTTCCATCAACTATAGGAAGAGATACATTTTCTGAAATACCAGTAGAAGGTCCATTAAAACTAACAGTTACATTTAAGGTTAGTGGATGGTTTGAAGATATGGAGCCTAATATACTTTCAGATTTTAGGCAAATAGTATCTACAGGCTTAAATAGAAATTATAATAGATGGAAGATATGGGATATTGATGTTGGAGGAATTGAACAAGAGAATATGTATTTGCCTTGGGTTGAAGCTGCTGGTAAATTAAACAGTGAAAACTTTACTGATGTTTATTTTGAATGGTTAGAATTTTAAAAGGAGGTAGAACATGGCATCTGAATCAACCACTATCCTAAATACTGATATTTATAAAGTCAGTCAATTTGTAGATAGTATTAAAGCAAGATATGTTGATATTCCAGAAGATACTCTAGTATTAGGTGTATATGGTTATCTATCTTCTGTTATATCTAATGCATTAGAAAATACAGCTATAATGGCATCTGAATATTCTAATGAAGCAATTCCTACTAAGGCAAAGTTTGAAAGAAATATAATTTCTCATGCTTTATCTTTAGGTATAAATAAAATCTTTGCAGTTCCTTCGTATATTGATATTACTTTAAATTTACCAGAATCTAAACTACTAGAAAATCTAATAGAAGATCCTGATGTAGTAAATTCTGCTAGTTATACTGGTGGTGCTCCTAAAGATACATTTATTGTAGATAAAGATTGTGTATTTCGTATAGGGCAAGATGAAGAATATGAATATCATTTAGATTATGATATCAAAATTAAAAGAAGTACATTAGCCAATGGTACATATGTTTATAATGCTATGTATATGACTGACAGCTGGCATAATGAAATGGTTACTTTAAATAACCCATATTTACCAGCTATAGGATTGGTTAATGTAGAAGGAGATAACATGTTGTCTATTAAGACAACAATAAGACAATATACACATACAGAAATATATTCTAAGATTATAATAGAGAATCCATTGGAGAATAAGATATTAAACTTTACATGGGAAGATCAATTAATCTTTTTCTATATAGAAGTAGATGAATCCAATGATTCTGGTGGTACTGATAAACATATTCTTGTTCCAGTATATGATGGTCTTTATAATAATACTACTGCATCTCAAGAATACGTTAATTTCTTATTCTTAGATGATAAAAATATAAGAGTAAAATTCAATAGAGATGTATATCAACCTAGAAAGAATTCTGATGTCACAATTCATGTGATAACTTGTTTAGGTGACGAAACCAACTTCATGTTATCTCCTACATATTATAAGGTAGGGCCATTAAATTCTTCTAGATTTAATTATGCATCTATGTATTATATGATTACTCCTGTGGGAGATTCTATAGATGGTCAGAATAAGTTATCTATAGAACAACTTAAACTTATTATTCCTCAAGAAGCTATATCTAGAGGATCTATAGCGACTTATACAGATCTTAATAATGCATTCAATTCAGTTCAAACTCCAGATATTAAAATGACATTTCTTAGAAAAGTTCATAATCAGGTAGAAAGATTATATTATGCCTATTTATTATTAAGAGATTCTAATAAGAATATAATACCAACTAACACCGTTACATCTTATTTAGAAAGAGATGCATTTGATTCTATTACTAAATATAGTTTTATTTTAAAGCCAGGAGCTTTATTCTATTTAGATCTAAAGGATAATAAAGTAAAAGTACTAGCTCAAGGAGATTATTCTCAATCAAATATAGATAATATGGATAATACTTCTTTCTTATATACTTGCCCATATCTTATGGTTATGAACAAATCTCCATTTTATGTATCTTATTATATGACTATGATACATTATACAAGAGATCTATACTTTAGATATATAAATGATAAATCTCTTCTTCAATTTATAACACTTAGTTATTCTTTCCATAGAGATATGTATCCATCTGAAGATGATACCGATATTACAGATCCCAATTATCTAGCAAATGATAATTCTACATACCATATAGAAATGACTTTGGTTCAAAACATACCAACAGATTATGACATAATAAAATATGATGATGATGGAGCTATAGAAGAATGTAGATTGTCTGTATATATAGTATTTTATCAAAAAGATAGTGAAGGAGAAGAATATCCATTTAAATATGTACAAGGAGTATTAACTAAGTTTGATGAGTCTGATTCTTCTTATAATTTTGAGTTTAGATTTAAAACTAGTGATAGATTTGCTAAACTTGGTTCATATATAGAAATAATCAAAGGATTAAAAAATATAGGAACTGGTGTAGAGGTAAGTAATTATATGCCTCCTAATATTGGAGCTAAATTCTTTGTATTTGCTAAGTTTGATCAAGAATTTGGAAGAACATACGAATTTAATCATGATGGAAATATTCAAGATTGTGATGGATTAATTCCAAATCTAACTGGATATACTCTTACTAATATATATGATGCAGGAGAACAAGGAATAGATATTTTCTATGACTATTCTGATCTCAATAATTCTTATTGTGAATTAGGAAAGAATCCAGTTTCTAAAGACAATAACTTTATAATCTATAAAGTTCCTGTAATAAGATATACTTATATGAATACAGAAGCTAAGTGGAGATCTATTATGAGAATGATTGATAGAAGAAGAAAATATATCCAGAATGTATTACTCCTTCTAGAAGATTCATTTGGTATAGATTATAAATTCTATAATACTTATGGTAAATCTCTCACCTACAATATTGAGAAAGAAGAACAGATTGATAGAATCAATCTTAAACTTAAATTTGAGATTAAATTCGTATCTGAATCTGAAAATGTTATTCTTTCTAATATCACTACATCTATCAAGGAATATATAGAAGATATGAACAATGTATCTGATCTTCATATGCCTAACTTGATTACATATATAACTAATCTTTATAGAGATCATATAGTGTATATTAAATTTATTGGATTGAATGATTACGGATCTTTATATCAGTCTGTCTATAAGAATCCTATCTTATCTGATAACTATTTTATAGAAACTCAGACTGTACCAGAATTTATCAATGTAAATACTAATAGATACGAATTACCAGATATTGAATATAAAGTAGTAAGTTAAACAATAGAATACCAGAGTACCTTTGGTACTCTGGTAATTTTTTAATTTATAATTATATATTATAGCAGTGATAAAGTAAGAGACTCATCATGGTGATGATCTCATGTTTAAAAAAAGAAAGGAGCTTTATCATGGAAACTAAGAAAAACTTTTTCGAGGAAATCGGACACCCCTCTCACGTATCGGCTTCTATCAAGGATAGAAAGTATATCCTAGACAATATTTTTAAATATGGATATACTGATGACCATGATGGCAAAAATTACAGTAAGTATGATATGCCTATTCACATGGTTGGAATCTGGACGAATTATCGTTCGATCCAGATAATACCGATCTTTGAGAAGACTACATTTTGCTGCAATCCATTCTATGTAGCAAAAGATGGATCTATTCATCTCGATACGTGCTCTTGCGGGGGCACTGTTATAGGAGGGAATCTCGATAGGTATAATCGAGAAATGTCTCCAAACAACCGAGAAGGATTTCATACCAATGAATTGATTGTACCCTATACTGAAGAGGGATGGAAAGCTATAAGAAATTCCAAAATCTTTTCTGTGGATGAAGATGAAGAAGCTTAACTAAACAAAAGATAGGAGCACGAGAGCACGTTACTCTGACGTGCTTCTATTTTTTTTTGAGTAAACTTATTTTTAGATATATACTATTTATATGAGTATGAGTTGAAGGAGGAATAGTTTATGTTAACCAAAGAAGAACTCTCATTATGCAATTCCAAGGAAGATTATTTAGTTCGATATTTATTATGCTCTCTTGCTAAGAGCGATATTGAACTAGGTAAGAAATATAGAGAAGCTTTAAGATTTTTTGATATCCATTCTAAATCTGAAAGAACAGATACAGAGAAAGAGAAGGTGAAAGAATATGCAACTCTGTTTGTAGATATAAGAACTAGTCTATATAGAGCTGTAAGAGAATTAACAAATCACGAGAAAGCGGACTTATTAGAGTATGATAATAAGTTAGATGAGTTTTTAGGGAGTATTAAATTAGAGGAGAATAAGTAATGGAATTCAATTATCTAAATGCTGTGAATGTATTCACAGATGCATCAAATCTACCTGCTATGAATGGTAGAAAAGAAAATATCATATGCCCTGCTTATATAGTATCAATCAATGGATCCGTATTAGAATACGGATCCAGATTAATCAAAAATGCTACTGCAGCATATGGAGAATTATATGCATTAGCTATGGGAGTTCAAGCAGCTACTAGGTATGCCTATACTGGCATGCCTATTTATATCTATTCTGATTCTGAAATATCTGTATCTGCATGTACTAAATGGTTAGAGAAATGGTATATGAATGGTAGGGATAATTTCTATCTTACGAAAGGTGATAAGAATCCTGCTGCTAATCAAGAATTAGTTCTAGATATAGTAAGAATGGTATGCCAAGCTAATATGAGAATAGGAATAATAAATATACTAGGTCATACTAGAAATGAAGATGTATCTGCTATGGAAAAATTCAGATACTATTTCTACAGAGCTAATCATATTAGAGGAAGAGTTCCTATAGAACACTTACAAAATATGGCTCTATTTAATGACAAAGTTGATACTATATCTAGAACTGCATTGAAGAATATATGTAATCCTAATCATCCTATAGTAAATCCAAAAGAGCAAGTACCAGGAATCTATTGGTATCCTAAGGATGAAGATATTCAGCTATATTTGTCATTGGTCAATAAGTAATTCAAGCATATACTATATCAATGATAGTTTGGAGAGTAATCTCCAAACTGAGATTTAAAAAATTTAGTAAAGGGGAATGTTTTTTTATGTTTAACAACATGTATGGGCAAACTCAGGTCCAACAACCTGTACAGCAACAACCATTCCAAATGCCACAAATTGCATCATTAGAACAGGAAATGCAGGAACAAATGAGAGTTAAATGCACTCCTCATATGTATGTAGTGAATAATCCCAAAGTACAACTTCAAGAACCTGTATTAGAATACAACTATGGAGATGGAAGAGATTATGTTAGTGCAGTTCCAGATATTTCAAATCCTGCATTTAACCAAGAGATAGCTAATGCTGGAGGATTGGAAAATGTCATTAAGAAATATCCATATCAACAACTTAAGATTGATGATAACGGAAAGCTGGCACCAGTTGAACAAAATCTGGGATATGATCCTACAATTACTAATGCTTATCATGTTATGTATCATTCTAATCTTAATAAGCAAAAGCAACAAGAAGAACAAAGAAAAAAGCAAGCTATGGAAGATATAGCTCCTGGATCTACTACTCCTAACATCTTTGTTCCTCATTATAATAGACCTGGTGCTATTGCTAAGAAGTTGGTTGATATTGATGATGTAGCTAATCATAAGGAGGAAGAAATGTACGGTCCAAGTTTGTTTAGCTTAGTTGATATGGGAGATAAACCAGAAGAACTCTATGGATATGAAAAGATAGAGCAAGCATATCATATGGAGCCTGAAAATAAAGTAGCAGATTATAGAGTACTTCAAGAAAGCAATGTTGTATATAATCCTGCTCAACAAGAAACCTATATGATTGATAACAATCGTATACCTGAATTTATAGATATATCTAATCCTACCAATGTAGTATTCAAACATCCAAATCCAGATTATAACAAAGCTCCTCAACAAGTTCAACAGCAGCAATTCCAACAAGCAAATCCAGGATATAGCTATTATGGTCAACAGCCAATGATTCAGTATCCTCAGGCTAATCAAGTAGGAACAGGATATAGCTATGATAGTGGAATGAATCCTAATATCTTTGGCTGGAATAGAAATGATCAAGCAGCTCCGTTTGGTTCTATCCCTACAGCAGATCCTGGTTTAGCAAATCTCTTACTCAGTGTATTCAATCCTGCTACTGGTAAAGATGAATGGGTTCAATCTGGAGGACAACCACAGCAATCTAATATGGTTAATTTCAGTGATATGAACTCTGCTAAGGGTAAGATTACAAACAATGCTGTCGCTAATAACATGAGAAATCCAAATATTCAATATGGAGGTAACAATGTAAATTCGTATAATCCTTATCAAGCAAGAAACAATAGTCTATGGTTTAATACTCAAAGCACATATAACAATGGATTCTATAGTTCTGGATATTATGGAGGAGGATCTGCAACTCCAGGAAAAAATCCTATTCAACAAACTTTTGCTCATTTAACAGATTTCGACTATAAACATGGTCTAGGTATCAAAGTAGCAGTAAGAAATACTGGAAAGAAGGTAGAGACTAAAAGAGAAAGAGATCTTAGAAAGTTTGGTCATACTCCAGAACCAAAGAGAAAGCTTACTTATCTTGAAAAGTTAACCCAAGTACCAACAGTTAGAGTTTATACGTTTAAGAATGAAGAACCTGAAAAGAAAGATGAGATTTTCTGGGATAAGAATAGTATGCAGAAGTATACTGAAGCTATGAAGAAAGCTATAGAACTTAAAGCAACTGATGAAGAAGCTAAGATGATGCAAGATCATCCTATGAAATTGTCTGAAGATGATAAGAAGATGGCTGAACAGATTGCAGATCATATGGAGGAATGGGATGAAGTATATGCTACATTGATTAGAATGTATGGTTCTGATGAAGCAACTGAACACCCTGCTTTGAATTGGATGAGTCAAGAGCATTTCTATGTATTTATGAGACTTGCTAGAGGTAGAATTAAGTGGCTGCAAAAAATGGATATAATTGACAAGTCTAAGAATTATCATAGAGATTATAGATATCTTCAAATTCCATTGTATAATGTTAATCCTAATGATCCTAATGATCGAAAGTACATGTATAGAGAAGAAGAGGATGATTATTTTGAATTGAGAGAGGTTGATAAGAATGGTAATATCTATCATGTAGTAGACCATGGTGAGGATATTCCAGATGATGTAAGACGAGCATTTATGGATGATATGAATACACAGATCAAATATCGTGTAGAAGCTATGCGTATCTATGAGAAGTCTATGTGGTTAATCAAAGAAAGAGAAGGGAAGAAATTAAATGATCAAGCTAATAATGATAAAGATTCTAAACGTAGTAATTCAGTATGCGGTTACGAGATTGACGGGTCTAATTACGGAAAAGATAAGACAGAAGAGAATAGCTCATTCAATAGCATGAATTATAATTATATGAGCTATGGTGCTCGTATGTATTATGAGAAACAAGAACAACAGCGTAGAGAACATCAGAAGATGGTGGATAATCAAAAGATGGTCTTTAGAAAAGCTTTTGGAAGTTCTATGACAGAGAAACAATTTAATGATTTCTGGTATGGTCCTCAGAATAATCCAGATAATCAATTGGATCCTGTATGGAAAAGACAACAAGAGCTTGCTGCTGTAACAAGAGCTAATATTGCTACTCTGTATAAAGCTCGACCTTATCCTGAGAATTCTGAAGAGATACTTAATAAGTTTGAAATTAAGAGACTTAGAGAGATGGATAAGGGATGTATGGAAGGAGTAACAGATCTTAAAGAGTATTTCGATAACTTTGGTTATTTGGTGAACTTGTGTGAGATGGATGATTCTAGACAAAAGCAAAAAGAGAAAGGCAGTATTATATATAGACTAAATCAAAAGCTTAAAACAAATTTGGGATTTGTAAAAGAGAATATGGATAAAGTTGTAGATGTGGCTAAAGAAGCTCTTGGTATAGATCAATCTATATTAAAGAAGGTTACAGAAGATTGCTTCAATTGTCTTAGTTCAGATGAGGATGGAAACTCCTATATAGATCTAACTAAAGATGAAAATTGGAATGCAAATCGTAAAACTTTCATAGAGAAATGCTGTCGTGGTGATCAAGATCCTATAAGAGTTAGATATACTCCATTACCATTCCCAATGTAATTCATAGAGAGGAGAAATCCTCTCTATGAAAATCAAGGTGATATGATGAATACTAAAAGATTAGAGAATCTGGATTTCATAATGAGATTTCAATCTGATCAAACTATAGGGAAGTTCTTAAAACCGTTCTCTATTCAAGATTGGATTGCAATTCAAAGACCTCCTATAGAGTGCTATGTTCCTCAGGTAGGTCTAGATAATCTTAGAGCTCTTGTAAATGATCCTGTTTGGATGAATAAAACTGCTAAGAAAAAGAAAGAAGCTAGAAAAATACTAAAACAGTTTGGTCTGACTCAGATAGCAGCTGGAACCAATAGAATGTGTTTTGGTTGTGAGTATGACCCTGGGATAGTATTTAAGCTAGGACTTGATAGAGTTGGAAGGAGTGATAACATTGCAGAGTATTATAATCAATATTTCTTAAATGGATTTGGAGCTAAGATTATACATGTGCTTCCAGATGGAATACTTGGTATGTGTGAAAGAGTTCAGACTATGGATCAAGCAACATATGCAGAGTATTCTGATATAATCTATAGACTTATAACACATTGGGCAGTAAATGATAATGTGTTGATTGAAGATATAGGTTGTAACTTCTTTAAGAATTGGGGAGTAAGATTAGGTTTTGGTCCAGTACTATTAGACTATCCTTATGTGTATAAAGTCAGTCCATTCAAATTAGTTTGTCATAGAAAAGACCCTATGACACAACAAGAATGTATGGGACATATTGATTATGACCCAGGATTAAATCAAATTGTATGTGATAGATGTGGTGTTAGATATGGTATATCTGATATTGCAGATATGGGCATAGAGGAATTAGTGAAGAAAGCAATTAGCTTGAAAGGAAAGGTGTTATCAATGGCTTTGGTAAATACGAATGTGAAGGTTAGCATTAAGAGAGGTAATAAGATCGTAAACAGATTCTATAGTGAATCTGATAATAAGTTAGATAAGGATAAGATTATAGGTGGTAAGATTGTTACTTCTAAGAAGATTGATAATCTTCCTAAGGATTTACAAGATGGAGCTAAGAAGCTTTCTCAAAGCTTGATTAAAGATAATAATCAAGCTAAGGAGAATAAAACTGAAGAGAAAAAGGAGAAACATTATCACTTCTATCCTAGAGCAGTCAAGAATGATATAATCTACTTCCTTAAGAGAATAGAAAGAATTCATGGTGCAGATATGGCTCTTGAATTGGCTGATCGTTTACAGATAAAGTATAATGTGATGAATTATGAACAAGACAAGCAGGAAGAAGTACCCAGCAAAGAAGAGAAAACGGAAGATATCAAAGCAGAAGAGCATAGTGAAACCAAACAAGAAGAAAAAGTTGAAACCAAAGAAGAGACTATAGAAGAGGAACCTGTAGTTATTGGAGGAAACAAAGAAGCTACAGTATCTGATGATGGCACTAAAGAAACCGATAAACCTAAAGATGGTTTGTTTGTTGCTAGAGCTTTGACTGCTGCTGAAATTGAGGCTATGAATCAAGCTAATAGTAAAGAAAATGCTATAATGGGTTTTCCTGGTGAACCTTTAGTAGATACTATGAAGTTTAAAGAACTCATGCCTCGTATTCAGGAACTTGTATTAAAGAAGTTTGATAACTTTGCTATGGCTACTCAAGATATAGACGATATCTGCAATGATCTGTCTATGAAGATCAAAGACTATATCTATGAAGATGTGAAATCTATTATGCAGGGTGATGTAGAAGCTCTAAAAGTAGATGTAGTAAAGACAGTAGATACCAGAAACAAAGACTGCTATTCTGTTAAAGCAGATAATAGAGGTACTGAGTTGTTTGATATTCTTCTCTATCCTAAATCTGATGAAGATGAAGCATCTGATGGTGAATACAAGTATGATGAACTCATTGCAGATGAAGATAAGCTGAATGCATTCTTTGATAAGACTTTAGAAGATATGGGTATTACTTCATTAGGAAAGACTATAGATGGTTATACAGATATCAATGAAGCAAAGAATGATATGATCGGTCTCTTGTTTGCTGCTCTTATGGATACTAGAGATAAGAATATCAACTATGGGCTGCAACATAATCCTGCTATGGAAGCAGCAAAGAAGTATGTTGAAGAGAACTATAAGTTCAAAACAGAAAAAGTAGAAACCGAAGCTACAGTAGCAGATGAATTGTAAGAACTGAAGGACTGCTCCACATTATAGTGGAGCAGTCTAATTATTCAAGAGGTGATAACTTATGAATGTACCAACTCAATATCCACCAGTAATGGATGGATTATTATATGCTACCATAGATATGGGAGCAGTTAAAGATGCATTACAAAGAGGATGGATAGTTGCCATGGTATCTGAAACTATGCCAGTACAACATCCTAATTGTGGATCTCTATCTATGCTTTTACCACCATTTCCTGTATTAGAAGCATATTCTAATCAACAACCCCAAATGGCTAGAGCTATATATTTAGAGTATCTGAATTCTATAGAACTAGATCAAACTATATCTAAAGTTTTAGGATGTCTTAGAAACTTTAAGAGAGTTCTGTTATATATAGAACCAGATCCTAATAAAGAGTTTCATATATTAGATACCATAGCAGAGTTCATGCTTAATGTATTTGGTCTTAGAATAGGCATGTATAATCATCCTGATATGCCTGCTGGTATCTTTGCTAGTCCTATGACTAACTTCAATATAGCAGATTGTCTGTTTAGAAATGGTGCTATATCTAAAGAAGAGTATGCATTTATGATTCCTCCAGAATGTGTTCCTTCTAATGCATCCTGTGCTCTTCTGTTACAATCTATAAACTTTGGTATGGGTAGTATAGAAGAAGTATTAAAAGTAACTTGTCAGTTATTACACGAGATAAGACAAACTGTTACTACAGGAAGACAGTCTCCTGTAATGATAATAAATGACAAAGATATTGCTCAACAAAAAGCACAGATAGATTCTATAGTGCAGAACTCTAAGACTATCTATGGCGATCAAGATAAACCAATATGATAAAAAGGAGTGCCAAAAATGACACTCCTAAAAAATTAAATAAGCATATATTATAGAACTGTAGATTAATCTATCATGTAAAAAGGAGAAATGTAGACATGAAAAAATTCGAAGAATTCAACAGTGGTAATGTTACTGAGGTTAAGAGTGCGATAAATAACGGTCGTGCTTTAATCATCACGTATTGCAACTGCAGCAAAAAGACCTGCATCAAACCTGAAATTGTAGAGAAGGAAGATATATATTCTCTCTACGATCATAAGTCTTTGATTATCGTTCGGGTCGAAGACAGCATCCGTGTTTGCCAGCTCAAGAAGTTCTACAATAGAGACGGTAATTATATTGTTATTGTGGAACATGTTGGTCGTAATATGATTTTAGATCAGCTGATAGATGCCGGTATCGGAGAAGGTTCACCGATCTATGAACAGGCTGAAGCTGTCTTTGATAAAGCGGTAGACTTTGAAAAGCAAATCGAAGAAGCCAATAAAAAGGAGGAGGACGAAGAAGAATTTTCCGATGATGTCTTTGATATCTTAAATGGAAAAGTAAAGAATAAGAACAAAAACAGTGATGGCGATATGCAAAGTCCTCTGGATCTGCTTGCCAAACTGTTGGCTGTTGGCGCTGCTAGTAAAGCAATCAAAACAACAGTAGATCCTGAAAATTATAAGTGGAAGCTGTTCAAAGATTTGGAAGAAAAACTTGGCAGAATGCCTACTTTTGAGGAATTTGTCAATTCCGATCCGAATCTTTCCACAGAGGAAAAAGAAAAATTGGTAAATGAACACAAGGATAGAGAGGCCATTGGAGATTCCTTCCAGGGATTAATGGCCAAGATGTTGGAATCACTTGAAAAAGACTTGGAGAAAATGAATAAGAGATAAGACAATCGTTAGATTGTCATAAATGAAAGGATGCTCTCTATGAGCATCCTTTTTTTATTTTTAGAAACAGACCTTTGTATTTAAGAAAAAGACTTAAGGAGACGATTATTATGGCATCAGAAGTATTATTTTCCAAACCCGTTTATGACTACAATAAACCTTTATTAGAAAAGATTAAGACATATGAACTTAAAACAAAAGTAAACAAAATAACAATTCCTCAAGAAAATATATTTGCATACTATAATGATGAAGAGCATCCTATACTAATAACATATCTTCCTGATTATAATAACTATAGAATTGGTTATGAGATGGAAATAGATGATGATACAGAAACTATTACATTATCTTACATAGATAAGAAGTTTAATTATGTATTCTGCCCTACAGAAAAAGACTTTGCTAAACTTAACTTATTCTTTAACAAAGTATCTTCTGGAATTAAAGAACTTCATGATCTTAGAAATAAAAGAGTATATTCTACTAGTGCTATAAGAGCTTTCTATGTAGATAAGTCTATGTGGATCAACAATAATGGTTTCTATGATATATATGTAGATATATTCATTTCTGGTACTGATAAAACATTTGGATTATATAGAAAATTCTTAGGGATGAACAATAGACAACTGTTCTATCTTGTGGATGAGTTAGATGACGTTGATAAAATGCTTATGAAAAATCATCTCTTAAGAATATATCCTAGTGATAAACTTGGAATGAATGTATATAATAAGGAAATTGTCTTGGATGCGTCGGCAGTATTCTTATATGAGATAGGTCAATTCAGAAAAGACAATACAGCTTATAATAAAATTAAAGAAGAATATTTAGATGATGTGCACAATTCAGTAGATGCTGAACAGCAACAATCATTTGATTTTCTCGTTGCTGAAGAAGCCAATAAAGATGCGGATTCAGACATTCCATTTTAAGGAGGATTCTCTATGACTATTGAAGAAGCACTAAATATTTTATGTAAAAAATCGTATCTTGTAGATAAATCAAATAATGATAATATAGTTCCGCTAGATCAATTCTATGGAGTAGATTGTACAGCTGATGATACCTATATTATATTTGATTGTGATATAAAGGATGGTGTACCAGATATATATAGACTTCTTCCACCAATAGAAACAGAAACTATGGGTTTAAATGTAGAAAAAGTTACAGATTCATGTGAATATGAATCAGTATATTGGCGTTACACCACATTAGAAAAAGAGACTAATTCTCAAAAGTAAACTAAAAAATAGATATATACTATATAAGTGTAGAAACAGGTATTAGTTAGTCAAACCTCCGCATGATAGGTTAAATTATGCACAAATATACAAAAATACATGAGTATTGAAAATACACCGATTGGCTAATACCTGCGACTACATTGAGCTTGTTGCTCTGGTTGAGGAATACTTATACAGAAATAACTATAGGACGAGTCCCTCTAGGCTCGTCCTATAAGTTATTCGAATTCACAAAATTTTTTAGAAAGGTGATAATATGAAACTTACGTTTATTGATGTAACTGGTAAGCCTGAACTTGTAGAATGGGTTCAGAATAAGGAAACTGGTGGTAAAGCTTCCATATTCAGATTCTATGCTTTAGAAATGTTAGGCACTCCATTAAAAGCATTGATGCCATTGGCTGATACTATGATGTATCTCAATCCAACAATAGATGGAGATGAAAACTCTAGGATATTTGATGAGAAGTATGCAGATCAATTATCCAATTTCCCAGCAACCAAGTTTGATCTAGCAGTTCTACTGGAACAACTTCAGTTAAAGGATGAAGTATATGTAGTATGTAACTATACTCATCCTACAGTAGGTCCTATTGTAGATAGTCTCTCTAAGTATATCCAACAGAAATATACTTTTCAAGGTATATATCTGGTAAATGATCTTGAAGATATTGATGAATTTGCCACATCTGAATTTGATACAGATGAAGGATATGCTGCCTTTGTCAAAGATGTTGAGTGGATGACTGGTCAAAGAGATGAAATGGCAACAGCTCTTAAGAAGTGATTTAGATGTTATATGAGAGAACACTGTATTCAGCTCCATATCAATATCTAATCAATAGGAATATACAAGAGTATGATATATCCAAAGCAAATATATCTATATTACTAGATATAGGATATATTACTAAAGAAGAATACGATTATCTGTATAGACTTCCCAAACAACAAAGAGAAGTCAAAGTTGGTTGGAAGATGAGAAGTGATCAGAATATGATAAAAGCATTAAATTATGGTTTCATAGAAGCAAGGAAGACGTTCTTTGAGTTAAATGAGATCAATGATATGAATGTATTGTATATTGATAAAGATTCTATCACATTGATAGATACTAATATCAAAACTACAAAAGTATCTGATCATGTAGAATTTATCCCAAAAAGTAGATATACTAGTTTATACCGATTGGGTCAAGTTCATTTTCTATATCTTAATGACAACACATACAGATTTAAGTATGTAAATCAAGAGATGCTAGAATCTTACCATTCTGGATTCTTTATAGACTTTCTATTGTTCATAGCAGAAGAAGCTCAAACTAATTCTGCTAATGAATGTATTGGTTATGTCAGAAGCTTCTATAACCAATATGTATCTAGAACTTTGGATATAAGATACTATAGGGAATTCAATCAGATGTGTAAGTATAAGATTCTCAACAGTGGTTATTATTTAGCTATTGATAATCCTAGTGCTATAGAGATAGTGGATATATCCTATAATGCTAGGATTATTCAGGATATATACAAATCATTAGCTAATGAGTATTTCAAAGGTGTTAAATAGGAGGAATTCAAAATGTTTACTTGGTTTCTTAGTTGTTTCTGTGCAGCAATTGTTACTTGTGTAGTATTGCACATTCGTAATGATTTAGCGTTCAATTTCTAAGGAGGAGTTCAAAATGTTTGGTTCGATTTTAGGTTTCTTTGCAAAAACTATTGTTCAGGCAGTTGTTACTGCTGCTGTTACTATTGCCGGTATGCTTGTGGTTGCTCAACAGATGGTAAACAGAATTCAGGATAATTACTACACTGATTTTGAGCCGGTTTATTAAGCATTATATGTTGTTTTAATTATCTAATATCGACCCACTTGGTAGGTGTGGTTAGATATTAAGACAGTTAGATATGCATTATTGTATCCAAAAAGGAGTGGTTGGATTTGATATCCAAAACCAAAGCCCTTGAACTATATGATCAAGTGGCTAAAGATGAGTCTGATGTTAAGGAGGCGATAAATAGACTCAGAATTCATCCTAGATGTGTTTTATCTATAGAAACACTGGATATGATATGGGATGGATTGCTAATGGCTGCTAATGACTTTCATAGAGAAGTATTGGCAGATCCCTTGAGTGATGCTATGGTACCGAAGGCAGAGCTCGTACGTTATTATAAGAAAGTATTCTTTAATAACGTTGTGTTCCGAGAGGTTTACTGCAATTGCAGTTACCTACCAGATCTTTCGGAATACTCCCATTAGAGAAAGTTCCTCACAAAAGGTGCCCTTCGGGGCACTCTGGACTTTTTGTTTAAAAAAGAGGTTTTAAATATGAAAGCAGAACAAATGTATAGATGTCTCAATGCTCAAATCAAAACACAGACTAGCTTTATAGCAATGGTCGGTTCTCACAATTATAATCTTGCTGATGCCAATTCAGATTATGATTTTAAGTTATTTATCTATCCTACATTTATGGATTTATATAATGGAGCTAAAAAGAATGGATTTGATGTTAAGGTAAAAGAATGTGATCTTAAGACCACAGATATAAGAAAGCTCAAAGATTGTTTAGTAAAATCTAGTTTTAATTTTGCTGAAACTTTCTTCTCTGATGATATCTATATTCCTACCAATGAGGATGAAAATTTAGATAAAGCTAATAGAGAAATGGTTAATTTCTTTATTCGTAATAGAGAATCTATGGCTGCACTGAATATAAGATACCTTATCAAAACAAGTAAAGGTATGATTCAATCTAGAACTAATGCATTTACTAACAATGGTAAGTATAAATCAGCAGCTGAAGCATATAAAACTGGAATTATGCTTGGAAGATATCTTACAAATCTTATGAAGCAAGAAGAAGATCCTTTCTTAAATGCTATAAAGTTTAGCAAGTCTGATGCTATGAGAGAACCATATTTTCAGATGAGACAGAAAGCTATTACTGATAGAAAGATACTTAGTTATATAGATTTGGCTAATAAAGATCTTGATAAGATAATAGAAGAAGGAAAATTTGAGGATAGAGAAAAAGATCATGTGATGACATATGCAATGGAAAAAGTTCTCCATAAATCTTTGGCTAAACGTATTCAAGTGGAATTGAATAATAAGTATACCAAATAAATATAAGAGTAGTCCAAATGGACTACTCTTTTTTTTAGTTCATATTTGGTACTTTAGCACTATAGATTTGTTTATTATTATTAGCAACAAAGAGAGATACGAATTGATAGCACATTCTCCCTAAAATTATATCAGTTCTTCCTTGCCCATAATACATATCCAGTTTAGTTCTAAGAGAAGGAGACATGTTACTAGCAACAGACTCTAATAATGTATTTAACATTTCTTGTTCATCTTTAGTATTGATATATTCTTTATCCTGTAATCCTCTAAAGAATAATACATCTCTATCAAAACATTCAGATACATATGAAGTTAATAATACCTTTAAACTTTCTGGACCATCATTTAGTCTATCTATATCTATAATAGCAAGTTTATCTTTTTCTCTCTGATATTCCATCTTACGATTAATAAGAATAAAGATATATAAAATAGACCCCCAAAAAGCATAAGTCCATAGTTCTCCAAGTAATCCCATGATAACTACAAAGATAAATATAGACTGACCCTTATTTTCTATTATATCTTTAATTACATCTTTTATTCCACTACCTAAAAAGTTCTTAACTGATATAAGATTCATCTTAGCACTATTCTTCCAATCAGTCATCTTATTTGCTACTTTTACTAATACATTCATTGTACTTTAACCCCTTTCAAACCAGACCAATCTAACAATTCATTATTAAGTTGCAATAGTTTTTGATTTCTATCTTCATAGATTGGGAATTTGTCTTCTCTTGCTTTCTTAAGATACATCATAAGTTTAAACATGATATCTCTATTAAGCCCTAATTTATATCTTTCTATTAACTCCCACCACTTACCAAAGCACATATTAGGATGAATATATAAATAGTTGTTATGGTATTGCTGATGGCAAGTCTTACATAGCATAACAATTGGTATTCTATTCTGTGCATGTTCGCACTTAAGTATTTCAGCTAAGTCATATTCTGTAATAGCCCCTATAGTATTAAGAACATGCTCAGTTATCATAATGGCAATATCATATATATTAAGCATACAATGATGCATTTCTAAGATAGTGTCTTTATCATCTTCAGTATCTTGAATATATGGATGGAATTGACAACAGTTCATTCCTATAGAATATAAGTATGCTTTATAATGTGAATATGTTCTACTATGTCTAAATAGACGTATAGCAGAGTCTAGGAATGCTTTATATTCTTCTAAATCATAAGTACCTTCTCTTGTAAGTGCAAATTGAATAGCATAGTCAGCATTGGGAGATAGTATTTCTGGATTTCCAGTATCATTCTTTAATATAATATCAGGATAGTTTACATTAGTAAGATTCATTGTTTTCACCACCTTTATATTTTTGTAAAACTAAGATATTTCAAATGTATATTATTGCCGTGATAAAGACAAGATCTACATCCAGGAGATTAGGGTGTAGACATGTAGAATTGAAAGGAGTCCTTTATCATGTTAGTTTACATCAAAGAAAACCAGCTCGGTCGTGCTAATTTCGTTAACGCTGAAATCGGGAAAGATTGGATAAGCGTCACGATCAAAAATCCTGAGAATGGTGAAGTTATTGAGTTTTCTCATGAATTAGAACTTGAGAAGAAATTCAATAAAAAAGCATTGATGATCATTTTCGAACGCGTAAAAAATGTCGAAAATGATCATCGAAATATATTGGATGAGGAGTACGTCGAAGAGACAGCAAAACTCATCCAAAAGAAAGCCGACAACGAATGGTTCTGAGAATAAAAGGGGGTAGCAAAAAGCACGGGAGTATGCATAGTGCTACTCCCCTTTTATTTTTTCCTAATTTAATGTCTTCAGCCTGAATCTGGATATCTGGATATAATGATATGGAAAACATTTGGGTAAGATATTAGGAAGGAAGGAGAGATATGTGTGAGTTTAAGGTTTAGTGATGAGCTATTAAACACAGAAAATCCTTTTATTGATCTATTAATGTACAACCTAAAAATACTAGCATTTAACTGTGTTATTAAGAATGAGTATGATGCAAATGAAGCTGAAACAGAAGAGTCTCTAAAGAACTCTTCTATATATATCGCTTGTTTAGAAAATAAAGCTCATATTGAGTTATTTGATGAAATTCCTGTTTCTTTTTTGCAACAAGTTGGAATGCCTCAATCACAAATAGATCTGTATGTAAATAATGGATATGATAAATATTATATACCTAAAGATATAGTATGGGATTATAATACTAAAGATTATGTTCCTAGTGGAACTACTTATGAAGCAGACTTAAAACCATTATTACAAAATTGGTTTATAGCTAAATATGAAAATAACCATTATGAAGGAGAATTAAATAACTATTATAGAAAGATATTAGGTATACCTCCAGTAGGAGACTGGGGAATACCTATGGTTGAGTATGAATATTTATTTCCTTCTTATTTTACATATACTGGAGATTTTTTACATGAGATAGGTCCAGATGCCTGCAAAACTCTTGATAGATTAGGAATACTAGATATAATAAAAGCAGATTATCCAGATGCTGATTATCTAGACTATGTTACTTGTGGTATTACTGCATATGATGCTAGAAATAAAATGGATATGCAGATATTATGGCATCCTAGTGTAGAAGAATTATCATATGACAATGAAGAATTAAATGTTAATACATTTAAAGCTATGATTCAAGAATTTGAAGATAAATATATTCAAAATAGAGAATTTATGCAAACAGCAGTATATTCTCAAGCAATGGAGATAGCATCTACAGAATATCATTCTTTTATGATTCTATATACACTAATGATTACTATGATGGATATTCTTACAGAGATTCAATCTCATATTATCAAAAAAGATATCTTAAATAGAAGATGTGTACAATATATTTTATCTATGTATGGTATTCCATTCTATAGAAAGATACCAGAAAAGTTTCAAGAAAGAATAGCAAAGAACTGTCATACTCTTATAAAGTATAAAGCTTCTCCACAAGGAATGGAGAACATAAAAGATATTTTTGATGCTCAAGATATTCAATTATATAAATATTATATCTTAAAAGCTAGAAAATTTGATTCATATGGAAGCTTTGCTTTTTCCGAATCTGATAAATTAGTATGTGGATATAATGATATAATTCTTCATGAAACTCTTAAAGAAACAGTTGGTAATCCACCTCCAGCTCAACCTGTTCCTACTAATCTAAATTATACAACAAAATACCTATATGAAGATAGTGTATTAAACATGCCGCTAGATGGAACATATACATCTGGTATAGATGATCAAGTATTGACTGCTAACGCTACTAGTGATGCTCTTATTGGTGGAACTTATGCTGGTCAAGCTGCTGCTAACTTTACTGCTTTGACAGCAACAGACTATGTTCAGAGATATATACGTTGGCCTTTTCAATATTTTTTACAGAAAGGAAATGTATTCTTTGTTAAAATAGGAGATTATATATTAAAGGAAGGAACAGACTTTGTTGTATATAACTATAACAAGATAAGAATTAAGAAGTCATTAATGACAAATCCAAATGCTGTTATTACATATGAATTCTATTATGATAAAGATACAATAAATGAGCCTTTTGATATTACACTAGATTATTCTTTGGTTACAAAAACCAAGAAAATTATAGGTACAACTTCTAAAACATATAGTCTAAAACCGTTACCATTTCCTACTTATCTTACTGAAGGAAATCAGGTTATTATATCTATTGGTTCTGTATGGTTAGCTGAGAATATGTATACTATAGATGTGAATAACCAAACTGTTACTATAACAGATAATTCTCTAGATCTAAATGGTAGAGAGATATATGCTATTCTTATATATTCTAAATTGATGCGATCAAAGTATGAGAAACATTATGTAGCAGTAACTTCTAACAACCAAAAGAAGTTCTATATACCAGAACCATATCAAAATTACGTAATAAATGAAAACTCATTTTATGTAACTGCTGGTGATACATATATAGCACCAGAAAGATATAATATTGTTCCTTCTACAACTCAAGGTCAATCATATATAGAATTTAATGATAATAGTAAATTTATTACAAGAAGAGGATTGTTATTCAACTTCATTTATAATCAAAATGCTATATTAAATAAGATAGATCTTAAAAGAAAATCTATCATAGTTACAGTACAAGAACACTATCAATCTGAATTTGATATTACTTGGCCTACTAAAAATTATATAACTTCTGGTTATTTAGTATTTGTTAAATTATTTGGATGGTATCTACCAAAAGAATCTTTCAGTTGTACTAATAAGAAACTATTATTACTAGATGAATCTTTGGCATTACCTGCTGGAACTCAAATAGAATTGGTGTGCTTCTATTGTAATAAAGATAGAACAACTGATGCTCATGATAACATTCGTATAGATAAAGATTATAGAATAGCAACTTCAGATAGACAAAAAACATTTAACTTCAAAGTTCCAGTAAAGCATTATGATACCAAATTTAATAAGATTATAGTAGATATAAATGGCAATGTATTGGAGTCAAATCAATATACAATAGATCTTAATCATGTTAATACTGGTGCTGTTTTAAATATCACTTACTATTACCAAAGACCAATGAAAGACCAAAGGGTTAATCTTACCTTTGTATATAACCAAGATGCTGAATATATACCTGTGATTAAACAACAGCATATTCCTATTACATCTACTAATCATAATACATTTGATTTAGATTTCCCATTCTTCCCATATTTACAATCAAATCATGACTTCTTAGTATCTGTTGGTTCTACATTGATAAATAAGTCTAGAATACACATGAAAGATCAATTTACTTTCGAAGTAGAAGGATTGAATACTAAAGTAGGAAGATGTCTTACTATTTTATATATCTACTGTAGTTGGTATAAAGATAATCCTAAACAAGGATTAATAGTAGAATGGAAAGATGTTCCTAGAAGTAAAGCTATAGATCAAGGTATAAATATGCCTACCCCATTCAAAGAATACGTTCAGCACGGATGGGATTATTTTGTATCTTATAATAATCGTATTGAACTAGCAGAATCTAAATATGATGTGTTTGATGAGACTTTCTATACATATCCATCTTCCGATTTAGAAAAAGGTAAATATGGAAACACGATAACATTTACTTTCATATACTTAATAAAACCACCATGGGTTCGTGCTATAACAGAAGAAGATTATGACCAAGATCAAGACCTCTATTTCTGTAGAATGCCAGTATTAGATTTATATTCATCTAAATATTTGAGAGATGAATCTAAATGGTTAGGATATGATCCTGTTACTTTAGAAGATGGATGGTGGGATGGTTATCAATATAAGAAAGATTCCCATAAATTGATTAAAGAAAAGATTTATGATGAAAAATGGAACTATGCTAGATCTAAATACTATTCCATTTATCATGAATATGATGTATCTACATATGCAGCTTATATGGGTTATTTCTATTCTATGCTATACGATTCTGTATTTTTAGAAAAAGAAATAAACTTAGAAATACCTTCTCTTGGTCCTGATCGCAAATTTAATATAGCACATCTATTTATTTTTATGAATATATTAACCAATATCTATTATGGTCTTGATGATTTTACTATAGATTATGCAACTAATCAGAAAAAAGTAGTAGGATTTAATTTCAAAACAAATCTAAATACTCTAAAACTATGGATGAAAGAAAGACATTTTGATCCTAAACTATATAATATATGGGATTTCATTATTCCAACTTCTCAAATCATGTCTATGAGTAATTTCGCTAATATCTATATGAATAATATGAAAGTATATGAAAGAGTAATAGATAATATGGTCAAAGCAGAAACATTTAAAGACTATCAAATATGGAGACATATCAAAGAAACTTTATTTGAATGGGATTTTGATTTCTCTTACTTTAAAAAGAATAATGGTGTGAAAGCTACAACATATTCTGAATTTCTTAGAGATAAAGACTATCCTTTATATTTAGTGGCAGATAGTATTAAGAAAATTAAAAATGAAGAGACTAGAATAGATATGATAGTGTCTTATATTGATGATATTTGTTACATCTTAGAAGGATATCTTGATAAAGAGATAGTAAGAATATTAGCAAGTAGATTCCCTGGTAGATCTTCTCTTCATATTTTAAAGTATATGAAATATATTTTAGAATTCTTCAAATCTTATAAAATAATCTTTAGATCTAATGGAGAGCATATGATATTTGGTGCTAATGGAAAAGAAACTGAAGATACTGTAATAAGATTTAATGATATTATGCATTCAGTAGAAAGATTCCAAAGAGATGAATATTATACAATGGTAGAGAATCCTACTACACTAGAACATAAAGAAATTCATGATTATGGACCATGGTTAAAGGAAGATGTTGATATAAAGGAGATACATGTACAATGATTACAGATGATAAAATACATTTAGGAGAAGATGTAGTGCTTGATAGTGCTGCAGAATATGTGTCTATTCAAGATGGTCATCCAAATGGTTTAGATACTTTGGTTACTATTCAAGATAAAAGAACTGGTGAGATAGTATTCAAAGGAAAAAATCGTACTATGATTTCTGGGTCTGAATTTATGGCTTATCATACATTTAGACTCAATGGCTTTGCATTTACTACCCCAACATATAATACTCAATTAGGATTAGATCATACAGTATCTGGAACACAGAATAGTTTAGGAGCTAACTATGTCACACAAGTATTTTGTGTTGGCACTTCTGGTTGTAATAGAGAATCTGCTATATGGTATCCTGTATCTAATAAAAAATGGATAGCTCCAACAGAATTAGTACCATTCAGATATGTTCCATTTAATAATGATTTGACCAATCTTCAAAGAGAAATATACTTTGGCAGAAAAACTATATCCAATGTACAGCATTATGCATATTATTTTAAGAAGTTTGATTCTAATCCAGTATATAAGAAACAATACGAAGATGGAACTCCATGGAATGCTGGTATTTTTACAGATAATTCTTCTGCTAATGCTCAGATGAGTGTTACTACTACAATGACTATTACTAAAGATGATTGCAGAGATTACTTTATTGAAACTACTGGTATTAATGATGGCAGATTCAATTGCTTATCATTATGCTTATCATGGACTGATGTATTCAATGGATTTACATACTATCAAGATATCAGACCTCTAACCAGAATCAATTTCCCAAATAAATTCTTAAATGATCTTACTTGTGAATGGTTAGTAACTTATCATATTTATTTCTAATTTAATTTATCCCTAGGGTTTAAAACCCTAGGGATAATATTATAATCCAAATATCTTTTTATAACCAAAATCGCCCATATCAGATACCTTAGTAGTTGAATCATGGAAATTTTTCATTGCTAAATTTTTGAGATCACTCATAAGCTTGTATGATACTACACCTACATTCTTTAGTTTTAGTTTTCTGAATAGGGAGCCAGCACATGCTTCACATACACCATGATCACATTCACAAAATCCAGTAAATCTAAATTGGATAGTTTTTCCAATATATTTATTTGAATTAGATGGGTTTAATTCTACTAATTTTCCACCTATAACCATATTAGAATACATCCAGAGATCTAGATTATCATTTGTGAGTTCTACAGTTTTATATCTCTTAGTACCACAATCTTCATCAAATTGCACAGAGATATGTTCTAATCCTTTAACGAATAGCTTCTCCCAGTAACCACCAACCATTGTCTTATTAGCACGAGAAAATGGTCCAAGTGTTAATGACTCACAGAAATCAGCATATTCTTCTTTAGACATTCCATCCATATAATTACTAGTAATCATAGAGTATTGGCCTCTAGATTGATCTGCTAGTTTAGATACACCTTTCATAATAAACATATTCTTTAGGTTATTACCTTTATCTGCACCAACAGAAGAATCTAGTATATCTGCAGATGGATCTTCTTTAAGTTTTTCATCTACTTCTTTTATCAGATCTTTTTCTATTTTTTGAATAATTACTGGGTCAGGTTCACTATCCGTATTGACCTGACTCTTTTTTATTAATTCTTCTTTCTTCTTTTTTATCTCTGCTGACATGCCTAATAGTCCTTCAGAAAGAGAAGGAGATAAAATATTGCAATATGGTTGGAATTTTTGTGATTTTAGTGTATACTTCTTAAGCTCTTCTATATCTAATCTATCTTCCATTACTGCATAAGATATTTGCTTATTGAGTTTCTTGAATAACTTTTTATTTATAGTATCATTCACATATCCAGTTATAGGAAATACTCCGCATTCTGTAAATGCTTTATTAAATACCCATAGTCCTACAGTAGTCATGAATCCTTTCTTATTCTTATGACCTTCTAAACCAAATGTATCAGGAGGTACAGATATAATGTCATATGGATTAAATCTTCTCTTATCTCCAAACTTACCAAAACATTCCATCATAGTAGACGTTCTACATGCTAAATCTTCATTAAGAGAAAAAAGATAGTCTAAGTCTTTTGGATTGCTAACAAATTTAGCTTGACGCTTAGGTTGTTTTATCATGTTTCATTCTCCTTCTATATAATATAGAAACTTGTCTTATATGATTGTTTTTGGCATAAAACCACCCTGGAGTCGATAGACTCCAGGGTTAGAATTATTCTAGAAGGAGAGAAAATGAATCATTTTAAAATGTATTAATATCAATATTATGCTAAAAATAGCAGTGGGATAACCACTTCTATTTCATTACTTTATGTTAGCCTATTACATTATTAAAAACATTTATATATTAAACAAAATTTCAGTTATATACTATTTAAGTGAAGGGGGAATGAAAAGTGAATAATAATTTAAAAATTTCATTCAAAGGAAAATCTGGTCAAGAAAATTGGGTAGAGGCTCGTATAACAAACGAACACAATACCACTCGTGTATGGAGGCATAATTTAGAAAGAGGCTCATCTGCATTAGCTAAACAGATGAATAGAAGAGTGTTTGGTCAAATGCAGGAAGCCATTGAAACCATAAAGTTAGAATTCGAAAATGGTTCATGGGATGATCCTAGATTTTATAATCAAGTAGTGTAGTGTAAACTACACATTTGATTTAAAAGACATCCTTCAATGGATGTCTTTTTTTATTTTGATCTCCACTTATTTATTAAGGAGGTGAGTAATTTGTAGTAATAAATATATTTGTGTATCCAGTATACTGGATACACTAAAAACTAATCTGTTATATAAGAAAGGAGAAAGAAATGAGCGAACAACTTCCAAACTTTAAGGTTAAGCTTAATTATCCTAACAATGAAGAGTATGATTACTTTACAAAGTTAGAAAGGATTAACTTAGACAAGGAGTGCGATAAAGATCTCAGCCTGAATCACGGATTTATATGCGATGATCCACAAAGTATTAATAAACAAATTAAGTCTGAAAATGGTATCTTCTCATCTAAATTTGGTAGATCCTTACAGGATAAAGATCCATATATCAATCGCTATAGCTGCAAGTGTGGATATACTCAAGGATCTTTTAGATCTGTTCCTGATGATGCTAACTTTAATTGTCCTATATGTCATACACCAGTAAAGCTTATTGGTGATGATTTTACTTACTTTGGTTGGATTAAGCTAAAGGATCAATATTGTGTTATTCATCCATTAATGTATAAGAGTTTGGAATCTCTTATTGGTGCTAGTAATTTGGCTGCTATTATTGAACCAGAAGTGGAGCTGGATGGTAATGGTAAACCAATGTCTAATTATGATAAGAGAATCTTTAAAAAACAAAATGCAAGAGCATTTAAAAAGAAAGGAAAGATTGACCAAACATATGCTGGTATAGGAATGTTGGATTTTAGAGATCATTTCCAAGAAATCATAGACTATTTCTATAGTAAGAAACCTGCTAAAAAAGATGTATATGATGATATCATGGAGAATAAGGATATTATCTTTACTCATTCTATTCCAGTATATACTACTCAGTTACGAATAGCAAAAGTAGAGAATAAGAGATTTACATTTGAATCTACTAATGCAGATTTCAACTTATTGACCAAATTAGCAGCTCAGGTTAATAAAGATAATCTCTATATCTATCGTAATAGAAAATATCAGAATCAGTTACTCTGGGATATGCAGTCTAAGATATCTCATCTTACTACAGAGATAATTAATATCTTAGCAGGTAAGAAAGGCATTATCAGATCTACAATATCTGGTAGAATTGCATTCACATCTAGAACTGTTATCACTCCTGGAGCTAAATTACATATGGATGAAATTTGGATGCCATACTTTGCTCTTTGTATCTTGCTGGAACAGGTTATAATCAATGTATTACAGAAATCATATAATATAACCTATGCTAAAGCATATAAGATTTGGTATTATGCTTCTATGCAAGAAGATCCTAGAGTAAGAGCTATAATAGAGAATCTTATAGCAGCAGGAAAAGTTTCTGGGTTGCTGAATCGAAATCCAACTATCTCTTATGAGTCTATGTTATATGTGAGAGTAACAAAATGTACCAGTGGATTTAGTTTGACGATCAATTCTTGGTGTCTTTGCGGCCTAGGGGCCGACTTCGATGGTGACACACTCAACTTCCTTATGATATATAATGAAGCATTTAGAAAGCAATGTGAACAGATATATTCTCCTAGAAATGCTTTCTGTATATCTAGAGATGATGGTATGTTGAATAGAAATGTAAATATATTTAAAGATACCATGATTAATATGAGTACTTTGGTTGATATGTGTCGAGAAAACTATTCGCAAGATCAATTAGCTAAGATTAAAGCATTAAAAGAAAAGTATAGAGGTAAGATGATATGCTAAATAAGTCATTCTTTAAAGGAACGATTCCTGATAATGTGGTATGGGTATATCTTGATAAAATTGAAAAGCATCATCTTAAGAATCTTATCCATGAATACTATATGTACTATCTGGATGATGGCCAATATATGTATTATTTCAATGAAGCAAAGGAAATAGGTTTTGTGATCAAATTACATAAAGAAGAGGGTAAAGATCAATGAGTGAAATGAATTTTGGGGATGCTAGTAAATATATTATGGGTAATTGTATTGATACCTTTGAGGAAACTGTACTCTTTGAACTGGGTATCGAATACACTAAGAAAGAGTATACTGAAGTTGATGAAGATGCTAAGATAGTCGTAATAGATTTTAAAACAGACTATTCATCATTATACTTCAGAGGTAAAGTTGATGAGGCTACTCTTGATCAAATGAAAGAGTTTATTCAGGACTACTTTAACTCCTGTAGAAAAATACAGAATGTATTGGCAGGAGAATGTTCTACACAGTTCGAGTGTCAATCTAAAGATAAGAGTATGTATATCTCATACTCCTCGAATAATCTTGATATAAACGAATAATAGGGAGGCAATGGCAATGTCATTTACTAAGGTTAGAAACAATCTGAGAATCAATATTCCTTTCATTAAGGAGATTGATGAGAAGAGTTCTGATTTCCTTCAAGATAGAGTTATTGGTCATACTCTTAATAGCTTCTATCTTCTTGGTTCAGAAAAGATTGAAGAAAATGCTCCTTCTAGAAAGGTAGATCCATTTAAGATTGAGATAATACTTGCTAGTTCTAGATTTATATTGAACTTGTATGACGTTTCTATGGAATATGAAGATATCATGCTTATGGTTAAGAACTTCTTCAAAGATATTCTTGCTCATAATAAGAGTTCAGTTAAAGGAGGAGTTATCTCTAAAGCATATCACAATAAATTGACGTCTGAATATGCTACTTTCTCTGTTACAAATGGCCATTAATATACACATTTAAAGACAATAAGGTGTTGGAATGAATCCAACACCTTAATTTATATCTATTTAGGAGGAATTTAAAATGGAAATCAAAACTGCAAAAGAAATTAGAAAAGCTATGAAAGATAAATTTGAAAATAATAGCCAGCTTGCTTTTGAAACTGTTTGTGATACTATAATGAAAAAGATAGAGAGGTCAGCATTAAAAGATGCCCTCTTCTCTACTGAATATGATTTTGAAAAACAATTAGACTATCTTAAACTCTCAACAATTAAAGGAGAAGAAGAAAAAGTAATTGGGTATTTGAAGTTTATAATCAATTCTTATAAAAACAAATCGGATAAAGAGTTATATAATGCTTTTGAGTCTCAGGTAGTAAATCTTCTTATAACAAAAGGATATACAGTTGAGAAAGAAGAAGGTCTTTTAAATAGATTCAAAATTACTATTAGATGGGATAAAGAGGTAGATGAATAATGGCAACTTATACCATAAACGTTAAAGATGTAGACTATCTTATTACTAAAGATTATAAAATAGAGCCAGATGTGATTGCAAATGCTTTTAACTCAAAAGTTAAGATAGAAACTGCATTTATTGAAAAATATAATGCTCTTATTATACGATCATCTAAATCTGAGTTGTATATAAGATATGGTAAAGATTTAAATATTGTAAAAGTTAGTGAGTTTACAAATAGTTTTATGGAAACATGCAAAGATGTATGTTCTATGTTAAATAATCCTGCTATTAATCTAGAGGTGAAATCTAGAGAAATAGATATCTATGCAAACTATAATACTGACAAATTTGGAGGGTATGAAAATGATTAACAAGAAAACTGCTCAAGAATGGTCTAAAATGGCTAAAGAACAAATGGAGAAAAACTGGAAAATTGATGAGATAGTAAAAACAAAAGTAACCATACCAGAAGATATTTTAAATGCTGTTGTAAAATATGTAGATAAGAAGATTTCTGGATATGCTAAAGTTACTGGTAATACTTCTGTCGTTATTGATCTTACTAAGATTAGAAAAAGTATCACTGCCAATGAGAATGCTCTTGCTATATTAGGTAAGCATAATCTTAATATAGACTCATATATATTGGGTTCTATCAAAAAGAATCTATCTGATAATAAATTTAAAGTTATTGATCTGACTTCAGAAAATAAATTTATTGTTGATTGGTCTAAGTAAAGAATTATTTAAATATATACTATTAAAGTGTAGGTGTCTTATGGCACCTACATATATTATTGTTTTATTAGAAAGGAAGAACAAGATGAGTGGTAAAGAAAACAATCAAACAACCTATTTTACAGCACTAGATTTCAGAGAATTAGCTGAGGGTAATTTAGATGAGGTAAAAGAAAATGCCATTGTCAATAAATGTTTGATGGCTAAGCTTATATCTAATATACGCTTTGAAGTTGCCAGTTGTAGTCTAGCAGGTATTAGTAACTGTAATGTATCTGTGAATTATTCAACTGTACCTGTACCTAGAGATTTATTGCCTAACATAATGAAATATCTTAAAGATTATTTCGAAGATGATAAGTTTGAGGTATCTATAGGAGAAAATATGATATCTCTCGATTGGTCTAAGGAAGGACCATATGGAGATATTAGTGACGAATATGATGATGCTGAAAATTATGAAAATATGCACAAGCAAAAAAATAAGAAACAGCATGCTCCAAGAAAACATAATTTGAAGGTGGTGAAATAAAAATATTATCCCTTTAGTTTCTAAATCTTATAGTACTATATTATAAGGTTTTATGAATAGTATATGTATACTATAAGGAGGATTTAACAATGAACAAGAAAGAATTATCTAAGAAGGTAGCTGAGAAAGCCAATGTTACTGCTGCAGTCGCAGGGGAATGCGTTACTGCTACTTTTGATGTTATCAAAGAAACAGTAGTAACTGGTGAGAAAGTAGATATTGCTGGGTTTGGTTCCTATGAAGCAAAGACTCGTGAAGCTCGTGTTGGTCGTAATCCATTGACTGGTGAGCAGATTCAGATTCCTGCTTCTGTTGTTCCTTCCTTTAAAGCATCTAAGACCTTCAAAGACTATTTGAAAGAAAATGGTAAAAATCTGTTAAAGAAATAAATTATTATAAATCTAGAGAGGAGTAATCCTCTCTAGATTTTATAAATTGAAATAAAGATGGTGATTTTTTGTTTGCTTCATTTAATCATCTATTAACAGATTGCAAATCATCAACTAAAAATAAGGAGGGAGATATAATGATGAAGTCCATCAATCATGATGATATAGAAATAATCGAAAGTATAGATCTTTCAGCTGATGAAACATACATTATGACAAGTTGGCTAAAACCATTAATATATGGATTAAATCCTAAAAAAATTAGAGATGAATTATCAATAGACTTAAAAGATGTTGTCTCTATTGATATTGATGGAGCACAACCAATATTTGCACATTTAGAAGCTGGCCCACCTAATAAAGATAAAGATATTACCTTTAGCATGAAGAATGATTATGATAGTAAAATATATGATTATCCTATAATCTATCCTATCAATAAATCTGCTTTAAAAGTAGCTAAATGGTTAACTTTACAATGCCTATTTACTAAAGGTTTAATCAGATATCCTACTTATAGTAATAGCTTATTTAATTATTTCTATATAGATGTATACGACAGAAATAGTAGTTGGCATGGTATACAAAGTTATCAAATTTGCTGTAAAAATGATCATGAAATATGCTATAAATTTAGCGCTGATACAGAAAAAGACTTATTCACATTAACAAAAGATGATGTACTTTGTGTTAGTAATTTCTTAAACAATCCAGAATCACCACTCCATAGTCATGTTTCTGAAGATTATAATAAAGGAGGTGAAGGTCCTATGTTTAATACTAGAACTGTATTAAATAGACTCAATGATATAATATCTACTAATATTGAAGCTGAAGGATATTTATTCCCAATTACATTTAATGAAATAGCAAAATATGTTGATATAGTGGATTTAGATAGAGAAACGAGTAGATCTATTTTATTTAAAAGTACTATTAATGGTGTAAGTAATAGAACCATAGATATATTTAAATATAGAGATGATGATAAATTTAAAGAACTTGATAAAAATATTGTAATATACCCATATAGTACTTTGGCTGTGGATATAGTAAAATTTGTAGTCTTGCAAGAATTATATGCAAGAAATTATCTAAAATTTACACACGATAAAATAAATTATACTAATGGAATTGAATCTTACTGGAAATTAAAATATGAAGAAGATGAATATGTAATTCTCAATTCTGAAAACAAGGTTCGCTTCAAACTTCAGACACTGCCTGATCAGTCTATTTTAAAATTTCCAGTAATTGAAATTAGAAATGGGTATGTTAAAGGTAAAGATGTTGTTCATGACACAAAGGACATTAGTTCTTGTGATTATGATGATAAAAAAGAAGAAAAAGAAAAGGAGAGAAGAGGTATGTTTAATCACAAATTTGGTAAGGTAAGAGGTTCTGTATTGGCATTGTCTTATGATGGTAAGATTGCTGTTAAGAAAGCTAATACGGAAGATTATGTTCGCTACAATGCAGAAACTTCTACTGTAGAGAATATTAAAGATTTGGTTATCAATGATAACAAATGGTTCTTTATGATTCCTGCTACTGAAGTAGAGGTAGGAGATATCATCAAGTATAATGATGGTTTCTATCAGGTAATCAAGGTTAATGAAGAAAATATCTCTGCTATTAATCTTATGAATTCTACTATGACTACTATTGTTAAAGAGACTATCTTTGGTTTGTCTTGCTATGCTAAGGTTATTAGCCTGATTGATCCGAGCACTTTTGGTGATGGTAATAATGGTATGATGGCTATGATGATGTTGGGAGATGATAATATGGATATCAAAGAACTGATGATGCTGCAGATGATAACGAATGGTAATAAGAGTGGCCAGACCAATCCGATGATGATGCTTCTCATGAATGATGACATGGGTGGTGATGACGATATGTTCAGCACTATGCTCATAATGAACATGATGAATGGTGGTAATGGTTTCGACATGAACAATATGTTCCAGAATCCCATGATGATGATGATGTTGCTCAAAGATGGTGACGGTAAGATGGATAAGATGATGAAGTTCATGCTCATAAACCAGATGATGAACAATCAGAAGGCTGTTGAACCTGCTAAAGAAAAAGAAGAATAAGTAATAACTTCATACAAAAGTAAATATATACCACTGGGATTTCATTCCCAGTGGTATATATTTTTAATGAAAGGAAAGAAAAGGAGGCTAACCTAAATTGAAAACATTTGATGTGCCTTTAAGAACTGCTGTATCTGAGATCAATAAATTCAGATCAAACTACACATCCATTATTGTTAAAGGAAAGAATAAAAACACAGACTTCGAAGAAGTATTTAGAAATATATTCAAAATAGTAGTAAATAATGAATCAGAACTGAAAACGAACCTGAAATACTTGGAAATTGATGATGACTCAGAGTACACTACTTCAACCGCATTTGAGAAGTTCGCAGAAGAACTTAAAGATATAACCAATAATATTATACCTAGTGCGGGTGTAAGAGATACTGAATGGTATTTCACTTCCAGTGATGGTTGTGTTGAGGATTATGTTTCACGTCATTTAGATAATCCATTAACCAAATATTATATACCACGTTTACTAGAATCCAGATTTGCTGTTGCTTGGGTAGTAATATATAAGCTTTGCAAAGTACATAAGTTGGATAGAACCAAGATAGAAAACCTGGTTTTCTACTACTATCCTAGAAAAGATTTCGTGCGTATAGTTATAACCATTGATGGTAAAGATTATAAATTTGGATTTGCTGATGCCAGAAATAAAAATGTGTTTGATATGTTTTGGTGGCATGATTGCACAACATGTAATGCAGCTGATAGTGGATGTATATATATCAGTAAAGATGAAGAAGACGATACAGATACAACCTCAAAAGAGGAGATTAAAGATGGATTTGATGGCAAAATCATCAATCAAGATGGATTTATAACATATGATTCTTTGGCTTTGAATAAACCAACAGAACAAAAGAGAGATAAGAGTAAGAAGCTTCTGAAAATGATGCTTATGTATCAAATGATGAATGGTCAGAAGTGATTAGAAAAGATAGCCTATATCATTAGGCTATCTTTTTATTCATCCATATACTATATATTAGAAGGAGGAATGTAAAATGTATGTAAGACCTTATGAAGCTCTAGAGAAACTCGGTAATGAAATAATGTATATTGACGAGTTATCTGGTGAAACAAGAACAGGATTGGTTGTAGGAAAGGAGAGAATAGGTGAAAAAGCAGTAATGGTATTTGTTGCATCACCATATGATGATGAAAATGATAAAACGGAAGGGATGATTAAATATCGAGATATCATCATGTTTGATGATATGCCTATTGATGTGCATGGTTGGGGACGAGATGCTGTCCTTAAAGAATATGGTAAGTATATAGGAGTAGAATGATGTTGTATTATGTAATTCAAGTCAAATCATATCAATTAGTTAGACAACAGAATTATGAATACAAAGAAGTATTCATGGAATCTCGAAATGAGAAGAAAGCTAAAAACAAAGAACAGATGTTAGAGATACTCAAAGAGATGCTGGTCAATGAGATATATATCACTGAGAATGGTGGAAAGTTTAATAAGCTTACTCTGTTCAATGATGATAGTGGTTGCATAATGGAATCCAAATATATAATAGCATATCATCCACTTCTGAGAATAGATAGAGTCTTTATCAAGTGTACTGACCATAAAAGACCTATAACTGATGATGATATGTCTCTCAAAGGAATATCCTATAGTGACTACAAATACTTCACTCATCAGCTAAAGATGTTCCTAAAAACTATAAATTACGATAGAGGAGGAGAGAAGGTTGTATTATGTAGTTAATAGTAAGTATATCAATAGCAAGTCAGTTTACGATATTCTATATGAAGCTGCTACTATAAGAGATGCTTATGATTTTCTATATAATAATGGATACAAGCCTAATGTTCAAAGTGAATACAAAACACCCCATTATCATAATGGGGTGTTTAACAATGCTTCAATATGGAAAGAATCAGATTTAGAGCAGATTCTAATAGACTATGTAAATTTAATAATTAATCAAAAGGAGGATTATCTTGGATACAAAGTTAATGGATTCGAAGAGTGAAGAAACTCCTATGGCTGATGGAAAATGGGGTCAAATTAAATATGACAAAGTCCAGATAGTTATTAATCAATATAACTATATAACCTTACCAAAAGACTTAGTAGAGTTCTATATGGACTATAAATCTCTAAGATGGTTAATAAAGTTACCAGAAGAGAAATGGTCTAGAATGTGTATAGAAAAACATTTTGGTGGTTCTAATTCAAATATATTAAGATGGCAATATGAATGTTACGTTAAAGACGAAGTTCGTTATAATAAGAACTGGTGCTTTGGCATTTTGCTTAAAGATAATTCAATTGAAGGAGGATATCTTCTTTGTGCTCTTAAAGCAATCAACAAAGTTGATTTCATAAATTTTGCTATGTTCTTAATCAATCAAGCAAAACTGATTAGCTCTAAAAAGGAGGAAAAGTTAGTTGAATTACTTAAAATTTGAAGATGAAGAAGAAAAATCTAAAGATATTTATACAGATAAAGAATGGGTTAAATTATCTCAAGATGGAGTTACTTGGTACGGGTATATTAAAGAACAAGAATTTAAGATTCCTCAATGTGAGTTATTCTGTAATGTAAATGGTAGAGATATATTGCTCCACGATCAAACTGAAGAGTTTAAAGAAGATGATAGTTGGTTTGAAGGAACAATAAGAGAGAGATTTGTTGAACCAGGAGTAGATAATCTGGCTGAAATGAGAGAATGGTTTGAAGAATACTCAGCTCCATTTACTACTGGTATTGGTTTTGAACAATGGTTACCAGACCAAAAAGTATTGTTCCCAACCTATTATGTGATTAAATTTAAAGATTTTAGTACTCATAATAGATGGATACAATACGCCATACTCAAGTCATTAGAATCAATCAAAGGAGAAGAAGTCAAATGACTAAAAAAGTATTGATTAGTTTAGAAGAAGGAATCAAAATATTATCTGATGATATAACAGATGAGATGATCAATAAATACAATCAGACAATAAACTTCATACCTATGCGTACAAGTAATGTCACAGATGCTGAAGTACTTACTGTTGAGGATATCAACTCTTTTAATACTAGAAAAATAAGTGAAGAGGTTAATACTTTATTTAATGAAGGATGTGTTCCAACAGTAGAAGTTAAAATACCAGAAATGGATATACTTGGATGGGATAAGGATCTTAAACTAAAAGATTCTAATTTTCATCTCTCATTCTATTCAATGGATAACTTCATAAACAATAATCAGTTATCAACCGTCATCTCCTATATGCCAGATTATAATAAACAGAGAGTTGATTATGCTGGTACAGTAAATGTTTTACACGCCTGTGATAATCGTTATATAAAGATAGGCTCTAATGCGTATAGAAGAGATTGGGGTACTATGTTTGATCATAGAGTCTCAATCTTAGATAAGTATAATAGTCTAAAAGATATGGATGATATATTTACAGACATAGGTACTTGTATGAGAGTCTATAAAGCTTTTGTTAAGCAACTTCGAGAAACATATAATGTATCTCTCTTTAAGAAGATTGTAGATGAGACTATACCTAAAATTGAAGAAATACTAAACAAAGATGAGAACTTTGACTATGAAGCTCTAGAAGCAAATGATGAGTTTTAGAATTGAGTAAGGAGAATGTAAAATGAAAAGCAAATCTGTCTATATACCAGAAGAATATAGTTACGAATTGAGTAATGCTGAAGAACTTATATTCGAGTGCGAAGAAGATGCTAAGAAATATATAGAACTTCGTTATATATTTGATGATGAAGTATCATATAACCCAGTAGAGTCTTTCCGGTTTAGTATAAATGAAGAAAAACCTAAACCAACTAAATTCGTCATTATCCCTAAAGGCCATCAGCCTCCTATATTAGAGGAAGAGCTTGAGTTTGGCCCTAACTACTGTAAAAATATAGCCTATCTCAAATCTTTCAAACTTGTCATAGATGGAGAAGGATTAAAAACCTATGTTGATCCTGGATGCCATATTACTAGTATACCAAATCTGGATAAGTTTACTCAAGGAGGAGGCCAATTAAATTATAATTTAACCGATAATAATGAGTTCAGACTAATAAGAACTATTAAACTGGACGATAAAGAAGATGATCATGCTTGGCATGACTACATTATGTTGAGATATACAGAAACGCCAGCATTTAAATCAAAGACAGTTGATATTGTTATATTCCGAGTATTTGATAAAGATACGTTTAAAGAAACTCATAAAGGAATGAGCAAAGTACAAGTTGCTGATGATTGTAAGAAACTCACTGATACTTTTGAAGGTTGGTATAAAGACAAAATCTCTTTCTATGCTGGTGAATGTGTTGGTAAAGTTCAAAAACTTAGAAGAAGTATTAATGATATTCTGAATGACTAATTGCTAAAAGTGGAAAGGTGAGTATTCTCTCTCACCTTTCTTTTTTATAAGGAGGATAAAATCATGGTATTAGTATATTCTATTCCTATAGTGGTAACTCCAGTAAACTATTCTTTTAGTAAAGATAAATCTCATTATGGAGCATTTGAACACAATGAAGTGTATTGCTCTATGCTTACTAAAGAATATGAACAAGTAGTTCCAAATCTTAAAAATATTGGGGTAAATGAAACTAATTACTTAACAGATCCTGATAGATTAGTAGGCACTAGAATATTTACAGATCTTGGTGTTCATGGTGATGGTGATATATTTGATTATAGTATGAAAGATAGCATTACTATCTATAAATTCCCTGAGAATACATCTATATCTTCTACATGGTTATATTTAGTTCCACAGAAAGATGAAGTAACTGATGAAGAGATAGAAACAGAAATAGATAAAGTATATAATGATCTTCTTAATGATGGTCCTATTGATAATGCTATAATTGAAAATCATCTAAAATACTTAGAAGTTCTGGCAATATCAGCTAAGAATAAGTTTATCTAATATAATAATCCCCTAGAGCATATTCTCTAGGGGATTGACTTTTTAATAAGAATAATATTTATTTTAAAGGAGGTTAATATAAAATGCCTGATACTAGAAAGGGTTATAAAGTTCCTGCTACAGTTATCCCAGGACATGATTCTTTTCCTGTAGTAGATTCTAATGATGTTGCAGGAAATATTATGTTTTTTGATTCTCCAGATAAGCTTACTACTATTCCTGCTTCTAAGCGTAAATTAGGTATGTTTGTTTATATATCTAATGAAGGAAGACACTATAAGCTTATCAATAATAAAGCTGTTTTAGATGCTTCTTGCTGGGAACCATACGAATTAGTAAGCAAAGATTATATTGATAATGTGACTAGCAATTTTGTTACTAAAGAATCATTTGAACAAATAATTTCTTCTATTCCTAAAACACAAAGTAAATCTTTTGCAATAAATGAAAATACTACATACCCAGCTTCATTTGAAATTGAATTACCAGAAGGAGCTTCAATAGTTCAAGTAAATGCAATAGCTGAAATAGATGAATAAAGGGAGTGAAATAGTGTGAAAAAATTAGTTCCAATAAGTTCTGAATATATATCATATACAGTAACTACTCAGACTAAACCAGTTCCTAAATTAGACCCAATTACTAATTTGCCAATTTGGGTAAATGCAGAAACAGGGGAGCAAACATCTTCACAGTCTAATCCAAATCCTGCTAGTAATCTTTGGGTTTCTGTTATGGAAAATAAAGAAGTTCCTGTAGTAACTATAACAGTGGCTCAAGAAGGTATTCCAGAAGGAGCTAAAAGTATAAAGCTATTATATCTATATATAGATAAAGAGGATGAAGAAACAGATGAGCCAGATGCAGAACAACCTGCGCCTGGTGTTAGTGCAGTTGGAGCTGAAATAAATATAGATGAAAATACAACTTATCCATTAACAGGTGAATTTATTATAGATGGAACTCCAGAATCTATAGAACCAATCATAAATAAGAAAGTACAATATGAGAAATTCCAGTCAGGTTATTATTGGTATGGTTTTAATAACCAATTTAATGATTTAAATACAGATGAGAACTCTCAATTAGAAGTCATAGATGCTAACCTTTATTCATCTTATGGTGGAATTTCTATAAGAGGATCAAAGATTGGAATTCCTGTTATAGAAGGAGGTGAATAAAATGCATCATTTAAGTTTTCAATTATTAGATGTTACTAAAGTTCTAAATAGTATAGATGAACATAGATATACTCCACCAACAGGTGCTGTAAAACCTGTAACAAATGGAGAATATGATAATACAGAAAATATTCTTAATAGATTATCGACTTTAGGTGGTACTGCTCAACTTGGATTTGGATGTGCAATTGGTTATATCTTAGAATCATATAAATTTAATGATTTGGTTAATAATAATAATCAGTTTGATTTCTATAATGATGATCTATTTTCTTTCCATGAATTCTACGATCCATCTATGCTTTGCCAATGTATTTCTTCAATAGAAAATTATAATAATATAGGTGGAAAAACGTCTATTTTTTCTTTACCTTTAGACAGTTACTTTTTCAAAGGAGTAAATATTCAATTAGGTGATACAATTGATTTAGATGGTAAATCTAGTAAAAATGATTTTAATTTAGAAAATTCTATTGGGTGTTTTAATGCATATATTGATGCAGCTTTAAATGCAGTTTCTAATAGTGATATGGAAGAAGATAAAAAGAATATACTATTACGAGACTTAAAATTACTAAAATCTGGAAACAATGAATATATACCATCAGAAGAATTTTTGCAACAAATAGGCGGTAATTATACTGTATATCATGGTCAAACTGCTGGTCCTAGATTAGTTTCATCTTTTTGGAGTCCAGTTGCTGGTAAATATGAAGCCAGTATTTATTCTGGTTTTAATTCAGAATTGTTAAAATCTATCAATTTAGATGAAGGATATTTAGAGAATAATCTTCAGTTTAGATTATATGCACTTTTTGTTTCATTTGGAGAAGAAGGAGTAGATGATAATTGTACATTGATAAAAACAAATTTAGGAAACCCTTCTTATTATGAAACTATTATTCCAGAAACTGCAGATGAAACAAATGTATCAGTAATAATAGAGACTTTGCCAAAGAATAGAGTTAATGTTAAATATACTATAAAAGCAGTTCCAGATGGAACAGATTCGATCTCATTTAAAGTAAACTATTAAACACAATAATTTCACCCTAGGGATTTCTCCCTAGGGTGAATTACACGGAAAAAAAATTTAATTTGAGCTGGACGATAGACAACTCAATCAGGTTTATCTAAGGGACTCGAACCCATAGATAATAAGGCTTCCTTATTTATACGTACCATAAGGAATAGATTCTTATCAAGAAAGTGTTACGAGCCAATCTTAATAAGAAGATTTTGAATGTTTTTTGAAGCGTTTTAGGCCATTAAGGTGCCAACATAATGGTTATATCTATGTGCAAACAATAATATATCACTAGGGACCTCCATCCCTAGTGATATACATATATTGTTTTGTCCAAAAACAATAGAACCAGACCAACTGACTCTTATTATATAGTTATAACAAAAATAATCCACTACAGGTGGCAGCCTGTAGTGGAACGTTCAAGGGGAATACTTAAACGATTAAGAGGAATGTAAAATGAAAAACAAAAAGCTTTTCGGCCTACTATATTGTCTATACTTAATTAAAATTATAATAACTCTCTAGTAACTTTTATTACATTTATATACTATTTATATGGAGGATTATAAAAGAAAGAAGGAGACATATGAAAATTGATAGACCTTCCATTATATTCAATGGATATTTCAAGGGAACTATTGATAGAGAAGCTAATCTAAGAACATTTACATCTCTTTCTGGAAATGCTGCTCTATCTGTTCTTGAGAATGAAGACGCTGTATATCATTCATATAAGAGAGATAATAATCAATCTGCTCTTAGATATATGAATAATGTTCTCATGGTGAGAAATATGATGAGAATTTATAATGAAGAAGACGGTAGTATAACTTTCATTACTGTAAATTGCAGTAAGAGTGGTGCTAAGAATAGTCAATGGCATTATACATATTCTGTATCAATAGTGATTGTCAAGTTTGATGACCCTTTAAAATATCTCTATAAACCAGCTAAGGTTAAGGAGATGTGTTTCTATGCTGTGTCTAATGTCTTTGATAAGTATAGAACCGAGATCAATAACTTTAGAGATATTGGTTTCGATACTATAAAAAAGAAAGATCAAGAGGAGGAATTGTAAAATGAAGTTGATTGTAGTAGTAGATTTACAGAATGAATTCCTTGGTTGGCAACCTGAAGAGATTAAGAAATCTCTTCCAAAGAAAGTGGTGGATTATCTAAAAAATCAAATGGAAAAGAGTGATCATACAAGAATAATATGTACTCGTGATACACATCTTGAAAAAGATTATAATGAATATTTTGAATCTTGGACTTATCCAATTCATTGTGTTCGTGGTACTTGGGAATGGGAATTAGCAGATGAGCTTGAGGCATTCATGAATGATAGAGCCTATAAAAAGTGCTGGGTAGTCAATAAACCTACTTATGGAGACTATTCTGATATACTGGGACTTAAAAGACTCTTTAGATGGGAATTTGACGAAATTGAAGTAGTTGGTCTTACAACAGATATTTGTGTATTGGCTACTATGGTTATGCTCAACTGCCTATTCCCTAAAGCAGAATTATCTGTTATTGATGAGCTTACTTATGGTACTTCTGAAGAGAAGAAACAGCATGCTTATCAAATAATTAATTCTATGGGATTCCATATCAAGACACTTCAGGGATTTGATTATAATACTCCTGAAGCATGGGAAGATGAAGCTATCGAAAATAAAGTTATTGATAAGTGTTTTGAGATGGCTGACAATCTTAAAGAGAAGGATGATGAATAATGAGAAAAATGATCATCATGAGGGGCTTACCTGGTTCTGGTAAGTCCACATGGATTAGACAACATGACCTAGAGGACTATACTCTATCTCCTGATAATATTAGAAAGATTGTTGCTAATCCTGTCATGAGAATAGATATTCCATACTTCACTGTAGATCAGACTAGAGATTTCATTGCATGGGGTATTCTGTTTGATGTTCTGGAGCAGAGAATGCAGAGAGGTAACTTTACTGTTATTGATGCTACAACTCTTACTGCAGACCAGTTCAATAGATATAAAAAGCTTATTGAGAGATATAAGTATAGAGCATTGATAGTAGACTTTACTGATATGCCTCTAGAAGAGATCAAGAAGCAGAATGCAGAAAGAGCTAATACAGTAGGTTATGTTCCTGAATGGGCTATTGATAGGCTCTATACCAGATGGGAGAATACTGAAGAGTTTATTAAGTCTAATAAGTTTAAGATTATTAAGCCTACCGACTTCTATGAGTTTGATAAGTTCATGTCTATGAAACCTCTTCAGCTAGATGAAATGGGTTTCAAGAAAGTAGTATTCATTGGTGATATTCATGGTTGCTGGTCTGCATTGAATAACTACTTTAAGGATACTACTCCTAATGATCATCCTGATACATTCTATATATTCTTAGGTGATTATTTGGATAGAGGCCCTGAGAATGTGGAGACTTTCAAACACTTATACGATTGGAGGGAATGCAAGAACGTCTTATTACTGCAAGGTAATCATGAAGATCATTGGAAGAATTTTGTTCATGATAATATACCAGATGATGCTTATGAGAAGATTGATTTCTTTAAAGAAACTCTTCCTCAGTTAACTGAAGCTGGTATCACTAAGAAAGATATCGCTAGATTAGCTGATAGACTTGGTCAGTGTGCTTACTTGCAGAATAAGTTTACTCAAATTTTAGCTACTCATGCTGGTATCAATGGTATGATTAAAACTTATGAAGATGGTAAGAAGATAGCTACTAGCTTCTATGATTCTTATTTCCTTACTAAGATGAATACCTATCAAATGGTACATGGTGTTGGTGGATATGGTGATGTAAATAAGATTGCTGAACAGTGGGAAGAATTCATCAATGTTTCTAAAGGTCAAATCAAAGGTGGAGAATTCAAATTCTACCAAATCTTTGGTCATAGAAATGATGATAAACTTCCTGTTCAAGTATCTGAACATGTCTTCAATTTAGAGGGTGGAGTATCTATCCTTCTCAATGAGAATGCTAGACTTAGAATAGTAGAGTATGATGTTGAGAATGATACTATGACTCCTGTGGAGGTCATAAATCCTAAGTGGAATATAGGTTATGAGAATACTCCTAATCCTCATACTGCTCTTATCAAAGATAGAATGATTAGAGCTAAGGGTCTTATCAATGTGAAGAGATTGCATGATAATGTATGTGCATTCAACTTCTCTCATGATGCTTGGTATTCTAAAGGGTGGAATAGTCTTACTTGTACTGCAAGAGGATTGTTCATAGACGTGGAAAAGAATGAAGTAGTTGCTAGATCTTACGATAAGTTCTTCAATTACAAAGAAAGAAGAGAGACAAAAGATCTTGATCAGATGCTTAGACATATCAAGTATCCTGTAAGTGTATATGAAAAATATAATGGCTTCCTTGGTATTCTTTCTACATACAATGGAGAATTACTGTTTTGCAGTAAGTCTGAGGATCATTTATCCACTTACAAGAGTAATAGCGATTATGTACCTCCTCTTGGTAAGAAGATTGAGTATGCCATTAAGGATGGTCTGCGGGCTATTATCCCAAAAGAGAAGCAAGAAAAGTTAAAGCATTGGTTTGATGAGCATGAATATTATTCCATGTCTAGAATAGTAAATAAACATCTTATCGACCATAGACAACCATCTAACTGCATGGCTCTTCTCTTCAAAGAGAACTTTGAAAAGCTTGTTCCTATAGAAACTCAGGAGAAGATTAAGAAGTTCTTACTAGAAAAGAACTGCTCTATGCTATTTGAAGTAATTGATCCTGAAAGAGATCCTCATATCGTTGTATATGATAAACCTAGAGTAGTATTACTTGATATCGTATATAATGATATTGAGAAGCCAGCAACTCTCTTCAGTTATAAGAATCTGCAGAATCTAAATAATGGTGTCTTCCATATTGATCTCAAAGAGCAAGTAGAAGTCATTAAAGATGAAGAACATTTTAGAGCATTTGTAGAAGGATTCTATGGTTCTACTCATCTTAACAAAGAAGGATTTGTATGTAAAGATGCTGAAGGATTCATGCTCAAGTTCAAGACAGCAGATTATAAGTTCTGGAAATGTATAAGAACTATGCTTGATAGTATCAATGATAGTGAGTATGGAGCTGTTCCTACATTCAAGCATACTTGTCCTTACTTATCTGCTGAATTTGATTCTACTGTGGTTCAATACTATAGTGAAAAGTTTGATAATCTACTAGAATTCTTATTAGAAAAGTTTGGTCAAGAGAGAAGAGATGAACGTATAATATTACCTCCTAACTTCTTAATCAAACCAGATGGTAGTAGATACAATCTTATCGAAATTCGTAAAATGGCAAACATGTAAATGTTAAGAGTAGGGATCATTAGATCCCTACTTATTTTATTAAGGAGATGATAATATGATAGAAGCTATAATTATAGATAAACTTATCGGAATGGCCAAATGGTTTAATTTCATTGGCTGGGTTATATCTACATTGATATTTATATGGACACTTTCACGAGGAATAAGAGATACAGGTTATGGTGGAGAAGAATGGTCTATAGATTATTATAATATAGCTCAAAGAGAAGATAGATTTACAAATCTTACAATTCTTTTCTGTATCATACAAACAATCATTTTATTTAATCCATTAACATTAAATGGATTTCCTCACACACAAGCTATTTATGATGCATTTGAAGGGGTGTATTGTTATCTAGTTATGTTTAGTATAAATCATATACCATATAGGATTTTCAGTATACCAATGCTAGCATTATTATTACTACACTATAGATCTATTCTTTCTAATAATAAGGGTAAAGGAACATGTTATGATTATGAAGAACAAATAACCAGATCTAAGTTTATAAATACTACAATGATCATAATAGTAGCGCTATTCATTCAAGTAGCAGCATATTTGTTAGTTCCATCAAATGATTTTATAATACACAATATAGCTGGAATAGATTTAGAATTGTAAAAAGCTACATTTATGCAGACTAATATTTAGAACAGTTATATACTATATACATGTAAAGTTTAAACGTATAGGAGGTTTGTATTATGGCTACTAAAGAAGTGCTTACTATTGCTCAGATTATTGCTGAGTGTAAGTCTACACAAAATAAAATCTTCACTGTCATTGGTGATAGAGATTTTCGTCTAGTAGAATATTATATTAAGGCTAAGCCTTATATTGGTGCTCGTAACATTGCAGAAGAAGAAGAAAGAATCACTTCTGATGCTGATAAGATCTCTGATCTTATGGTTCGCCTTGATGCTCTTACTAAAGCTCGCATTAAGGCTAATGCTGAAACTATGGTTAAAGTTCCTGAGCAGCTTTCCCTCAAAGATCTCTTTGCAGGTAAAGAAGCTAAGGTAGAAGAGATCAGCATTGCTGAAGCTATTAATCGTAAGAAGTACTATATAAACTTCATGAAGTCTATTATAGCTAACTTCGAACGTCAGCTTTCTAATGCATCTTCTCGGAAAGGTCAGCTTGAATATGAGGCTGCTAATCTTGTCAATCATGACCTTGACCAGCAGTTCCCTCGCGATGTTCAAAAGAACTGGTCTACGGATGCACAGAAAAAAGCTCGTGAAGAGCTTGAAAAGAAGTATGAAGTAGTTCGTCTTGATCCTAAAAACATCATTTCGAATGACTCTATTAATAAGCTCAAAACTTCGGTAATGGACTATATTGATAAGATAGATACTACTCTGTCTATCATTAATGCTAAGACTGAAGTCACCATTGAGTACTAATATCTGATAAGTTTATTGCTTGGGAGACCAAAATATAAAATCAATCAACCCTTTTCTTTACTTGAGAAGTTGGTTCTTTTGGGGTTATAAAAGAACTTAAATTCTCTTAATGAATTCTTTAGAAAAAAAGAATCAGCGACTCATAATCGCTACATAATAAGGCAGATAAAGCAACGATCTTTTAAATCGTGTTAGCTTATCACATCTGGCATTAATATAAAGATATGCCACCAGGAGACTTTAAACCTTTAAAGATTTAAATTTATAAAGTCTAAACTTTTAAACCTTTAAAAAGCCCCTCCAGAATTGACAGGCTCATATAGATACCTAATAGCAAAGGGGCACTTTAACTTTATAAACTTTTATAAACGATTGGCAATAATATAATTTAAAACTTCCAATCATTATAAACCTTTAAAGATTTAAACTTATAAACCAAATCCTATACTAGCAACACTGTTACTCGAAGAGGGTCACTGAGGTGTTTGATTGACCTCAAATATCAGTTATAGGTGATTAACCTGAGCATAAATTTATAAATAAAATGAGATTGCAATTTATTATCATCTTTGTAGCGAATCAAATGCTGCATGGTAGCTACGGTAATTTTTCCAGAACCTAGCTCTAGTTTACATTTAAATTTAATCTCATTGATTTGCCGTTAAATTAAATTATTGATTGGATGGCAAAGTCGCGTAACTTAAAAAATCATACACTAAATACAGGTAGACTCCTTGTGAGTCTACCTGTATTTTTTCTTTTTTTCAAGCATATATTATAGTAGTGATGAATGAATGTATTAAAAGAAAGGAAGGATTCATCATGATGGAAAACAAAGTAGTCGTAAACCTCTGCCCGCATCCGATTAACATTATTGCTTCTGATGGGAGCATCCGTAACTTTCCTAAATGTGAGGTACCTGCAAGGGTATCCCAGTCTGAGGAAGTGGTTGGAAACATCCTTGGGGTGGAAATCACTCGCCAGAAGTTTGGCAAAGTTGAAAACCTTCCCGAGCCACAGGAAGGTACTTATTTGGTTGTATCTCGCCTGGTTGTTGCGGCAGCTCAGGCAGAAGGGAGGGATATATCTGATCTGCTAATTCCTGGTCCTGGTGTACGGGACGAAGAGGGACGGATAATAGGAGCCAAAGGCTTCTCCGTCCTGTAATTTACTCGGGGGCTTCGGCCCCTTTATTTTTTCTTTTTAATTTCAATTATATATTATATTAGTGATCCAATCAATTTATTTCAATGGAGGATGATATTATGTATCAAAATTTAAATTCAAATCAAAACACGTTTGGTTATTCTTATCAGGATAATCAACAATATGTGTCTGCTCCTTTGGTAGAGCAAACACTTGTCCATGATCAGCAACAACAAATGTATGGTTATGGAATGCATAATGTAGAATCAAATAACAATCCTGTTCCAATACAGATGCAACCAAGTTATACTATAAACTATTATAATACTTATAATATAACAAATTCTGGCAATACATACACTAATACTAACTGTAATAATAAGAATCTTGATCTGAGTATAGAGTTTTTTAAACCTTTAGCTAAAGGTGCTGGTATCGCAACTTTAGCTTTTATAGGTAGAAAACTACTTAAATTGTAATTTACAAAACAAGGGCTAAAAGCCCTTGTTTTTTTATATTTTTTTATCTATATATTATAACTATGATAAAGTCAAAGACCTGCATCATGGTGGTGCAGGCATGTTTATTTTGAAAGGAGGACTTTATCATGGAAATGTTCGTATTCTCGAAAAAGGTTGATCAGAAATTAGTTGAATTAGGAGGTGTATTCACGCAAGCAATTGTTTCTTGGCAGGAAACAGATTGGTACTGGAGCAAGTACCATGATAACTTTGAGGTTCTCGGTCACACGAGAAAATCAAAGAATGGATTCAAATTTAATGAGGGTAGAGTAGCCCTCTACCAGCCTGAAAAAGGCAAAGTCATGCTATTCAATAAATATGACAAAGAAACTGAAATGGAGGTGACTAAAGAGGAGTTTTTCTCTGATCCTGAAGTATGGATCGAATTAATGGATTCAGAAAAAGGAAAAGAGAAATTTAGGGAAGAACAAGAATATCTAGAAAAAAGAAGAAAGGAGGCTGAAGAAAAAGCTAAGCAATTACAAGCTTTAGCAGATAAATTGAATGAAGCACTCAAAAAGAAAGGAGGATTTAAATTTAAAGATAGTTTCTATGGAAGTGAGTATACTATTGAATATGTCACTGCTATAGGCAGTGCTTACATAGAAGCCACCGTGTGGAATGGTGGCTACGCCTACGGTCACAAATCTTGTTATGAATCGCTATTGTCGAAAATAGCAGATGCAACAAAAGAATACGGTTCTAAACAGGAATTGATTGAGGCAATACTCAAATAATGCTGTGGGGGCTTCGGCCTCCTTTTTTCTTTTTTAAATTTATTTTTATTTATATATTATATAGGTGTAGATGGAAGGAGGTGAAAGTTTATGATTGATAAAGAGTCATTGTTTGATCTTTTTGAACAAATTAATGGTGTTAAACCACCAAAGAAGGTTGTCAAATCCGTTTCTAAATATTGCAAAGATAGAAAGAAACAATTATATGAAAATAAGAGTTCAGAAATTGCTAATATAGTCTATAAGACTAAATTGAATTCTTATTATCTAAATAATGACAACCAAAAGGTTTCCGTTAAAGTAAATATAGAATATACGAACCATGCGTACAACCGCATAGCTTTACGGGAACTTAATCGCTTAGATCTAGAAACTGCTATTAAGAGGGGAATAAGCAAACTTTTTAGACTAAGTGATCGACTAGAAAGCGATTTTCAAATCTACTCTTCAAGATACTTTACTGTAATACCAGGTGCAGTATACTTTGATAGAGATAGACGGGTAATGAGAATAGTTATTAAGACTGCATTCACAGCTCCTAAACCTAATTTCAATATCCAAGATAAGCTGATCTATGTCTAAAAAGTATGCTTGCTTAATCCTCAACCAGAGCAGCATTCTTTTTTGTAATTTTGATATTCTTTGCTTATATATTATAGGGTTGATATTTACCATTAGTGGTAGGCCTATGAGCCTACACTTACAGCTTTTTGTTTTTTTAGCGCCACATTCATATAATGAGAAAGGAGGACTATTATGGATCCTAATACTATTAAAGTTCTATCTACAGAGGATCTTATCAATAGATTTGGAAGAACTGATTTATTACCTATACAGATAGATAGAGATTTCTATAAGAAAATGAGAACTAACTTAGTTGTACCTTCTACTAATCAATCATTCTCTATGGTAGTAGAATATATGACTAAATGGTTTTATGATAAATTCCCAGAGAAGTTCTTTAGAACTAAATATCTAGAAGCATCTCATATAATGGATTCATTAAGATCTATAACACAAAAACAATTAGTAGGAAATGTAAAACCTGCAGCTACTATTGTGGCTGATCTAGATATGTCTTATACTAGAGAAAATCTAGACCTATATAATATGGGTATGCTCTTATATCAAAATAAATGCCATTATAAGGATGCCTTTTTTATAGATAGAGACAAACATCTCTTTGTTTCTCTTGCTACTGAATTGATACTGATGAATTTTACCTTTAAGATAAGAGTGGATACTAGATCTATGCAAATTGATGTAGCTAAAATGTGTCAGTTAGCATTTAGAGCTGGAGGATCAGAGAAGCATTATAATGATATAGACTTTCCTATTCCTAATGAGTTAATAATGCAAATAGCAGATGATGCTGGTTTTTGTCCTTGTACTTGTATGATGGATAACATTGAGTTGATGAAATACTTAAACTCTCATTCCAAACTACCATTCTTCTACAAACTAAATACTGCTACACAAAATATGGAATGGTTCATTAAGATTCCCCAATCTATAATACATATCAAAGTAGGAGATGTACAGATTGGTTCTGGTATAATGAAAGGAATGATTAATGTTGACCATGATATTACATTTGATGCACAAGTTAGGTTCCCAGCGCCTAAGTTCTATGCGTATTACTCTATTATTGCTAGAGAAAACGTTAAGTCTATACATCAAATCAGCTCAGGTATGTATATACAGACTGTTACTAACCTATCTAGAGTTCCAGAGAAAGATGAGCATGGATGGCAATGGACAGTCCATACCGAATATGCTTTTAATGAAGAAAAAGAAATTGATGATATCAAACACGGAAGATATGAAGGATTAAAGATCTGTTTTGATGAGTTAATAGGAGATCTAAGAACAGTAATAGATTATACTAAGTCTATTGCTATATCTCCAGAGGTATTCTTAAATATAAGGCTCTATAGTTTTGATAAGTTGGTTAAGACTCATATAGATTGGCAGACTTATACTATTCATATAGATGAACCTATAGAGTCTGCTAATTGTTATCTGATTATCTATATGGATAATAATTATATGAATGAACAGATATCCAATATTAAAGAGTATAGTAAGAATAGAATACAACCATCTGATAATCAGATTGGTCCTAATATAACTCCTAGAACAAGAACTCCTCAGTCTTCTAGTAGTTTAAGTAATCTATAGGAGGTGAAATTAGTTGTCATATCTTTCTATCCAAAAAGATGATTTATTTAAAAGAATAAAACAAAGAAATCAAGAACTTAATCATTATGATTATGGGTTTATCTATAAAGGAAAAAAAGAATCAGAAAATTTCGATCATTATAGAACCATATCACCTGAAGATTTTGAAAAACATAAACTTGGAGTTTGTTGGGATTATGTAGAACAAGAAGCTAGAGATTTTAAATCTTTTGGATTTAAGAATACTAATAAACCATTAGAAGATATGCAATTCTCACTTTACTATATTTGCCATACTACAGAGGATGGAATAAATCCAACTCATACATGGCTAGGATTTAAATATAATGGAAATGTATATGCATTTGAATCTTCATGGTTGTCACATCAAGGAATTCATAAATTTAAAGATGAAAAAAGCATGATATCTACTTATGCTAAATGGCATAAATCTGGTATAAAATCCAAAATAATTAACCAGTATATTATAAAGTATGCCCCTAGGATTAAATTCGGTAAGACTCCTCAGCAATATATGAATGACATACATTATTCTTCTGGTATATATTATAGCACTACTGATCCTAAATATAAAAATAAAATTAAATATAGATTATAGGAGGTGAAATTAGTTGTCATATCTTAAATTTAATGAATCTAATTCTCCTTGGTCTACAAGAATGAATACTTTTATATCAGAAGATGATATTGGTGTAAATTTATCTAGTTGGAATTCTGGCGAGATTAATACATTATTCATCACTGGTATTTCTGGATCTGGTAAAACTACTCTTGCTAGAAAATATGCTAAAGATTTTAAATGTACTAAAGTACATCTAGATACATTTTGGCATATGGGATATTTATCTTTAGATAAGATTAAAGCTTGGTGTCCATTAATATACCAATATATAGATGAAGGTAGAGTAGATAAAAATTGGCTAAAACCATATTTAGCGAAGAAAAAGAAATCTTGTATTTCTATTTCCGATTATAAGGAAATAAGAAATACTCTTTATAAATTTTTAGATTGGTGTCTTAAAAAGAAAGAAAGAAAAGTAATAGAGGGTGTAGATGTTCCTGAATATATTATAATTAGACAATTATTCGAATATCCTATAATACTTAAAGGAACTTCTAAATATCATTCTTTGGCTAGACGTTGGTCAAGAGATTGGGATAGAATAAAGAAAGATGATAAATCTATTTTAGATCAACTAATAGACGATAAAATTGTTTATGATATATGGGAAACTGAGCAAAATCATCTAAGACAAATCATACTTAATAGGAATGCAGAAATGACAACCTTAAAAGAATCTGTAGGAACCTATCAAGATTCTTTGGTTATTTATAACTCTCTTACAGATCAAGAAAAACATTGGTGTTCTCCTTCTGGTAGATTTATAGATTCTCCTATATTGATCAGTAGGCAAATAATCTATGATAGAAATAAACCTGCAGCATTTGGTGAAGTATATAAATGGAATGGTAAATCTAAAAATGTTGGATTCATAGTATTAGCTGTACATAAAAATCATAGAGGAAAAGGTTATGCTAGACAAGTCATAGATAGATGTATAGCCGAGATAAAACAATTAGGTTATAGTAAGCTTATCTATAGAGTGGATATAGAAAATACTGCATCTATTAGACTTGCTGAAAAATATGGATTTGAACTTACTAAAGAGAGTAAAGGCTATAAGTCTTATAAATTAGATATTTAAGATAAATTATACCTATATATAAAAAGAATAGGTTGGTGCCGGATAATCTATTCTATGAAGAGTAAATCTGAATAACATGAAACCGAGTATTTAGATTTGCTGTTAAATATACCTCCTTAAAGGTAGACAAGTATATAAATTAACTGTCTAATTATGAGTCTTCATGAAATCATGAATATCATTAAGAACAGCTAATTTGATAAACTCTTCAGCAATGCCTGATGATTCAGCTTGGTGGGTTGGACCAAAATTGAATACTTCAGGCATTTCATACTCTTTATCTAATACAGACAAAGGGTTCTTACGTCCACTTAGGACAAACCGATTGTACACAGTTATCACCTCCTTTAGTTTCAGAGGTTATTCTTATTCATTCTTCGTGTATATAGTATATATCTGAAACTAAAGATTCCCTAGGGTATAAATACCCTAGGGAAAAATTAAACTAAAACTACCCCTAGATCCATATGGATCTAGGGGTATTAAAAAAGAAAGGAAGAAATAAAATGAATGTAATAATGTGGAGAAATTTATGAGAAATCATAGAAAGGAATTGATTAAATATAAGTACAACTCTGTTTACTTTTTTATTTTTCTAATTTATAAACATTACTTTTTCCATTATCTTTCTTCCAAGCAAAATTAAACCCATTATGTTTGGCTAATTTATTACTAGCTACATTGTTTATATCACAAGGCCAAAATAAAAAGTCAAATTCACTTTTCTTAAACCACGATATTCCAGACTTTACTAGTTGACTAGCAATTCCTTGTCCTCTAGCTTCTGGAGATACAGCTAGTATAACATAACTATCTTTATACTTACTACTAGGATCTTTCTTAATAGCAAAAAATCCTACTGGTTTATTTTGAAGATAATGAACTTTAAGAAACACTAAATTTTTTGATGTCAAACTATCAACATCTTTTTTCTCTTCAGAAGATAAGGATTTGCATACTATATTAGCATCTTTTAATTTTGCAGTATTAAAAGCTAAATAGCTCATTCTCTATGCAATCCTTTCTGTTCTGCATTTTGTTTCTTCAATGTTCTTGGTAAGAAGTAATCTGTGTTTACCAAGTTAGATTGAATATGTGCAGATAATAAATATGCTGATATAAGATTTCTTGCTATGGAATCAGAATTGGTAATTTCTACTTCTTTCATACTAACCTGACCTTTAGCATTGATTTCATTGTAGAATTCATTCTTTGCATTCATTGCATCTGCACGGACTGTTATCAATTCATCCATAGTATTATCTAGATTCATGACTGCTAATGATTCTACTTCTCTATCTGATAGCTGTGAGTTCTTATCTGTATCAATAAGATTACCAGTCTTATAATCTCTCTTAGATATATCAGTAGAGAATGCTGATTTCTTTACAACCATCTGTTTCATTCTCTTAAGAGGTAAATATACTACACAGACTTTCTGACTCTTTACTGGTACACCATCAGAGTTGGTGTATAAGAATGGCATATTTACTTCTTCATTTATTGGTACATTAATATATTGTAAAGCTTTCATAATAGTATCCATAGTAGGATCTATCTCAAATGGTTTATACTGGAACTTAAGAGGGAAGTCTTGCTTAAAGAAATCATAGAATTGTTTATCATTCATCTTAGCAAACTTCTTCTTATAGTATTCAGTGTTTTGACCAGTTGGATCCATAATATTCATAACATCATAGATCTTCTTCTCTACTTTTAATCTCTTATCTTTTGTTATAGCCAATGATAATCACCCCTAATATCTAACAAAATACCCATTAGTCTTTCTTATATCTGCTATCTTCTTATTCATTGCTGTAGGATCAGCCAACTTAGCAGAGTTATTATTACTAAAATAATTAGATGGAAGATAACCTTCAATCTTATTATAGTAAAACTTAATGATACTATCTCTAACACTGTCATCTTTTGTATTGAATACTTGGTCTACATATCTTTTACATGCAATAATATTACTCTCTAATTCTTTTTTACTTTTAGATGATAAAGAAGGATCATTCTTAAGATCAGATTCCATTTGTCTGATTTGAACCATTAGTCTTTCTTTTGTATTAGGATGACAATCCATATCAGTAATAGATTTAGCAGCTGCCCAAATTACTTGTTTAACTGCTCCTAGTATATTTAATACAGGTACATCTTTAAATGTTCTATCTAAAGCACTAGTATTCATTCTCTTAAGAATATCGCCATTCATAGTTACTACTTCCATGATCTCTTTACTATATCCATACATTCCTGCAAATTGATCTGCAAACTTTTCATCTACTCTATCGGTTAGTTTTTCTTTATTTAATAAGAATGGAGAAAATGCATGTCCTATTTCATGCATTAAAACAGCAACTATTTGAGCTGGACTAAATGTTAGTTTTCCATCATCTCGTGGGAAAAATAATCCTAATGTAGCTAAAATAACAATATTCATTTGCATTGTATTTTTATCAAACGAAAATCCATACTTGCTTACATTTACTCTAGTAGCAGGTTTGTTTTGTTGTTCTTTTATTGGATATACTATACTAGATGCATTTATGGAAGTTGTTCTATGAAGTCCTAATGCTACATCATTAAAACCAAATGTTTTTACCAAACATTCTGGTATTTTCTTCATTAATACTTCATCTCTAAGAAGTTCTTTATATTCTTCATTATGAGTTACTAAATACTTAGATGAGTATGGATATCTAGCTCTTAATTCTGTTATATAATCTTCTAAATCTAATAATGCTTGTGTCTTACCAAAATACGCTTCATTAAGTGATTTTAATTCTTCCAAATTTCATCACCTTCTTATTTTTACCATATATGTGCTCCAGAAGTTCCCACCCTCGGGAACTTCTGATCGTCTCATTTCTCAAAAACGAGTTTAAACGACTATGCGTGTATACTTCCTCACTTATTAGCTGCTATAATTGTTAAAGTGAAATAAGTAAGAAGAGATTTAATATAACTCTGTTTGGTAGCTTCTCTAGACTTTCTCTTTCTAAATCTAACAGAATTATCTTCTAATAATTCCATTACTATATCTTTAATTCTGTTAATGGTTTCATCTTTAGAATTTGGTTTAGGTCTAGTAGCATAAGAAAAAAATGCAGTTGATACTACATCTTTATTTGTAGATTGGTTCATATAAGATCCAATCATACTAGTTACCAACTCTCTTATTAGTTTTATATTATCTCTATTATTCAATATAGACTCTACAATTTGTTTAACTTCTTCTGTCTTTACATTAGCATCAGCAGAATATTTGCATGTTTTATAATCTACTTGAGAGGTGTTTATTCTTTCCATTGCCTTCTGAGTATACTTCTGTAACTTAAACATGTCATTATCTGTTAAGTGGTATGCTCCTCCTGATTCTCCTTCAGGTATAGCATCATTATCATAAGTAATATACTCCTTATTATCATATGCTTCATAATAAAGAGTAGCTATGTTCTTCATGAAAGATTTAATACGATTATGGATCTGCTGAACCACATAAACTACATCTTCATCATCAAAATCCATAAATTCTTTCTTATATGAATCTACCCATAATAATGATATAGTCTTTATAGCACCTATTACAGTTCCTGATCTCTTTAACTCATACTTATTCGTTAATCTAGTATTTACTACATACTCCATTATGTGTCTATACTTAGTAGGAGCAAAAGTAAATGATCCAGAATGAATAGATGGATATAGTTTACCAGAAAAAGAAAGATAGATTACTGCTAGATCTAGATTTTTCTGATCTTTCTTAATAAGAAAATATCTTACTACACAAAGAGCTACTATTGTAGTAGAATCTTTAGCAGCTTGTGGATTAAACTTCTTTATATCTGCATAGTATGTATGCTTCATGCAGGTATTTATATCTTTCATATCTAATCCCAACGCATCAAAGAGTATTTCCCTATCAGAATCATGATAATATATTCTATCTACTGGCATAGAATCAAATAATGCTTGAGATCTATCATGAATGAATCTAGATATACACTGTTTCCATTGAGCTAGTCTTTTAGATAATCCTTGCTCTATTTTAGGATATATCTCTTTAAGAACAGCCTCAGAATTATAATTAGACTTCTTATGTCCTACAGCCATATTTCACATTCCTCTCTATAAAATCCTTGATTTTGCTTACCTTATTGTTTTCCCAAGCAGTATTCAGAAAAAAAAATAACTAGAAAGGGATATCAAGTCAATCTAGTTATTTTCGTTTGTAGGAAGCCTAGATACCATAAGTTAGTTTTTATAGTATAATACGAATCTCCTACCGACTCATATCATTATAATAATATATAAATGAAATTTTGTTTACTTTTCAAAATTTAATAATTTATTATTGAACGTACACTATAGTACAAGATAAAGTCGCGAGGGTTAAGATGTACATAGTATAACTATGGATATCGAAGACTATAAAAACCCTTGATTCATACGAATCAATTTTCTTATGTTGTTAAGTCAAACATAGGCGGCATCAGAGACATAATTGCTTTGGTGATTCACACATGAAGATTGAATTAAAACTCAATTTTTATGTGTGACCGGGGGAAGATAGGGTAGAGGGGGGTCACCCTTTGTTTTTTTCAGGCTTTTGGAAATTCAATCAAATTTCTCTAGGAGAATATCTCTCCTAGAGAATATTTTTGTTTTATAAACTTTAATCCTATTAATATATTCTTATTAAACTAAAAAATAGAAATATACTATTCTATTGAGGGTGAGTTAGAGAGAGGAGTAGTTAAAATGATTATTGGGAAAGATTCAGAAGAAATGAAATTACTAGGAGAAAGATTAGATAATATTCTAGAAAGAGCTAATACTATCTATTGGATTAAATCTAAGAAATATAATCAAGAAAGAGATATACTCAATGTAGTAAGATATAATCTAGTTATATCTAATACAGATTATACTAAGATAGATTCTATTTTTGATATGACTAAACCTAAAGAGTTATATGATATTTGTATTAAATCTCTAGATGAGATTATACAAGATGCTATAAATGATAGAAAAAGAGAGATTATTCTAGGAAGAGATACTGTATCTGATAGGAGGATAAAGTAAATGGAAAAAGTTAAGTTACTCAAATTAAAAGATATGAATAAAGATATCTTCAAGGAAATAATGAATACCTGTATGAAGATAAATAATGAGATAGTAACTATCAAAGAATATTCTAAATCTGATCCTAGTAATCCAATATTCAGAATAGATGAAGATAAATTGATTGATAGATACTATGAAGTGATAGAGTTATTGTTTATAATGGATAATTCTATAAATTATCAACTAAATAAGAAAGAGGAGAATGAGAATGAGTGATAATGTAATTAACTTCAATGCAATATTACAAAAGAAAAAGAAAGGAATGACTAGAGAACAAGCTATAGAGTTATGTATGCATATGTATGAACTCTCTGATGATTTATCCTATGGATTAACTAAACTTACAGATTACATAGAAGAAGATATAGGACATGATGAATTTGTTAAAACAATGAAATTGATAGGTGCTAAACAATATATTCTTACTAATGGTATTCAATTGAATAACGTTCTGAATATTATAGGAGAATATGTAAAAGGAGAATAAAATAATGGATATAAAAGAAGACTATGAAGAATTAGAAAAGTCATATAGTAATTTTCTAGATCATCTATTTCAATTACAGAAAAATTGTAATGATAAGATGACATTTCTAGAAAGTTATACTATACGACTTCAGATAAATACTATTGGTAATTCTATGAAATCTATTAGAAATGTATTAGGTAATTATATTACTAGAGAGAATGGTATATATGATAAAAGAAGAAGTATTGAATAATATGAGTAAAGAAGAGCTTATAAAAAAGATTAGAGAATTAGAAGAAAAGAATGAAATACTAGAAATAAGAGTCAATAACTATTCTAATTCATATTTCTCTATATTATATACTCTAGATAATATACTTCAACAAACAGGATATAGAAGAATGACAGATGTATCTAGAATATCTTCAAATAACTTCTATATGTAAATCTAGTATAATAAGAGTAGAGAATATTCTCTACTCTCTATTTTTTGTAAAGTAAAAATTTTTTCAGTTATATACCATTCCTATGAGTATGAGTTCGAGGAGGAATAGTTAAAATGAATAATGAATATACCAAAGAGAGTTTAGAAAAGTTATCTAAAAAAGAATTGATATCTATTATTTTAGAATTACAAGAAGAATATGAAGAGTTAGATAAAGATTTTACAGAATATATGGATAATGATCCATTTTCTAATTTATCTACTTAAGTATAAAAAGTATACTCTAAATAGAGTATACTTTTTTTGAGTAAAAAATTTTTTAGTTATATACTATTCTATTGAGTGTGAGTGTGAGAGAGGTATACTCTCTACACCTCATATTCATATATCTAATTTATTTTCTACTAAAGGAGTTTTGTTACATGACAAAAGAACAAAAGTTACTGAATCAGATGGTTAAGGTCACTAATAAGTATTGTAACCTTTTGGAAGAGTTCCATAAGACTATGGACGAGAGAGATTACGAGTATACTGAGGAACAATTACAGAAATTGGAAACTCTCAGAGATTATACTGATACTATCTATGACAACATGAGTGTTATCAAAGACCATCAGGATATCATAGTCAAGACTCTTGAAGATATCAAGACTGCTATTGGTTATGAAGAAGAGAAAAAATATCTGTACATCGTTGATGGTTGTGATAAGGAAAATCTTACTAAGGACTACAAACTTTGTAGAACCTTGGAAGAGAAGTTCAGCAAAGATGGTGTGAATGCCATGGTAGTAGTTTCAGGCATGCTTGAAGATATAATTAAAAGCATTGAAGAACAGAATAAGAGAGGTGCAGAGTTATTCAAGAATCTGATTAAAGAGAGAGAAGAAAAACACATTACTCATGACCAGCTTGTAGAGATGGTTAATAACTAATTTCTATTATTCTACTATTATAAAGATAGACTATATTAGTCTATCTTTTTTTGAGTAAAAGAAAAAATAGAGATATACTATCTATATGAGGTCAGGTTGAGAGAGGAGTATTTAAAATGAACAAAATTTTATGTAAGTATATTAAAGACTATATCAAGAGATTAGAACATCAAGTTCTAACCTCTAATGAAAGTAATCTTAGAGTACACTTTGTATTTTTTCCTAAAGAGATAGAAAGATTAAAAATGAAATGGGAATATGCTAAAACTATAGGAAACTATACTACTGATAGAGGATTGATCTATTGTGATATGTATTTCAATATTCCTAAGATATCTAAGTTCTTATCTAGTGCTTATAAATATAATAATATATTAGAAAAAGAAGTAGTAGATTCATTTATAGAGAGAATATTCTATCATGAATATAGACACTATCAACAACTGAACTATATTAAGACTCTTCATAAACTAATAATGATACCAGATAAGATGAATGAAGTATTAGAAACAGATGCTGATAATTATGCTATGATGAAGATAAAGAATAATCAAGATATATCAATAGAAGTACCAGATAAGATGATAAAGGATATGAAAGACTATATAAAAATCCTATATCATAAAAACCTCAATATAACGAGTTTAAACGTGTATAAGGGTACAACCATACTGACATAGTCGTATGAGAACGTTTTTAGCATATAAGGGTATCCAGAAGTTACCGATAGTGGGAAGATCTGGAGACACATATATGAAAAATTTAATAGGAGGAGAAAAAATGAAAGAGAATATTGAGAATGTCAATATTGAAGTTCAATCTAGAGAGGATATGAAAGCATATGCTATTTATGTAGCAAGATGTAGAGCAATACCAGATGCTATAGATGGATTGAAACCAGTAATTAGAAGAATACTATGGTGTGTTGCTCATGACTTTAAAGGACAAGGTAGTGTTAAGACTGCAGCAGTATTAGGTGAAGTTATTAAGTCATATAATCCACATGGTGATACTTCAGTACATACAGCTATAAGAAATATGATTAATGATTTCAGTACTAAGTATCCTACAATGGTTGGTGTTGGTGGTTGGGGAAGTAAAGTAAATCCTAATATAGCAGCACCACGATATTCTCATTGTGGAATATCTAAGTTTTCATTAGATGTATTCATGAGAGATATCATGGATGATAGAAGAGCAACAGACTGGATGAATAACTATTCTAATACTAAACAAGAACCAGTATATCTTCCAGCTAAGATTCCTACATTACTTATATTAGGTCAGATGGGTATAGGTGTAGGAATGAAATCTTCTATTCCATCTCATAATCTAGGAGAAGTAATAGATACTACTATTAAGCTTATACAGAATCCTAGAGCTAAGTTCTGTTTGATTCCAGATGAGTGTATGCCATGTGAAATCATAGATACAGATTGGCAAGCAATAAATGATAAAGGAAAAGGAAACTATATTGCTCAAGGGATAGTTGATATAGGGGAATATAACAACCATCCAGCATTATATGTAAGATCTCTTCCAGACTTTACATTCTATGAATCTATCAAAGAAAATATATGCAAATTAGTAGAATCTAAGAAGATGCCATATATAATAGATTTGATTTCTAGAACTAAGACTGATCTTAAGTCTTTAGATAATAAGACTAAGTTTGAAGAGATTATAGTTCTTAAGAAAGGAACAGATCCTAACTTTGTAAAAGAGTTCTTATATGCTAATACACAGATGAGACAAACTAGACAAGTATCTGTGATTGTATTAGACCATAATCATCTTAAGGGATATAATTATAGACAGTATCTTTTAGGATTCATAGAATTTAGAAGAGCTTCTATAGCAAGATCTCTAAATGCTAGATTGCAGAAATGCAATACTATCATTCATCAGAAGATTCCATATCTTAAGTTATTGAACTCTAAAGATTGTGATAAGATTATATCTGCAATCAGATCTCAATCTGGAACAGATGATCAGAAACTTATAGATTATCTGATTAAGAAACTTAATATAACTCCATTACAAGCATCTTATCTTATAGATCTTAAATTAAAGAACTTATCTAAAGGATATCTACAGAAAGCAGCAGAAGATGTAAAAAGATATCAAGCAGAAGCTAATCGAATAATGGATATCTTGTTAGATCCTAAGAAGATAGATAAGGTAATGATAGATCAGATGCTAGAGATAAAAGCTAAGTATAATTCTCCTATACTTAGAAAGATGATATCTAAAGGTCAAGCATCTGGTATAGCTCCTGGTACATTCAAACTTGTATTTACTAAGAAGAACTTTATAAGAAAAATAGGAGAGAATGAACTTATAGGTTCTCTTGGTAATGATGAGTATAACTTCTCTTTGATATCTGAAAATCAAGATAATATTATGGTCTTTAGTGTATTAGGAAAAGTATTCAAGATTCCTACTCATAAGATTCCTATAACAGCTAAAGGATCTAATGGTATGGATATAAGATTACTCAACAAGTATGCTACGAGTAATATGTGTTGTGCTGCTACTGAGAGTTTATTAACTGCTTTCAGTAAAAAATCTAAGATGCATAATTTCATATTCGTATGTACTAGAAATGGATATATTAAGAAGATAGATATAGCAGATATATTAACAGCTCCCACTAGTGGAATAATATATTCTAAAGTAGAAGAAGGAGATTATGTACAATCTATCTTGTTTGGTCCAGATAAGATGGATCTCTTAGTATTAATGGGAAATAAAGTATTAAGAGTTCCTGGTAAACAAATTCCATATCTTAAGAGATCTACCAGAGGAGCTAGAATATCTACTGGTACTTCATTAATAGATTCTATGAGCTTTATTAATCCTAATTGCATAGATTTGGTTGTAGTAACTAAATCTGGTATGGTTAATAAGTTAGGGATTAATACAATAGAACCTAGTAATAGAGGTAGAGCAGGTATAAAAGTGATCAAATTAAAGAAAGATGATCAAATTATATCTGCTATTCCAGCATTACCTAATTCTAGTTTAGTAGTATATGAAGGTGGAAGAAGCAATACTGTTATAAAGCTTGATAATATTCCTTATGGTACTACTGCTAGTGCTGGAGTTAAGTTATTAAAGAATCCTATAAGAGTGATGGTAAGTCAGAATCAATAAGAGGAGATTTCAATATGGAGTATATTTATAAAGAAGAGATAATGGATATACTTGGTTTAGACAAGAACAAAGCAGGAGATTGGAAAACATATTTTGAGTTATTTGAAACAGCATCAGATGATATCATATATGGGAAACCAAAATTTATACAAAAAGATATAGGATATAGCTCTTCAGAATATATAAAAAAGAGAAAGAAGTATAAGAGCAATGAACTTCCAACTTTATTAAAAGGATATGAATATCTAAGTAAAGCTATGGTAAAACTTATGATCATGAGAGCAGATACAGAAAAAGCTAGAAAACAAAGATTGAAATCAGTGTTTTAATAATCAATATCAGTAGAAGAGAAATCCTCTACTGATTTAATTATATACTATATAGATGAGGAGGAGATGCAAAATGGAAAAGCAATCCATATTGAATGAATTATATCTTTTAGATAAGGGGGTTAGAGATTGTTTCTGTGAGACAGTTATAGATCCTGAAGATTTAGACTTCATCATTGAAGAAGCTGTACATCATAATTACTATGTATATACTCATGAATTTGAGGATAAGTGTGATAAAAAAACAATCTATATTGCTTATGTATGTAAATACAACTATCAGAAGATTATGCTGCATAAAATGTATACAGACTCAAATATAGACAAATTCACCAAAGAGTATATAGAAGGAACTTTATTAGGCTATTCTGCTCAATCAATGGAAGAATATCTAATAAAAATGATAGTAAATGATAGTATTGATCCTGTTGAAAGTGGGAAACCTGTTAAAATATCTGCTCCAGTATAATAACTAAATAGCAGAGGACTTCTCCTCTGCTATTTTTTTTGATATTGATAATAAACATACTAACTAACACTTAGGTGTCAGAGACAAAACAATAACTAAATGGTATCTAATTATTTAAGAAGGGATGATGATAAGATGAAGAAACCGATTAAGAAAAAATTGGCATTGGCAGTAGCTCTTAGTCTTATGACTAGTGGTACTTGCTTCGCTTTGCCAAAAGGAGAGAATGTTCGATCTGGTGATGCAGTCATAACTAGAGTTGGTAATGATATGAATATTACCCATACTGGTAAAACTGCTATTGATTGGACCTCTTTCAGTATTGGTGCTGGAGAAAAAGTAAACTTTATTCAAAATGGAGGTATAGCTCTTAATAGAGTTATTAGTAATAATCCTTCTAATATCCTTGGTCAATTAAATGCTGATGGTACTGTAATACTTCTCAATCCTAATGGTATTCTTTTTGGTAATGGTGCAGTTATTAATGCTGGATCTTTCTATGCATCTACTGCAAAAGTATCTGATGATTTCATGGACAAATTTAGTACTATGAATTTAGATATGAGTAAATATAAAGACGTTATGTTTACTTATGTAACAGATACTGATGGTAGTGTAATCAATGTAGATGGTATTGTTAAAGCAGATAAGCTAGAAATCTCTAACAATGGTAAGCTCTATTTGAAGAGTGATGGCAAAGTAGAAACCTCTGGTCTTATTAATACTACCAATCTTGCTATTGGTGGTACAAAAGACGTAGATATCAATTCTCAGATAGAAAATACTGGTGAATTAGTATTAGGATCTAAGAGAAATCTTAATGTTAAGAATACTTTAACTTCTACTGGTGATATCACTCTTATTGGTGATCTTGATAAAGATGGTAAAGGTATGGTTGACCTTGAAGCCGATGTTAAAACTGGTGGTAATTTTGTATCTTATGCTCCTTCTACTGGTACTTATGCTAAGTATGAAGGTGGTGAAGGTAAGATTGATGCAGAGAATGGTACTACTACTTTCTATGGTAATGTTGCTGTAGATAATAGTACTATGAATATTACTACTAAAGATTTTAAAGTTGTTAGTGGTAATGTAGATTCTGCTAACTCTTATAAGATTCTTGCTAATATTAATAGAAATGGAACTTTTGTAAAGGATAATCCAGATATCAAGAACATCGCTAAGTATTATTATGATGGCAATCTTAAAAATGTAGTATATAAAGATTTTGAAGATCTTACTGAAGCAGAATACAATACTATCAAAAATAGATGCCTTGATACTTATCAGGGATATAAACATAGAACTCTTCCTACTACAGAAGAAGCTACTAGAGAAGCAGTAAAGGCTTATTTCAATACTTATGTAAAGATTAATGGTCTTACTGAAGCTACAGATTTTGATAATCTGACTGATACTCAGTATACTCAGTTAGCTAAACATATTCTAGATACTCATAACTATACTGAAACTGACAATAGAGAATCTATTCTCAATAACTGGGGTAATGCTGTAGAATCATCTAAAGAAGGATCTGCAGGTGGAGCAGATGTTGGTGATAAGTACTTATCTACTATTACTGATTCTCTCGAAAACTGGAGAGTTACTTCTATGATTGAAGATCAAGGTCTAAAAGGATATGAATATCTTCTTGGTGGCAGAACAGCTATAGTTGGCAAAAATGTTAAAGATGGTAGAGAGTTCTATTGGCTTACTGGTATTGAAGGTGCAAAGAATAATGGTGCTGGTACTAAATTCTTCACATCTTCTGGTATAGGTAAAGGTACAACTCATACATATGCTGCTTGGTCTAAAGATCCTAAAGGATTATTCAATTATTTATTTGATGAACCAAATAACAATGGTACATATGATCAACCTTATGTAGCTATTGGTTGGCATGATATTACTGGTAATGGTTGGGCTGATGTAGATCAGCAGAAAAATACTGTTAGAGGTCTTGTTCAGGAAAATAACAATGTACGTTCAATTATCAATGTTACTTTAACTGGCGATACTGAAACTGGTACTATTGATGGCAAAGTTGGTGATTCTGTTCCTATAACTATCAATTATTTTAGACCACAACAGGATCCTGAGCCTGTTAACCCTGAACCTGTAAATCCAGAACCTCAAAACCCAGATCCAGTGAATCCTGAACCAGTCAATCCTGATCCAGTGAACCCAGAGCCTGTAGATCCTGAACCTCAAAATCCAGAGCCTGTAGATCCAGAACCACAAAACCCAGATCCAGTGAATCCTGATCCTCAAAATCCTGAACCTGTAAATCCAGAACCACAAAACCCAGATCCAGTGAATCCTGAACCAGTCAATCCTGATCCAGTGAACCCAGAGCCTGTAGATCCTGAACCTCAAAACCCCGAACCAGTAAATCCAGAGCCTGTAGATCCAGAACCTACTCCTGGTCCAGTAGATCCAACTCCAACTATTCCAGAAAAACCATATACTAATGATGATAACAATAATGGTCCTTCAGTTCCTGAAGAAAAAGGTGTTATCATCCTCAATGAAAAGAATGGTAATATTGAAGCTCAAGGTAAATATGAAGTCTTTGTAGATGATAGCAATCATATTACTATGAGACAACTTCAAAAGAAACCTTCTGTTTCTTCTAATCTAAATGAAGGAACATTGGTTAAACAGACTGTTACTGTTGATGGTGGTAAATATGAAGTAGGTTATAATGGTTCCCTACTTAGTATTGAACCTATTAACAAAACTGCACAGAAGACAGTTCAGCAAGGAAACGACGACGTTAAGCATAATGTGGATGTTATTCTTAAGGTGATGAACGCTTCCTTTAGCGATACTGGCTTAGATGTAGAAACACTCAATTATATTTGCATTCATATTAAATAATTCAAACACTTAAAAATCAGTAGGGAGAAATCCCTACTGATTTTCTAATATTAAAAATAAGCATATACTATTTTAATAGATAGAGAAAGGAGGTGATAAGAATGAATATAACTTTTAGACAGCATTTAATAGAGAATATAGGATGTACTTGGTTTTGGTTTCCTAAACATAGAATAGATGCATTTCTTAAAAATGAAATATTTCTAGATTTTATATTAGGATATCAAAGAATAAGTGGAGATAAAGAATTATGGAGAATGCATAGAGAGGGACTTAAACATGAATGCGAAAAAATATTAAACATCTTAGATCCAATTGTAAATAATGAAGAAGATTACGATAACTGTAGAAAAATAGATATAGGAATGCTTAAATCCATCTTCTGCGTAAATTTATATCCTATTCTTAAAGATGAAGAAAAATATAATGTATTAAAGGAGTTGATGACTGCTTATATACGAGAATTCTCTGATGCTGGATTTCTTTATTATGAAATGGGTAGATGCTTGATGAATAGTGATAATGATACTTATGAAAAATTGCTATATAAATCAAGACAAATATACCCATATAATCATTCTGAAAGCAGAAGTAGTTCATTAAGAAATATTATAGAGAGTTTTCAGTACACTTTATTGAAATTACATCCTTGGATATTGATCTTTGTAGATGTAGACGATATCATGGTATCAGACAAGCATCTAAAAATAGTGTTTCAAAAATTAGGAGATCAAATACACATATTTAACAATATGCCAGATTGGTTTCTTGGGTTATAAAAGAAGGAGAAAGTAAAATGAAAGAGAAAATTGATTTAAGTATCTACTTATTCAAAGTAGATCTTCCTAGAAAGAAATTGAAGAAGCTTGGTATAAACAGGTATACTGGTATGATTAAAGGAGACGACAAATTCTGTTCTATGCCAGAATCATATAATAGGCTTGGTTATACCATCTATATGATGAAAGATCTTCTTACTTGTTGTATAAGTAAAGAAGATGGCACTATAGATCATGAAGGATTAGATTTATGGATTCATGATAGCTGGAAAGAAATCACTGATGAATTTGAAGATATTATGCTTGACAATAAATCTATTGAATATACAAAGAAAAGAATTAGTACTACAGTTAACATTGATAATCAAGGAATGGAAGTGTTTGATAAGCATAAAATGAAATGCCCTTGGTCTGAGGCATCTACTACTCCTAAGATTAGAAATGCTAGAAATCGTAATGTAGTAAAGGCATACAACTTATCTTATATGGGTACATTTTAAAAGGAGATATAGAAATTGATTGAAGAAAAGAACATGGAACAAAACTTTGAAAAATTTAAAGAAAAAGAGTTGAACTTTATTAAAGATCTTTACTTTGGTAATGATAATAAAGATAAAAACAGTTTTGAATGTGATTTAAATGAATATGGTTTCTTGAATGATGATCATCTTGAAAGATTTAGATCATGTTTTAATAGATACTATAGTAGTACTATCAATGCTAAGTTTGGTTATATTGATAAGATGGATACAGTACATTTTATCTTACAAAGAAATAAGTATTGTTTCCTCATGAGTTTGTTTAAAGGTTTAATGTCTGCTTATTATAGCCATAGCATTACTAAAGATCAATTAAAAGAAGAGTTTAAGAAACTCTTTGATGAAGAATTTTATAGAGTTCCTATCTTTATGAAAGAAGAATGGGATAACTATGATGTATTCGATATCAAGAATAAACTGTATATTGCTGCTAGACAAGAATTAGATTCATATATAAATGAATATCCTAGTTTGTTAGGTAAACATTACAAACAGGTTATGTATGAAATTCTTACTAGAAGTATTGAGTGTGATATGTATTAAGGAATGAAGGTATCTCATGGTCATATGACCATGAGATGTTTTTTTTTGTTTGACTTTTAGATAATACTAGAAAGGAGAGATAAAATGGCTATCCTTGAAGATTATGAACATATAAAGGCTTATTATACAGGAACTGGGAGATGGGGTATTTTAGGAAATTTTACTTTCTCTGTTCCTGAAAATGCTGTAGAACTACCTTGGAAATATGTCCCTTCGTATGATGCTATAACTGATGGTAATGGAAATGCAATTTGTTCATCTACTTGTAGACATAATAGTTCTTTAATGTATTATACTGAATCCCCAAATTCAACAGCTGGTTGGTTTTATTTTATTAATGTAAATGGTTTATGGATTGCAGATAGACCAGTAATAACTTATGTAACTTGGGATGAATTAGATGCCGCTGGATATACAAATGGCGATTTAAGATTGCTAACATATGAAGAATATGGACAAACAATATCACAAAATCCTGATCCTGCTATATGGAATAATATACCACAATATAGCAGTCTAGGAGATTATAAAGGTGCATATGGTGAATGGACATCAACTCCACATCCTTCTGATAATAATATGATTACTTGTATCAGTAATCTTAAACAAGAGAGTGATGGAGATAAAATTTGCTATGGAGATTACTATTATACTCAAACAGCTAATAAATATAATTCTAAATCAATAAGAAATTTTTTAAATGGTGCAAATAATGGCATAGGACAATATATACCAGCTGTGTATAGACCTGTATTTGATGATGAAAATCTTATAAGTAAAATAAATATTACGGCGACTTATCCTAAGAAACTCTGGAAAAGCTTTGCTATCATGGACTATCCAATGGCTGGTGGAAACACATCAAACAAAGCTACATCTCCAGCAAAAGTGGATTTTTCTAAATTGGCTGGTTCATATGATAAATCAATGGATGCTTGGTATCTTAATGGATTAGCATCTGTAAGAAACTACGCAATGGACCTCACTGGAGATTTTATTTTACAATTTGATTATTATTTAGATTCTACTAATTATCATGTACCTATTGGTGGCTGGAGCTGGTTCTGGTTTGATATATTTGCATTTGGTACTCATAATAATGGTGGAGATAAACCTACTGCAGCAATATCAGTATACAAGAATAGAGCAGTTACTACTATTTATAATTTTTCTGAAGGAGAGGCTGATGCTAATTTATATCACAAATGGCATACATTTACTATTAAAGGCACCAAAGGAGACAATACAGAATTTTACCTAGATGGACAACTTAAAAATAGAATAAGTAATTTAGGAATACAAAATGATTTCTATTTAAATGGTAAATGTAGTGGAGAAGTTTTCTCTTCATATATTAGAAATTTTAAATTCGCTATAGGAAAAAATTCAATTGATCTTTATAGAGTATTAATAGATAATTTTAAATTGGATGGTGAATAGATATGAGCCTATCTGCAATACAAAATGCTGGTTATGAATGTATTAAAATGCTCTATACTCCTGGTACAGAACAAAATCCTATAGGCACATTCTCTAAAGCTCCATCTGATATAAGTGATGAATTAGAATTAAAATATATTTATGATCCTAATACTCAACCAGCGCAAGGACATGGAGGAACTGGAGGTATTAGAGTTTGGGATTGGTATGTGCAAGGTTCTAAAGATAAAGATCCAAATGTAAAATATAATGTTTGGGGTGGTATATTTAAAACTCACATGTATCATTCATCTGCAACTATAATTAATGAATCTGGTTGGTTCTATGCTATAGATTGTGGTGATGTTTATATTGCCGATAGACCAGTATGTATAATGTGTACTTATAATGAGATACAGCAAGCAGGATATATTGGTAGTAATAAACCTATACACCTTATAACTAAAAATGAATATGAAACTTATATAAAGACCAATCCTATATCTACTGTATGGAATAACGATAATAGAAATGATTCATATGCTGCGCATTTTGGAGAATGGATAGATGAAGTAGATGAAAATGAACAAGTAATGATAGCTACAAGGCTAAATGATCTAGGTACTGGTGAACGTAATGATTATTATAACACACAATCGTGTAGTGGCTTGCAACCTAAAAATACAAGAAGTTTATTAACAAATCCACATGATGCTATTTATGTTCCGACAGCATTTAGACCAGTATTTAATAATAAAAAATCTATAATTTATTATAATATGAAATTGAATGAGTGATTTATGATAGACAAAGGTGTGTGATAAAAAATGAATATGAATAATATATATATATATATATATGATATAGGACGATAAACATCATTAGATTTAGGAAGTAAAGTATTTATGAATTGTAAAGTAACAGAATAAAATGAGGTAGTGATAATTCATGACGCTAACTGAATATAAAGAGCGGAGAGCAGCTTTATTAAATGACTTAGCAGCTTTAGATTCTGAATTTAATGGTGGTTCTTTCTCTGTAAATAATAAAGAGAAACAATTAATTATGGGATTATCTACAGATTATATGAAAATATATAATGTTTGGAATTTAAATTATTTTTATTTAAGTTCAGATTCAAATGAATCCTATCAAATACGACCATGTATTCAAGATAATAATAACCAATATTTTAAGTTTAAAGCAAATAGTGGAACTGGAACGATTATAGATAAAAATAAAACTTCAGATAGTAGTAAAGATTATTATAATAGAACATATTATCGATTCCCATCTTTTATGCCGATATTTAAATGTTAATGTTTGGACGTGATATAATTGGCAAAATCTAATGAATTTATAATAATGGATTACCCATGGACTGATGGAATTACAGCAAATCAATCAGTATCACCCAATAAGACCAATTTTAATACTATTAGAGGTTCATTTGATTCTAATATGAATGCATTAAATGCTTCAGGTTTATTATCTAAAAGAAACTATTCTATGAATTTATCTGGAGATTGGATTATACAATTTGATTATTATTTGAATGATACATCTTATGCAGATTGGTTTAACATGTTTGCATTTGGTACTCATAATAATGATGGTGGAGATAAACCTACTGCAGCAATATCAGTAATCAACAATAGAGAAGTTACTGTTATTTATAATTTCTCTAAAACAGAGGCTGATAACATTTTATATCACAAATGGCATACATTTACAATCAAAGGATCTTCAGGTAAGACTGAATTTTATTTAGATGGAGAACTTAAAAATAGTCTAGGTTCTATAGGTAATCAAAGTGATTTTTACTTGAATGGTAAAGGTGGAGGAAGAGAAATTTATTCTTATATAAGAAATTTCAAATTCGTTATAGGAATTAATGAATTTAAACCTCCATATAATTTATTGATAGATAATTTTAAAACTTCTTAAAACCAAACTTAATTTCATACATATATTATAATAGTGATGTGTGTAAATGGTTTAATGTGAAAAGGAGGCGATTCCAATGCCTGATGAAGAAGTGCTTTGTTCACTTACAGAGCAAGGTAATTTTGGTCTTGGTGTTGGAGAAGTAACTAACAAGAAAGACCAGGAAGCTATAAGAGCTATGCAAGAGAGACAGAAACAACTCTCTGAGCAAGCTAAAAAGAAGAATCAGTAAACTCTTCTTTAAGGTGATATTTCATATCACTATCGTCGCGACGAATAAGAGTTTAAATTCTCTATACCTTAGGTGGTATAGAGACCTCTTATTTCGTCTTGTAATCTGCCCGAAAGGATGGTTTGATGTTAAGTCATGAAAAAATTAGTGCTCAGGTAAAGAAATATGAAGGGAAATTTAAGAAAACAGTATTCTTACTGAGCCTAATCCTAGTAGCAAGTGTTGGTGTCAATGTCTATTCTATCTATAAGATAGTAGATATACAGAAGCAGGTTGTTACTATGCATGATGAAGTGCAACAATCAAGGGAAGCAAATAGGGAAGTCCTTGCTATGCTTAAGGACGTAAGAAACACTCAGGAGAAGCAAAATCAAGCCTTGCAAATCTCTCTGAGAAGAAAAGCAGAACAGAAAGTACAGAAAAACAATATTCTCCTTTTGAAATCTACTGGACTTCATGGAGACATGGATTTAGGTCAATATTCTAATATATCCGTAGAGGTTATGGATAGAATTATAGACTATTATGATGCAAAGTGTGGTGGAAGTAGATTTAAAGGTAAAGGTTATGTATTCGTAAAAGCAGCACAAGAGACCGGATTAAATCCGGTGTACTTGTTTGCCCATGCAGCATGCGAGTCTGCATATGGTAATTCATATTTAGCAAGAACTCGCAACAACTTCTTTGGAATCAATGCAGTAGATTCCAATCCAGGAAGAGCTGATGTCATGGGAGATTCTGTTGATGAAGGGATTATCAATGGTGCACATTGGATCAAATCCAACTTCTACGACCATGGATACAAAACTTTACAACAAATGCATGATGCAGGATATGCATCTAGTGCAGATTGGAGTAATGAAATTCAGAGTATTGCCAATGGTGGATTGGCAGTAATCTGAGTGTAATAGAGAATCCTTGTATTGGGATTCTCTTTTTGGGAAGGTATTGATAAGCAACATAATCACTGAGAGTATATCTCTCAGTGATTAAAATTTTGAAATATATACTATCTATTAGAGGTGATTAGAATGAGAGAAGAACATGACTCTGTATTTGACTATGCTCCAGAAGCTACTATTATAACTGAAAAGGTAGATTTTGAAGAAGAAATAGAGCCTAAAGAAGAAAAAGAAAAGGAAGAAAAGAAAAAACCAAGTAGAACTGAGTTGGTTGTACAAGAAGATGGATCCAAGTATAGATCTTTCAAACTTGGTAGATGTCCTCATGAGCCAGGATTGCAAGTATATAAGAGAGCATTTCTATCATTTAAACCAGGTATATCTATTCTAGTTGGTTGTAATGGTAGTGGTAAATCTACAGCTTTTGGTTATATTCAAGATATTCTTAAAGAGAATGATATTCCTGTGTTTAAATATAGTAATCTTACAGAGGGTGGAAATACTGCTAGAGAATCTGCATTATTCTATGGTAATTTAAATTTATTAGCAGAACAAATGACTTCCTCTGAAGGAGAAAATATTTTAATCAATATAGGAACAATGGCTAGAAGATTAGGATCATTTGTTAAAAGGAATAAAGAAAAAGGAGAATTATGGATTCTTTTAGATGCCATAGATAGTGGTTTATCTATAGATTATATTGAAGAGGTAAAAGGATTCTTACATGATCAATTGATAGATAAGCTCACTGATATAGATCTTTACATTCTTATTTCTACTAATAACTATGAACTCTGCATAGGAGAAGCATGTTATAATGTTCAAGATTGTCAATATATAGAGATAGACTCTTATGAAACATTCAAAAAGATAGTAAAGAAAACTAGAGAGAACAAGTCTAAATTCATTAAGAAATATAATGACTTGAAAGAAAGGAAGCCAGAACTGTTTTAACAGTTCTGGATTTATATAAGTAAGTACTTTGTGTACTTACTTTTTCTTTTTTCAAAATCTATAAGACAACCTATTATAGGTAGTAGTATCTTTAATATGAGGAGTGGTATAATGGCTAATTCATTATTAGCAGATATGTTTAGACAAAAGGTTGCTAAAATGGGATGGGATATGAGTGGTGAAGCTACAGCAGATATTTCATATCCTACTGGATTTCTTAATTTTGATTACCTTAATGGATATATTGCAACGGAGCGATTAGAAGATGGAACGCTACATGATTATTACGATCTTGGTATTACTGATGGATCATATGTGTCATTCATTGCCAACACTGGAGTGGGAAAATCTACTCTTGTTTGTCAAATCGCTGCTAATATAGCTAGAAGATTTCAAACAACTACTATATTTGAAGATCAGCTAGAGTCTAAAGGTCTAAATCAATCTAGACGTCTACAGTTGTCTGGATTTTCTATGGATGAATATAACAAAAGATATATTATCAGAAATACTAATATAACAGTAGAATCTATATATCAGAGAATAAGACAAATCCATGATATGAAATTACAGAATGCTTCTGATTTCATGTATGATACTGGTAGAAGAGATTTCTTAGGTCAACCTATTCTTAAATTAGAACCTACGATATACATCATAGATTCTATTGCTATGCTTATGCCTAAAGATTTCATTGAGGATGAGGATATGAAAGGCAAAGCATCTGGTGCTGCTTCTGCTTTGATCGCTTCTAATGTGTTTAAGATGATTATTCCTCTTCTTGGTGCTGCCAATATTATTCTCTTTGGTATAAATCATATACTAGAAGATGTGCAGATGACAATGATGCCTAAGAAAAATCCTGTTCCATACTTAAAACAAGGTGAACGCATTCCTAAAGGAAGAACTGCTACATTCTTAGCAAATAATATTGTCCGTCTAGATAATGCTGGTAAACTGAAACCAGAAGAAGGATATCATATTGCTGGTCATATTGTAGAAGCTTCTTTAGTAAAATCACGTTCTTCTGGTATTAAAACTCCTACTAGAATGGTATTTGATTTTGCTAATGGATTTGATCCTTGGCTTTCTCTTTTAGAAACAATGAAATATAATAAACTGCTTTATGGTGGTGGAGCATCTTTAGCAGTAGATCCTGAAAAGGATTTTAAGTTCTCTCTTGGTAATTTTAAAGAGAAAATAAGAACTAATCCAGATTTCAAAGCAGCTTTTATGAGTCGAGTTATGCCTTACTTAAAATCTACAGTTATGAAACCTCAACAAACTACATACTCTGTTTCTCAAGCTGCAGATGATATTCTTGTTACCCCTGGTCTGTATGAAGTCTAAATCTATTTTCAGGTATATACTATCTTAATGAGAGCTGGAAGACTACACTTCCAGCTCTTAATATATCATAGAGGAGAAATAGATATGAGAAATGAAGAGATTGGAAGGATAATCTTAGCCACTAACAAAGATATCAAATCATTGTTAGATGATCCTTATTACTGGCAGAACTATTACACTGGATTGGGGAAACTTTCAGAATATGAAAGAAAGAATGTAGAGGAGCAGAATTCAAATTATCTGGTTGTAGTACATGATATAGATGACAGTTCTATAGTTCTGTTTGTCTGTGTTGGTAATGAAGACCAGGTCAATTATACTTCTCTTATAGATTCTATTAAGACTCTTAGAAAACTTGCTTTAGATATGATTGAAGCATGTGATATGCCTGTAGAAATCAATCTGAAGAATCTGTGTTCTAAGAAAGAAGTTCATATAGATGATGATGCTATAGAAGAACTCTTTAGAATCTATTTTACAGGAGTATACAAAAAATTTAATTTCATAAAGAATGAGGAGGGACCTAAAATCTATGGTGATTGATTTCCATTAGGAGATCAAGCAAATTAATAAAGTATACCTTAACCGGTATACTTTTTTTATTAGGAGAAGGAGAAGTAATATGAAACAAACGACTTTGAATCTGTCTAAAGAAATAGAAAAGATAGAAGAAAAGTATCCTGTTCCTGAGTTGATACTTTGTAAAGGTCTTAAGCAACCATTTAACAATACCAACTCAGGACCAAGAAAGATAATGCAAGGAACTCAGATGGAACAAGCAACTCAATTGCTTAATGCTGAAGCTCCTATCATTTCTACTGGATATGAAAATAAGTTAGCTGAAGAATCATCTAACTTCATTACTGCAGATAGAGATTATCAGGTAGTCACCAAGATACCTAAATTCTCCACTCTTCCTAATTATCATTATTGGTTGATTCTTTATGATAAGGAGAATGGGTATTTAGATTGTATAGAGAGGGTATCATATAAGCATGTATCTGAGTTTTATGGGTATCTGTATGATAATGCATACTTAGATAATCTTACAACTGGTGCAATAGTTCATAAGGATGATGTTCTTCAGAAACCTATATCATTTGATGCATTCAATAACAAAGCAGAAGGACTAAACTTGACCACCATGTATATTGCATGTGAACATGTTAAGGAAGATCCTATTGTTATATCTGAATCTGCTGCTAAGAGATTTGAATGCCCTCTCATTGATAAGATGGAGATAAGAATCAATGACAATGATATTCTCTTGAATCTGTATGGTGAAGGAAAACAATATAAGACCTTCCCTGATATTGGTGAAAATATAAAACAGTCTATCTTATGTGCATTAAGACGAGAGTTGAAAGATGAGGAAGCCTTATTCTCTCAGTCTTGGGATAGATTAAAAGAACTGATGATGAATGATAAACCATTCATTTGTGATAATGGTACTGTTATTGATATAGATGTATATTGCAACAATCCTGAGAAGTTACAAACGTCTATGTATAATAATCAGATTAAGAGATACTATGATGAAACTATTAGATTTGCTAATGATTTCGTGTCTGCTCTTAAGCCATTTCTGTTTACTGAGACTGGAGAAGAAACTGGTATTAAAATGAGCTATGATCTTCAGAAAATGTATTATAGATCTGAAGCTGTAGCAAATGGAACTCAGTATATCTATGATAAGGTATTCTCTAATATAATCATGGATGTATATGTTCTTCATACTAAACCTCTCCATCAAGGTGATAAAATTACAGATAGATATGGTGGTAAAGGATGTATCTCTGTTGTACTTCCAGACAATATGATGCCTCATTATCTTAAAAATGGTAAATGGGTACCAGTAGATGTATTGTATTCTATGAATACCTGCATCAATCGTCTTAATGATGGTCAGTTATTTGAGACTTCTATAACTTATATTGGCTGGCAGTTATTACAGTATATCTTACAGAACAATCTTACTTATGATGATGCGTTTGTATTGATTCATAAGTATATTAGTCTGCTGAATCCAGAACAAGCTCAAATGCTATCCACTATGTATAAATTCTCTTATGGCAAACCAGATTATAGAATTGATTCTCCATCTGAATGTGAAATGGATGACGAACAGTTCAATAGAGATTTGTTTATAGAGAAGATGTTGCATGATGGATATATAATGCTCTCTATGAAACCAATATCTTCTAAGATGAGTATAGATAAAGTGAGAGAGTTGTATCATGCTTTCCCATTCATAAACAAATATTGTCCTGTATGTGTTCCTCAGAAAGACTCTAATGGGAACTATCGTATGGTTCATACTAGAAGACCAGTAGTTATAGGATATAAGTACATATTTAGACTGAAACAGTTAGCAGAAGAGAAATTCTCTGCTGTATCTTTAGCATCTACTAATATCCGTAATGAAAACTCTAAGTCTAGATTAAGCAAGACTCACAACGCTAGATTCCCGTCTACACCAGTTCGTATCTTTGGTGAAATGGAATCTTCTACATTAACAGCTCATTTAGGAATAGACTACTTCCTTACAGAGTTCCTTATAACTTCTGCTTCACCACAGGCAAGAAGAAAACATCAGAAACTCTTAACAGGAGATCCTTTCGAGTTCAATATTGATGTAGATGAAGATGCTACTTCTCAGTCTGCTGATATTGCTCAAGCATATCTTAAGACTCTTGGCTGTAAGTTTAGATTCATTAAACTGAAGAAATATAGACTTGCTCCAGTAAGAAGAGAAGTAGTAAGATTTAGTCCTAGACCTCAGAAACTGGTAGCAGATAATCTCTTCAATCACTTTACTAGAGAAGAACTTATGAAAGATCCATACTATGAAGATTATCTTAATAGAAAATTGGATTATTCTAAATCTTCTCCTATATATGATTATATCAAACAACAGAAAGATCTCTATGATCCGAAGAGACAAGAGAAATTGAAAGATGTAGTAGAGTTTGTTCCTGGTGTAGCTAGAGACAATAAAGAATGGGAAGACTATAAGAAGAAACTTAAAGAATTGAAGTTGACTAGATAATTTATAAAATAAGCATATACTATAAACATGAAGAGTAGGAGAGTGATCTCCTACTCTTTCATTGTAGTATAATAGAATGAGGTGATTTTTTGACTACGCAAATTGAATTGGTATATCAGAGATTGCTAAATGGTGATCCAAGGATATATCCAAGCGAAGTACAAGACATGGTTAATCTAGTAAACTATACTCTTCAGAATGGTATACAGACTAACCAAGTACAAAATCTACTAACTATCTTAAAGATATCTAATCTGTTGTATAATAACAATACCAATGGATATCTAATCTTAGATGATGATCTGTATGATAGATTAGTAGTATTGATGAAGAATGCTGGTATACAAACTCCCATAGGAGCACCTAATGTAATCTTCAATAACTTTGAACAATCTACTGGATTTACTGAAGAACCTAAACAAGAACTGAAACAAGTTGTATCATTTGTAGATAACAGACAAAGTATGCAGTATTTTGATATCTTTGCCACTAATCCAACTCCATTAGAATCTGACTTTACTATTCATCCAGATTCACAGATGATAGAGAAAGGAGCTAGAAATAGATCTCATGAACATGACTTATGTGGAACATTAGACAAATGTAAGTATACCCTTGATAATGAAGCTAGAGCAGATGGAAGATATGATGATAATAGTGTCATGATATTTGAAAGGGATTTCTTAGCTAAGCATATACAACAAGGATTTGTAAATCCAAATGATATACATCTTATTGTATCGCTTAAGTATGATGGAATATCTGTAGAGAATACCATTGTAAATGATACTATAGTATCATCTTGTTCTAGAGGAGATATGCTGAATAATGAAGCAAGAGATCTAACTCCATTATTTGGTGGAATGCAATTTGAAAGAGCTACTGGAAGATTTAAGACAGATAAGTCTGGTATAGGAGTTAAGTTTGAGTATATTATAACAGACTATAACAAACAGAGATTAGAAAAAGCTACTGGTATTCAATATGCTAATAAGAGAAATGCAGTAATTGGTCTTATTGGTAGACTAGATGCTAGAAAGTTCAGAGATTATCTCACTCCTGTTCCACTAGAATCTACATTAGGAATATTCCATAATGATCTTACTGAAACATTTGGTATGGGTGGATTTGGCAGAATAGATGAGATAAACTTCTTAAATCAGTTCTTTAATAAGGGAATAGATCTTAAGTGGACCTATATTCATGGAGACTATACATCTGTACTATTCCAACTGAATAACTTTGTTAGAGAAGCGGAATATATGAGAGACTTTATGCCATTTGCATATGATGGTGTAGTGGTTGAATATGCTCAGACTTCTATAAGAAAGAATTTAGGTAAACTAAATTCCATTCCTAGATATGCTATAGCAATTAAGTTCAATCCAGCAGTAAGATATAGCACATTTACAGGATATAGTTTCTCTGTAGGACAATCTGGTGTTATAGTACCAATGGCTCATTTTGAACCAGTAGAATTCTTTGGAGCTATTCATAATAAGACTACTGTTCATAGTCTAAAGAGATTTAACAATCTCAGGCTCAAAAGAGGAGAGAAGGTTAAACTCACTCTAAATAATGATGTCATAGTCTATCTACATAAATTACCAGCAGAGATGCAAGATCCTGGAGTCTTATTAGGACAATATGAAGAATTTCCTACTGTTTGTCCTAGCTGCGGTCAACCTCTCTATGAATCTGATTCTGGAGATACAGCATATTGTACAAACTTCATATGCCCAGATAGATGTGTAGCTAGAACATCTAACTTCCTAGCTAAGATGAATATAAGAGACTTCTCAGATGCTACAGTAAGAGCTCTTCATCTATCCTCTCCAGGAGAGTTATTCCATCTAGATCCAGATAAAGTTAAAAATATCATAGGAGAAGTTTTAAGAGATAAGCTATTCCAAAGAATAGAAGAACTGAAATCAAACCCATATCCAGATTATAGAATCATTGGTTCTGTAGGATTTTCTAATATAGCAATTGCTACTTGGAAGACAATCTTACAACATTATGAGGTTAAGAGATTGATAGAACTACATGATCCAGATGAGATAAATTGTCTATCTGGTATTAAAGGTATTGGACCCAAGACTGTTCAGACTATCTTAAATGAGTTGAGATTCTTCGTGTGGGATTTGACTGAGTTATTCTCTCGTATGAATGTAATTTATACTCCACTTCTAGGAAACCAACAAGAAAAACCTAAGCAAGTAGTATTTACTGGATTTAGAGATCCATCAATAGAACAACAGTTAGAGAAATTAGGATTTGAAATCAAACCTAATGTAACTAACGATACTATGTTCTTGGTAGTTCCTTATATTGGGTTTAAATCTACTAAAGTAGATAGAGTCTTTAAGATATTGAGTAATAAGATGAGTAAAATGACTGGAAAACCAGTAGCAGTAGATTATACTCATATGCCTAAAGATGTATATCCTACTATTGTAGATCAAGCTATAGTCGAAGATACGATATCAAAACTTACAAATTCTGAGACTAAAATTTAAGACAACTAATTTGGGTTGTCTTGGTAAACTATTTTTCAAGCATATACTATAATAGTGTAATTCTGAGAGTAATCTCAGATTACGATAAGAGTTTATTCGTATTAGGAGGTAATTTTTTATGAAAAACTTACTCGAGTCCAGCATCTATGAAAACGTTATGAAGGAAATGACGCAGATTCGTACTTATCGTTGGGACGATAACACAACTGCATCTATCATTTTCTCCACCTTGGAAGGTATGGCAGATTTCCTTGGTAAGAAAAAGTCCAAAGATAATCCAGTAGCAGTAGTTATCTTGGATAAGAATGGTGGTTTCCATTTTGGTGCTAGCGTAGAATTCGATAAGGAAGCAGAGTCCGAGGAAGGTTCTTGGTCCTTGAATTATACGTTCAAAGAAAGTGATATTGACACTACCAATACAACTGTCTATAAGATCCCTGAATCTCAGGAAGCAGATAAGTGTTTGGTAGATGCAGCATTTAAGTCTTACGGCATGAGATATACTTTTATGGATAATGACGATAAGACTGTGCAAAACGATGGTTCTCCGAATGAATTAATCACGACTGTATTTGATATTATTCGTGATTATATGAAAGCGAATGTTACTATTGACCCTCAGTTGGATATCACCAACTATTGTGTGATGACTGCTCGTGCTGATGGTACTGATGTTGCTATTGGTATCGAACCTGATGCTAAACTCAAGCAGCATGTCAAAGATGACAAAGAAAATGCATAATTAAGCAAGTAGACTTATATTAGATTATATCTGAGATAAGCTCTACGGGGCTTATCTCAATATGATCTAATGAAATTTTTGGTATATTTTTTGAAAAGGAAGAAATAGAATGGCAACTGAAAAGAAAGAATCGCTGAAAGAGAAAGCAGAAATTTGGGCTTATATTATTTTAGTATTTGTATCAATGTTTGGTATGCTTGTATTATTTGAGTATAGTAAGAAGTAATAGGAGGAGAGTAGTTATGAAGAAGATTAGTATTGGGAACAAAATTTATGATGTCATAGATGAGAAAGAATATATCAGAAGAGCTCAATATGACAGACAGATGACTGAAGAATTAGCATCTGATACTGCTGTTGATCCTGGAGATGGATATGTATATCCTGTAGTGAATAGATATAGTAAAGATAATATGGGAATGACTGATTATGGTCCTGTATTAAAATATTCTAATCCAGAGAATTTTCCTAACAAGGAAGAATACAAAGCAGAGAATGTCATTGACTTTGAGAAACCTCAAACAGGTGGATTTAAAGAAAGAATACAACAGATAGCTAGATTAGAAGAAGCTGAAAGAAATGTGCTAATCTCTAAAGATAATATCTATCATGTAGCAGTTAGAGATACTGATACTCCTGAAATGCAGATATTCAAAGAAGCATTGAATAAGAAGAATATTGATATCTTAGCTTACAAACCTAGATTTTTATCTGATTATTCTAATGATGTGAGAGTTATTCAAGGAGATTCTATTACATTTGGTAAGCTTAAGAAACTTGCTACTATCTTTGATATGGATATAACTATGAGTATTAAAGATAAACCTGGTGCAGTTAATCCTATAGGAGAAGAATTAACAGCTAAGATTAATGAGTAATATCAGGAGGAAGTAGAATGGATCAGAGACAATTCATACATGAGTTTAACAAAACTCAGATAGAACCATTTAATGAAGAAATCTTTACCAGATCTTCTGATAAGATTATCTATTATTTGGAACTTATGCTCTTATCCTGTCAACGTAAAATGGGAATTGATGGTTACTTCACTTTAGAGATAGAAAACTTTGAAGTGATAGATGACTATAAGCAGTGTCAACAGATATTGGGTAGATATCTCGATGCTGTATTGAAAAGATCTGCTAAGATCAAAGCAGCTATGGATAATAGATATGAATATATTGATCTTAAGCCAACAGATCTTAAACTTCTTACATTGACTTATAAGTTTGAAACTTATGAAGGTGTAGATAGATATGAGCAGATCTTTGCTATTCCTAGAATAGTAAATAAGTTCTTTGTGAATATCAATGACAATCAGAGAACACTCATGTTCCAGTTAGTAGAGTCTACTTATAATAATGCTACATCTACATCTAAGCATACAATGGTAACAATGAAGACAATCTTCAATGCTATTCGTATCTTTAGACACACTGATGTTAGAACTACTACTCAAGGAGAAGATGTAGCATTAACTTCATATGATGCAGATCTCTTTAAGAAGTCTGTACCTGTAGTAGTATATCTCTTTGCTAAGATGGGATTCATTCCTACAATTCAATTCTTAGGATTAGATGGATTCATAATCTTGACTACATATGATCCTCAGAATGATTACTACTATACATTCTGTCCTAGAAAGACAGCAGGAATGTATATCAGTTGTCCTAAAGACTTCTTAAAAGTAAATCAAGTAGCACAGCATGTAATCAATGCTTTGTGTATTGAGTTTACTAAGAAGACTGCTGTATTCCCAGATATACTTGGAAGACAAGCATGGATATATCTGCTAGGAAGACATTTCAACTTAGCTACTCCATATGATAAGGGTATATCTGTATTGAGTTCTCTTTCTCTTATCTATGATAAGATTACCCAAGAAACTATCTATCTTCCTGAAGTAGATAAGAAAGATATCTTCTGTATCTTTAGATGGATGCTCTATGAGTATGATTCCCTCTATCTGAAGAATAACTTAGATATGAGACTTAAGAGAATAAGATGTGAGGAATACATTCCTGCTATGCTTGCTCCTAAGATCTCTAAAGCAATCTATGCATTATCTGATATGGGAGATAGAGTAACTCTTAAACAGATAAAGAAGAGACTTACAATAGACCCATTGTATATAATCAATGAACTTGCTAAGTCTAGTCTATCTAACTTCCATGATATGGTATCTGATGTAGATTGTTTTGTTGCTACTAAAGAGACCAATCAAGGTGTATCTGGTATCTCAGATGGTACTTCACAATCATTACCAGAATGCTATTTGTATTTGAATGAATCTCATATAGGAATTATGGGATTATCTGAATCTTCTGCTTCTTCTGTTGGTTCTTCATCTAACCTAACTCCATTTACTAAGTTTGACCAGAATGGATATTTCACTACATGGAATTTCCAAGAACCAGATACATACAGAGAGAAATTAGAAGCTCAAGTAAAAGAAGCTAAAGAAAATAGTCCTCTTAAGACAGTAGTAGAGTTTGTTAAACCTCTTAATATAAGAGATGAAACAACAGTACCAGAATTAGATATTGGTAAACTCACTATAGACCAAGAGACTATAGAAAAGCTGAAATTGATAAATAAAAATCAATGATATACTATATATAAGATAACCAGTAGGAGGAAAACTCCTACTGGTTAAATTTTTGGAAAGAGATGATATAAATGATTAATGTGAATCCAGATGTTTATACGAGTATTATACTCCAATCAAAAAATTTGAATGTTCAAGTAGAAGCTAAATTCTTGAATGGAAAATTGTATGTCAATATAGAAAGCGCATCAGAGCTATTAGGATTTTATAATGATGAAACAAAGAAAGTTGATTGGAAAAAGTTCAATAAACAATTTAAAGAATGTATAAAATATAATAGATCAGTTGTTGAGGATATACTTTCATTTTATAATGGATCAAATAGAAAGAATATTAAAAATAAAGATAGAAAGCAATTACCAGATTTTATTCCATTGGAAATAATATGGGAGATGAGAGATAAATCTAATTTTGAACAATGTGATGATATCTATACATTACATGAGCACGAATTAGAATTGCAAAAAACAAATTTATATAATTATCTAAAGCCAACCATATGAGAGTCAAAACAAACAAAAAGAAAAACTTACCAGTAGGAATATCCATACTGGTATTTTTATCAATATTATTTAGGAGGAAAAAGAAAATGGCGTTTCCAATTACTATTCATTTCAACGTAAAAAAGAAAGGTTGTGAATATATCTGCACTCCAACATTTATTCATCATAATGCTAGCAATTTTAATCAAATTCCTTGCAAACCTGGAAAAGGAGTGGCTTTTGGATATAGAGAAAGTGATTGGCCAGAGCACTACTTTTATTTGAACACTGGTATATTATTTAAAGATGATTCAGGAATCATAGATCAACTTGAATTTACACATGGGCATTATAGAAATTTTGAAATAGGTGTGTCTTATGTTTTATATGAGGTGAGATGAGAATGATATATGGGAAATTTGAAGAAATAACTTTATGGTACAAACATACACAAGAGCTAGTTGGTTATGAAGAAATCAAAACAGTATGGGAATTTAATCATTTGGAAAATGGTCATGTAGATTTTCATCAACGTAGACCTTTACCAATAAAACCAGAATTTAAAGAACAAGCAAAAGAATGGAAACATGGTATTTGGGGTAAGGTATCTGGGTATCTTGTAGATGGTAAGGTGGTAGAAGTATCTGATTTAGTTGTAATAGATGAGAATGGAAAATCAAAATTTATAGATAGGGATGAATTAAAATGAAGATGTTAAAATTCTTTATAAGCAATATAATAGATGATATTTTAGACTTACCTGGACCATTATTAGAAGTATTGTTTTGTGTTGTATTCTTTGGTCTTTGGATTTTAATTGGAAGCATATTATATAGTTTTGGTTTTAGTCCAGATTTATCGGCAATACTTGGATTAACCATAACAGTTATGCTATTTCTCATAATTCCTATATATAAGTATCTTAATGGAATATATGAAAGATACCAAGAAGAAGAATCTGAAAACTATGTTGAAGAGATAGAAAGAAAGGTTAAGAAAAGATGATTGGGTATTTCATTAAAAGAATAAGACAAGACTGGAGTGAGGAATTAGGTCTCATCACTGGTTGTGGTCTACTTTTTCTAATACTCTTTATTAATAAAAATATAGTAGAGTATACTGGATGGTGTACTGATGAAAGAGCTATTTTCTGGGGAGCTTTGATGATATTTCCAGAAGCTTTCATTCTATATTTTATATGCTATTTGACTGATGTATATGAAGACTATCAGAGAGATAAGTTTAATAAGAGTATAAGAGAAGTGAGAGAGGAGAAATATCATGATTAATAAAGGAAGAATAAAACAGAAGTATGGTAGATATTTTAATAAGAAGAAGAGAATGCATAGATCTTGGGATTTGTTCTCCTACATGGCTAAAGAGATAACACAAGATTTAAAGTACTTTAAAAAGTATAATGTAAACTCAGTGCCTGGTGAGTTACATCTTGAAATATGTAATAAATATGGATTTGAGGAAGGGTCCATGACTGATGAACAATATAAGATAATAGATGAAGAATGTACTAAGAAATGGCATGAGATAATAGATAAGATGATATGGTCTTTTGAGGAGATTAGTCTAGAGTATCCTGATGATCCTATGTTAAAGACCATATCTGAATATCATGAAAGATATCCTCAATTACCAGGAGAATCTTTTGAAGACTTCTTTAATAGTAAAACTAATAGACCTGATTTATGGGAAGTATATAACTATGAAGAAGTAAAAAAGAAAAAAGAAGAATATGAAGATAGAAAATATGAAGGGTTGCGTTTGTTTGCTAAATGGTTTGAGTATCTATGGGATTAAATACGAGACTTAAATATAAGGGGTTGACTCCCCTTATATTTTTTTAGTATATAATAAAATCTAACCATAGGAGGTGACACTCAATGATTAAAGGTGTAGATGTCAGTGAGCATAACTCCATGACATTACAAGACTTTCAAAGTTTAGTAGACAATGGATATTCTTTTGCTGTTGTAAGATTAGGATTTGGTTCTCATACTATGGATGAGGATTTTGTTAAGAATGTAGAAAATGCTAAACTAGCAGGTATGAGGGTATCTGTATATCACTTCTCTGAAGCATTAGATCCTTGGCAAGCTGTAGAAGAGGCTAAGTTTGTTAAAGAGACTTTAGAACAAAATGGGGTCGCTTGTGAGAGAGTATGGTTTGATATGGAGAATTCACATTGGAAAGAATCTAATGACTTTGATTACTCCATGGAGAACTGTACTGAAATATGTAGAGCTTTCATTGAAGAGATGGGAGACTATAAAGTAGGAATATATGCTAACTATGATTGGTTTACTAATCGTATAGATTGGGAAAGCTTAGGAGTTCCTATCTGGGTAGCTCAGTATGGCAGTAGTGATGATATTGGTGGATTAATGTGGCAATATACAGAATCCGAATGGATTAATGGTAAATATTATGATGCTAATATATCATATAATGACTATATTTGAAATATGAGGAGAGATGATGAATGGCATATCTTTCTATAAAAAGAATATCTATTGATGAATCTTTCTTTGGTAATGGATTTGAGATGCTTACAGAAGAAGCTCAAGAGAATAAAGTAAGATCTAGTATTGAAAAAACCATTAAAGATGCACAATCTAAACCAAAAAGCTGGGTTGCTAATAAAATTTTATCTTTTAGAAAATTATACAGTACTTATTTAGATAAACTAAATAGGGAAAAAGATCAAAAAAAGATAGGTTTTATCCAAAATATAATTAGATTGATTTTGTTGGCTATAGATAAATTGGCATCCTTGATGCAAGATGTTACAGATATTGATATTAAAAATAGTAAGAGTAAAATCAGAAACTCTTCTAAGAAATTTAGAAATAGGGTAAACGATAAGATATTATTCCAACAACAACAGCAGCAATTTATAGATAATCAAATAAGAGACTCTCAGTTACATCAGCAGATGGTTGATCAAAATAATTTAATGCATCAGCAGATGGTTGATCAACATAACCAAATACACCAAAATTTTATGATGAATAATGGAATGATGTAAAATGAGCTATTTGAATATTAATACTTATGATAAAAATTTGGATTCATTTATAGAATCCTGTTTTAATATTGCTTTAGAGCAAGAAAATGAAAAGTTGTTAGAGTATTCATTGCTTAATGAATTAAGTGATGATATCAAACTTAATGCTGCTGAAAAAACTTATTACGAGCTAGGTCTAAATGGACCATCTAATTATCCAGAACTTAATTATCAATTTATAGGATTAAATAATATTCGTAGAGGGATAAAAAATGCAGAAGATGATTATATTGAGAAAAAAAGTTTGAATGCTCAATTGCAGTATAAGCTAAACAAGGCTAAAACAGCTCATGGCAGAAAAAGACTTTTATCTTATTATACTAATATTCCAACTGGAACAGAATTTGCTTCTTCATATAAATCCTTACATGGTGAGAGAATACCAACTAAAGGAAAGACATCTGATGATGTTAAAGATATTTTCAACTATGCTCTTAATAATGAAGCAAAAATAAAAAAAGAGTTTGAAGATATACAAAATGAGATAAATAAAACGAAACAAGAAATTGAAGATAATGCGTCTCCTTGGCAGAGATTAAGCATTAAAGTTAGACAAAAAATCAGAAAGTTTATTAACTATCTAACTAAGAAGTATCATGATTTTAGAAAAAAGTATAGAAATACCCCTCCTGAAAAGAGAGGAATAATAGATAGATTGTTATTCGGTATTACAGAGATAATAGAATATCTGACAGATATTATCTATATGAGATAGAGGAGAGATGGTGAATGGCATACTTGACTTTTGATAATAATCTTAATGAAGACTTAAAGACAGTTGCTCATAATTTAATAACAAGAACATTTACAGACCCTCATGCTTTAAATATGAAAAATATTCCTATAAATCCCCATCCGTTTCAAATATTCACCAAATTAGTTGGAGCTACTGATATGATTGATAAATCTTATTTTAATGCACATTGGGAATTGACCAAAGATATTAAATCAAAAATAGCTTCATGGTGTAAACAAGCTGGAGGATATTTAGCGGATACTTTAGCTAAACAAAATAAGCATACTGGTCCAATGTCTTTATCTGTAAATGTTGCTAATAGACAACATACAGCTGGTTATACTAATACACGATTAGCTACTAGTAGTTTTGGACAGGGTGTATTAACCAAATCTACAACATGTCTTCCAATAAATACTGGTAAGGGATATTATTACGTGTATCCAACTTTTGATTCTACTGATATATATGATTTAAAGGTTTTATGTAATACAGAAGCAGATGGTAGTGGAAAATTTAGTGTTAAAAAATTGACTCAATGGAATTCTATAGATCATGAGCAATTTAAAAAAGATTAATTTTTAAAGAAAATCCAGAGCCTATACAGGCTCTGGATTTTCTTATTGGAAACATTGAGGTAAGCATACTATAAGGAGGTTTTAATGTGATCTATAAACAAGAAGACATTCAACTTGTTAAAGAAGAGTATGTAGATACTGAACTAGAACAAGCTATACAAGAAGATAGATTGATTGAGTTCATTTTAGAAGATTTATATGGGAATTCTCTTACCTTAGAAGAACAGTTTACTTATAAACAAGAAATCTTATCTGAAGAAGTTGGAGAGAGAGAGATTGCTAATTTTATTGGTACCACTCCAGAGAAGATGAAAAATATGGTATCTATTAGAAAATGGACTAGTTGTATAGATAGATTAAACAAACAGGAACGAGAAACTGAAGAAAAATTAGATAGAGCTAGAGCAGAAGATAAAGGAAAACTAGCTACTTTAATTCATATTATTAAACAAGCTATTCAGTGGATTAAAAGAAAGATAATAAGTATAAAAGATAGTGCTATGGATATGATTCAAAGATCTCCTAATGGATATCATGCTGCTGTTAGAGGTTATTCTGCAGTCCAAGATCGCTTAGCATCTCCAGATTCTGTTAAAAGACGTATATTGGACGCACAACCAAAGAAAGATAATGTTGTACAGTTCCCAAATAAGAAATGAGATGATATTAAGATGAGTTATCTTTCTACAAAAAGAATATCTATTATTGAATCTTTCTTTGGTAATGACTTTGAGCTTCTTACAGAAGAAGCTCAAGAGAATAAAGTGAAAGAGAAACTAGACGATGTTATAGAAAATGCTGCCGATAAACCTAAAGGGTGGATATCTAATAAAATTCATTCCTTTAGGCAATTATATAAAACTTACCTTGATAAAGCCAATAGAGAACATGACTCTGGTAAGATTGGTTTCTTTAAGAACATTGCTAGAATGATATTATCTTGTATAGATAAACTTGCTAAATTCTTACAGAATGCTACTGATCAAAGATCTAGTACTGAAAAAATGATGGATCATTTAAAGCCATCATTAAAAAATATGGATAGCCAGTTTAAAGATACTATTAAAAATGCTACTGATAGTATAAAAATAACTAAAACTTTTAAACCAACGACAACAGATAATTTTAGAAATAACTTGTTTAGTAATAAAAATACTCAAACTGAAAAAGATAAAAGAGAACAAGAATCAAAAGATGCAAGATCAGAAATTACCAGATTACAAAATAAGGCAGCCGCATTATATAAAAATAATTCAACAACAGAGCATAAAGGAAATGGAAATAATGTTATAACGTGGAATAATGACGAATCTGGTAAAAAAGCCAAAGAAGAATATAGAAATATATATAATAAAATATCTGAACTAGATAAAAAGTATAACTTTGGCGTTGATTATAAATTTATGCAGCCTGTAGCGAATAGTTAAATATATAAAGGAGAGAAACATATGATTTATAATTCTAGAGAATTAGATACAAGAGATACATTTGATCTCTTAGATGACTTTGGTTATCTAACAGAATCAGACACTTATTTTCCTGCATCTATGGTAAATGTAAAGTATAGTAGTCGTTTAGATCAGAATATGATTCAGTTAGAGTCTATGGTAGACTATGCTTTAGCGAATGGCATTGATAATGCTAGTATTGCTATGCAAAATATATGCGAAGCTAATCATGTAGATGAATCTATTCTTTCTGTATGTGTAAATGAGGATACTCTATATGCAGATGAAGAGATGGTTGATACTGTTAGATGTATGAAAGAAACAGGATATAGAGTTAATGTAATGCCTATTCCTAGTACATCAGTTTATTATACTAAACTTCAAGAAGCATTAGAACTAGACGAAGGATATGACTTTGAATCATCTGAGCATCTACAGTATTATCTTAATGAGAATATCTTAGAAGATATTAGAGATAAAGCATCGGATACATTCTCTTCTGCTAAGAAGTATGTAGGAAGAAATGTAGATAATATGAAGAATGCTTATCAGAATACCAAATCAGGTATTGCTAAGAAGTATGCTGCTCTTAAGAAGACTATATCCGAGAAATATGCCGCTGCTAAAAAGACTACAGGAGAGGCTAAAGTTGCATTATTGAAACAAATAGATAAGCTGAAATCTGCAGCTGCTAATCTTAAAAACAAATTACCTCTTGTAGGTAAATGATAGTTTATAAGGAGGGATTTAACTAATGAGTATTTTTAATACTGCAATTCAAACCCTCTCTAATGTAGCTATACAAGAAGCTGGTATCACTCTTCCAGATGTTGTTACTACAAATCTGGCAGAAGAAATGCAAGCTAAACTTGATGGTATGGATTATCTCACAGAAGATGAAATGAGATTCACTGTTGAGATGGTTCCTGTTAGAGAAAATCGCAGACTAGGTAAATATCTCATTGAGATGGAAGACCTTTCTAGATATATGATTACTAATAGAATCACTTCTATAAGTGAGGCTGTAGGTTATATTCTGGAATGCAATGATCTTGTAGGTCAGTATGATAATGTAGCATTAGTTATTGATGAAGCGTCTATCTTAGATGAATTAGCAGCCTTAGGAATTGATCCTAAGGATGGAGAATATCCTGAAGTTCAGCCAGGTATTGGTCAAACTGTGTTTGGTAATCCTCAGGCTCTTAGAGATATTCGTAGAATTGCTAATTCTAAAGAAGTATTAGACAAGCTATTCAATAATTATGGTCTTTCTTTCATTAAGAAGAATTACAAACAGGTAGGTCTATTGGAAACAGTAGAAGATGTTAAGATGGAAGCTAAACCTGGTGATAAAGTTCTTCAAGAGAAGGATAAGAAACCTGATGCTACTGCAACCGTTAATGAAGGTGAAATACTGGATCATATTCGCAATGGCGGCAAAGCATCTGACTTTGCTAAACCAACAGGGTATGAAAAGTTTAACGATACTAAAATTGGTTTTAATAAAGGTGATATGTTTACCAGTACAAAAACACCTAGTGGTAAAGATGCTTTGGTTATGACTAATCCAAACCCATCTTCAACAAATGAAGATACGGAACTTAGTGAGCATGAACAGCATCTTCAGTATTTGAGAGATATTGTTTCTGGTAAGTATGATGAGAGATAAGGTGGTATTATGTATTTTTCTACTATAGGAGAAGCTAATACTGCTCAGGTTGTATTGCCTAAACCAAGTCAACAAAGACCCATTAGTCAATCACCTCAACCTCATCAACCTACTAGACAGCAACAACCTACCACTCAGGTTATTCAATCACAACCTAGTCAGGCACAACCAACACCTCAAATGCAACAGCAGAATCAACAACAGCAACCTGCTGGTAATAAGTTGAATGCTGTTGCTATGAATAAAAGACAAATACCTAATGGGAGTAAGAATACTGTCAATGCTTTAAGACAGGCTCAACAACCATTAAATATACGAAAGTGAGGTAATATAAATGGGACTATTTAGACCCTTGGATGAAGAAATCTCCCCAGAAAAAGTCTTGGCATATAAAAAAATGCGAGCACAAAAGGATGATAAATATTTAGAAAAAGTTCATAATGATAGACATAAAAGAATAAATCAAGCTTTAGGATTTGGTACGCATACACATACAAAATTTATTAAATCCAATTCTTCAAAATCATCAATTATTAAACCTTATAAAGAATCTGCGGCAGCATCTCTTCTTGGTCTTTCTGATGAAGAACTTTATGAGTTAAATGAAGGAAACTGCGATTCTGATACCTGCAAATGTAAAGGTGGTACTTGCCCAGTATCTGTTACTGATGGTATCTCCACTTCTTCATATGCTGCTAAGAAGCTAGCTAATGCTGGTTCTTCAAATCAGACTGATCTAAATGCAGTTGTACCTAATGCAGAATATAGCAGACAGAATGATGCACTCTTTATTGGTGATGGTGATTCTCCTGAGACATCTAAAACCAATATTCCTGCTATCTTAGCTGCTAAGACTGCTGGTGGTTCTCCTCATGGCTGGACTACTGACAATGGTATTAATGGTACTAGCAACAATGTCTTTAAACTTAGAAAGCTTAGAGATGATGATGACGGTCCAAATGGCTAATATAACACATCTATAAAGAAATAGGAAACCAACTTATGCACATAGTAATAATGGTTTCCTTAATCTTTATAGAGAGGAGGTATATGTTCAATGCTGTTTAATCAGAATGAACTAACTAATCCTTTAGATGAAGCTTCTCAACTTTTAGAATCTTCTCAGTTTCTAAATGAGTCTGAATCTAGTTATCAACCGTTTATGGTTCCTATTAGAGAATCTAAACAGTATGAAGCTAATTTAATCAGAGTAGAAGATCTTGTAGAGTATGCTCTTACAAATGGTATCACTGATGCTAATTATGCTATTGATTCTGTTTGTGAAGCAAATGATGTAGATCAATCTACAGTAGCTTTCTCTATTGATGAATCTATGGCTATTTATGATGAGGAAATGCTTGACACTGCTAGATGCCTACGGGAAGCTGGTTATAGTGTTATGGTTGCTCCCATCTCAAATATGAATCCAGTATATCAGCTTGTAGAATCTGTTGTAGATACTATGGCTGAATATACAGGAACCGAAAATGAGGGTTATTGTGACTCCTTGTTTGAGGCTTTAATCTCAGATGATTATGACACAGTATTCTCTGAAGCTGCCATTCTAGACAAAGCTAAAGCTGGTGCCAAAAGCATCAAGAATAGTGTAGTTAGTGGTGCTAAGAATGCTAAGAAATTTGCATCTGATAAACTCGCTGCCTTGAGAAAGAAATATCGTGAACTTAAAGCTAAAGCAGCTAGTGCTTATGGCTCTGCTAAAAAGAAGTTCCTAGCAGCTGCCGCTAAAGTTAAACAGGGTATTGATCATCTCGTTGCTAAAGGCAAGAGTGCTGCAAGGGCAGTTAAGTCTAAATTCTAATTGTTTGGAGGTACATAAATATGTTATTTAAACCTGAAGATATGTATTATAATTCTTATGATCCTATTCAGGAAGCTGCTGATATTCTGAATGAATCTGTATATCTTAATGAAAACGAATGCGTACTTTCTCCAAGAGCTATTCCTGTTGTAGAAAATTCTCGTATTGGTGCGTGTGTAGTTGCATTTGATGATGTAGAGCGTCTTGCTGAAGATCATGGTGTAGATTATATTACTTCTATGATAGCTATCGCTGAAGCTAATGATATTTATATGGATGAACTCGCAGTGTCTGTACCAGAATGGAGAATTATTGCTGAACCAAGAGTTGTAAATGAGCTTAGCAATGTTATTGTTGCTCCAATGAGTCCAGATAATCCAATCAATCAATTCTGCAACCTTTGTGTTGATCTTGCTATTCAAGAAGATAATGAAGGTTTTATTGATGATATTTTAATGGGTGTAATTACAGAAGCTCTCATTACTGGCGGGGTCTCTAAAAAAGCTGGTAGCAGCGGTGATGATTTAGATGCTAATGAATATGTTAGCACTGGTACTTATAGCGGTGATATGAAGAGAGTCCAATCAGGTATGATATCAAAACTTGAAAAGAAGGTAAATGATGCTAATGCCGCATTAAAGAGAGCTAAAAAGAGTGGTAATAAAGCTCAACAGATGACTGCTGAAGCAGATCTGAAAAAAGCAACTAGCCTACTTACTAAGTATAGAGACATGGGTGGCGGAGTAGATAAACGTTTTAAAGGAGCCGAAAGAGCTGAAAAAGCAGCTGCTGATGCCCATGCAGCAAATACTGGTAAGGAAGCACAAGATTTCTATAGAAAGCAGCATGAAAAAGAGTTAGAAGCTCAGAAAGAGAAAAATAAAGAAGACATGCTGGCTATTAGATACGGCGAAAAGAAAGATGAGGAAACTCCTGCTGCTTCTACTCCTGCTGTAGATACTCAGACTAAATCTTTGCTTGATAGAGTAAAAGATGCAGCTAAATGGCCAGTTAAGAAAATTTCTCAGGCTATTGAATCTCTGAAAACAAGATATCAGGCTATGAAGGCCAAGATTCAGAGCACTCCCCCTGAAAAACGTTCTATTTTCCAGAAATTTATGAATCTTATCATGAGCGCTATTGATAAACTTAGCAATCTTCTTTCTTCTAAACAGAAAGAGGGAGCAACAGCTTAATTAATAATTAACTGTGAATCTGATCCTCCAAGGCTATATGCCTTGGAGGATATATTAATGATTTTATATATCTACTTATACTAATGAATAAGACAAACAGTATAGAGAAGACTGCAAGTCTTCTCTACATCTTTTTCATTAGAAGGAGGTATTCATATGTGTATCTATGGTATTACTGTATTAGGATTGTTTGGTACATGCAATGAATCTAAGTGGAGAGAAGAGCTATTATCTAAGTTAGACAAAGAGATTACTTATTTTAATCCTGTCGTAGATGATTGGAATGAAGAAGCTCAAGCTAATGAAGACAAACATAAGAAGTCTGATACTTTCATTCTTATTACTCTTACTCCAGAAATGAAAGGGTTCTATACTATAGCAGAGATTATAGAGACTGCTTATTCTACTCCATCCAGACTCATATTTTGTCATCTAGATGAATATGGTGGTAAGAAGTTTGATGAAGCTCAATTAAGAGGAATTAAAAAGATCTGTAAAGATATAGAAGCAGTAGGAGTAACTCATATATATAATAACTTAGATGATGTAGCAGATTTTGTTAATATATATTCTCGTACAATGTATAACTATAGATATGATATCAAAGATGTATCTAATAAGTGAGGTATATAATGACCAAAGAACAATTCGAAGAGATAATCAAAACTAAAGGTGCTTTAGGAGAAGGATATATTATAGAATCTATTCCTGAACTTTACCAAGAGAGTAATTTAACTGGTATATCTTATAAAATAAAGTTTAAGAATTGCATGAATGCTAATTGGTCTAAGATGCAAGGCAGAATAAAATATACAATAAAAGAATTAAGAGATATTTTAGATGCTAAAGTGTCTCTATTCAAATTTGAAGTATTCAATGGGTCTAACAATAAATTCTATAATATAGTTTTAATGGTTAAAGGTATTGAATATGATAAACTTCCAGAAAGATAATAAAGGAGAGATATATATGTTGACTGGTGAAATAATAAAAGATGAAAAAGCAATAAGAGATATAGTAATAAGAGATATATGTGAGAAACATCATCTTATATATTCTCATTTAGTAAATGAAACTATACATAGTATTGGTGATATAAGATATGGTTATGATGATGATGACGAACCAGATTATAGTCATATGATAATTACTTTTTATGGTGGAGATAATTCTGGTACTGGTGATAAAGGTAAATGGGTTAGATATCTAACAGCTATAAAAGAACTAGTAGAAAGCCTAGAAACTGAGTTTGATAAAGTGTGGTTAATAAAACTAGATGTAGACTGTCCAGATGATGTATTCTCTGTACAAATAGCCGTACATAATGAAGAAGATGAAGGTGAACTAGATGGCTGATGTAAACAAAAGATATTTCTATTACTCTCCAACAGCAGCAATAGATATTAAAAAGGTTGAAAGAGGAATGTCTGCTAAAGAGTTTCAGTTACCATGGGTAGTAGTATCTGGAGTAAGAAAGAATTACACTGAAATGGTAGCATCCCCTGAGAACCTAAGATATGCTGATTCTACTAAAGTAGCTGAAGGAGATATAAGAAGAATGTCATTCTCACAGTTAGATGACTAAACTAACTTTCACACATATACTATAGATATGGAGTGGAGGTGAAAAGAATGGAAGAACCAAAGAATGTAGTGGAGTTTAATCTTTCAAAATGTCCTATGTGTGGAGGTGAAATGTTTGTACTAGAATCTAGATATGATGCTTATCGTCTAGATCCTCATTATGGTAAATTTGTAACAGGTAAGTTTAAAGAAGACAACCTAACTGAGCTAGTTTGTTCTGAATGTGGATACAATGTAGAAGCTGCTCATTGTGTCTATGGTATCTTACCAGTACAATCTAAAGTGTATCAAAGATATCAAGAACAATTAAAATCTGGAAAAGATCTAGTAAAAGAGATAGGTTATGTAGAAGAGGATTAAGATATGATATACTTAGATAATCCATATACATTAGTAGACATCATAGACTATCTTATCTATGATAAAGATCTAACAAAATCAAATCCAGTAACAAAACAAGTTCAAAAAGTAACTGAAGATGATGAGCTTATCGTTAAAACTCTTTTGACTCTTCATGGAGATGAGAGAGTATGTTTTAACGGTAAATCATTAGATCCAGAAAAATCTGATTATAAACCTATAGAAGATGTAATGACAAGAGATCTAGAAATAAGAAAGTTTAGACTGACGGTCTCACCAGACCGATCGCCTGATGCTGATTATATAGCTCCAGTCAATCTCTTTTTGGTTTCATATGTCTCTACTAATATAGCAAAACAGATTAAATATTATCAAGACGTAGAGAAAGCAGGAGGAGAAGAGTTTGTTCCTATAGAGAATTATATTGAATTGACTGAATCTTGTCATATGCATTGGGTAGATTCTCATGGTATTGAATGCACTTGTTTATTTAGAGATGAATTACTATTAGCTCTAATAGGATTTATCTCATTGCATGCACCTACAGGAAAATACTTATCTAAGTATAAGAAGAATTCTGTTTTCTATAATACTAATCAATATTGGCTAGGAGAGATATGTAGATATATAGTAGAAAGTACTTTCTATTCTACTATAGGACCTCAGATTTTTAAACATCTTCCTCAGATATATGCTGAATCTGAATCTAGTTTTGATATTACTGTTATTGATGATTCTAATCCAGATGATCCATCAGATTTCACATGGCATTGTACAGCAATTGGAATATATGCTGGAATAGAAAGAGCATTAATGGTAACAAGAAATATATTTCAACCTCAAGCATCTGTACTAATGAGAGGATTATTATTTGATACTATATCTAATGATCCATATGCTGCTAAAGATATATCTAAAGATGTATATTATCAGGTTACTCAATTCATGGATCTTGTCGATACTTTCTTAAAAGACAAGATGCATACAGTAGAATTTGATATTATGCAAGCTAGATTAGCTCAATTAGCAACGGGAGATAGATGTCAATCAAGAATTTTTAAAGTTCATTCAAATAATATGGACAAAAAGGAGTCTAATAAATGAACCCATTAGAAAATCTATCAAAGAAAGAGTCTAGACAATATGAAAATATACTAGACTTTCCAAGATTTATAATCAATGAGATTTTACCAGATTGGAAATCTTATCAAACACTCAAAATATCAGATAAGCGTAGAAAAACTTTACTAAGATATATTAAAGCAAGATGGAGAATGGATAATCTTCAAGGTAGATCTTATTTCAAGTATACAGATGAAGAACATGTTGCTATTAAAGAAACTAAATTCATGGATAAAACATTCTATCTAGTAAGCGGAGTTACTAGAAGTGAATCTTATATGAAGAAGTATTCCTTTAATAAAAATAGCACAGATAATATAACCTATCAATTCTTGGAAGATGGAACTAGAGATACAGTGATTCTCTTTGTAGATCCTATTAGAGAATTCTATTGTAATCCTAGAACTATTGTATCTAGAGATCTTAAAACATATGATACTGAATATGCAGATTCTCAATCAGAAAAGAATATATATTCTTGGCACTATAGAATATATTTAGATTTATCTGATCTTGTTATTGATATGACAGATGACTTTATAGAATATAGTATAGGTTCTGATCAAATGGATAAGATCTATCTTAGCAAACTTCTAGTAGAATCTGTCTTTACTTGGTATTGGAGTTATGAAGAAGATCTTCATTCTAGTATCATAAGAGTTGATGATAAAAAATATAATCCTATCAATAACATATTGATGATATTAAAATCTCTTCATATGTATCGAATTATACATGATGAAGATAAATGGATGACAGAAGAATTTGATAAATCAATTATCAATACACTTAAATTAACAAAGGTATTCGTAACAGATAAGTTTAAGAATGCCAATGTTTTAGAAAGATCTATGATGATTAAAGAAAAGGAGTTTGAAATTAACCATGAGTGAAAAGATTATCGGATTTAAAGACAAGTATGAGTTCCTTTCTAATGATTATCCTTGCCAGATTTATTTAGAGTGGGATGATCTTGCATATAACAATGTAACTTCTGCATTAATAGCACAGAAGTCTGAAGACAAAGGAACTAGACGTAAGTTTACTCGTCTAAACGGTATGAAAGCTAGAAAGAAAGAATCTAGCATTCCTGATAATCCTGAGTGGGAAGAGAAAAAAGATGAACTCTTATTTGGTATTCTCATGGCAAAGTTCAAATCTACTGAACTGAAGAATAAGTTATTAGCTACAGGTAATAAGAAGCTTATCAATGTCACCACTTATCCTGATCCATATTATGGGGTTAGAGATGGTAAAGGTGAGAATAAGTTGGGCAAGATTCTAGAAGAAGTAAGAGAAGCTCTTAGAGGTTAAAACACAACAAGATTCCCTAGTACCATTATGGTACTAGGGATCTTTAGTGTATTAGGAGTAGTAATTATGAGTAAATAGTAAGAAACTAATTATATGTATCTAGATATTTATAGTTTAAAAAACAGAGTAGTATAGAGGAAGGAGTGATTGTAGTGTGGAAACATTTTAAAAATCCATATAGTGTAGCAAGTGACAGCAGACATTCTATTCTTTATTATGGATCTATTACAACACATGCTATTGATGATTATATAGATGCTTTGCAGTATGTCGAAAAAGATATCTCTGATAATGATGCTATATTAAAACAGATTGAGATAGCATATGATCTTAAAGATATTAAGGATAGGCTAGAAAAAGTTAGGAAAAAGCTCAAAGCAAACAATGTTGAAATGTATTATAGGAGTCAGCCATGAGAGTCTTATATCTAAAACTAGTCAACTATGTGAATATCTATAATGGCTTAGGAAAGAATGTACTAGAGATAGATTTTTCTAAGTGTAGAAATAAGCTATGTATAATCAAAGGAGAGAATGGTTCTGGTAAATCATCTATATTCAATACTATCCATCCATTTATGGATGATAGTTCTGTATTCATTCCAGATGTAGAAGTACAGAAATTTATTTCTTATGGATTAGATGACGGATCCATATTAGAGATATCTTATTCAGCATATAAAGGAGTAGCTACTAGATCTAAACCTTCTAGATGTTATATTTTAAGAAGATTCCCAGATGGCAATGTTGCTCAGCTGAATGAGAATGGAAATATAACTTCTGGTAAGGAAGTTATTTTTGATCTTCTAGATCTAAATGATGATTACATAACTCTATCTGCTGTATCCGCTACTCATAAAGGAATAGGAGATCTTACACCAGCAGAAAGAAAACATTATGTGTCTTCTATCATGGGTGCCATAGGACAAGCTACTTTAGAGTATCAGAATATGTATAAGTTATTCTCTTCTAAAGGAACTGTATTGAAGTCTTTACTGAAATCTATATCAGTCAAACTAGAACAAATAGGATCAGTAGAATTAGTACAGAATTCTATTATACAGAATCAGAAAGAGCTTGATATACTGAATGCTAGACATCTGCAATTGATTCATGATGAAGAATCTATCAAAGCTAAAATGGATGAAATATCTACTAATGGAGTTAGCCCAGTAGATGAATTAAAAGAATTAGTATTTAAAAGAAAGGAATTAGAATCTAATATAGAAGAGATTCCAAAAGAGTATATAGAGAAGTATACTGAAGAATATATCATAGAGCTTACTGAGAAGAATGCCAAACTATCTATTCAATATGAAACTTTAGATAGTCAGATTAAAAAATTAGCTGAGAAAGAGAATAGACTACAAACTATCATTGATGCTAACCAGATTAAGTTAGAGGCTTTGTTTGATAAGGACATATATTCTCAGTATCTAAAACAAAGAGAAGAGTTTCAGACTAAACTCAATATATATCTAGATAAGTTCAAATCTATAAACTTCGATGCTTATAATTCTATAACAGAATCTGAGTTCAATTCTATACTAGACTTTGTAGATCTATTCAATCAAGTAATTAATAGCTGTATAGATTTGGATGAAAATGTTAGAATCAAAGCAGTAGATCCTAATTATGAGATTAAAGATCTTACTGAAGTGAGAGAATCTCTTCATATGAAGAGACAAGATCTATTCGATAAAGTAGTGGCTCAAGATGCTAGTAGAAGAGTTGCATCTAAGTTTAAAGATATTCCATCAGATTGTAATCATATGAAAGATTGTCCTTTCATAGATGACATAATCAAATCCAAACTATATTTGATATCGGATGAAGAATATACTTCTCTTTCTAATCAATTAGAAGATACTAAGTCTGCTATAGAAGATTTAAAAGAACTAGAATACTTTAATGGTCAAGTGAGAGTATGTCGGCATGGAATTAAAACTATAGAAACTGCTTACAATACTATTCCAAATATTCTTAATAGACACTTATCAACTTTCTATCCACAAGTATCTAGATATAAGAATTGGGATGAGATGATATCTTATTCTGTAGTAAATCTGATACAGATAAATGTAGATACAGAAACCTATAGAGATTATGCTACATTTATAACTTTGATACAGTCTATAGAGAAAGATATAGAAAGAGTAGATAAAGAGATACAGAAGATAGAATCATCAAACACAGAGTCTATTGCTTTAAAAACTTTGATAAATCAGAATACACTTGATTTACAAGAGGTACAAGCTTCTAAAGCTGCCTTGGTCGCCAACTTTGGAGAGGTCAAAAATGAATTTATCGCGATAAAAGAGGCATATGAGTGTATCTCCACAGCTAAGTTGTTTAAAGAGCGTTATATCAACGATTCTGCAGAATTGAAAGAAATTCAACAGAAAATAGACTCTAGAATGGATGGAGTTAAGAAGTATGGGGAATTATCTAAGAAGCTGAATGAGATTCAAATGCAGAATAATATATTGGAGACTAATGATATTCCTAATCTATCAATGGCTATAGAGAAAGCAAAGCATCAACTAGTTTTATTTGATCAGTATAGAAAAGATTATGCTGAATACAATGATAAGTATGAGAAGTTACTACAGTTAAAGAAGTATACTGGTATAAATGGCATTCAGACTATCTATATGGAAATCTTTATGAATCAGATTATCAATGATGCAAATAAACTATTATCTCTTCTCTTTAAAGGAAGATTTACATTACAACCATTTATAATCAATGAATCTGAATTCATCATTCCATGTATAGATGATAATGGAAACCTTAGACCAGATATATCTCTCATGAGTGATTCTCAACTATCAGAAATCTCTATGATTATATCCTTCATTCTTCTTCACAAATCTTCTAGATTGTATAATATAATCAAACTAGATGAAGTAGATGATAACTTAGACCATGAGAATAGATTACAATTCTCTATTCTCATAGATCAGATTATGAATATACTTCATTTTGATCAGTGCGTTATCATATCTCATAATAATGAACTGAATCTAGCTAATAGTGATCTTATAATCACTAAACTAGAAGATCCTGAACAAAGAAGATTATTGTATAATTCTGGTGCTAATGTAATAGCAGATTTTACATAAGAGGTGATAATATGATAGGAACTCCAACTCTTATAATTACAGTAGTGATGATGTATACAGTTGGAGCATTAGTAACTGATACTATATTAAGAGATACTGAAGTAACTACTGTAAAAGGTGCAATAGCAGAATTGTTATTAGCTTCCCTAATCATATCTCTATTTACAGTATTTCCGTTTCATCTCTTTGTATGCCATAAATCTGTATTGGCTACATTGCCTATATACCTTGCATTCATTGTAGCGTATTTCTTAGTATGTGGATCTATGCTTACTTTTACTTCTTATAATACTAAGAAAAGTAGTTATTTTGTAGAGATATGGCATATATCAAATATATCTATGCTGGTTATACTAACTGTATTGATAAGATGAAAAGAAGGAGAGAAATCTCCTTCTTTTCTACACTTTCTTAAACTTCAATATAAGCATATATTATAAAAGAGAAGGGAGACGATAGAAAATGTTTGAACCTAGTAAAGAGACACGAGTTCTTCTAGCAACATTTATGGCAGTATCTGCTGGAGTAGTAGCAGGCTGTTCTGAAGAGGGTGATTCATTAGTATCAGATGACACATCTTATGACAGATTGAAAGATGACAATGGTAAAGAATACACTCTTGTTAAGAATGGAGATGGTACAGAGACTGCTAAGTATGATGATGGAGAGTCTGTCACATTTAAAAGAGATGATGATGGCAATCTGAACTTTGTCGCAGGTTCTGCAGGATTATTGGCTGGATTAGCAGCAGGCTATTTCTTATGGCATGGTCTTAATCCATCTGGTGGTCATTATGATTCTTCATCTAGATCATATAGACCTAGTGCATCTGTATCTAGACAGATTAAGAATGATGGTTGGAAGAAATATGATCAAGAGAAGGATAAGAACAGAGGAGGTAGAAGTGGTGGAACTTATGTACCTTCATCTTCTAGTTCCTCTAGTAGTTCTTCATCTACTAAATCATCTAGTTCAACCAAATCTAGTTCTAGTACATCTAAACCATCAACATCAGCTCAAGCTAAGAGTTCAACACCATCAACAAAATCATCTGTATCTGCCGGAACAACTAAATCTGGTTTTGGCGGAGCAGGAGCAAGGAGTAGTGCAGCATCATGAGTAAAGACTGGAGAGACAATTTAAACAGAACTATATTTCCATATGTAGAGTATGAAGGATATGATGACAAATATCCTACATTAGAACCTATATATCTATCTGAAGAATTCTGTGACAAACTTAGGGATGTTTCTGAGAAATTGTATGGTATTATGGCTAAAACAACCAATAAGTTTCAGCAATGTCCTGAAAGTTGGATGGCTGATATGGAGATACCAGAGAAGCTTATTCCATATATGAATATACCTAATGCGTTAGGACTTCCTACATGGTTATCTAGATTTGATTTTATAGTTACTCCATTAGGAGAGATTAAACTAATAGAGTTAAATGCAGATACTCCATGTGCATGGGTAGAAGCATATTATGGTAATAGTGTAGCTTCAGAAGCATTTGGAAAGCCAGATACCAATGAAGGAGAATTATCTCATCTTCAACAATTCTTAAATCGTATAGATGAGAAAACATATCATCCTGCATATAATACTAAAACAGGAATGTTTATGGGTGAAGGTGCATTTGGTTTCTCTTGTTTTGAAGACTATACTGAGGATTATGGTAATACATTATTCCTTATAGATTGTCTTAAGAGATCTGGTTCTATAAAAACAACTGCTAAGTTCCAGTCATTCTATGATATCGGAGTAGATAATATTGGTATTAAATCTATCAAAGAATCTGGAGATTTAGATCCTAAGAGAAAAGATTATAACTATTATCGCACTTTGTATAGACTTCATCCATTAGAGATATTGATAGATGAAGTAGATCAAAATAATGAAGAACTTGGTTGTCAGTTCTTGGATAGATATAAAGAAGGATCATTCTCTATGGTGAATCCTCCTGAATGTATTATAATGCAATCTAAGACATTCCAAGCTTTAGTTATTTCACTAAGAGATTATTTCTCTCCTACTCCATTCTTCAATATTGAAGAATCTAAAATCATTGATCAATATATGTTAGGATCTTACTTTGAGCGAGATTTTAAACGTATTATCAGAGAGAAAGATGATAAATGGATTAAGAAACCTACTTGGGGACGAGAAGGTTTTGGTATTCAAGTCTTTGATGGATATGGTACTATAGGTGAGAAGCAGTTTGATGATGAAGTAGAAATAGTTAGAAGAGAATCTAATCATTATTTATATCAACAATTTGCTGATTCTGTACCTGTATCCATGTTAGTAGATTCCGGTAGAGTGAATGGGTATCTAACATTCAGTGTATTCATGCTTGGTAACAAAGCATCCTCTATCTATTGCAGATTCTCAGAGGATATAATTGCTGGCACTGAGGCATATTGGGTTCCTACACTCTATGGAAATAAAAATGATAATATTCTATTTTAAGGAGGTGATATAATGGGAGAAACACTTTGGTGTGTGATTGAGATGGTAGGAGGAATTCCTTCAGTTGAACTCTTCAGAACAAAAGACTTAGCAATCAATCATTTTGAATCTATACTTCATGAGTTTGATGATTATGAATTCAAAACATTTGCAGAAGTCTTGAAAGCAAGTGGAGAAAATGCTGGTTCATGGGAAGAAATCTCATACGACAATCTCACTATCTGCAAACTCATAGTAAACGAAAGGTAAAACAAAAAGAAAGAAGGAAGTATTTAAAATGAATCTGAAAAAGATTATTATCGCCGGTATGGTTGGTGCTACTGTTTTGAGCATGGGTATGAATGGAGAAGCTGCTAAAAAAGCTAATGCTACTCCTACCATGACTCAGTCTGTCATTGCTCCTCAGATGCGTATGGATCTGGATGGCAATACAAATTATCTCTTGGTGTGGAACCATATGGGAACTCGTTTCTATATTGACCTGGCATCTATCGTTGTCAAACAGAATGATGAGAAGATGCGTTGGTGGGCACAGAATATCATTGAGGTGAATGAGGAAGGTAAATACCTTGGACAGTTCACTCAGGAGTTCTGCTGTGATAGAACAATGGATCATGATTTCACTCGCCAGTGGAATCCTGACAATAGAACCTGGGAAGTGTTGAATCCCTATGAAACCAACTCTAGATATCAGAATGATGCTAGAGCATACAACTTAGGATATATCTTTGCTTTCCAGGGTGGCAATCCTGTAGAAAAATAAATTAATCATTAGTATTGAATGTAAATGAATCAGAGGGTGGTCTATTGACCACCCTTATTTTATTTTAGAGAGGACCCTATATAAAATGACCGATAAGAAAAGAATTGCAATAACATTCGTTGTACTTTGTGCTGTGAGTTATTTATTCACAGAGTTTGTTTCACTAGTATACGATTCACTTGATTATGATTTTACTATCAGTACTAATGATGATAATTATCCATTTAAAAGGGGGCAGTATAGAACAAAGCTTGCTAAAGATACTTATGTGACCAATTTCTATGATAGAGAAACTGGTGTAGAGTATCTGGTAATCATTAGAGGCAAAGACACTATAGAAGTTCAACCAAGATCAAATTCCAGTGGAGGAGTGTTATTACATGGCAGCGAAGATTAAAATTATTTTATTTGCATTTCTTGTAGTTGTTGTAAGTTTCTTTATGACTGGTTGTAAAGAACAACAAAGACAACAACAAGATGAAATAAAACAAGATATAACTGTTACAAAGTCTGAAGATTCAGATTTTGTTCAAACTGGTTATACTAATATTTACAATCCTACTGGATCTGATACTCAACTGATTACACTTTATGATAAGAAAACTGGTGTAGAGTATATCATGCTAAGAAACACTGATATGACATCTATTCAGCCTAGAACTGCCAGTGATGGTGGAATCTTATTACATAAAGCAGAGGAGAAGTGATCCATATGTTAATCTCTATGACCAAGCGTCACGTAATGCTAGAAGTACTCAAAATAGATCTAATTGAAACTAGAGCCATTCATCTTATAGGTCCTAATGGATTAGAAGAGTATATTGCAGCTAGACAAATTAAGGGAATTCCTGAGATTAAAGATGGTGACGTTTTGGCTATGTTTGATAGAATTAGCAAGCTTGCAGTAGAGTCTAATGGTGGAGCTATTAGTTTGCACGTATAATTTAGTAAATTTATAATTGATATCCTAGGACTTCTGTCCTAGGATATTTTATTTATTGAGGATTGATAAAAATGAGAATCTTAAAGGAAATATTATGTTTGTTAAGTTCTTTTGGGCTAGGAATATTTGGTGGGTATCAATTTATGGAGTGGTTTAAACATGCATTGCAGTAAAAAGAAAGGTATAAACTATAAAAAGATTCGAGGAGTAAATTTAAGAAAAGCTCTACGGATGATACTCAAAAAAGGAATGTACAAAGATGGATTTATTGGTACCTCTATAGCTGAAGGTATAGTCAATAAAGTAAAAGAAGAATTGCAAAATAAACATGTATCACCAAGGAGGATTATGTATGAACGTCAAATGCTTTATAGTAAGCTTGTTTTTAGGCTTGTTCCTTATTATTTCATCTAATAATGCTGAGGCTACTCATCATTATCTATGGTCAGATGGGGTTAATACCAATTATGCTTTCTGGTTAGATGACACATCTATTGTTAATAGTCCTAATAAAACTTGGGTAGCATTTCATGTTATTTTAGAAGATATGGATACTGGAGAATTAGTATATTCTAAAGAGCCAGTAATCATATATAAGAGAAACTCAGAATGGTATATATCATTTTATGGAGATGACCAGATACCTCCTAAATCGGTAGAGTATTATTCTGAATGGTGGCAGCCATGGGGATTGAAATGGTTATTAGATAATGGTTATTTGGAGGAATAAATATGGGTTGTCATACTTGGTTTTGGGCTCCTTTCCCAGAAGAAAAGATTACGGATCTTCAAAGATTAGCAGCTAAATCATTAGAAGATACATGGAAAGAAGAGAAAGATGAAGATTATAGAAAAATGATAGGAGAAGATAGATGTCTTACAAAGGAAGATTATGAATTTCTCAAAAATCAGATAGAGACTCGTAATTTCCCAGTGATAGTGGATTATTCCATGAGTGAGATAAATGATTCTCTGACTGTTATAGATGGTCATATATATTATGGGTTATCTCTTGGATGTATTGAGAAGGATAAGATATCTCTTATTCCCATCCATTCATACTTTCATAATAACTTCAGAGTTGATAGCTATCCTAATTGGATTATATATAACATAAGACAATTAAGAAGAAAACTAGGAAAGAAATGGTATGATATTCCAGAAGAAGATAGAAAGAGATTATCAGAATTCTGGAAGATATATCCTGGAGGAGTGATTAATTTTGGCTAATAATAGATTCATTGGTAGATTAAATGCCTTTAATCAATATATGGCTTATAAGTATGGAGAAGATCACTTTTGGTTCAATTTTGATAAAAGAGATTATTGTATGAGCCAAGAATTAGGAATGGAGTATGTTCAGAAGTTAACTGACCAAGAAAGGAAAAAGAAATGTCAACAACCAAAAAGAAAATGATAGCAAAATCTTTATTAGATATAATGTATCCTTCTGAAATAAGGGGCGTATACATGGATAAAGAAAAATATAATATAGTAAAATCTGTAAATCTACTAGAATGGGATTTATTGGCAGCTACTATCAATCATGCTTTAATGGTATCTGCCAGTGAAGGAGAAGATACTATAGAAATATTAGATAGTGTTACCAATTCAGAATTTGATAAACATATTTCTATCTATTATGGGAAAGAAAAGGATTATGTAGATAAAGTATGTATGTTACATACTGATTCAGGTATAGATATATTACGTTATCTAGTAGATAAAGGATATTCTATTAGAGATACAGGAAATGATTTCTATATTATCTTTTATAATCTTGATTCAATTCAAAAAATGAAATATTATGCTGAATCAGTATATGATTATATAATGGGAGTGGGAAGAAAAGAAAAGATAGAAGAAAATACAGAATTTAAATTACCAAAAGTGCTTAGTAATAGTAAGTTTACAGATGCTGCTATAGAACATGCTATGAGTGAAAAGTTTAATTTAGAAAAAGACAATTCTGTATTCTCATATATCATGAAGCACTTAGAATCTTTATTCCTCAAAGATGGATATACAATTGTATGGGATAAAGAAACATATTTTGCTAGATATTATAAATCGGAGGAGAAGAAAGATGATAATATGGCTAACAAAGCGTAATGAAATTTTAGATGTACAAAAAATAGAATTATGTGAAGGAGATGATATGGAAGAAGCTGAAATTCATATTGAGTGTTCTTTTGAAAGAGATTCATACTATTTTCTTAATGAAGAGGACCTTGATGATCTTAAAAAAGAATGGGGTTTATACTCATATGAAGATGTATTCAATTATATAGCTGAGCAGTTATATAAGAAAGGAAAAATAAAGATTCCTGTTTAAGGAGGTGTATTTTGTGTTAAACAAAATACCTAGTAAACTAGATCTATTAGAAAGGAGGATTAGAGGTTTAGTAGAAGCTCAGTTTCATATTAAAACTCAATTAGATCATATGAAATTAGAGTTTAAAGAACTTAATGAATTAAAGAAGAAGATAGATGGAGAGTTAAAGTCTGTAAAGACTGAACTTAAAGAGTTAAAGAAGGAGAAGTAAAATGAGCGAAAGAAAACACCCGATTGAAACGTTGGCATTAGGACTTGATGATGTACAAGTAGTAGAAAAAGAAAAACTTATCTATATAGATATAGGTTGGTTTGAAAAGTCTATTGGTTGGGGTCAATATGTATTTGATTATCATAAAAAAGAAGCTGAATGGGTAGTAGAATCTGAATATATGGATTGGGGAGATGACAGAGACTTTGGTAGAGCTTTATGGAAGAGACTATTAAAGTATAAAGAGTCTGAACCAGAAGAATATAAAGAGATTATAACTAAGGAAGAGGAAGATTTACTTCTTCGATTAGTAAATGAGACTACTGGCAGAGAAGATAAAGAATTAAATGAAGAACTGCTTATGAAATTTATGGATAATATAAAAGATGTTCGTTAAGAAAGAGAGTGAAATAGCATGTATAAAATTTGCTTACCAAATAATATAACTGAAACTGATTGGTATAATATTTGCTCTTATAAAGATAAGGAAGAAATGAAAAAGAACAAGCTATGGGCAGTTCAATCTATCTTATGTAAAATAAACTCAAAAATATTAGAAGCTATGGCTGATAATAAAAATAGCATTGAATATTGTATCTATAAATTTATAATAGAGAGTGAAGAGTTTAAATTTAAAGAAGCATATGAGCATCTTAATTACAAAGTAGAAATGAGAGATGATCCAAACCTCGTTGATGTTACTTGGGTAAAGATATCTTGGGAACCATTAAAAGAAGTTGATGAGGATATGATCTAAAATCATAGAGTTTATTATATAATAATATATGAAATACCCATAGTCTAACTATATGGTATGGGTATTAGAGGAGGATTATAAATGATTACTGCAGAAGAAGCTAGAAAAATAGAAAATAAAGAGGAAGAATTCAAACGCACTATAGATAGAGTAGATAAGTTTATTAGAGAGTCAGCCGAGCGTCCAGCCGTTGGTCATGATTTAAAACTGGTATATCCAGAAGATGATAAAAAAGAAAAAGACCTAGAGTTAAATGAGATATTTTATGATAAAAAGGTTGTTGACCGTGTCATAAAAGAATTAAAAGCAAATGGGTTTGAAGTACATGTGAATAGGGCTCCTTGTTTTAGTGGTAATAGGTTTGAGATTGGTAAGTTGGAATCTATCACTATTATTTGGTAAGAGTTCTAAATTTCAGTTATATATTATTATTGTGAAAGAAAGAACAGAACCATGAATCTTTGGTGGATAAATTTTCATGGCTGGGTTGGAACGCTGTATCACCTCTTTCACGATATGAGAAGGACCCATAAGGGATGAAGAAATGCCTAGAACTCCACTCATCATAGGTATGTGCACAAGCTGCTCCCGTGCACTGAGCAGCGAAAAAGAATAGGACTGATCACCCTATTCTTTTTTTGACTTACTGATAATGGATATTTTTATAAGAGAAAGAGTGATACAGAGATGAAAGAGATGGTGAATAATATATATATATATATATATATAGACGACTGGTAGGTGGTCTAGTATGACCACTATAGAAGAAATAAATGAAATTAAAAGAAATATTATTGATCTTAATAAAAGACTAAAAGAACTTTCTAGTTCTAGTTCTTTATCTAGTACACAAACTATATTTTCAATGACTCAATATGAGAAGTATATCTATCTTGTTAGAGATTTTGGGAAAAGTGCTATTGACTCTGCTGGTGGTGCTTTCTATGGTCCAAAAGAGCAAAGAAAAATAATAGCTATACAAACTGGCACTTTATTTGATTATTTAGATCCACCTTTTGAAAATTTTAAATACTCTGGGATGTTGTATGATATTGATCCTACTTATAATACATATGGAAGGGTTATGCTTTTTTTAACTAACACAGCTAATCCACATAATTATTATTATTGGAATTCCAGTTATGTGCTAGACCAAGAAACGAAAAACGATAGTTTATTATATCGCAAATGCAATTCAGATGGTGGTAGTCTACAAATTAAAACCCAAATTAAGAAGAATATAAAACAAACAGAAGAAGGTAACGATGGGTCATGGAGAATGGGTTTTGTTCCTGTGATAAAATATAAATAAGGTAGGAGATAAAATGACGCATACTGAATTTTTAGCTGCTAAAGCAGCTTTATATGAAGAATATAAAAATTCCACCTCCGCAAGTGCGGGGGGGGGGGTAATAACTGTTATATCATCTATACCTAATCCAGATATTCAACGTTATTATGCTCCTTTAGATGTGGTTAAATTAAATAACAAATATCATTTTCCTTTTAATACTGCTTATGACTATCCCAAAACCCTAAGAAATGTTTTACAATTAAATAGTACAAATAAAGCTAGTCTATATGTGTATCATGCATATGGAGAATTAACGGAATCAATTGCTAAAACTTCGTTAAACTATAGTAATTTTGGCAATCATAGTTTTGTTCCTGTAATTAATACAAAGGGATGATTATATGACTCTTAAAGAATATACAGAGCAGATGGCATATCATAAACAAGAGATTGCTAGACTGCAAAAAGAATTTGCCTCCGCAAGTGCGGGGGGGGGGGG